CATCAACTTCAGTTGTTTTAGCCAAGCCTTCGATAGAAGGAACTTGTACACCAGCTACGGCGGTAGCAACTTCAGTTTTAGTAGCAAGACCAGATACATCTGGTAATTCTGTTTTCTTAGCATATGTAGCCTCAACTTCAGCAGATTTAGCATAGTCAGCTAATTTAGTATCAACTTCTGTTTTCTTAGCATATGCAGCTTCTACATCGGTAGTTTTAGCAAGACCTTCGATAGAAGGAACTTGTACACCAGCAACCGCTGCTGTAACTTCAGCTTTAGTAGCAAGACCAGATACATCTGGGATTGCAGTAACGTCAGCTTTAGTAGCCAATTTAGTATCAGTTTCTGCTTTAGTATATACATTAGCTACTTTAGCAGCTACAGTAGTTAAGTCAGAGTTTTGTGCCAAAACTTTCAATTCGGCAACAGTTTCTGCATCTAAACCAGCTACAGCATTGATAGCTTCTTTAGTTGCATATGTATTAGCGATGTCTGCAGTTTTAGCGTAATCAGCTAACTTAGTATCTACATCAGCAGTTTTAGCAACACCTTCAACAGCAGCTGTAACTTCAGCTTTAGTAGCAAGAGTAGGAATAAATGTAGCATCAGCTTTTTCAGCTAATTTAGCATTAACTTCAGCTTCTTTAGCATAGTCAACTAACTTAGCATCAACTTCTGTAGTTTTAGCCAAGCCTTCAATAGAAGGCAATTCAGTTTTCTTAGCATAAGCTTCTAATTGAGTTTGTACTTCAACAGCTTTAGCGTAATCGTTGAGTTTTTCTTCAACAGCAGCTGTTTTAGCATAAGCAGAAAGATCTTGTTCACGAGCGTTTAATTTACCGTCAGTTACATAAAGACCTTCACCAACTTTTACACCACCCAATTCTTCTTCAGAAGCAACTGGAAGTGTGTATTTTTCTAAACCAGCAAGTTTTTCTTTTTCTTCTGTTGTGAAGTCTTCAGTAGAAAGTTGTTTACCAACAACTACTTCAACTTTATTCAACATTCTAGCATCGATGTCTGCTTTGAGATCATCTACAGCTTTCTTAGATTCTTCTTTAGTAGCGATTTTGTCTGTAGGAAGATTTTCCAATTCATGAGCAATATCAGCTACTTTTGCTTCTTTAGCTTTACCTTCTTCGAAGTTAGCTTCAAGAGCACCAACTTGACCTTTTAAAGTATTCAATACTTCGTCTACAGCTTGTTTCAAAACTGTATCTGCAGCTGTATAAGCAGCAGCTACTGCTTTATTAGCTTCTTTAATAGTATCTTCAACTTTGCTAAGAGTTACATAGTTGGTATTAGGTTGAATGATCAAGTTGTAATCTAAGGAGTTAGGATCTTCAGTAAGCTGAATAGCTACACCTACATTACCTTTAGTATCAAGATAGAAATGACCATTAACCAAGTTTTGTGGACGAACTGTAGCATCTTTTACCAAGGAGCATACAGATGCATCGAATTTAGAAAGGTTAACATAAGAAGCACCATTAACGACACCCAAGTTAACACCGTCGAAATAGAATACGCCTTCTTTAGCACCAGCTGGTTGTGTAGAAGCATCTTCTACATAGTTGATAGGACGAGCTTTAGGATCAATGAATTTAGTCCATTGATCATTAACCATGCCCGCAACGCCACCGTTTTTATCTACATAGAAACGGCCTTTGCGAATTGTCTTAACGTCAGGAATGTTATCAATGGAGTCGATAACAACAAGAGCATCTGTAAGTTGTACGGAACCTTTGAAGAGTTCACCAGTATCTTCCAAGAAATAGAAAGCATCTTCGTCTACTTTAGTACCAGTAATCAATTCACTGTATTTAGCTGCAGTAAGACGTACAAAGCGTTTAATCATGTTCATATTAGCAGTTCCTCCTATTCCTCTACTGTTTCCCATTCAAGAGCTTTATTCAATTTAGCTCGAGTAATAATTTCAAGGTTAGGATCTGTTTCGGCACCAGCTTTGTTGTAAGTTTTACCGTTTACGAACCAAGTATCACCATGATCCAATGTTTCGAATTCAAGAACTTTAGTTGTACCAGCACGTAATTCAAGAGTATCCAATTCATCTACTAAGATTGTAGCAGGAACTGTTTCACCACGGGAGTTAGTAGTTACATAAGTAACAGTTGGAACTGTTTGACCAACTACTACACACCAACGAATTTTTGCATAGTCAGCTTTAGCTTTCAAGAATACATTGAAAACATAAGAAGGTAAGTTTGGAGTTACTTGTGTACGCATGATTGCACCGTCAGACAATGTAATCAAGTTACCATCTACAGCAGGATTGCTAGCTGTAGGGTTATCGCTAGGAGTGGCATCTTGTACTGTAACAGAGTCCAAAGAACCCCAGTTTTCATCAGTAGTATTACCGTTACCAGGATCGGAAGTTAATTTGAAAATGCCTGCAGAGAGAACATTAACAAGCATACCCAATTTACGACGTTTCTTAGGGATAGCATTACGTTCTTCAATTGTTTTTACAGAACGGTAGCCACCTTGACCATACTCTTCGTAATGAGTAGCATAATTATCGGTAGTTTTAAATGGAGCGATACCAGAAGCAACATTAGTGCCAGGGATATCGTAAGCAACAGGGCTTTCAACGACGCGTCGGTTTGTTGTGTCCATATTAAAATTACACCTCCTTAAAAAATAAAATTATTCTATATAGAATATGAGAAAATAGTAAACTTGAAAATTTTTCGAAGATACTCTTCTCTTCTATATTATGAAGTTCAGAGATTTTAACACCCTTTTGGAAGGAAAAAATAAGGGAAGATTTGGAGTAGGCTAATATTAGCCTACTCCGTGGAATTTATTATAAATTTTGCGTTCAATTTCTTTAAGCTCACATTGTTGCATGAATCGTTTATCCATACTTCCAATTTCACCTAAATTAACAGCTGGGCATTCAAAACAGTTGACATTTTTACAACCTTTAGAACAACCAACTTCTTTGTTCAACTCCATTTCTAATTCTTTAGTTTTAGTGAAGTCGATACCAGATTTTAAATTACCAATCTTCCATTGTGTGGTCACATATATATTATCATCAGGGACAAACATACCACAAGGATATAAATCTCCATTCTTATCGATATGGAGATGCGAACCTAAATGACTACATTTAGAAGCTTCAGATGTTTCTTTATCTGAGTTATATTTAAGAGACTCCCAGTTTACATATCTGAATGAGAAGAAGCTATATATTCTAGCAACCTTCTCAAACATTTTCTTGCATTTATATATAAACCATTCATCTCTATATAATGGGTATTCCATTATATAATACAACTCAATAGATTTAGCTCCTCTAGATAGTAAAGCAAGCATAGATTCTTCAATGAATTCTACATTCTTTAGATGTATAGCTATCCTAACTGTTACATTAGGGTATTCTTTGATTATACTATAGATAGCATTATTCACAAAGCCATTATCATAACAAGACTTACGAATATACTTACTATACTTTCCATCCCAGCTTACTTTTACTAATTCTTCGTCTAGATATCCTTCTTTAATCAATTCAATTAAAGATTTGAAATATAGACCATTAGTGGTTAGACCAAATCTAAAGTGAACATCTTTCGTTCTTTCTAGTTTTCTTATTTCCTTTATCATACGTTTAATACTATCAGAATAGATTAAAGGTTCTCCACCTATAAACTTTACATCTAACGTATCTCCAGTAGGTAAATCTTTTAAGAAATTTTTAAGATCATCGATATCACTAAATATACCTTCAGAGACACCGTCTCCTTGGAAGCAATAATCACAATGCATGTTGCATTTATCTGATATCTTGATCATGATAGATTTGAAGTTATCAAACACCTACGATCTCTCCAATCACTAAACTCTTCATATATTGATCGAAAGAGCTAAAGTTAAAGAAGTCTATAGTAGTGAAAGTATTATCATAAACCGAATCAACCATATTTATTTCATCTACAGTTACTAGGTTATTATAATTCTTATACACATTTGTATTTACTTCTTGGAATAGAATACTATCACTAAATAACTTAGCTCCAAAATGATTAATAAGAGTTTGGTTATATCTCTTAATAATCTCTTTTAAAATTAACTCGTTTTCGAAGTTAAGGTTACAATGAATATTAATAGTTTTATCTACGTTCTTTACATAAACGACTAAATTTATAAATTCCATATTTTATCTATCTCTCGCTATCCAACTAGGCATCCTGTTAGTTACTTCAGGATCATTAACAAAATTTAATCTACCTAAGATCTTTTTTGTTTGTTGCTCTGTAAGAGCTGGTGCTAGAGTTTCGAATATATCACTTTCAAGTTTCTTGAAAGGATGAATATAACAACCCAACCCCTTATGTCTTGTGTAATAAAGCATCGCTGGACACTTATTACAATGATATTGATTACATCCACTACAACCATTATCCCATTCGGTGTAGTCTTTGACAAACTTTTGCATTTTGTCATAATCAATACCGTCTTTTACTGTACCGATAATGAAGTTTTGTTTAAAATTCTCACTAAAAAGAGAACAAGGGTATACATCCCCTGGGGTAGTGACATAAATCATTTTTCCTAAGATCTCACATCCCAAATCGAACGGTTTCCCTGCGTTTAGAGCACGTGTATAATATAAATAGTTCCAGTTTTCATAATCAAATGGTTCATTATTATATAACTCAGCTATCTTAATAGCTTGAACTTTAAACTTCTTAAGAAGTTCTTCATCATGGTAATACATTGGGTCTTCTTTAAGATATAGAGGATAATACTCTATCTTATTACAACCACAATCTCTTGCATACTTAACGGAATCGTATAAGTCATCTACTGTTTCATGAGTAAGTGCTATTCTAAGTAAAATATCATTACGATATTTACTTGCCCCAAGTTTAGCTACTTGATCTCTAAAGAATTGATCATCGTATTGAGGTAATTTAGAAAATCGAACTTTTGATGCGGAATATAAACCATCCCAAGACATCTTCATAGACCAAGAGTCTAATACATTATCATCTAGCAATTCAAAGATACCATCTAAGTTAGTACCATTGGTTACAGTTGATGCAATGACTCTTGTATCTTTATATCGTTCGATCTTCTTCATTTCCTTCATAAAGGATCTAATTTCATTACAGTATAGACTACATTCCCCGCCAGTAAGTTCAAAGTCTAATACTGGACCGATATCCATAGTAAGCAACAGTTTTCTAAGCTCTTTTGGCTGATTGAATACATTAGATTTAGCCTTGGAATCTCTATCAGAGATAATACAATAGCTACAATCTAAGTTACAGAAGCTACAGAACTTAATAAGCACATATTTTATAGTATCAAACATAGTTATTCTACCGTTATATGCTTAAGATTTTCTAGATAGAAGTTATTCTTGAAGAAAGAATCACAATCTTCTAGAGTACGAGATTCTACTACACCATTAAATGGATTTGTAGATACATCAGAACCCAATCTATCAGATAGAATAAACTCTTTATCTGTATCAGAAAGGTATTTGATCTTAATATCTCTCATATAATCGCAATAGTCAGTAAGTTTAAGATATTTACGAATAAGAATAGCATACATAGCATGGTTAGACTTATCATAATAGCTTAACCCACGGAGAGTATTTTCTATATAATATAGAGAGTCATTAATGTAATCTACAATAGTAGAAGTCATATGATGGAATGCTGTAAATTCACCTTTAAATAGATATAGGTTGTTTATAGTATCCATATAAGACAATACAGCAAAACTGCAGTTATAGTATTGGAAAGATTTTTCATTTACAATACCATTTACTCTAGCTAATAGATTAAGAATCTCTTGACTAGGTAATTTAGGATTATTAGCCATTACAGTTTGTACCGCTTCTAGATATGCTTCTAAGAAAGAGTTTTCGAATATATCTGTATCATCATATACATTCAATCCATCTAATAATTGTAATGCTTGGTCTGCAAAAGATTTATCCCATTTCATATCAACGAAATTAATCTTAGTTGCCATCATATACAACTTAGCATGCATATATTTCAACCAAATATATTTAGAAAGATTCATTTCTTTCTTCTCTTCTAGAGAAGTAGATTCAAATAAATCTACATAAGGTTGCATATATTCAGTATATGTACCATCTTCATATGATTTATTAAGGATATTGGATAATAAGAAGAATTTATTTTCATAATCATAAACTTCAGCATTACCAGTTTCATACTTAACAATCATTTCTTGTTTAGAATACTTACCATTATTGATTTTGTGTTCTTCAATATAATTAGGTTTGTCTTTGAAGAAAGTTTCGATAAGTTTATCTAGTTTAATTCCTAGAGCTTTGATTTCATCATTATCTACCCAGTTAGTTGTGATAGTATGTTCAAATGTACTCTTCTCTGTATAGATATCTTCCATTTGTTCAGATATGTCGATAAAATCTTGATTATCTTTAATTTCATCATAAAGACGTTCTGGTAAATAAAGGATCATTTTATCTATCCTTCCTTTCGGAGACAAAAAATAAAAGAGGGGTGTTTGATGCACCCCTGCGATTATTTTTAAGTTAAATTTATTAATCAGCAAACTTACAGATACCTTCATCATCTGCATCATCAACCCAAATTTGATATGTTTCTTTATTGATCAAATGCAGTACATATTTTTCAATAGAACACGCTTCAAAGAAACCAGATTTAGATTTCCAAATCATGTTTCTGATTTCTTGATTTTCTTGGTCAATTACTTCAATTCTGAAAGTAATGATTTCACGTTCTTTATGCCATTCTTTAACATATAAAGATACAATATCTTTCAAAGAAGATAATGCATTATCTAAGTTGCTTGAAGAAGCAATGCTTGCTTTATGCTGATTAATATCTTCGTAAAAATTGAAAATAATCATAGAGAGACACCCCCTATTTATTAGCTTTCAATTCAGCAACTTCAGCAGTTAGCTGTTCTACCATAGCTTCCAATTTTTCAATTCGGCTATCTTTAGATTTAGCTTCGTTGATATATTCAGAACCTTTGCCGGTCTTAAAAGCTACGCCAAGGTTCATTTGAATATATTTACCAAAGGAAACAGCCCCAGAAATCATTGTACGTTCATTAGGACGGTAGAACGCACCAACTGCTACAGCGTTGGCATTACGGTAATGACCAACAGATGCAGCGTAAGATGCTTTATCATCTTTATTGAAGTCTAATGGATGCAAACCAGCTAAAGCAGCAGATTGAGCACCTACATGTGCGACTTGGTTATCTGTATATTGACTAGCTTCTTTAAGTGTATTGGAACCAACTTCGATGATTTTGTTTTCTAAATCACTGATATGATTTTCATTTGCAGTGATGCGAGTTTCGTGGTTATCTACTTTAGCACTGATATCAGTAATACGAACTTCATGGTTATTTACTTTATCACCAATTTTATTTGTTTCTTCAATAACGGAATGTAATTGGCTACCATTAACAGCATCTGTAGAAGTATCGGAGATACGACCTGCTGCAACATTAGTTACAGTTCGTTCTTTGCTAACATCGCCAATAGATACTGTTCCTAAAGGAGCACTACCAGCAAAGGTATATGCTGTACCATTAATAGTTTCAGATTCAGTACCAATTGCAGTATTAGTAATGGAGTTACTACCAATAGCTACAGCGTTTTCTTCAGTTGCTTTTGCTCCATTACCAATAGCAAGTGAATTGTTAGCATCAGCAACGGCTTCTTTACCGATAGCATATGCATTATCAGAATCTACCTCAGCACCTTCACCGAAGACGAAAGAATTTTTGCCTCTAAGTTTAGCACGTTCGCCACCAGCGAAGGAATTTTCGCTACGGAAGTCGATAGCAACGGTATTACCAAATACTAATGTATTGGAAGAATGGGACGCATTTTGCACACCAACACCGATAGAATTATCTGCGTGTGTGATAGTGTTATGGAACCCCGCAACTACAGAGTTGCGGGAATTGTTATTGTTGCCTGTACCGATAGTCACACTATTGTGAGCATCATGCTGAATTAAATTATTATAACCGCCAGCAATAATATTCTTTACGACCTTTCCGTCGTTGTGCTGCGTTACATTGATATCTTCGCCGTAGATGATAGAATTATCTGCTTCGAGAGTTGTCCGATAATGACCAACGTTAAACGATTGGTTATTTTCAGATGCCATAGCTGTACCAACAATAGAAGTTAATACTAAACTAGTTAATAAAATTTTGTTTGCTTTCATTGTTTTATACTCCTTGTTTTAAAAGAGCCTCAATTAAGAGGCTCCTTATAAATATAATTATTTAACTAACTTATTTATTTTCTACTTTCTTTAGAAGTTCATCGTATTTAGCAGAAATATCAGCTAATGTTTCTTCTAAAGTTTTTACTTTTGCTTCAAGAGCATCGTGACGATCAGTGTTCATTTCGCTATGTTTACCGAAGCGGAATGTCGCACCAGCATTCACGACATTGCGATGAGCACCTAAAGTTGCACCTAAGGAAAGCAATGTGTTTTCGTTAGGTTGGTAGAATGCACCCAATGCTACAGATGTTTTATTTTTATAATTACCAACACCTGTTGCGATTTGGAACTTGTCGTGTTTGTTAAAGTCCAATGGATGCAATGCTGCCAAAGCTGCATTTTGTGCAGTTGTTTCAGACACACGGCTATCAGTGTAAGCATTTGCACGATTCAATGTAGCTGCGTCGCCATTAGACATTGCAGTACGTACATCGTTCAATTGACCTACTGTAGCAGCATCATTAGCATTAATACCACGAGCTACGTTAGCGATAGTTTTACCACCAGCATTGATACCATTGTTGTCGATAGTAACACCAGCGATGTTAGCTTTATCAGCTACAACTTTACCAGCTTTTACAGAATCAACTGTGATATCTTTATTAAGATCATACTTAACTACACCATTAGCATCAACAGAAGCTGTTGTATTGGAGCCATTAGTGAAGTCTAGACCATCAGATAACATAGTTGTTTTAGTAACACCATTAGCTTTGTAAGTTAAAGGTGTCTTAGCAGCAGCTTTATTACCGTCATATTTGAAGGTAGTCAAGTCTGCAACATTAGCAGGAGCGGACCAGCGTTCTACTTTAATAACGTCGTCGCCTGCAAAGCGATTGCTTGCTTTAGCGATGGAATCCACAGTTGTGCGTGATACATACACGCCGTATTGAGCGTTCTTATCACCAGTGGATTTACCATTTACTACACGAACAGCAGCGATGTTATCTACTTGATTATCGCTTACCACGGATTCTGTAGAAATGGAGTCGTTTAGCTGTTTAACGTTAACAGCATCAGTATCAGCCACACCAGCTTTTACATTGTTGATGATTTGGCTGCCTGCATCAATACCGTTAGTTGTAAACGCAACGTGACGACCATTGCTGTCTGCAGTTACACCATTAATGTCATGAGTAGCATTATCTAAATTGTCGCGGTTTTCGACAATCATGCCGTTAGCTTTGTATTGAGTGTCAACGTCATTATCAAATACACCCATGCCATTTTTAGTGATTACATTGTGTACTGGATCGAATACGGAGCCGAAAGAAGCACTATCCAAAGAAACGTCTTTCTTAGTGGCAACTTTGTATTCAATGCCACCGTTTGCATTTGTACCAGTTGTTACTACCACGTTATCACCAGCTGCAACACTTGCATGTCGTTTAGCTTCTGCCATAGCATCAGCTGCGGCTTGTTTATTAGCAGCGATTTGTGTCTCATGGTCAGACACAATGTCTCCAAGCATTTGGAGACCAGTAGCAGTATCTAGAATATCTTTGTGATTCTTATTGATTGCTTCAACTGTGGCATTCAATTGACTGCCGTTTACAGCATCAGTAGAAGTTGCAGATACACGACCAGCTGCTACATTCGTAATAGTACGTTTGTAATCAGCAGCACCATTTGCAGAAGAACGGCTATCGGAACCTACAGATACTGTACTCAAAGCGTTAGTTCCTGCGAAATTATATACTTTTCCACCGATAGTAGCGGAAGTCGTATTAACTACAGCATCAGTCACGCTGTTAGTACCTAAGGCTACACTATTAGCATTATCTGCTAGAGTATTATTACCGATAGCAATAGCGTCCATTGCAGTTGCTTCTGCATGTGTACCTACTGCGATGGCCCCTTGAGCTCCTGTTTTGGAGTTAGATCCAAGTACAACTTGTTCAGGATCAGTACCTACAACTTTGTTATTGTAGCCGATCACAACGCTTTGTTCTGCAGCAACAGTCCCATTGTTGGAACCTACAACTGTTGTATCGGCAGATGTAACAGAATTGTCACGACCAATAGCAACTGTAGAGTTACCAGATGCACTTGTGCGAACACCAATAGCTACAGCAGAATCTGCTTCAGCTTTCACTGTTTTACCGATAGCGATAGTAGAGTTGTTTTCAGCATAAGCACCGTTACCGAATGCTAATGCATCGGTACCGTTTGCTCTAGCTTGAGAGCCGATCGCAAACGTGTCATCCTTTAGTGCTTGTGCACTAGAACCAATTGCTACGGAATTGCGACCAGCTGCTGTGGAATATTCACCACCAGCAATAGAGTTGGTACCTTTTGCCTTGTTTGCATTACCATACACGAATGCGTTGTCTTTTGATACTGTGTTGTTGTATCCTACAGCGAAGGCACTTGTGCCACCTGCTTCGATAACGTTAGATTTACCATACGCTTCGGCACCGTAAAGTGCTGCGTTAGGGTCTACGGTATTATTTACCCCTGCCGCAAATGTAGTACCAGAAATTGCAGCCATAGCTGCTAGAATTACCAATGTTTTGTTTGCTTTTGTTGTTTTCATTATCGTTTCCTCCTAAAATATTGAATAACTTGAAACAACTTAATTTATATAACTTAATAACCATACTCCTACCTATTGGGTATGGTTAGAGTTATTACTTTAGAATATCTGCCAATTTATAGACTTTTTCTATCCTTTTTTGTGCAGAATAGTAATCTTTAATTGACTTAGTATCAACTAAAGATAGATGTATTAATTTTAATACACATTCCAAAAATAATTTGGTTTCTTTATTAGCTTCTTCTAGAGCATCTACGATTCCTCTAGATAAAACTTTGTAATCTGTATTATCTATATCTTTAGTAACTACTACTTCATGATCTTTTTTTATATCATAAAACCGAATTTTAACGCTATTATCAGATCTAAATAAACTTTCTTTTAAGATAAGATGCATTTCAATTAATGCATCATCCTTTAAAGCTACTAAAGTAGTTTTATAGCCACGATATATACGATTAATTACTATATTCGTTTCATAACCTATAGACTTTAGGATAGCTTTGATACCAGTTGTTTTAATTTTAACTTTCTGCATCGTTTATTCCCTCTTTTTAAATATAATTCCTTTATCTACTTATTTAATTACATATCGATGTGATTCGGAATCGTAATGTAAATTACGAGATTTCTCTAAATATTCCAAAACATCGTTTTTCGTGAGGTATCCCTCAACATCATAGAGTATATCTGTTCTATCACAAACAGAATCCCCTTCCATGAAGGCTAATTCAAATAACCCTTGTCGACCACCGAAAGAAGTTGCACTTCTAATAACTGATACTTGCAAATCGCAATGAAAACATCTAAATCTCCAACACTCTGTTTCAGCCGAAAATAAATTTCCAGGTCTTACAAAACTTTCAATAAATGTTGGGAATTCAATAAATTCTTTGATAAATTCTACTTCTTTTTTCATTTTAAATACTCCTTTTAAAAATATTATTAAAATAAATACTAACTTATTCACCTTAATAATATATAACTGAAATTTATAATAATTACAAAATTTAAGGAGTATAAAATGACTAGAATTTATCGTTTGTATTAATACTTTCTAGTGGAGTAATATTATGCTCACGTTGAGTCCATGCAGTATAATCTAAATACTTCTTAAGTAATATCTTCTTTTCTTCAGGAGTTAGTGAAGCTAAGAAGTTCTTAATAGTTTTACCGAATATTTTAGTTATACGACATGTGCAATCTAAATAATGGTTCTCCCAGTCATCACCGAACTTATCGTATCGTTCATATCGACAACCACCATCACAGATTGCTCCAAATTCACATTTTTGGCAATCTTCATGTTTACATCTACGTTGAGCTCTAGTATCATCTAATCGTACTAGTTGTTGACTCATAGCAGTACAGTTATTTTGAATACCTTCTGGAGATATTGTAGTATATTTACCAATATCGCAACTACAGAAACTACGATCTTGTCTTAACCATGCTCCAATCTTATTTAAATGCTCTACATAGAGCTTATCTAAATCAAAGGTATAGGGCAATTGTTTCTCTAGTTCTTCATAGAAGTCTTCAGAATAATTTTCACCATGAGCAATAACGAATTCGCCATTAGCTTTACCAGGATATTTAGTATCGTATTTAAGAGCTTTGAAATGGTCATGTATTTCTTTAAGCTTATAAATATTCTCATTATTTACCACAGTCTTAATATCAAATGTAATACCTTGCTCCAAAGCATATTCAATATTAGCATTAACTCTATCAGCAATAGAGTTTCCGTTTATATCTACACGGCTATTAGTAAACCCATCCCAAGATAGTTGTACTTCATTAAGTTTATATTGTTTATGGAATTCAATAAATTCTTTAAAATTAGCCATAGTAGATGTGACTACTTGGAATTTACATTTTCCATAGTATTTCTTAACCGTATATTTAATTAAGTCTAATCGAAGGAGAGGCTCACCTCCAAAGAATATAATCCTTGAAGGTTTAAGCTCTTCCATGTATTTATCAATCTGCTCTATAGTCATATCCTTAGAATGGAAGTCTATGTAGCAGTACTTACAACGATTAGGACAATTATTAGTTAAGAAGAAGAAATATTCTCTATAATTATCCATAGAATCTCCTATAAGAATTAAGACATACCACAGTTTTGGTTATGGCATGTATTAGAATAACAACCTTGACAAGATAATTGACAAGTAGATTGGCAGTGAGTTTGACATGTGATATTACAATATCCATTATCATCCCACCAGTTGTTGTATGTGTCAAGTTGTTGAGAAATTCTACGAAGATATTCAGCAATCAATGCCCATTTAGAAGCATATACAGTTTCACCAGTATTTACATGCTCAATTGTAAAGTTTGTAGTTGGGTCAGAGACTGCTTTAGTAACACGACGTAGTGTATTATTACAGATTTGAACTGTAGTAGCATCTTCTTGAGTAGCAATACGGAAACCATGTAAGATAGAACGGTTTTCACAAGCTGTAGAAGAGTTCGCTGGATCGTAGTTAAGTGTACATATACGAGCATCTTGTTTTAATACAGCTTCCATGTTTACAACAGCTTGGAATTTCACATTGTAAATAGTTTCGGCTTCTGTAAATACAGGTACTGTTTTATCAGTATTTGCTATTGTAGCATATGAATGATTATGGTCTGCTGTTTCTTTAATGGAAGTACGTTCAATTGAATACACAGTACTACCTACAGTAACAGCAATACCAGACATATCTTCAGGGAAATCAGATAATTGATTTTCAAATACGATAAAGTTCTTTGGGTTGCCAACTTTAGTAGCAGTATCTGTAGTACCATTATATGCTTGAGCTGTTAATAAACCAATTACTTTGAAATCTTTAGTAATATTTCTACCAATATAATGAATAGTATTACCAGGCATATTGCCGAAATGTTCTACTTCTGCACCAGAGATAGATTTAGCAATTCTAGCATCCATATTGGAATAACCAGATACTCTGATACCTTGACCAGAAGCTGTAGTATATTTAACAAGCTTAGAATCTAGATTAGTACTCAATACAGGAGAAGTACCAACACCTGCATCTAGAGGAACGATCTTTTCGTTTCTCCAGTAAGTACATTCTTCACGCACTTCTACTGTATTAATAGGTGCAATAGTTCTAACTAAGTCAGCTGTAGTATCGATAATAAGGTTTACATCATTAGCTTTAAGAGTACCATCTTCTTCATTTACAGAACGTTGAGCTTCTTGAAGACGTCTTTCCAAATCTGTATTTTCAATACCACTTAATTGAGCATAACGAGTACCAGTCTTTTCTTGCCAAGGATGTTCTTTAGCACGTTTAATGGAATCTCGTTCATTTAAGTTAGTTAGAATAATATCAATAATAGAGCTAAAATAAGTTCTACCTGGGAAAGTCCCTTTATTAGGTTTTCTAGCTTCTACATAAATGACTTTATGTCTATTAGCCATAATATTCTCCTTTATTTTCTAGCAAATTTATCTTCATCCGTTATATAAAGATCTATACGGATTTCTTTATTTGTTATACGTCGATATACCTCTTTACCGAATATAGATAAAATAAAGTATTCTAATATTTCCTTAGCCTTATATTTATCTATATTATTTATCCTATTGAAAGTAAGATTAATACCAACGTTAGTCGATGTCTTTACATCACTATATCCATCTTGGTCTGGGAAGTTTACAAAAGCAGAACTTAAAGTAGAGAATTCATCTTCTTTTACTTTATATTGGATATCGTAAGTATTAGAGGTCAATCTAACTATCTTACAACTATATCCTGCTACATTTGTAACTCTATCCAAACCAATAGAAATAGTCCAAGTACTAGGAGAATATAATTCGCATTCTACACGCTTTACAGCATTTTCAGAATCCATTATACTTCCTCTTCTATTACTTTAGTAACAACAGCATCTTCTGGTTTAATTTGAGATAGATATAAATCCTCTACACCTTGAGCTGCTAATACTTTAGCAGATTTATCTATAATAGCATTAGTGAAGTAATCCTTAAAAGATCCAATAATATTTTCTTCACCAAGGTTTTTAATCATAGCATCTACATGAGCTAAAGATACAGTGAAAGTAAGCTCATCATTTACATCAATATTCTTAAATACTGTATCGATATAATCTTTTATCTTAAGATTTTCAATCAAAACATTCAAAGTTCTACTACGAACGTTAGTTGCAGTAATGAATTTGTGTTGATACTTCTTAACTGCTTTTACCATAGCTCGTTTAACTGCACAGTAAGCATCAGATGGAGTATCTACATCACCAGTTTGGCGAATGTTTTCTTCAGGACAACCAGAAGCACAGATAGATCTACCAATACAAGTATCACATTCTTCTTTAATATACTTAGCTGGATTTACACCACCAGTAAGCATAGAACGATCCACGCCTGTATAGATATTACCAATCTTTTGAACTTCTTTGTGTTCTTTTTCAGAAGTTGGTAATTGATGACAAGGATAGATATCACCATTGATATCAAATGCACACCAACGAGTAGAACCGATCGGACACATTTGTGGTGTATATACATCTGGTTCTAATACATTAAGAAGAATCTCATCAGTGTTCTTGATAGAGAAGTTTTCTGTAGAGTTATCATCGTTTAATTTAGTAACGTATAACTCCATTAGATCTTCCATATATTTTTCAAGACCTTTGAGTTGTTCTTCATTCCATTCTGTATCAGTTACAGGACATGGAGCAATATTAGTAAAGCCCATATCTAAGAATTCTTTAACACCATCAATAGCTTTATCAATATCTTCAGGTAGAATAGTCATACGGACTTCTACAAAGATACCAAGACCATTATCAATTAACTTCTTGATATTATCAGATACGATATCATAACTATTAGAGCGATTCTTATCATGGATTTCTTTCTTACCATCTACAGATACTAATAAATGAAGTTCATTGTCATCAATGTATTCCATAATCTCATCTGTAAGAATAGTAAGGTTAGTTGTAACACCATAGAAGATTTCATAACCTTTTTCGTTACAATGATCGATTACATCTTTCATACATTTCCAATTTAAGAAAGGTTCACCACCAAAGAAGTTCAACATGAACTTACCATGAGATTCTGTGTTTCTACTATTATATGCTTTATCTACAATATCAATAGCAGTTTTAGAATCCATCATTTCTGGTTGTTTATTATGCTCGAAGCAGTATATACAGCTAAGATTGCAGTTATTAGTAACGTTGATTGTAATGGAGTCGCACTTATAGACATCCTCAAACTTTTCTAACATGTGTTCTATCTCCTTGATCGAATAAATTAAATATTAATATTAATCTAATGTCTCCGGAGTAGTTAAAAACTATACCAGTAGCCAATATTGGCTACTGGCTATAATAGTCTTTTATTTCTTAAAAGTTAGATGTTTGTATTCAGCACCTTTGCCTTCTTTATAGAAGAGACCGTGGTCATTTTTATCACCATCTAAACGAGCATAACGGATAACTTTACCGAAGTAAAATTTAACTACGTTTTCTTCTTTAGCACCACGGATGGATTTGAATAATTGAATGGATTTAGATTTCAAAGAACCGATCTTGAAAGAGGATGGAGCAGCTGCTTCATTCTTAGTTTCGATTTCTTCTTTCAATGCTACAATAGTAGCGGATTTAGCTTTAACTAAATCTTCTAATTCTTCAATTTGAGCTTCTGCTTCAGCCAATTCAGATTGGGCTTGTTCTAATGCTTCAGCTGTTTTCTTATTAGAATTAGTAAGATCTTCGATAGTTTGGAACACAATCAAATCATGTTCTTTCTTAGTTACACCACCGAAAAATTTAATCAGAGAGTCAAACATAAAATTCTCCTTATTTAAAATCTACAGTAAATTTACGGATATTAGTATCACAGTGTTTATTACGAACGTCTTGTTGCCATACCCATAACGAAACTCTTACTTTACCAGCAGGTACTTTTGTTTTGAATGTACCAACATGGAAGTTCTTATATTGTGTAGGAGTCATGATAGGAGCAAAGTATGGGTCAGAACCATTTCGTCTACCAGATTCCCAGATAGGAACATTATTTACCCGAACTTCGAAGTTATAGAATGAGTTATATGGACCAGATTTGTATCCATTATAACCTAACCAAATTTCTGTATTGATATCTAATGTAATATCTGTTGCATTATCAAACCATGTTTCAACGAATACTGCTTCGTTATAAGCAATATTGGAATGGTTTGTATATTGATGATATTCTTTATTAGAAGAAAGTTGTTTAGGCACCGCATCAGATAGTTTGAATATACTATCACCTAAGAACATACCAGACGCTGGCATGTTAACTAATGTACCAGGCATGTACCTATCATCTGTAGCATATACTCTTGTAGTATATTTCTTACCAAGAATAGAATTGAATGTCTCTTGATATTCTTTACCATCGACGATAACAACAACACGTTGTTTGTCTGTTTGGATGATATTGACTTTACAAGTTACATCATCATCAGATACGTCTACTGGAACCATTGTAATTGGTACCCAGCGATTATCTTCAGTATACATATAAGGTTGTGGTAAGGAAGGATCTACATATAACTCTTTTAATGGTTTAGGATCTGTTGGTTTACTAGGAGCTATAGTAACTCGCACATCACCAAGTAATTGTTTAATTCTCATTAAACGATTTTCTAGATCATGAAGATCATCATATGTGAATTTTGGTTTAAACATTTCTTGAAGATCTTTAGTTAGATCTTCATATCTAATACCAGTCTCTTCACTAAAAGTCGACATATAAAACCCTCCTAAGCGTATACAGCTTTAGCTTTTTGCCAGCCGTTATTATAAGTACACATGAAAGTATACTTAGGACCTAAAACAATTGCGATCTCTTTATTGTTTTGAGGGTTAGGGATACTAGCTACATCGTTTACTACACTTAAACGAATACCATTTAACTTAGCTTCAATTTCAGCTACTTTATTTTTGAATGTTTCGAGATCGTCTTTAGATACGCTTCGTTTAAGCATAGCTTGTAGACTTGGGGCAAGATCGTCATAAGAAATCTTGTCATTGTCTTTAAAACTAGCCATCATTACACCTCCTATTTTTTAATGATATATTAAGATTATTAGTATGTTCGGCGGAGTTAGTTTAACATTTTTATAAGGACTGACTATTTAAATTTATGCTAATTCCAATTATAAGGAGGTGGAAATAGATATATGGGTATAAGACGTCGGCTGTATACTTTGCGTAGATTATTATCGCTAAATGTGTTGTTACGTAGACGATTGATGATTATTCTCTCTCTACTTCCAGCTATAATTTTAATAATACTATGCAATAATATTTATGTTGATATTTATGAGTATAAAACTAACTATCAGAATACTATTGCTCATTTAGAATCGACAAAAAATAAACATATCGACGATATTATAAATAATCGTAAAGGTGATATGCAGTTACAGAATGCTTATACTATTGGATATATCCAGCACCAGTTACAAGATGATTATGGTAAGAAAGATCTATTGACTATAGAAAGAGATCTACATTCAACTGATAAGAATGCAACTCTAATCGCATTATATAATGATGCTTTATCATTAGATAATAATAACACGAGAACATACGGAGAAGATAAACAAGAACGTTTATTCTTGGCTGATAAAGATAGAATTATTATCAGCCCTAAGAATGTTACGGAAGATTTATTTGTCCCATGGGCTGAGGTTATTAATAAATCTACTAATAAAGAATTAGAGAAGAGTGTAATAACTTCTATTCTAACTGAGGATAGAACTGGTGATTCTACCGATGATGATATTTTATTTATCCCAGAAAGGAATATGCCAAAAAGTGTCATTGAGTATAATAAGAAACTTAAAGATTCTGATGGCAGACATTTAGAAATCACTAAACCTGGAATAGAAAGTATCAATGACCTTATTGATAGTGGTGGAGTTACTGCTCTTAAAGCTTATGATCTTTTAGTACCAAGTTATTTTGATGCTGGACGTGCTCTTACTAAGAATAATCCTGATGCTAAAATTTCTCATAAATTAATTCTATTACGTAGTTCTAATTTGTATGAGATAATAAAACCATATGATACTTATATAAGCACATATAATACTTTAATCAAGGATTATAAAGAGAAGACCGAATCTGCTATTATTAGCAAGATTGTAACGTGTGTAGTTATTTCTATTTTCTTAATTACATTATTTAGTATTTGTTTATACGCTATTTCTAAATCTTTCCGCTTCGAATCTATTACTGATAGTAGAAAAGGCGGCAATATCAATGGATAAAGATCTCTACTCGGCAGTTTTGTCATTAGATTCGATCGTTATCTTTATAGCAATTCTTATCGTATGCTGGCTTGGAAGTCTAGCTAAAGATTTTATAATCGTATTTAAGGGTGAAGAAAAAGTATATATGCATCTTACCTTTAAATATAGAGCGACTAGAGTAGCTCTTTCCACTGCTACTTCTACATTATTAGTCTTCGCTTTATCCGATACAATAATAGACCATGTTGGATTTAAGGGTTTGTTATTCATATCCCTAATGGTTGGCATAGTTGGGTTTGAACTTCTAGAAAGGATATCAACATTAAATAGGATTATCGAAATAATCGATTTGATCGTTTTTAAACGCTCTGCAGATGTTAGGGATTATAAGGATGCTGTTAGTGATAATAAAACAAAAGTTATCATTAAGAAGATCTATATAAGTGATTCTGATAAGAAGAAGTATATAGACGATGATGATGAAGAAGATGATGAAACTCAGTAATGTTCTATAGGCTTGAAAAATGACCTATAGAACATTACTATAAATTCTTAAAAGAATTGATATCAATTTTTATTAAAGGAGGATATTTAATATGCCTTATTTAAGTTCAATCTGGGTAGCTGCCAATAAAATTGGTCATAAAGAATCTGCAGATTATGGCTTATTTAAATATACCAACGGGACTGAAGAAACTAAAATTGCCACTGGTACTTCTCCATGGGGTGTTTTAGTTTGTCGTGATAGACGTACACAATACGTTGTTAACCAAGACGACAATACCGTATCTCAAGTTCGCGATGGCTCTGTAGTTGCAGAGATTCCTACGAATGGTTCTTCCCCTTATGGTATTTGTGAAGGATCTGTCGCTGATAAACATGGCGATTATCCTGTATTCGTTACCAACTATGCTTCCAATACTGTAACTAAAATTATCAATGGTAAAGTAAACGAAGTATTTGGTGTTGGTCAAGGTCCTCGTGGTATTTGTTGTGATACAGATGGTAATATCTGGGTTGCTAACTACCTTGACAACACTCTTTCTGTAATCTGGAAAGGTATGACTCTTTATGAAGGAGTTATAAACGTAGCCAATGGTCCAGATGGTATTTGTTGTGACTCTCGTGGTAATATTTATGTTGCTTGTGCTATTAGTGGCGTAGTAACTAAAGTTTCCCACCAAGTTAAAATGGCTGATATCACTGTAGGTGATGAACCTCGTGCTATCGCTGTTGACTTATCCGACAATATCTGGGTTGGTAACTTCTCTTCTGGTACTGTAACTCGTATTAACGGTGCAGACTTAGAAACTTCTGAATTTATCTGTGGTCGTGGTCCAATCTCTATTGGTGTGACTAAAGACGTTTCCAATGATTACCAAATCGTTGTAGCAAACTACACAGATAAAAATATTGCTATTCTTGATCCAACTTCCGGTGCTCGTGTAGAAAAGATCGAAACAGCATTTAACCCAGTAGCATTTGGTGACTTCACTGGTTTCCAATCCTACTTAATGGGTAAAAAATATGATTCCCAAAACCCAGACGGTACTGACCGTGTAACTTGGGATGACTTAGCTCCAGAACTTCAAGAAATGATCAAAGGTATGGTTGGTCTTCCTCAAGTAGTTAAAGCTCCTGACGTTATTCTTTTGAATCACCGTAAGTACCCAACAGTACAATTAGCTTTAGACCACTTGTTATATGAACCAATCGCATTGAAAGGTTTCGGTATCACTAAACCAGCTAATGGTATTGCTGAAATCGGTTCCACTATTTCCGAAGTTGAATTTGGTTGGAATTTGGAAAACTCTGACAACGTTGCATCTCAATATGTAAACTGTACAGCTAATCCAAATGCTTCCGTTGGTTTTGTTGCTGCTGGTATTAATACAGCTAAGAAAACTGACGTTAATATTACTTCCAACACTACTTGGGAATTAGTAGTTAGAGACCAAAACAATATGGAATCCAAAGCTCAAGCTTCTATTAAATTCTTACCTAAGATTTACTATGGCGTTTCTGATCGTGCCGTTGTTAAATCCGATGACATTCTTAAACTTGGTCATTCCGAATTCATCGAAATCGAAGATGGTCGAGTTAAGAAAGAAATGCATTTCGATGCTACAGGTGGTGGATACATGGTATTCGCAATTCCATCTGCTTATCGTTTAAATGCTGGTGGTGACATCACTATCGGTGGTCTTATTAACTCCGACTGGAATGTAAAACAAAACTTCCGTGTTACTAATGAATCTGGTTATACTAATAACTATGACGTTTACACATCTGGTAACTTACAAACAGATGAAAACATTCCTGTTTTGATTAACTACCAAACTACTAATTCTGATTCTACTGATTTACCTAACTCTGCTGGTAATCATAGACTTCCAGATCAACCATCCACAGATGGTGCTGGAACAACTCCAAAACCAGGTGCTTCTGTAACTACATTACACATCTCTTCAGATGATGATACAGTTACTCGCACTGAAACTCCATTAGTTGATGGATATAAAGGTAATGAAGAATAATCATTAAACTATTGGGCATCTGGATAATTTCCAGATGCCTGATTTTTTATCTTTAAGAAAGGGGACTCTAAATTGGAAAAAGGTATTGAAGAAATCACAACGACCAAGATTAGAGGAACGAATGTTTCATCTCCTATTCGTCCATTTACAACTGTAGATAAATTCCCTACAGCTCATTCTAATGAGTTATTGGGTGGTATGCATAGTTGTAATACTATGGACGAGATGTATGAAATTCCTAAAGAACGTCGACAACTGTATATGACTTGTATGGTTAAGACAGATATGTATATTCTTACATCTAATCCAGATACTCCTAAAACTAATTTAACTAATTGGACTAAATTCACAGCTGGAAATACTGATGTTGGTACTAAGACAATTGAAGTAGACGGTGAAATGGAAGTTATTACTGACATTATCACTAAACTTAAATTACTATCTCAAGTCAAATATCTTTATTTCGTAAGCTCTATAAAAGAATCTTCTATTAATAAGGTAGAACTCTATTGTCCATTTGACTGCTATTTACACAAGATCAATTCTATTGTGCCATTATCTAGTACCATGGAAAATAATATTTCATTAGAGCTACAACTCTATAGTAATGGTAATTGGAAAACTCTTTCCAGAATTGATATTGATAAAGATACTAAAGAAGGCTCTGTAGAAGTAGATAATGCTTTAATTAGAGCCGGTACTAGACTTACAATCACTGCAGCTAGTGCTATTCCTTTAGGTCTAGAATCTATATCTACCTGTGTAGAAGTTCGTCAGAAGATTTAGAAAGGAATGAAACAATGGCTAGTCCTATTATTAGCATTATGAATGCTGACAATACAAAACCTGTAACTGAATGGTACTTAGGTACTCTTCGTACAGGTACAACATCTAAAGAATTGGAAATTAACGTATGGAATAACAAAGGTGGTTCTGTAGACGTTTCTGATTTGGTTGATGTTAAAGTAACAACCGTTGATGAAAACGGTGTAAATGAAACATCTGCTGAAGAAGCTGTTCGTGATAAATGGACACAAGCTTTAGTATATGCTACTGCTCCTGTAGGTGCTGATGGTTCTAAACAATTCGTTGCTATTGGTGCTAACTCTTATGTTGGTGTAGCTTCCAATGGTGCTGCTGGTGATGACTTGACAAATCATGTTATCAAAGGTACAGCAAACGATGGTACTGTAAGTAACAGTGCTACAAACTTCGCTAATATTCGAGTTCGTGTAGTACCTGCTTTGAATGCATCTAAAGATGTTCACAACTGGCGTTTGAAAATCCAAGGATACTTCTCTTAATAAAACAACAGCAAAACAAAAGGAAGGATTTTTAAATGAAAGAGTATAAAAGTACTTGTCCTGAGAGGGTATTCTCTTGGCTAGTTATTACAAAAGATGGTAAATTTGAACAAGAATTCATCGATGGTGAAGATAACCGTTATCTAAGAAAACTAGAAGACCATAGTGAAATTGAAAAATTTGGTTTTGAAGGTTTAGGGCACTATGCTTTTGTAGATAGAAGCGGTAACTTCAAAACATTATTTGACGATGATGTTATTCATGATAATAACTTCGTTGCATATAAAGATAAAGATGGGGAGCTCCATCGCTTTATATCCGACGATATAGAATTCTTCCAACTTAAAGGATTCACTGCTGATTTATTTGGCTCTTCTAAACTTAATATCAATAAATTTAAGTATGGTTATAATTGTACCGTAGTTATTGAAGGTATTAAATGTAGAGTCAAAGTAAGTAGTGAATATATTATTAAAGGTTCTGCAGTTACTAAGGAATTCGAATTATCTATTGCTCCAGAAAAGCCAAATGCTAGTGTAGAAATTACTCCTTGTTTGGTAAATAATAGTAGATTAGAAGATCGAATTATCGGTGAAGCTAAACCTTTACATCTTAACTGTCCAGTATCTACCATCAACTTCAAAATTCAAACATTGAGCGAGGTGGATATCGATGCCTGCACTACCGGAGAACGGGTATAGGTTAGTAGAGTATGATAATGAATTAAATACATACGTCAATATACGAGCTGATGTTCGTGATGTGTGCGAATTCGATAACCTACACATTTCTACAATTATTATAGAAGACTATGAAACTTCTATACCTATGAAATGTGCTATACTAGGTGAATATCAAACTACCGTTCCTATTGAAGCCGTTATCGAAGAGTATGCAATAGCTGAAATCCAAATCGGTTGTAAAATACTAGCTGAGGATAAGGGTATAGCATATTCATTTATAACCTAAAAAATAAAAGGAAATATATCCCATAGCTCATATGAGCTATGGGAATATCTTCTGCTTTTTAGTCTAGATAGTCATCGTTACATTCTTTCAATTCTTCGCATTTATTAGCTTCAAGAATTGCATCTATTTCAGCCATATCATTATTATCATAATATTTACGGCTTAGTTGTAATAATGCATTACCATTTAAGATAGAATCTTTAAATAGATTCATATCATTATTAAATCTACCATCATTACGAGAAATCATCATAGCATCTCTTGGATTAAATACACCAATGATCTTATGCCAGAATTCAAGTAATGGAATATAAATAATATTCAATGTATCCCCATCAAAGTCAGCCCCGAATGAAGATAATACACTCAAAGGCATACTTAATGTGAAGCTATCATTAATACCGACTACTTTCATAGCCATGATAGAACCATAACGGATAGTAGGGTTACGATTGATTAATACATATAATCCAATTGTATTGATAATATTCATAATAATATTTATAATCTGTGGATCCTTTTCAAGTCTTGCTTGAGAGAATCTCATATATGCATCGGCTGCATTCATATTATAAGTCTTAATAAGAATATTAATGATGGTTTGTTGAAGTAATTCTAATGCTGAATAATATGGAATCTTAACTTCATCAATTCTAAGTTCAGGTCCTGGAATGATTACAGAACGAGAAGTAAAGCAACAACGACCAGCAATTAAAGAACGTAAACGTCCTTTCTTACCTAGCATCATATCTAGAATACCTTTTACAAGAGCACTATAACGTTCTTGGATATCCCAAAGAACAGAGTTCTTATATTTAGGCATTCGGTACATTGCAAGACTATCGTCTTTTGCTTTAGCTGCTTGTTTAGCAATCATAGTATATCGATTATTGGCTTCTTCAAATGTGAATCTACCTTCATCGATTTTCCATGGACGTAATACGGAAGTATAAACTGGGATATTTTGAATAAAGATTTTATCTCTATTAGCCATGATATCTTCATATACATCTTCACGTTTACCTTTGAGTTTAGAATGGAAGTATTCCATAATTTCGTCGAATTTTTCATAGAACCCAATCATGCCGATTGTTGCATAAGTTTGATCTGGTTCTGTTTTACGACGACCACGACGTTTCTTTTCCTTTTTCTTCTTTTGAATAGTTTTATCTACTCTGGTAATAGGATTACCGTTTTCATCTAATTCTACTTCTGGAATTAGAATAGCTTTTAAGTTTTCTGGACGAATATATCGTTCAATACTCATATACAAGTTTGGATGAATGATATGATATGGAGCTAAGTTAATCCAACCAAAGATTTCTAAATCATCACCTGTATATTGTACTTTAGTATGACAATATGGGCAGATAGAGTCATTATAATCTCTACCTTGTGTCTTCTTACACTTACAAGAATATCTATCAGCAAATGCATCTGGATCTTGTAGTGTTTTTGTGAATCGTTCAGAATAGATAGAGTCCGTACGCTTTAAAGTTTTATTTAAAGCGACATCAGGTTCTTTGATTAAGAAACCTTTTCCTCTTTCTAGATCTTTTTGCATTTCCTCATCTAGGTTTATACGTTCTAGTGTAGTACTGAACTCAAACTCTGGATTATTAGGAAATTCAAGATCAAAATTGATAGTTTCTGCCATAGTAGTCCTCCTTGAACGATGTTTTAATATTCAAATTCCTAGGGAATTTATAATCTAATTCTATAGATTTTATTCGTCTAATTGTTTCTTTAACTAATCCAAATATATTGGATTCTTTACTTTGGTTTTTATCTACATACTTTACATAATCCTTTGGTGGATTATCAAAGAATATAATTGGTTCTAATAATTCTTGATTTGATTTAAGTCGGTTCATAAATTAATAACCTCCTATTTAAAATGACTTAATTTTTTATCATTTTTATAATATACAGTCATAGAGATTATTAATATTGAACCTTAAATCTATTAGTACCGTCTGCAGGTCTACCAAAATAGTTTACTAACTCTTGAGCCATTTGATATAAATTAATAGTTTCGAATTGATATAGTAACCCTTCCACATCTCTTACAGATAATGGAATTACTAAATCCTTACTATTGATATACATCAATGCTCCTGGGTGTTTAAAGTCTTCGGAGTCAGTAATTGTAGAAGCATGGAATACTACCTTATTCTTAAATGCTAATCTAACACCAAACGAAGGACTATCTCTTACCATAGTAAGTTTACCTTCACGTTCAGCATATAAATCAGATGCAGTAAGTTCTGTGTGTAACCCTCTCAATGCTTCTCTAAATTGGAATACATCGGAATCATTTATAATTAAATACTCCCGTTTAGTATTCTCCTTACCGATTGTTTCTAATGATAGAAAATACCTATAGTTTAATTTGATATTAACCATACGTCTATCGGCTGAGTTAGAATAGAAATCAGTTTCCATATGATAGGATAGATCTCTATATCTTTCGGCTTTAGTGTCACTTAGTATTACATTCATCTTAAGAACAGCTTTTCTACCTACGAAGCAGATTAGCGATTCTATCTTGTTGTAATTCTTGTCCAATTTCCTACCTTCTCTTTCTTCAAAAAATAAAGAGAGGTGGGCTAAACCTCTCTTTATTTAAAAATATTTCTTTATGCAGTTTGTTGTTGTGGTTGTTGCACAGGTTGTTGATGGATATTGTATTGACCCATTTCGCCTGTTGCAAGACGCATCCAGTACCAAGCATCTTTACCTTGTGCATTGATACGGAATACAATAACGTTACCACGTTTTAAGTAATCAAGTGCATTGATTTCGAGAACCATTTTATTGTTACGGAGAACAACAAATGGTGTCTTATCAACCATTTGAATACCACTTACACGGAAACGACCACCTTTAAGAATAGCATCAGCTATTACTGTATTGCCACCTTTAGTGATCATGTCACGGATCAAATAAGTGAAGTTAAGAATAATTTTATCAGTATCCACTGTTTTATTAATCTTAGCTTTACGTTTCAATGCATTAGCATCTAAGAATGTATTCATGAAATGTTTATAGGAAGAGTATCCTAAGTATTTCGCTACACATTCTGCTAATTCACGATCAGATGTTTCCAATTTTTCTTTCACAACTTTATCCTTAACGGATTTGGATTCTGTTTTAACTGGTTCCATTGTGGAAATAGTTGCTTGAGGAGCATCAGCTGGTGCTGGTTGTGGAGCATCTACTTGAACTGGTTGTTGTGGAGCTTGAACTGGTTGAACAGCTTGAGGTACCACTGTAGAAACAGTAGCTTGTGCAGGAGCTACTGGTTGTTGATTTACCATAGGTTGAGGTTGTGGTTGATACATTGGTTGTTGTGGATTATAGAAACCAGGTTGTTGAACGTCAGCAAAGAACATTGCAGATTCTTGTGGGTTCAAGAATTGGTTCAAGTACATGCGATATTCTGGAATAAGAATAGGATCTGCACCAAATTGATTTGCATATTGTTGGTATGCAATTTCTCGGTTCGCATTATTATCCATTGGAGAATGGTTTGCAAAGTGATAAGCTTCGCGTTGTAAAGCAACCGCTTCTAATTCTTTCAATGTTTGATAGAACGTATTGTTGGCATCAGTTGCTGGTCGTTGTGCTTTTTCATCTTCAACGACAGGTTGAACAGGGTTCACATTAACTTCTTCTGGTTTGGCTTCAGTCTTTGTTTCTACCTTTTCTTCCTTTTTTGCGTCCTTTTTAACATCTTCTTTTTTGTCAGCTTTTGCTTTAACTTTCTCTTTAGCTTTCTTTGCTACCTTTTCCACTTTGTCAGCAGCGTTACCAAGCATTTGGGCAAACAAGCTTTCTTCTTCTTGTTTTTCAGCACCAATTTCTTCTTCTGGAGCTTGATCTGCTTCATCAACAGTTTCTTCTACTTCATCTTTACCATCAATGATAGCTGCTACTAATTGATGGATTTGACGTTCCAAGATTTGAAATTCAGTTGGAACATAACCACGAAGTTCCTCATGAATTTTAGGAATGAACTTGAAGTTAATTAATGCGGATACGTAAAGAGATTGAATCAATCGTTTTACATTATCAGCATCTTCTAAGTCTGCTTTGATATCTTTATTGATATCGAGAATCACACTATAAAGGTCAGTACGACCAATAGCGAATTTACCGATAACATTCAATTTATCACCGAAGTTACCAGCTTTTTCGAAGGCTTTTGCAAATTCACCTTCATTAGTTTTAGGAGCAGCTTTTAGTTTGCGAGCTGCGGAAATGAATTTTGTATCCAAATCATAGGATACGTGAGTTGTTTTCTTAGACATTTTGTTGTCCTCCTTAATTAAAAATATTCTCGTAAGTTTGTCGTGTCTTTAATTTATGACTTATGACGTCTTACTCATAGAGATATTATATAATTAAAAAGTTTTTTGAATGCAACTAAATGTCGTACTTTTTCATATCATCTTCACTTACTACTTCTACGAAGTTCATAGCATGGTTTACAACTATACCAACTACACCTTTATAGATAACACCGATTTCTTGTTTACCATAAGGCTTACTTTCATCTAATGGAATGATGTAGAGTTGAAGATTATTCTTCATCATGTATCGAATAGCTTCTTTATCGTCAGAAGCTTTACCGATTAACTTACCGTCTTTAAATAATACTTCTTCTAAGAAATTACGAGCTTTATGAATACCTTGTTTATTACCTACCTTATTAGTAAGCTCTTCTGTACTCATTTTAGCTGCTTCTTCATTAGTAAAGCTAGTATTACAAGCAGATAAAGCCTCAAGGGCTTTATCTATCTTCTCTTTGTATTCTTTAAATAACATTTCTTTGCTCCTATATTTTAATAATACCACTATATGGTGAATTTGTAGATAATCTATCCAAACCAATAGCATCACAAGGGAATAAACCTAAGTTATCGTTGATAATTGATGGATAATCAATGAATTCAATAATCCAATCAGGTACTTTAGCATCGAATGGGATAGCTATAGAAGTAATTTCACCTTTATAGAATTCATTATTCATCAAATCTACCATAGCTTGATAACGTTCTGGTTCTTCTCTCTTCATTTTACAATCAGCTACAGTCTTTTTATTAATATTGGTCTTAATAATAAGGACCGCATTTGGTTCTTCTAGATTAATCTTAGGATTAGTTTCGTCAATCATCTCATTATAAGCTACTGCACCTTTAATACCTTGAATTCTCATAGGGTTTTCATAAGCACTCATGGCTTTAATACGTTGAGGTTTGAAGTAAGTTGTATCACCATTATTGATAGATACATAAATATTCTTTTCAACGATAGCCAATTCATTAAGAATCTTCAATTGATCTAGTTCTTCAGCATTTACAATATCTTCATATAGAATACGAGATAGCTCTTTTGTAGTCTTTTCTGGAGCACCAGCTTTTACAATTTGAAGACCTTTGATTTCTAGAGATTGGTCTTGATTATTTGGTACTAAGTTACCTTCTTGAAGTTCTTGTTTAGAGATGTAGTTCTTCTTAGCATTGGTCAATAGAACTTTCTTAAATAAGAATTCATTCTTAAGGCTTAATAGACAAGGATCAAACTTACCATCCATATTATAATTATCGGATAGACGTTTGATATACTCATTAACCAAGATACCTAAAGAGTGGGCTAAGATATTAATGATACTGAAACGTAATCCATCTTGTGGAATAACTTTAAATGGTTCTACCATACGTTTAGTTTCAATAATTTCATCATTCAAGAAATCATATTCTTGGACATACTCATCTTCAGTCTTAAGATTATTGATATCGTCTTTCTCTACTATTTCAGCACCATCGATAGAAGAGTGTTTAATCTTCATATCTACACCGAAAGTCTTTTCGAGAATGAACTTATACCAACCATCTAGAGTAATCATAGTTGAGTCTGTATCTGTAATAACACTAGTCTCACGAATCATACTCATAACTCTATCAATCTTATCAGTATATTGATATTTGTATGCCACATATTCTCTAATCAAGTCAGTGAATAGAGCAATATCTTCTTTGATAGTTTCTGGTGGGTGATTTGGATCCAAGAATGGAGCATCTAGTTTCTTTAGCATATTGACTACTAGATTACTAGTATATGGGACGTTGAAGAAATCGAATATATTATTCTTCATATATACACGATTACGTTCTGGTTGTTCCATACGGTTACAGATATCCCAGATTACTTCACAATCTTCTTCAGAAGGATACCAAGAATAACCACAAGACATGATAATCTTATAGAATAATTCTTCTGGAGAAATATTTCTACCAATTACTTCTTCATCTTTGAACTTACGTTCTCCAGCTTCAGATTTTACATTATGAATGAAAGATAAGATTTCATCCATAGAAGCAAACTTAGCATTATTGGCTAGAGTTGCTTCAAAGAACATAATTGCCGCCGCAATTATACTTTGACCAATACGAGTAATAGAAGATGCTACAAAGATATTATAGAAGATACTACTTTGTGCACCCAAACAACCATAGATTGCATTGGTATCAATTTTAGCTACTAGTTGTAGTAAGTTATATTTACGATATTGCTCTGTACCCTTAGGATACTTAAGCATCTCTTTCTTAAACTTATTACGAGTCATAGCAAACTCTTCAATCATTTGAGACAATGGATTTGGTAGTTCTCCATGTCTTGTAAACAAACATCCTTGGGACGTCACTATAGGTCTTTTACTTAAAATATATTCTGTCATTTTAAGTAAGGTTGTATTAAGTGTGGCTTCTTTGTAGTTATTATAAACAGAACAAGGTGAATTCTTAAAACGTTTATTTATAGAATAATCAATGGCTCTATTTAACTCTGAATCAGATAAAGTAGGAAAAATATATGGAAGTGTATCCATAAGGTTTTCTTTATATCTTTTTACGATTTCTGTATTTGAAATATCCATTATAAAGGCACTACTCCTTTCCAAATATATAGTATTTAAGTGTCTAATTTGCAATTAATTTCTAATTAACAACTATAACATTTATATAACTACGTTAGACCATTACGATAGTTGAAATCAAATTGAAATATTTTACTATAGCGAGGTGAAATTAATGTTCGAAAATATCGAAGAACAAGGCGTACAAGACCAAGGTGCTCTTTTCGAAACCTTCTTCATTGACGCTGTTCAACATATGGACGAAGAGTCTGCTAAAGAATTTTTACAATCTGAAGCAGTTAATGCATTAGTTGAAGCTGGCGGTCTCCGCAAAGGTACTGTTGTTCGTCTTTCTAAAGAAGACGATTATAACCGTCGTATTGCTTTGGCTGCTATGCAAAAAGCTAAAGAATCTAATAGTCCTGACTGGAAAAAATTGAAAAAAGCTGCTGCTATGAAAAAATTGGCAATCAGCAACATCATTAAACGCTACGGGAACGCAGTAAAACGTGACGTAATCAAAGCACAAAAAGCTTTATTGAAAGCAGATCCTATGCATTACGTTCGTCTTCCTAAAGCAACAGCTCCTAAAGCTGACAAACAATAAAACAAAAATAATTAATTGTACTTGAAAGAAATTTCACACACTTCTGTCAAGTAAATCATCACACACAAACTATTAAATAAAATTTCTATTGGAGTAGGCCTTATGGTCTACTCCCTTCTTTTTCGCAAAATTTTTAAACCTCCTTACAAATGTATATTATATAATTGAATCTTAGATATCTTTTAACTTTTTATTAACAGTACTAAAGATAACTGGAACAAATATTTTAATTAACAAAAAGGAAGGATTAGAATGGAAGCAGTTAATTATTTACAACGAAACAGAAGTAATTATTACGTGTTCTCCAGTATCGTTGATGGTATACCATTAGCTATCGATACAGGGGATATAACTCAATACACTTACGATGATTACTGGAATGGAATTAACTCTATAATTCTAGATGGTGTGGAACAACCTGTTATCCAAATGGCAAAGGTTCGAGTAAACTTTGTTGATGGTAAATCAGTAAATCTAACTTTACCTGATTTGGCAGTCAATATATTATTATGGGAACCTGTTATTCGACAAGGATTTAAAATCAAATCTCGTCATTTGATATTTGATAAAAGAGGTTTCACTCGTGGTATGATTGCTGATCATTATGATAAAATCATAGACCGTAATCTAAAACCACATATCGATAAAAGATATAGAGCTAGTAAATATCGTAAGAATCGTAAGCTTAATATCGTAGAATTAAATAGATCATTTGCTGACAATATCTTTGCTATGCAACAATTTGTAAATAGCTTTGCTCAGTTTAATGCTTGTACAATTAACTTCTACGACACAATTAAATTGGCACAAAAAGCTCCAGAGTTCTGGAGTTTATTAAACTCTCACTTTGGTGATATTCCTATTGAGGATGTAAAAGATGAGGGCATGAAACGTTTGAATAAATCAAACAAATACATCATGGAATCTGAAAAGTATTTAGGTTATGAACATTGCTTGAAGAATCCATTAAGTGTAAAACAAGGTATCAACCCACGTCAATATAAAGAATTGATTATCAACGTTGGTACTAAACCAGATGGTAAAGGTAATGTATTACCAGCTATTATTGATAGCTCTTATGCTAATGGTCTTAAAACTATTACCGATATCTATATGGATGCCGCTGCAGCTCGTGTAGCACAAAACCAAACTAAGATCAACGTAGGTGAATCTGGTGATGTTGCTCGTATTATGGGTCTAAATAACTTAGGTACATTCTTACATAAAGATCCTAATTATGTATGTAATACAGAGAACTTAGAAATCATCACTATCGAAAATGAAGATTTCTTAGAACGTTTTGATGGTAGAACTTATCGTTTGAATGAAGATGGTAAAGACTTAGTAATAGATGCTAAGACAGATAAAAATCTTATTGGTAAGACTTTACATATCTATTCTCCTATTACTTGTCAATCTAATGCTCAAGGTCATGGTATCTGTCATAGATGTTATGGTTATAAATTAGCATTGATTAATACTATCGTATGTGTAGGTAAGATTGCTGTAGAACAATTGACTTATCAATTGACCCAACGTCTATTATCTGCAAAACATCTACTAGAAACAGTAATCACTGCATTAAACTGGTCTGTTGGATTTAATAAATACTTTAAACCGAACTTCAATGCTATTTATGCTATTCCATGTAAAGATATGAACTCTGAAATCATTATCAACATGGATGACATCGTTACAACTGGTGATGTGGATTCTTATAACCCAGAACTTACTAATCAAAAATCTTATGTAACTGGGTTTACAGCTATTATCGATAATACACCTAATGAAATTACATCTCAAGAAAAAGTAGAAATGTATTTAACTCAAGAATTTAATGAATATATTCTTGAAAATGGTATTGAACCAGATGAAGATGGTAATTTACATATTCCATTGAAAGATGTATCTGAAAAAGGTATCATGTTATTCTTGTTCACTATCGATAATAATGAATTGGTTAAAGTACTTAAAGAACTTGAATCTATCGTTAACCTTAAAGAAACAATCATGTCTCATGATCGTAACTCTATCGTACAACATATCATCGAACGTTGTATCGAAGGTGATGTAGAAATCCAAGCAGTACATATTGAAACTATCATCTCCAACCAAGTTCGTAGTGTATTCTCCAATATTGCTAAACCAAATTGGACAAATCCTAACGAAGATTCTAAATTGATTACATTGGATAGAGCATTGATGGATAATCCTAGTATTGTTATCTCTTTATTATATAAAGATTTGACTAAATGTATTACTAACCCATTATCCTTCAAGAAATCTTCTCCTTCTCAATTAGATGGATTTGCTATGACACATCCTCAATCCTATATGCTTTATGATGATGCAGTAATTAACCATTATAAAGAATATACAATTGATCCTGTTATCCATCTTCCATTACCAGAAGAACCTGTTGAAGGTGTAAGTGAAATGTTATAATGGTATTTCCCAGATAGGTTATTCCTATCTGGGATTATTTTTAGTCTGGAGGTGAAAATACTTGATTTATGACTCTAAAATAGTAGCTAAACATACTTGTACTGTAATTCATGATTACAGAGAACGGGATTGTTTCCCATTAGAGAAAGTATTTAGTAGATGGAATAAAGTCTATTTTAGATATGAACCATTGGGTATTAAGTATGATCCAGATAAACGTACTTTATCAATACCTAGAGGATTTCCATTAAGTAGACTAGAGCATTGGTTTGGTACCAATGTAACTATAGATAAAGAATGTGACCCATTCGATGCTGGTTTAAACATTTTTCTACGTTATTTACCAAGAAATGATGTTCAGAAGAAGACTTTGAGCTTTATTCTTGGTAATGGAGAATATGCTTATACTAGAGGCAAATCCCAACTATCTGTAAACTTAAATACAGGTGTTGGTAAGACGTATGTAGCTGTAGTATCTGCAGCTATTATGAAAGTACGTTCTATTATGATTACGTCTTCCAATGATTGGATTAAACAATGGGAAGATCGTATTACAGAATATACAGATACATCTAAGAGCGAAATATATCAATTAGTCGGAATTGGCTCTATTGCCCGTGTATTAAAGGGACTAGTAGACATATCCTCGATAAAGTATATATTGGCTTCTCACCAAACTATCAAGTCATATGGTGACAAATATGGCTGGGATAAGGTAGGTGAATTATTTAGAAAGCTGCGTGTTGGATTAAAGATATATGATGAAGCACATTTATCATTCGAGAATGTATCCCATATAGACTTTGCTACTAATACGTATAAAACTATCTATCTTACTGCTACACCTGAAAGATCTGATAGGGATGAAGATGAAGTATATCAAGCATATTTCCAAACTGTACCTAAAATAGATTTATTTGATGAGGATAATGATCCTCATACACATTATATCGCTATTCAATACAATTCCCATCCATCCCCAATGGATATTGACCGTTGTATGAATAGACATGGTTTAAATGGACATGCTTATGCTAAATATTGTACTAAATCACCTAATTTTATTAAGATGCTTCGTATAATGGTAGAGAAATGTCTAGAAGTTAACAAAGCTCTAGTATATATCTCAACAAATGAAGCAATCTTATCTATTAAAGACTGGATAGAATACGCTTATCCTGAATTAAAAGGACAAGTTGGTGTTTATACTACTCTTATTCCTAAAGAACAGAAACCATTTGAATTAGAAAAGAGAATTATCTTATCTACTACTAAATCATGTGGTGCTGCTATGGATATAGATGGTCTACAACTAACTATTTTATTAGCAGAGCCTTTTAGTTCTCATGTATTAGCTAGACAATCATTAGGACGTACTCGTGCTAATGATACTACTTATATTGAAGTGGTAGACAGAGGTTTCTCTGCTATGGTAAATCAATATAAGAAGAAATTACCAGTATTCAAGAAGTATGCTCTATCTGATTCTATAATAAAACTAGATGATGAAGACTTTGAATGTATGTATCAACGTGCAGTTGAAAAACATACTAAACGTATTAGTGAATCACTTAAAGGTGAAGATCTATTACACATAATCAATATTTTAGATTGATATTATATCCCATAGCCAATATTGGCTATGGGTATATCTTCTCTTTTTTAATCTAAATTTTAGATGTATATTATTTTTATGAAGCCAAGTATAATTTCATACTGGCAAAATATTAAAAGGAGGAACACATATGTTTTCAAACAAACTCAATAGAGTTAATGTAAGCAAAGATGCTTTACAAGAATGGGGTATGTATAATGCTCCAAAAAGTGAAGAGATGGTTAAATATAACATCTTTCTCTCTAAAGTAGTTGGTATCGGAATTGAACAACTACGTCATTCGTTCGCTGATCTATATGCTGAAGAAATCGTTAAAAGAAAATCTGACGACGCATATGCTTTAGAGTACGTTGGTGCATTGGATATCATTGCAGCTATTGTAGCTCTAGGTAAAAAAGACGGCACAAAACGATCCTGTTTCAATGTTATGATCAAAGATGGCGAAGTAGTTCATACATTAGAACGCTATCCAACCAATGAAAGTGGTAAGATTTGTACTTGGGATGAATTTATTGTAATGGATTATCTCTGTGCAGATGATTATCGTGTTGCATGTGATGTTTTATTGGGTGGTAAAGAATGTAAAGATGTCAAAGAAGACTTCTTAGAGTTCTGTGATATTCTCGGTAATCAGTTATGTATCGAAGAGATGCCTGGTTTAACAGCTGCTAAAACATCCGTAATTCCAATCAGGGAATTCTTAAAACACCCTGAACGCTATATAAAAAACTTAACCTTATTCCATGAATATGCTGAAGGAGATAAAACTTATGGCAAATAATTGTTACAGTGAGTTCGCATTTTATTGTGAACCAAACGAAATTGAAAAATTACAATCTTTTCATGACTTTATCGATAAGAATATTGGCTGTATAAGTAAAGTATTCGAAAAGCTAGATATAACACCAGAAATTTATGAGCAAAAGACAGAAAGTCTTAGAGATGAAATCTTATGGTGTTCTGAAATTACAGAAACGTATAAAGACAAGAAACCAATTGTCTTCTTTACGTTAGCTACTGAGAGTGCTTGGTGTCCTTATCCAGAACATTTTCAATTATTAATAGATACAGAATGGGAAGGTATTAATTTCGAAGTATTTGCTGAAGAACCAGATTGTGGTTTATTCATCAATACAGATACAGATGATACTTTCTTCTCCGCTACTCATTTCAGAGTATATGGTTACTATTGTAACTGGAACGAAGACGGTGGTAATGAATTCGAAGAATACTTCGAAGATAAAGAAGCATTAGCGGAATTCTTAAATAAAGAAATCGAAACAGATAAGATCAATAAAGATATGTCATTATCGGAAATGGAACAGTGTGCTGAATTTGAATTGTGTAAGAAATTCGAAACTTATTCTGTTTCTATCTATGAATTCGAAACTGAATTATAGGCATTCCAATTCTCTTAGTTATCGTTTAGTCTGGTTTTACTGTATTGCAAAGTTCAAACTGAGAGAATTTGAATATATAGGTATACTCCCTCGTTTATTCGAGGGAGTTATGCCATTCTTTATTTTTTATGACATAATAGTAAACTATTCAAAGAAAGGAGATAAGATACTTGGATTATAGCAGTAAAACTAATGATGTAAGTAACATGGAGATCATTGAATTACGTCCAAAGGGACTAGAAGATCTTCGCAAATTCAAAAAAGAGCATACCATGAGTCTTTGTACTCCTTCTATCTCCCATACATATTCTATTTGTGTAGAATATATGAGAAATTGGTTTGTTCGTAGATTTGCTGATGGATATTTCAAATCAGAGTTCATTGCTGGTAAGAATATCTTAGCAGATTATTTAAATAAAGACTTATTAGATTACGTTAAACGTGGTAAACCATCATTAATGATTACCCCTCGTTTGGATTACGAATATAATAGAGAATTCTCTAGTTTATATAACTTTGGTAAGAATATCTATTCCAATAAAGCTCGTTTTAATGATGCTTTCTTTAAAGATGATATCTCTGGTAATCTATTATCTATCCAAATGGAACAACTTAGAGTTGAATTCAACTATAAGGTTAAAGTAAGTTCATTTAACCATGCTATGGACTTATATAAGTTCATGCAACTAGCATTCGCTCCTCCAACTACTAAAACTAAGTATATAGATTTAGACTTTGTAGTACCTAAAGAAGTAATTTATGCTATCGCTAGAGATTCTGGATTTGATATCTGTAATGGAGATATAGTAAAGCTATTTGAGTTCATTTCTTATTTAAACAAGCACTCACACTTGCCGTTTTCGTACAAATTCAGAGGTACAAAAGGTGAATTTGAGTTTTATATAAGAATGACGGATATGTATACTCACCTTAAGTTTGCTAATCTAGAATTAGGTGAAGGTGAGAGAGAAGGTCAAATAGATAATAACTTTATTGTATCTATGGATGTGGAATGTTTATTCCCAGCTCCTCAATTCTATACATATTACTCTAAGGATCCTACAAACTTAGTTAATATCCCATGTAAAAATGTCAATAGAGAAAGATTCGTCTATCATAATATGTGCTTTGATGCGGTACCTACTAGAAATGAAAAAGGTTGGGGTCAATACATGTCAACTGATTATGTAGAAGATTCTAAAGAATTCCCTATCAAAGACCGTGATCAAGTAATCAACTTTATTGATGCTATTAAACGACCAGATGATAATTCATTCTATAATATAGCAGAAGCTGCTAAAGAGCAGTATATTTCTCCTGCTGTATTTATGGACGTTCAATTATATAATGCTGGTCAAAGAAGAGATGTAACTATAGATTGGAATACTTATAGTATTATTCCTAAACAACCTCTACCAGAACGTATTTCTGAAATTGTCTTTTATGTCGATCTAGAATATGTAAATAACTTCGTATTGAATAATTCAAAAGGTTATAGCACTAGAGTACAAGATAAAGACCCATTACTTTAAGCGGAAGAATATGGAGTACCCAATATCGGGTACTCCTATATCTTTTCTTTTTTATTTAGTAATCTTTTCTTTGATAGTATTGAATACTTCAGTTAAGTTATTAAATAGAATACGAGCAGAACCAGTTAATTCAGAATCATCTTTCTTATAAGCCATGATTGGGATAAGAGAAATAATATTGGAATTAACTAAGTAGCAAGTAAGTGCTGCTTGTAATGTCTTCTTCTTAGTGAAGCATTTAGACATAGCATACACAAATACACGAGATTGTGTTTTAGTTAAGTCAGGGAATAATAAACGAATCATTTCATCTAATCTAGAAGTATCTCGTGTTGCTGTCTTCTTAGTATTATTGTAACGTTTCTTATCAGAGATTTGTTTGATAGTTTCTGTAGTACGTTTAATAGTACGTTTATATAGACGATCGGATAATTCTTTTTCAATACGATCATAGAATTCAGGTTTTTCAAGAATTTCTTTGATAGCATTAAGATATAGAGATTGACTATAAGATCTATTATAGTCAGTTACATCTCCATCGAACTCTTCTTTCTCTGGATCAAATTTAAACATTTGATCATTTTGTAAGAAATAGTTACGAGCTAATTCAAATGGCATCATACCATTTAATTCACGAGAAGATTCAATTTGTAAACCAAAGAAGATTTGTTCACCGGAACCAATGATCAAATCTTTGATATTATTTATCACATTGAGTTTTTCTTCAAATGGGATATCTCGATTTTCTAAATCTAGCTCTTCATATTGACGATTAGTAAGAAGTTTAGCTTCTCTAGCTACTTTAATCCAATCAATTTCATTATCACCCATTTTATAATCACGTACTGTATTATAGATGAGGACCGCATCGCGACCAAGAGCAATCTTTTGCTCATCAGTTAATGCTGGGAATTCTGAAGTAGCTGGATCTTTGAAATCAAAATCATTAGCATTTGGGAAAACATTCTTTTCTAAGAATTCTTTAGTAACATCTGCTCCTTTAGTGAAGTATTCACCATAGACGTCCTTCTTACCGATACCTAATTTAGATTCAATATCTTGATAGCGTGCTTTTATTATGTCTTCTGTTCTATTTCTCATAGTATCCTAATTCTCCTAATTTCTCCAATGATTATTCATCTCTGGATCATAACCAACTTCAGTATGCTCTACGTCTTTGATATTACCAAGCATTTTCAAATGAGCAAAGCATGGATTGAATAATAATGGATTAGTTAATACTGGACGGATGAAGCAATCGATAATATTTACACCAGAGTCGATATAATTAGTCAAGTAATTCATGATTATTCTATCTTCTTCTGTGTAATACATGTAGCTCATCGCATTGTACATATCTAAGTCTAAGTCATAGCAGATATGATTCAATACTGTATCTAAGTTAGCAATAATAATAGCCAATTTAGGATCTTCGAACGTATTCTTATTGTAGATAGTGCTAGTATCTTTAGACTTGCGTTTAGTATCCAATTGAAGAGCTGTATATAAATAGTCTTTTTGGATAGTGATAAAACGACGTAAGAATGTAAATACAAATAAATCATATCTAGCAATACAAAGATCATATAAGTATTTGACTAAAGTATAGATATTAGTTTCTGAATCCACATAAGATACAGATAAACCATCTCGACAAAGTCTATGTAAGATTTCTTTGTATACTTGTTCTCTTACTTCTAAGATATTAGCTTTATCACCAGGATAGTTATTTATCATATCTTTGAATGCAATTTCTAATGCTGATATGATATTGTGTTTAGGTTGTAAATCAAAATGGGTGCTGCGGTATTGTAATAAGTCTTCAACTGTGTTATAAATAAATTCGGTATTGAAATTAGCTAAGAGGTTAGCTAACATACCTTCTGCGACGATAAAATCCGCCTTATTTTCACCTTGTAAGTTCATCGAGGGTACCTCCTTTTAGTATTACTAATTAGTATGCAGCAAAATAAATAGTAATTTTATAAATGATGGACTTTATAATAAGTATAGTCCGGTCAACTGTACGCAACTGCTCTTGGAATCGCATCACCCCATGTCTGATATCAGACATGGGATGGTTTTGTTATAAAAACATTAGTTCCCATGAATGATCTTCTAACTTTAAAATAAAGCCGATTCAGAGATTTCCCTCAAAAAGGAGAATAATATGAAAAAGACTCTAATTTTAATGATTCTATGTATCATGGCTAGTATTAGCACTTCTTTTGCTGTAGATACTAATCATGTTATTGGAACTAACGTTTTGACTATTCATAACGAAGCAAATGCTCCAGTACATGCAATCATGACCCCATCTGATTTCCCTTACCATATTACTAAAACTAATAATATTAATGGTATTTGGATTGCTAGATGGTAAATAGGTTATAAACTTTTAACCCATATTTCCCCATACCCAATATTGGGTATGGGACTTTCTTCTGCGAATTGTAAAAGTCTATAAAATTAATCGTATATTATATAAGTGAATAGAGATAAATTGTCTCTTAGATTTTTATTTTAGTTTTGTTAATTTAATTTTATGGAGGGTTTCAAAAATGGAACAACAACATCGTGCACTTGGTATTAATGATTTGAAGTGTTTGCTCGGTATCTCTGAAAGAGCTATCGATGCTGGTATCGATATCTTTCTAGAAAAGAAAGTATCTATCACAGGAAATGAAGTGCTTGTATTATCTGCTCAGGAAAAAGTAAACGAACCTATGAGTTCTTTTATTCTACCAAAAGAAGGCAAACATTTTACAGGCTTTGTTGCTAAGGGTGACAAATTATTCTTCGAATATGCGTCTTTAGATGAAGCTGAAAGAAAAAATAATAAGTTCTATTACCTCGTAAAGAAATATGAGGAATTAACAAATTCTTTAATTGGTTAGTTTAATTTATTTTGTGTATTAATTTAGTTTTGGAGAATATTTAAAATGAAAAAAGAATTAGTATTAGAAGACAAATTGGTTGTATTAAGAGCAGTAGAATCTATTATAGATAAAAAGTTAGAATTAATTTCTTTAAAAGAGATCGTAGATATGACTGGTGTCAGCAGATACCAGTTTATTATCTGTGGTCCTACTAAAGTTGGGGGTTATGAAACAAGTGTATTAATCGCACCAAGACAAGGTGCTCTGTTTAATAAAACAGCTGAAGAAGCTAGAGCTTTATTAGAAAGTAAAGACAAGAATAAACTAAGAACCATTGGATGGATTCTTAGAGACCTCCATGAATTTAGAGAGTTTAAAGAACTCTTTCCACAAATCAGAATCAAATCTGATTTCGGTGATGAAGTAATTAAAGAAAACCCAGTTGTTCCTGCTACTGTTATTAAAGAAGAAGTTGACCCATACGAGGGTTGGGAATTGACATTAAAAGATAATAGATATCATGTAAACCACAAGCGTGCTTGTAAATTTGTTAAGTAAAAAAAAATATGGAGTACCCAATATTGGGTACTCCTAATCTTCTTTTATTTTTTAATTTTCTATTTTGACTTTAGCTAGAGCAAAGTTCTTTTCATGTTCCATTTGTTCTATTAAGTCAGCATCAGCACCTAAGAATACTGTATTAGGTATCGTAGTTCTAGAGCCTGTTCCATATAATGATTCTAATTCATTGATAGGAGTTTGAGAGAACTTAGCATAAGCTTCTAAGAATACTCTATTTTGCATCATCATTTTGAATTGCTCTTCTTCTTTAGCTTGTTGCTTTCTATAGAACTCATCAACTGTCATACCTATACCAGCTTTAAGTTCCTTAAGTTGTCTTTCAACTTCCTTAGCAATCTTATCATCATCATTAACAACCATTTCTTCAACGATGTCAACGTATTTTTGTTCCTCTTCAGGAATACCTACAATTTCATCGACATCTTCTTCAGTTTTGATTGTTGTTTTATTAAGACCCCAGTTTTCTTTTAGGTTCTTACCATTATACCAAACGAATAGAGCCATTAGATAAGCAAATGTCAAATCGTCATGGGAGTTGTCAGAGTGTTCTACTTTACCATTACGTTTAACAGTCATCTTTTCTAATTCATCTAGAATTAGTTTAGATTTGAATTTATCTTTATGAAGTTCTACACGTTCACGAAGAATTTGAATTAATTCATCACGGGTTCCTTTAGAGGAATCCAAACCAAATACTTTTGTTTTTTGTTTACGTCTAATTACACGACCAAAGTCGTCATTAGTTTCTTCTACTACACGATCTTTATATTCGAAGTATAGATTATCTTTAATGGAAGTTTCTCTAAGTCTATGAATAATAGAAGCACCGAAACCACCATTTCGTTCGATGTTTACAATTGCATTAGGCATCATCGTAGTAACGATGTAATAGATACAACGACAAAGATCTGGAGGGCTAATATAGTTACATTTTAACTCAGCAATAACTTCTGTAGTCCTAGAGTCAATTACACAGATAGCAGAATAGTCTCGTTGATAACCACCAGATGGATCGACACCAATAATTGGAGGATCCATTGGTACGTTTCTCATATTGAGTTGAATACCAAGACCTTCTGGGTGAGCTGCAGACATAGTACCATTGATAGAATAAATATTGAAGTTGTATTTATTCAATAAGAGTACAGTCTTCATTGGTTCTCTGGTCAAACCACGAATAGTTTCTAAGTCATTAGCATTGAATGGGGAATTTTCTGGTTTATCAATCCATTCAAGTAAGATTTCCCGACGAATACGAACCATATCATAGTTCATCTTACGACAGATATCTGCAAACCAATGTTCGCCTAGACCTAATTCGTCATAACCAAATCTAATATGAACGAAGATAGAGTTTACATTCGCATCGATAAGTTCCATCAAGTCTTTATAAGAAAGATCATACCACTGTTCGTTAAAACGAGTAGCATTTTGCACCATCTTATATGCATATACACCAGCTTCATCAGATAAGATACCAGCTGTTGTTGTAATGATAAAACCATGAGGTGCATTATTTCGAGCTGCATTTCGGAAGGCTGTGTTCAATGCTGGCATACCATTAGAATAAATGATATCGTTATACTTGATAAACGCCCATTCGTCTGCCCATAGCATTGTGATAGTTTTACCACGAAGCAGGTTAGATGCAAGCATAGCATTACGAGCAGAAGGTAATGTATTAATTACATTATGGGTTATAGGGTTTTGAATCTTTTCTACGGTAGTAGGCATCTTTTTCTTCTTACCATTTACGATAGAGAATTCTTGTGCCATTTGTAGATAAGGTGGAAGCATATCTCTAAGACGTTTAGTATCGTTCAAGTTTTCTTTAGATGCTTTCATATCTTTATGGAGATATGTAATAATAGAGTTAGCACTACCGAAGTTATAGATATATAAATAACGGATAAGTGCGGATGTAGTCTTCCCGACCTGACGAGGAAGTTCTAGGAAAATATTTAAGTTATAAAGAGTACAGAAATGGAATGCCATGTTACCACGGTCTAATCTATATTGTACACCTCTAGGGTTACCATCTTCGTATACCCGAACAACTTCACGAAGAAAATACCAATAATTTCTTACTACTTCTCTAGTTACCTTTTGCTTCATAATCAAGCTAAGGTTAGGATCATGTGGATCTACCCCAGCTAAATCTGGATCAAAAAGAACTAGCATAAATTTATTATTTTTTATACCTCTCGCTTTGAGGTAGTAGTGCATATTTAAGAAAGATTTATTGGTAGTGCTCATTTGGTATACAGGGCGTAATGGTTGTGGTTGTTGTTGAACCATCATCTCCTCTGGTCCCATTTATATCTACCTCCTTTGGATTAGCATAATATGTCATTATAGGTGTGTTTAAAGCATAAATACCCTCAGGAACGTAGAAAAAATAATAAAAAATAAAGGGAGGATTTCTCCTCCCTTTAAATTAAACGTTTGTTATTTTAACACCAGCGACAGCACCAATAGTTTTAGCTAATGTACGTTTGAATGTAATAGCATCAGTAGAAGTGAATCGTATATTCATTACAGCCATCACTAAACCAGATACTGGAACTAAATAATGTGGTTCTAATAAATCTTCATTGTATTCAGCTTCACGATTAAACATCGTTTTTTGGAAATCACCATGAGGGATTAATACTGGGATTAAAGATGGACATCCTAGGATGATTTTTTCGTATTCATCATAGCTCATGTCTAATTCATTGCAGAATTGTTCTAATAAAACAAGACGAGGGCCTGTACCTTTAAATTTATATGTATAGATATAAACATCATCTTTTACAGGTAAACCACCATCTTCTTCTTTAATAACATCTTCCCATTTCATAAAACCTTCTAGGTGTACTGCTGATAATTCGGGCCAATTGTCCATTGGAGCCCAGCCACCATTAAAAACATTTACATCGAAATCTACGATAGGGTTGGAAGAAGCATATTCCTTTACATCTTTACCATCTTCGATAAAAGGTTTAGAATGTTCTTTGTCGACGAATATACCATTCAATGCCTTCCTTACTGCACGTTTAAGAGCTCCTGCAGCATTGTCGACTAATGTGTCAATAATTTTGTCACCGTTTGTCATAATTGTGACTCCTTTCTATAAAGAAAAATATAAAAATTTTTAGAGATAAGATAAGCTTATCTCTACTCAATTCTATAATATACTTTTATTTTCTTTTTTATATTAAAGCCCATTACGAAGCTGATCGGCAAACATTTAGATAATCATTTAGAAAAGGAGGTTAAATATAATGAGCAAGATTCATTATTCCGAAGGTGAATTTCCATTAAATATCTATGCGATGAATAATAGATATAGAGATAATATCTTTGATATGTACGGTGGCACCCAATGGGTTGCTGATGGCTGCAGCTGTGACTGCAGAAACACTGGTGATAAATTAGATGCTCTTATGGTAGTTGATGTCGGTGTTAAAGAAACTAGAATGTTGAAATTAACAATTACTTATTCCGATGGTACTACAAAAGAAGTAGATATTACAACTGGTAATAAATATACTATCCGTTATGTAGAAGCTGGTTCTTTACATCAAGTTTCTGGTATTATTACTGGAATTGGTCAAGTTGGTACTGCAAGTACTTGCAAATGCCCTTGTGATAATACTGACTATATCTTACAAGTAGATTGCTCTACTGAAGGTATGTCTAATGTATTGAATATCCGTACATCTACTATCAGATATATTGGTCTCTATAATGAATTATTCGGTGTAGACGTTAATATGGTTAACGCCAAAACTTATGGTGCAACAGCGAATGGTTTGTTTAAAGATATCCTCATTAAAGATGCTACTATTGATGGTAATGGTAATGTAACTGCTGGTACTGTAGTTTCTGCTACAGCATTAGAAGATACATCTATTGCTCTCGGTGGTGTCGGTATGGGTGTAAATAAAGATCAAAAATCTGTTACTATTTTCAATCCACAATCTATCGGTGGTACATTAGTTGCTGGCAAAGTAATGGCTGGTGAACTAATTAATCCAATTGCCGAAGGTGGTAAATCTGGTAACGGAGAATTAGAAGGTTCTTTAGTTAAAGCTAAAGAAGGTCGTTTATTCGTAGTGGATGCTGATATTGTCGGTTGTAAAACAATCGATGGTGTTGCGTTTAATCCAGTTATTCAAAGCTCCATTGTTACTGGTGGTGAACGTTCTGGTATAGACATGACTACTCTTGGTGCTAGTGTGTTTGGTGTTAAAGCACATGGTGGTACTTCTACTGGTGGTAAAGTCTATGGTGGTACAGCTATCGGTGAAATCAATGGTGTTCAATTCACTATCGAAGATGGTATTACTACTGGTGGTGCAACTGTTAAAGGTATCGTTACTGACGGTATTGTAGATGGTGGTAAACTAATTGGCAAAAGTATTGTCGGTTCTATTATTAGAGGCGGTAAGAATACTGGCGGTGTTAGTACCGGTGGTGTTACTGTTCTTGGTCCTACGGGTATTATTCGTCCTGGGTATTCTATTATACCTGCTAACTTGATTACACCTGGTGGGGATTTCAAGAAATTCCTACATAAAGAACCTAATGAATTGATTTTATGGTGGAAGCACAATGTATTCAAAACTACATTGGGCGGATACGTTGGTCCTCATATTCCACAGTAAATAATCACAAATTATATCCATGACAACATAATAAACTTGAAGAAAGGAGGTTAAATTATGGATCAAAAGATTCCGACGTTTTTAAAACGCGTAGGTGATTCCATAGTCTTTAATCAAGATGGCGAATTCCAATTCTATATTCCTGAAATCTTTTTCGATCGAGGTTTAGCTGCCTATGCCGGAGAATTTATTAATGTCATGGGTATTATGAACTATTGCTTAGTTTCTAAGACTGGGACAAGAGGTTCTCTAAAGCAGTTTAATTATCCTACTAGATTCTTAACGAATCCATATAAAGTAGATAAAATTAAAGGCATTAAACTAACTAAAGAATCAGAGAAACAAGATTATCGGATTCTTCGTTATAAAAAAGGTAACCCGGTTATTGTAAATATCTTTGTACCAGAAGATATCGAAAATACAGAACAATTCTTGAAATTATTCGCAATCACTGGTGCTATTCCTAATACCATTGGTTATGATGAACTTCAAAATTATTTCATAGATAATATTGCCTATAATGGTGCTTCTTATAATGTAGCACTTCAATTATTTGGTGTTATGATTTCTGAACTGTGCCGGGCTAAAGATAATATAGACGTGCCATTCAGGTTATCTGGCGAAACTAATATGAAGAATTATACTCCAATTGGTATTAAGACTATCGCCAAAATAATCAGTCCTTATTCAGCAATTACTTCTGAAAACTTTAACGAGTCAGTTGTATATGCTGCTCTGAATGATAGCGAGGTTGATTCTCCATTAGAGAATATCGTTACTGGTAAGGATTTATAAGCGATATACCGGAAGTGGCCTTTAACATATGATTAAAGTTTGCCTCTCTTTGAGAAGGTTTATATAAACTTTTTTAACTTCTTAAGAATTAAAAGAAAAATAAAGGAGGAACTAAGACTATGCCAGCTCCTGGAACACAGTTCATTTGGGACGACCAAAGTCAAATTAATCCTATTGATAATACTATCAAAGTTACTATTGATAGACCTATCAATTTCAGTGCATTTTCCTCTGACAAAGGGCCAGAAGAATTTACCAAAATCGAGAACGCTCAAGCTTTCGCCGACTATTACGGCGATAACATTGATTTCGCTCGCCATGGTCAATCTTTATTGACTGCTGCTAGCTTTGTAAAAGCTGGCGGTCGTCTTTTCGCTCGTCGTGTCGTAGCAGAAGATGCTAAATTGGCTAACATTGCTGTCATTGCAAATGTAACAAAAACCAATATTCAAAAAACAGATGAAAACGGTAAAGCTCTTTACCGTGATAATGCTACTGGTGAAGAAACAACTTCTTCTGTAGCTTCTACACCTATCATGACTCAAGTTGCTGATCTTGAATTCACACTTCAATCTGTAGATATGGTGTCTAACAACCCTGGTGACTATAAGACAGCTTTAAAAGCTTCTCATACTCACAATGGTTTGGGTAAAGATGGTTCTTACCCACTCTTCTTGTTCACTGATATCGGTCGTGGTGTTTCTAACAAACGTATTCGTATCTATAGAAACAACACAACTAAATACCCAATCGTTTACGCTTCCTATATCTTGAAAGTTATGGAAGAAAACCAAGATGGTACTTTAACTGAACTTGAAACATTCATGTTCTCCTTAAACCCAGACATTCGTGATTCTGGTTTGAACATGTCTCTTACTCGTGTTGTAAATGCTAAAACTTCTCGCCAAATTCGTACTCGTATTTTCGAAGAATACTGGGAAGAATTCTACAAAAACTTAGCATACATCTCTGGTCGTGATGAAAAAGAAATGGCTCTTTGCGACTTGCTTTACAATACAGATTTGTATGGTAAAAAGATGAGCAACATCCGCGTTAAATCTACTTCCGTTAACCTTAACAACTTGAATGGTATTTCTTTGCTTAATGGTTCCAACGGTCGTTTTGGCACAAACCCTATGGCTAACCTTGAATACTACTACAAACAAATTCAAATGGTATTCAATGGCTCTTGTGAACAAGGCGATTCTATCTACGATGTAGATAATAATCGTATCGACGTTATCTTCGACTGCAACTATCCTGCTGCAATTAAACGCTCTATTGAAGAATTAGTAGCATTCCGTGAAGACTGCGAATACTTCGAAGATATGGGTACTAAAGGTTTGATGTCCTTCCAAGATATTAAATACCAAGTATCTAAACTTCCAGAATCCGCTCGTTCTAAATTCGTTATGCTTTACAGCAACTACTGGGATATCCTTGACCCATACTCTGGTAAACAAATTACAGTAACTTCCACTTACAACATGGCAGTTAAATTCGTTAACCATTACTTGAATGGTGTATCTCGTCCATTCTGTGGTCAAGCTTATGGTATCGTATTTGATGATGTAATTGATGGTACTATCAACTTCACACCAAAACATACTCCTAAATCCGGTGATCAAAAACAATTCTTCGATGACAACCGCATCAACTATGCAACTTACTATGATGGTGTCTTGACTATGGACTCCGAATTCACTGCACAACGTGCTTACACTCAATTGAGCTGGGGCAACAACGTACTTATGGTACAAGCATTAATTCGTGAAATCCGTCAACGTTGTCCAATCAACCGTTACAAATTCTTGGATGGTGATGATTTGGTACAATACAAACAAGACGTTGAATCCATCATTGCTCGTCACTCCAGTAAGTTTGAAACAATTCAAGTTATTTACACTAAAGACTTGAACTACGACATGAACAAAATCTTCTATGCTCGTATCCAAGTTACATTCCGTAACTTCATTCAAACTGAAATCTTCAAAATCGAAGCTATTCGTAACAGCGAAAACGCTGTATTATAATAGAAAGGAGGACGACATACTATGGCAAATACTATTAAAAACATCTTCGCTGGTACTAAACCAGTCCGTAATGTTACTAAATACATGCTTACTCGTGGCGTAGTTGACTACTCCGCTTTGGAACAATGGGACTTGTATGAAACTGGTTATGGTTTCTTGATCGTTTTGAAAATTCCTGATTTCCTTAACGTATTGAAAAACGAATCTGATGATTACAAAGTATTGATTGAAAACTATCGTCATCTTCTTGAATATGACTTCAAGAACTTGGATGGTATCGAAGATATGGGTGTAAACACTAACGAACTTTCCGATGGTGTAAACAACCTTAATATCATCACTCAAACTACTATGCAATCCGCTTCTACATTCTCCATGCGATACAATGAACGTTCTGGTTCTATCTTCACTAAAGTTCATGAATTGTTCTTACGTGGCGTAAAAGACCCTCGTTCTACAGTAAAACGTTATAACGGTATCTTGAAAACAGGTGCTGAACGTGATAAATCTGCTCTTGAAGCTGGCTTCGAACATGAAACATTCCAATTCTTGTATTTCACTACTGATAATACAGCACGTTTCATTGAAAAAGCTTATTTGATCGTATCTGCTCAACCTACATCTGCAGAAACTTCTATGTATAACTACACTAAAGGCGATATCGGCTGGCGTGAATTAAACATTAGCTTCAACGGTTATCCTATTACTGGTCCATTGGTTACAGACAAAGCTCAAAAATTCCTTGACTGGATCAATGAAAACACAGAATTCGAAGAAGCTAAATTTGCTTATGATGCTTTGGCTAAAATGCCTAACCCTGGTGAAACTGGTGGTTATACTGTATCCTCCAAGAAATCTAGCTGGTAATAAGTCTATAGCATAGATAAAAAATAAAGCGAAATAATACCCACTACCCAATATTGGGTAGTGGGATATTTTCTGCTTTTTATTCTTCATCACCTTTACGTTTAGCCAAGGACATTTCAGCTTCATCTTTAGATTTGTTAATGATGTCCTTAGGAAGTACGTGTTGTGATAGATTACGCTTAAGGTGTCTAGAGAATTCCATTTGTTTATCAGATTCGTCCTCACTATACTCAAGCTTAGCAATAGCCTCACCCATTGCATTTACAGAGTCTAGGATTTGTGAACTGTTCATAGCGTTCAAATATACTGGAGGTGGTAATAGTAATTCAATATCGTCGAATCTAGAATTATCTATATTGAATTCATAGTTATAGATACGAGTTAAGATTTTATTGAAGAGTTTCTTTACTACTGCTTGACGGTTATTGATAAATTGAAGGAACTTTGTATTTGTCATAGTTAAATGAGTAGCATAATCTGCTTGTTGTCTCATTGTAATTACTTCAATTGGAGTACCAGTGTTATCAATAGCCATTTCTTCTAGCATATTCATAAGCTCAGTCTTAACGTCAACTTGTTGTCCAGGTAACACTTCGAAGTCAACTGGTGCATCACCGCCTTGACCTCTAGGAATAATATAGTCATTGAACTTACCAACCATATTTAATACGTTATTCATGGATTCGATTTGACGAATACCAAAGTTACCACGTTGGATTTGGTTAATCACTGAACCTAATACACCAGCTATATTTGTATCTACTGTTTGTTTTACATAGTATACACGTTTATCATCACCACGAGTTAGGATTTGAAGAACGTTTGTAATATACATACAGGAGAAAAGTTTAGCTGGGAATAAAGATCTTTCTAGAGAAGAGATACCACGTTTAGTTTCATAGTTAAATTTGAAATACATGTGTTGTACATCTTCAGGTGGTAAGAAAGTAATATTGATCTTACTTACTTTACCAGATGCATCGATATTAGCATTGTATTCCAAGATATGATAAATCTCTTTAGCTAAGTCTTGGTTAGCATTTACAAATTTACTTGTAACTTTTTCAGATATAGTAGCTGCAATCTTCTTAAGAATAGTTGCGTCTTTACCTTGAGAACCTTGAAGATCGAAATTAGTTCTATTAGCATTACCAGGTCTAATACCACCGATAGTACTAGAGAATGTAGTTTGTTCCATTACCATCTTTTTATCACATTCAATATAGATATACCCTAAACAAATGTCATCGATGTATAATGGTTTAATCATCGCATGATCAAGTTTCTTAATAATACAGCCAGGGATATTAACGTTGTTATCTCCTTTAGAACCTTGTACAAAAGTACCATCTAAAGAAAGACCACCGCTAGAGATAGAATTTGGGTCACCAGAGAACTTGGAGAAATTATTTGTATCGGCTCCTCCTACGATCGAATTATTTGCTTCGTTAAAAAATAAAGACGATCCGTTCTCGCTAAAGAATTTCATAGCTTTGTATTGATCTTTCAATGCAGAACTAAGAATCCTACTAGTATCTATTGATACATCGATATTACCGACTGATTCCATAATAGATGTGTCTAATTGATTAGATTTATGACGTTTTGGGTCAGATAAATCATCAATAAACTCACCACATGCTTCCTGAATACTGAATTTATCTTCAGGAGAATCAAATATAGTATCTTCATTCATAGCACCAAGCTCTACCCCACCAAGTACTGATTTAGACTTGGCATCAAGTAGAGCTTTGATTGCTTTATTGAATGGGACACAATAAACGAAGACTTCACCACGTTTATCGATTTCATCATACCATTGATCCATCTTTTCATATAAGTTATGAACACGGATCATGTGTTGAATGTTTTCATCACCAGCTTCATCATCTGGATTATTCTTTAATTGAATAATAGCCGGATTAGCTGAGAATGAATCGGCAGCGAATACATGCTCCCGTTGGATAGCTAATGCTTGTTCTAATTTAGGAAGGTATTTGCATACCATATCGATATCTCTATCAATATCACGAATCCAGGTGTTTTCCATATAAACACCCATGACTCTATCCATATTAGTAGCATTGCCTAATGTAGAATTAATACTATCGATTAAGTCTTGATTACGACGTTGATTACTGCTTAGAGTCTTAGTATATAACTGACTAATATTAGCCAGACCAGTATTGGATAGATTTACATTACTAATCTTTTGAAGAGAAGCGTCAAGATTATTTCGGAGCATCCTGATTTCTCTATTAGTAGTATCGGTGTCGTAATAAATATCAGAATAAAGAGAGCGTTTGGTTTTATCTAGAGTATCCATCATACTCTGGATATCTTTATTATTTTCTGCCATTTATTAAAACCTCCTTAAAGTACTTAGATTACCCTAATGTTCTCGGGCTTAATTTATCGCTACATATTATCTAGCTTAACGCTACGGAAATAGATATTTTCAATAACCCCTTTGGCTTTCTTTATTTCAAAGCAAACCAAATACGTTCTTACGTTATTGAAATTCTCTAATAGGGATAAACTTACTGTATCTTTCTTAAGTACGTTTAAGAATGGCTGAGGTACATAAAATGCTCTACCATCAACTACTGTTTTGATAATACCATCAGAAGATTTAGAATTTAGAATATCTTCTAATTCTGGTCGTTGAGATATATCATTACATTCAAATACTTTATAGGAATTATTCCAATCCATATAAGCATTATAATATAAATCATTGAATCTAGGAAAATCAAAAGCTGGTATTAAATCAACTGGAGATTTATTTGAATATAGAACCATTTCTTTAGCAAAGAGATTAGGTCTATACATTTCATTTAAATCCATATACAGTTTAGTTGTTTCTGGATTATCAAGCATTACTTTACTAAACTTTGTAAGATCATTTACTTTAACCACGAAGTTTTGTGTTTCTGGTGGAATAAAGTCTGGACGAACATTTAGCGTCTTGATTACAAATGGTGCTAATTCATTCTCAGAGAATCCAATCAAGGATTGACCTTGATTGGACCACATAAGAATGTGAGCTTTCATAAGTTTATTGTAATCTAGAATACCTTTAATCGTCGCTAAAGTCAACTCTTGATACATTTAAAACTCCTCTATTATAAATTTCTTTTATATCTTCTCTAATACGTTCTGGCAATCCAGGGAATTCAGTATTGTTTCTTTCATAAGGCATATATTGAACTGGATTAATTAGAGTATTATCACCCATATAACGTACAGGAGCTATAGGTAAGTCATAATGATTGCTTACAGCATTGAAGTTTCTATCATATGGTATTTCATTATAATTGAAATATTCTACGATATCTTCGTATAATTCACTGAAGTTAGCTAGATGTAACCATCTGTTAGCAAATACCAAATAATTATCACAAGTCAAATCTTCTATATAAGCACCAGATCTTACAAATTTTGGATTATGAATTGGATCTTCGTTCTTATATACTTTATTTGGAATATCTAATCTACCTATTTGAGTATTAGGAGCTAGATTTGCTTGTTGTGTGATAGATGGGTACATACGAGTGTAGTCATAGTCAATTACGTTATTGATAAGACTGATATTAGAACCTAAAGTTGTTTTAGTTTTAATCTTATCGGAAATCAATGTAGGATTAGCTACGAATGCACCAGAATATTTGGTATTATCTCTTTCTTTGAAACGGTTTACGTTATTACCAAGAACGTAGTTACCATATTCTTTAAACAACATTACTGCACGGTTAGCTAAATATACAGTTTGTCTATGTACTTTACTATATGAAGTAGAGTTTTGTAATACCTTATTGAATACGTAATCAATATCACCAGTCTTATGCTCAATACAATATTGAACAACAACGTCAATCATGTTGTATTTAACAAAGATATCATAATTTAAATAAGGTAATTTAGTTACAGAAGTTGTAATATCAGAATAATCCAACTTACGAACACCTGCTACTACTTCACCAATGTAATCCAATTTACTATTCTTGAATGTAGATTGGCCTTTGCGTCTAGACATGAAATGAATCATTTGGTCTAGGTAGTTAGAAGTGGAACTAATATCAGCAAAGTCACCACGAGCTTCTATTTGTTGCTTATGTAACAAGTCTTCATAATAACTACATTTGCGTTCACCTAATACAATAGGGTCGCACATAATATCAGCGGGACTTACTCCTAGATTGTTAAGACGTTGAATAATAAATGGAATATCGAATGCCATGTTCCATGCAAGAATGAAGTCTGGTTTCTTTGAATTAATATATCCAAATAAATCCTGTAACATGGATACTTCATCATCATAGAAAGCAATCTTAGTGGTAAGATTTTCTAATTCGAATTTCTTAACCATTTCTTCCCCACCCAATACTTGGGTTAGAAGTTCTTTGAATTCTTTATCATAATTAGAAAGATTCTTTTCAAATTTCTCTATTAAAGGATTCTCTGGATTTCGTAATAAGACAGTAGTAATTGTCTTAGTTTCGAATTCAAGATATGATACGGCATTAATAGGGCACTCACCAGGTTCTGGGAAGTCTCCTTTGATATTAATACCATCAACTTCGATATCTAGGAATGACTTAGTAGGAGTGATGATGTCGTTTGTATATTCTTCATTAAACTTCATACGATAGAAGTCAGCAATCTTAATATCAGCTTCGAATACACGATTATCTGCTAATACACTATTACCTTCATAAGCTATACTTCTATCCAAACCAAGTCTATCACAAATATCTCTTTTTAGTTTACTATACTCACATTCACACTCAATCAAATCATCTTTGCTTACGAAAAATTGATGATAATTTGTAACCTTTTCAGGTTTTAGAATGTAGTAAGTAAATTTTGGTTTCATTTTAAGGCAAGATTTCTTCTCACCTGTTACATTATCTCTATATATAATATTAAGGAAATCATCTTTCCATTTACCTGTTTCTTCGTCTTTTGTTTTACCAGAATATCTTACATCTATTACAGTTAGATCAGAACCTTTAGGATAACCGGGGATTAAAGGCATATTACCACAACTCCTTTCAATTTTAGTTATTTAGGTGTCTCGTTAAAATTCACTATTTATACAATAAGGTAAATCAGAAAAATAATTTTAAAAAATGTGAGGTATATAATAATGAGTAATGAATTACTACAACCAGTAACGTTCTATACTGAAGAGGAAGAACGTCAAAAAGATGCCCTTAAGAATTTTAATCCTATGGGCGAATTAATGAAAATGGATTCTAAAGAATTGAGCGTTCCTACTGAATACACTCAAGAAAAGAAACCAGCACGTAAAAAGTCAGTTAAAGCTGTAGACCCTAATGATCTTAATAAAGAACCAGCTAAGACTCCTTTAAACTCAGACAAAACTTATTTCAGTACTTACGACATTCCTCGTAATGTATTGACTCAAACTGCTGTACAAATTGAAGAACTTGCACAAACAGTTCGTAAAGATCTTGAAGATGTACGTCATGCTCGTACTCTTAAAGGGAAATATGATTACATTTCCAACATGACTAGTACTCTTGGTTCTTTGTATAGCAATAAAATCTCCATTGCTCGTGAAATGGCTAATACTATTACCAACGCTCATCGACTTGAATTGTCTAAACACAAAGAACTCGCTATTGACTCCAATGCCGATAGCGATGAAAAACGTGTAATGGATAGTTTCAATGCATTTATGAATGCTCCTATGGGTGCTATCCCTCAAGCTATGCGTAATATCCATCCAGCAACTATCAATACTCCAGAAATGGGCGTTCCAGTTTATAATGACCCTACTACTGGTATGGTAACTGCTGATGGTGATTCTGGTTTCGATGCATATGTACAAAATATGACTCCAGAACAAAATGCTATGCTTAACTCTTCCAATCCATTCGTTGAAACAGTAGTTGTATATGACCAATCCAACCAAAATAAATGGTTTGAAGTAATCGATACACGTACTGGTCAACAAGTACCAAACATGCCTATCCCAGCAGACTTTATCTTGGGTGGCTGTGTAGTTGATATCCGTAATGGTATTGCTCGTAATGCATCTATCAACAAAACATACAAACTTAAATTAGTTGGTAGTCGTGCTGCTGATGAATTCTAAATGACAAAGGATATGGAGTATCTCATATGAGATACTCCACTTTCTTCCGCTTAAAGTTCAAAGATTACATTGCCTTCTTTATAGTTGCTTGTAGGATCTGTATTTCTTAATACAATTACATCCATGAAGCCCATATTAAGTTCAGCATTGTGAGAGATCATAATACATTGATCAATCATAAGTACTTGCATTAAGTTTTGTAATACACCAAAGAATGCTAAACGGTTTTGTGTATCTAAACCACCTTCTAATTCGTCTATCTTGATGATATTATAGATAGAAGAGGATTCATGTAATAATGCAAAGGATAATATCATACTAATCATACAGATTTGAGATGTACTCATAGAAGATATATCATCATTTAGAATACCAGAACCTAATACTGGCATTTTAAATTCCTTTTCATTTACTACGAATGGTTGTAATACAAACTCACCACCAAATAGCATAGATAGTAATGAATTAGAAATACCAATGACTTTATTCATATACATTTCCATGAATAGAGTTTGAATACCTGTTGTAGGAGAACAGTATTTCTTAATTACTTCTACTTTATTAAACTCTGCAGCGTAATTATTATACTCAATAGAGTATTCATCAAATTGAGCTAATGCAAACTTAAGCTTTTGAATCTGACTTTGTATATCTCCCATTTCTATATTGACTAATCTACTTAAACGATTATTAAACTCAGTCAATTTAGTTTCTAGAGAGATAGACTCTTGGTATTTGTCTTGATTCTTTGATACAAGTTCACTTAATTCAGCTTCTTTATTCTTAAGAGATTTATACTCACCATATAGTGCTAAATTTTCTTGATATCTAGCCACATCAGCTATTGTAGTTGTAATTATAGCAGAAATGATATTGAGTTTGTCTTTATTCTCTTGAATTTCTGAACTAATTTGATTATATTCTTTTTCAAGAGACTCGATATCATTACGAAGTTGCACTATTAGAGTAGAACTATTAGAAATACTCATTAATTGCTTTTCTAATTCATCGATATCCTTTTGATAAGACTTAGAATCAATAAACAAGTTTTGATATTCTTGATATGGTCGTAAGTCTATCTCTAACCCAACTGATTTAGAGTAGAATAGATTATTGAGTAAATCATAATCGTTTTCATACTTCAATTTGATTGGGAATTTGGTAATGATATTTAGAGAGCTCTTAATAAGACTTAAGAAACTAACAGCTATGGAAGAATCCTTTACTGCTTCAGCTTGAATATCCATTTGTCGTTTATATTCAACTGCTTCTTGTCTAGTCTTTTGCAAAGTCTCTTCTAATCGCAATACTTCTTCAGCGTCTAGTAATTTAGACTTAGCTTCTACAATATCTTTGATAAAGAAACAAGAATTGAGGTTATTACAATCCTTAGGAATCTTATCAAAACTTTCAGCTATCTTTTCCAATCTATAATGCTCAGATAATTTATTTTCTATCTCCTGAATTCTATTTTTAAGGAATTCTAGAGATTCTAAGTTATATTCAGTGGAACTGGCTTGATTAGTTACAATTAAAGCCATTCTATCAAATACTACGTTATCATCGTAACGGTTTAGGAGAGTTTGGGAAAGGTTTTGAAGTTCATCTATAGTTTCTATAGCATAATTATACTCATCTACAGAGACATCTTCGTATTTAGTAAACCCAAGACTCTTAAATCTAGTATCAACCAATTCTTTATTTGTTTTAAGAGATTCTAATTGGTTCTTGATAGTTTCGATAGTATCATCATCGGATAAAGAGTCTATTTGGACTCTTTTATTCATGATGCTTTCATTAATCTTAGATCTTCTATTATTCAAAGATTCAATATCTTTAGTTACAGATTCTTTTTCTTTTTCTTTTAACTCTATAGAAGATTTCAACTTAACTAATTCAGCATCAGAATATTCGGTATCTTGCCCTATCTTACTTTCATAATTACGTAAAGTAGTTCTTAGATTACCTAACTCTTCTCTAGCCAATAAAGCATCACTAATATCAGACTTAATAGTTTCTAATCTATCTTTAGTTTCTTTGATTTGGATATTCAATTCAATCTTATCTTTATCCATATTTTGATATTGGTTCTCTAGATGACCAATATTAGTTTGGATAACTCTTGTATCACCAATAGCATCTAATTTAGTGGTAAGACTATTTAGCATAGACTTAAGAGAAGAAGACTTCTTACTAATCTTCTTATAGATTTCATTAAAAGCATCTAACTCAGATATCTTTGAATTAATATATTTCTTCCGTTCAGCTGGAGTCTTATCGGCTAAGCCTCTATCATCAGAAGATAATTGTGCTAATGTCATAATACCAGAATCAATATCCATTAATTGACAGATAATTTCTTTAGCATCTTTGACATTACCATTTGGATTCATTTCTGTAATCCCAGCACCTGGAATTTCTTTCTTGATATGACAAGTAGAAGTTCTAAGACCAGATGAGGATATCTTATAAAGATATTCTATATGAACTATAGAACCATCGTTCATAAGATAAGATATAATTTTAGCACCATTCTTATTAGGAATAAGTGCACTGGTTGGGTCGCTAAATGGATTAAGTGCTTTGAATAAAGTACTTTTACCAGACCCATTATCACCTTTTATTACTAAGATATTATTCTTACATTTACTGAAGTCGATGGTGATTTGTTCTCGACCACAGCCATTATATATACCAATAAAATTTACAAGTTTAAGTCCCCATAATCGCATAATATATACTCCTTTCTGATTATTTAACAGTTAACCAAAAGATTGAAAATAAGAGGAGTACCCAATATTGGGTACTCCAAGTTTTGGTTTGTTATTTAATATAAATTTGTGGGAAATTGATTAGGTTATATTTCTTATTCATTTGCTTAATGAAATATTTATTACTTTCAACTCTCATTACATCGTCTTTAGTAACTTTACCAGAACTAATCATTCTATCTAAGTATTGTATCAACGCAATATCCATAAATAAAGAAGCATCATCCGAATTGTATTTTCTGTAGAAAATATTACGGAAGATTTCAGTTAAATTGGATAGGTCGACATAACGACTGAAGTGTTCATAGTTCATCAATGTTAAGATACCATTGTCGAAGTATGGGTAATGAGTTATATCAATTCCTTTATAAGTTGCATGTTTAAGAAATACCACATCATTTATATAATATACAGCTATATCAGAAATTGGAATATTTGGCTTAATAATAGGATTATTTTCCAAAGCGTTAGAGATAATTTTAGAAGGTTTGAATTCTAGATTATCCATAGATTGTAAATATACTGAGTCTGTTAGAGCTTTAAGTACAATATCCAACTTAGTATATTTCAATTCACTTTCAAATCGATTTAAGACAGTTTTATTTAGCTCCATCATTTGTCTCACTCTTTTCCATATTGTACATTTCGTTGTACAAAGCTTTTAACTTATTAAAGTTTGTTTCTAGTTGTCTAAGCTCGTCACCTGTACCGAATTTACTATAGTAATCTTTAGATAGGTTATATTTAGCTTTCATAGCATCGAATGGCGTAATACGAATAACTTCGCTTACAATATTACTACGTTCAGCATCAAATCCATCAGCTAATTTAAACATACCGAAGAAATCACCAACTAGAAGATTTAAATAAATCAAGAAGCATCTACTAGAATAGTCACTTGGTTCTCTCATTACAGTTCTGCCATATGCCACTAATCTAACATATTCCATGATATCTATAGTATAGAAGTCACTTGTTTTATTATCAAATACTTCTCTTGTGATAGATGTAAGACGAATATTATCGTAATCTACTCTATCATATACACAACAAAGAATGTTTTTCATATACTCAGAGATAATAGCCTCTTGTAGAGTAGCTACATCAATAATGGCTGGATTGAAACCTTGCTCCTGAATAGTTTCGATAAAAGCTTTAGACATCTTTGATGCCACCGTTTGTATGAAAAGATCAGCTGGACCTGCTTGATAGTTTTGCATTGTTTCCATTTTCTACGTTCCCTTCCTAATATTTGAATTCAGGATCTGTAAAAGTACCTGGTTTTTCTAAGTCTAATGTAAGTGAGTATAAAGCGATAGCACCTTCATTAGTAGTTTTCATGATATTCTTTTGACCAAAGGAAATATATCTATTCTTAGATTGTAAGAAGTCTCTAACTTCTTTATTCGCTTCCATAGAATAAATACCTTTAACCGTTACTTGGTCACCATCATAGTCACCGCCGATAGAACCTAGATATACGTTAGAGATTTGAAGAGTATCGATAAATAAGTTAGATGTATTTACACCGATATCTTCTTTTCTAATTCTAGGATAAGTCTTATAGAACTTACCATTTATAACCATAGGTTCTGTCTTAACTGTAGAGTTTACATTGATAAGAGAAGGGAATTGGTTATAACAACTATCGATAGGATAACGTGTAATCAATACTGCTTTATCTCTAGTTACATCTACAGCAGCTATATAGAATAAGTCACACCAAGTCATACTACGAGAAGAAGCTGGTAATAAACCTTCGGAGATATTTTGACCTCTTTCTAATTTAGCTACTAAATCAGACTTAGGCACAGTAAACCCAACGAATCTCATTTCAACTTCATCGATTTTGTATTTATTCGGCATTACTGGAACTTTAATTGGTCTGAATCTATCACTAAAGCCATGGATAAATCTATCTATCTCAGAATGAATAACATCATCAGAGAAAGCAATACGATAATCCTTAGGAGTTAGATAGATAGGTTCTTTTGCTATATTACCATCTTTATCTTTTTGATAATATGGAATAACGGACATATTTTGCAATTGAACTGCGAAGAAGTTCTTGATATATGTAACCACAAATGGATAGAAGTTTGTGATAGTAGATGCAAGTGGTAATGCACAATGGTCTAAGTCTACATTAAATTCTTCAATAGTTTCTGTACGAAGGTTTGGTGAAGAAATAACTAGACGAGCAGAATAGTCAGATGTTTTAGAACTAGCTGCATTACGAATCAAACCAAATTTACCAGAGATGGTATCTTTAGAGAAATATTCATAAAGGTTAGCTAAATTATCTTGGATTCTACCTTTGATAGAATCACCAATACTTAAACCATAATCTTCATATTCAATCAAAGATCTAGTAGCGATGAGGATATTATTATATAATTTATTGATATCACCTACACCGACATATTTATCAGTAGTACTGATATCACGATAGAATGCAGGAATAACGATAAAGTTTTTAATAAACAAACGGTCTTTATATTTCAATAAGAAGTCAATATTCTTATTACGGATACGAGAGTTATTCTTTTGGAATTCAAACTTATCAAAGTTTTCTCGTAAGAAATCAAGACCAGTACCACCGTCTGGATCTGGTACTAATCTACCATCTTGAATTTTGAATGTTTCTGTACCATATACACAACTAGTTATTTTACTATCAATACGTTGCCAAATTTTATAAGCTAATGGAGTTAAGAAATATCCATGTAAGTTGATATATGCAAAAGTAGTTGCTCTACTGTCTTTGGTAATACCAAATATTTCATTAGATAATAACCCATCTGGAGTTGGTGTATTATTCTGATTAAAGAAGATAGGGTTGGTAATCTCTTTAAGATTGTTATCCTTGACAAAAGCATCGATGTCAAGAAGTTCTACCTTAAGATGATCTTTCTTTGCCATATTTTCTCTCCTTTCTATAAATTAATAATTTGTTAAAGAGAATGCGGTATCCAATATTGGATACCGCTTTATGGTCACATTCTAATTACTTTAATAACCGCAGTACCATCTTTATTAAGACTAGTCTTAATGGTAAAGTCGCTACCATATAAATGGACTACTTGGTTATTGTAAACAGTAGCCATATATTCATAGGGAATCTCTTGTGCTCTGCAAGTAAATATACATGTAGAGTCTTTAACTGCTTTTTTGGAATCGACAGTAATACTTACCGTGTCTTCAGTAATATACTTCCTGAAAACGGTATAAACGACCATACAATGATCAAATATATTAGTAAATATAACGTTTTCTGGTTTGTTCTTGTAGATATTCTCTAGGAACTCAGAAACTATCACTGTCTACCTCCTATTTGGTCCGCGTTGAACCATTTGTTCTTGTCTTTCTAAGTAGAGATCACGAGTAGATTTTCTAACGTTACTGTGAGCCCGATTTAGTCTATCTTGCTTACTTTGTTGAATAGCTTTAAGAAGCTTTTCTCTCTTCTCTTGTGCTAGACGTTTCATTTGGAGATAATACAACGAATGAATATAAGCCATAGATTTCTCAGGTGCATCAATTAAGTTGAAGCCGCTACGATAGTACATTTGTAAAGAAACTAATCGTTGTGTTAGATGCTCCGGAGTCCCAATTGATGCCGTGTAAAAAGCATGTTAAGAGGATGCATAATTTGTTTTTCAAATTTATGAGTACATTCTTGACCAGCGTAGTCGCCTTTCTTGAATGTGCCCAAGCATTCTTGTTCTGGAATGAAGTAAGTAATTACATCATCAGTACCATTGACTTTAGTTTCAAGGTCAAAGATATGATGATTTAAGATAGAGAATTGGTCGGAATTCAAAGAGTTAATGAATTTACCAACTACTTGTACTTTACGTTTGATAGTTTTAGCAACGGAAGAAGAATCTGGTTTGAAGTCAACTGGTTTCAAGATTCCACGTTCACGATCAATGTAGTACAAGTTCTTAATGAATTGAGAAATACGGATGATAGCGATATACTTAGTACGGAATTCATCTGTAATATAAGTATCTTCGATATCGGAGAAGATAGTTAATGGACGAAGTTTAACTGCATAGTTATCAGAGATAACGATGAGTTTATCAGAGAACGTATCCATACCACCATCAACTTCACCGTGTTTAATAATCTCATCAAGACGTTTCTTATCTTCATCAGAAGCTTTTTCATTCACTTCCCACATTTTATCCATAGGGATATCATCTGTCATGAAGAATGTTTCACATTCAGGGCAGTCGAAGGAAATGTAGTTAGAACCACTGAATGTTGCTTTATAAAGAGCAAAGTACATGTGGATCAAGTCAGCAGAAGCAATAGAACGTAACCAGTTTACATAACCACTTGGTTTATTTTCAGATACATCGTGTTTGTATAACAAAGCATAAGTATCTTTAATAGCTTGGTTACTGGAAGAGATATTGGAGATATTATTTACGAATTGAGCCAATTCAGAACCAGTCAAACCACTCATAGTGATATTACGACCAGTAGCAAACAATGGAGCTGTAGCTGTAGGAAGAGTATTTTCTTTTGCTGCAGTGCTATATTCCAAAGATGTATTAATATTGATAGGTTGGCTACTAATTTCGAAACTGTTAATATCAAATTCATCTTTAGTTGGTTTGATTTTTGTAGAAATAATTTTATTAATTTCTTCAAAACGTTTACGAGCTTCTTCTTCAGCCTTTTCTGCTTCTTTGATTTCAGCTTCGTTTTTCTTTTCGTCGTCATCAAGGTCATCAATAACATCATCGTCGTCAAGATCAGCGAAGTCGTCGTCATCAATAGTTACAGAAGATGCTTTGGAGATGTCCACTTTCTTAGTAGTTTTAGGAACTTCAGTATTATCACGAACGGATGCACCAAGACCATCATCTTCTAAGTCAGTATCGGTAGCTTCGCCACCTTCTTTATCTGCTTCTTCTAAAGCTTTTTCATCGGCGATTTCAATACATTTGTCTTTCAACGGTTTCATGATTGCTGTCAATTCATTTTTAACACGTTCAATGTTTTCGTCGATAAGTTCTTCTTCTTTTCTAGCGAATTCTTCATTACCAGATACTACTTCTTTGAATTTAGCAATATCTTGGATATCTACTGCATCACCAGCTTTAACATCATTGCCAGATGTCATATTTGGAGTTACAACAGTAGATTCTTGTTTTTCTTCAACAACTTCTTTTTCTGGAGTTACTTCAGCAGTAACAATAGTAACCTCTGGTGTCTCAGTTGTTGCTCCTTCATCAGCACCTAACAATTCGTCTAGGCTGATTTTTTCAGTTTGATTTTCATTTGCCATTGTAATAGATTCCTCCTGAAAATTTAGATAACACTAATGGTATTTGTCTGGCTATTAAACACCAAACTATATGCCACACTATCCAAAGATATAGTAATAAATAATGTCTTATTTAACTCATCTTTAGTTAGGTTTACATCAACACTCTCAAATTCTGGTAAATACGTTCGAATTTGATTAGTAATGTCATCCTCCAGTTCATATAAATGATCGAAGAAAGTATATCTATAACGTTCAACCAATCCTACACCCATTTTAGGTCTAGTTGGATACGTGCCAGGTCTTAATAGAATTAATTCTATTAGCTTAATAGCCGTAGCATCCTCATTCGTATAAACGAGTGGTTGGTTAAACTGATTAATCGAAATACTATGCTCGATAACTTTAGGATCCTTAGCTAGTGTTTTCGTACCAAAAACTTTGTTAATCAATAGGGATTACCTCCTTCCATTGAAACAAAATTTATTATTTTGTTTAATTTATAATTTCCTACTATATTCGTAAAACCCACAAATAATGACGCTCTGAACATGTTAGTAAGACTTAATAAGCTAATTAGTGAGGTGAAATATTAATGGCAAAAAGAAAAGAAAGATGTCCTTATTGCACTTTCCGTGATGTAAAAGATAAAGTCATCTCCCATATAGATAAGAAACACTCTGAGCTGATTCCAGAAGGTTATTCAGCAGCAAGAGTTTTATTTAATTTTATTAATAAAAAAGACCATGGTACTTGTATCGTATGTGGTAGAGAAACTCCATGGGATGATAAGATTAATAAATACAAACGTCTTTGTGGTAGACAAGTTTGTAAAGATAAACTAAGAGAAAAGTATAAGAAGAATATGGTAAAAGTATTCGGTACTTATAATATTCTCAATGACGAAGAACAACAAAAGAAAATGTTGGCTAATAGAAGCATCTCTGGTGAATATAGATTCAAAGATGGTACTAAGTTTAACTATGTTGGTTCTTATGAAAAGAAATTCTTAGAATTCTTAGACCAAGTATTAGACTTCGATGGTTATGATATCATGGCACCTGGTCCTACTTTTGAATATGAATTCGAAGGTGAAACTCATAAGTGGATTACAGACTTTATGATTATTCCATATAATCTAGTAATCGATGTTAAAGATGGTGGAGATAATCCTAATAATAGATCTATGATTAAATACCGTAATAAACAAAAAGCAAAAGAAACTATGATTACTACTTCTCAAGGTAAATATAGTTACTTACGTCTAACTGATAATCAATTTGGTCAATTATTAGAAATCTTCTTAGCTCTTAAAGAACGTATGGATGATCCAGATAATGCTGGTAAACCTTTATTCCGTATTAACGAATCAGTAGAAGTTATTACAGAAGAATTTGACTTTGATTCTATTAAAGACAAGATCGATAAGGGTATTGATGAGGTTATGCCTCTTATCTATAAAGATAAACAACAACCACAAGAGCAACCACAACAACCAGAAGAACAACCTCAGCAACAAGAACCTTCTTCTGAAGGATTTAAATTTGATTAATTAGAAAGGAGAATTTAGTGATGGATATTTTCCAAGAAGGTATTATTGATAATATTAAAGATGCCTTTATGAGAACACTTAACTTCGCTATTATTTCTGAACCTGAATACAGACAAACTACAAGAGAACCTTATCCTATTGCTAATAGTATTACAGATGCATTAAAAGCCACAAAGGAATTCGGTTATCCAACTGGTGTATTATATGGATATGATGAGGAAAAGAATAAGACTACGTTCAAGATGTCTAAAGAACGTTGGAATTATCTTAAAGATGTAAAAGTTATCATTCTTGTAGCTAATCCTAATAATAAGAATAATATTCAATCATCTAGTATGTCTCAACCACCTGCATTGGGTATGAATCCTATTCAAACTCCAGCACAACCAGCTGCTACTAGTACTCCTGCTCCTGTAGCGGATAAACGATATGTATCTACATTCAAAGAATTGATAGATGAATGTGATATCAAGATCGAATATATCGAAACTGATGAACCTACTAAAGAAAGAATGGAAGCTATTAAACCTTTCTGTGATGCTTATAAGAAATTATTGTCGGATAAGTATATCAAGAATTATATTTCCATGAAAATCGGTTCTAATGTAGATGAATTTATCTTTGGTTATGCTGATACTTTGAAAATCGGTAAGTTTGATTTATCTTCTGTATTCAATAACGAAGATGAATATAAAAAACAATACCAATTGATTCAAGATACTCTTATTGCTATCAATGGAGCTAATAATTCTAACTTCTGTCTTAAAATAGAAGAAGTTGAAGATTGGAATGGTTCTATTGTATTAACTAAGTCTCATGCTGTCGCTGCAGTTGTTTCCGATCCGGAAACAGGTGAAGAAGAAGTTGAAGTTGTAGAAGAACCTAAGACTGTTGAAGATACAGATGGTCCTTCTAATACAACAACACCTGGTGAAGTTCCTCAAAATACTACAGAGAAAGTATTAGATAATGCTAATAATGAAAACGCTGCTGTAGCATCTGCTATGGTTGGTATGAATACACCATTTATTACAGTTCATACTAACTATCTTGCTCCTCCAACATTCGCAGTATCTAATGATATTTCTACTAAACGTTCTATTACAGTAGATGCTAAAGATAATAAACTTAAATTAGTAGATAATAGTCCAGAAGTTAAGACTAGAGTATTTAAATACGTTGGTAAGAATAAAGGTACTCTTAAAAAGATTACCGATAACCTTGGTCAAACTGTAGGTAAAGACTATATCTACGAAACTGTAACTGGTCGTAAATACTTAGTAGAAGACCAAATCTTCTATGATGAAGACTTCCAAGAAATTGATTTAGAAGCTATCAAAGAAGAGACTGAAAATGATAAGCATACCATCATGAATAAAGTATATATGGCTTTACATGATGGATTACCTAAAGGTGAAAAAGTCACTACTAATGAAGCTAAACGAATGGCTACAGATCTCGATGATATCTATATCTTCGAAACAGCTAATGGTTATTATGCTATGAATAGTAAAACTATGCGTTCTACTAAACTATATAAGACTATCACTGGTATTAAGATTACGGAGGATTTAATTAATGGCAAATTCTAAAACACCTACTAAAGCTTCCAAACAAACCAAAGAAGATATCGATTACCAAATCGTATCTTCTTGGAGAAGTGAGAATAATGATTTACCATTGTTATACCCTCACTATGATACTCTAGAAGAACTAGAAACTGATATGAACGAATATAGAGCATTGCCTGTAGATATGCAAATAGTGGTCGATGACCGCTCTAAAATCATCTTTGGTCATGGTAACGTTCAACGTTATAAAGCTCTTAAACATGATTTACTAGTTGAAGATTCTCAAAAGCTTATTATCTACCAAAAAGAGCCTAAGACTAAACTCAAAGATATTGATCCTATCAATGCTATGATGATGCTTAGAGAATATGCTACTACTGACCACCATCATGACGATATTGTTGATGCTTTATGTTATTCTACAGCTGTATTAGAAGCTATGGATTATAAAGCAGACGAAGATAAAGTAAATTATGATAAAGACGCTATCAGAGAAGAAGTAGCTGATAATTATTATACTTTCAATATACCATTCAGCCCTATTAAAAACCTACCAGATATGTTACCTTCTGAAATTGATACTATCTGTAGTGAAATGGAAATCCCAAATGGTTGGGGTAAATGGAAAGCAGAATATAATCGTTATATCTCTGGTTTAAATAACGAATTCCCTATTGTCCATGAAAACTTAAGACTACTTTTAAAAGATAGATCTGAAGATAAACTATGGGAAGGCTGTGGATATATTCCACGTCTAAGAGATGGTAGAGTTAAAGATCTTATCAATAATACATTCAAACGTATTAGTATTATTGACATCATGAATATTGAACCAGATATTCTTGATAGTATCCAAGATAGAATTAATACTATCCCAGAAGACTTTGCTAACTATATCAAAGAGAATAGCTTCGAGATCCAATTCGTCGAAGGTGATAATGTTATGATCGACTACAAAGGTAAATACTATTACCTAGTAGATGATAATGGCGAATTATTCGTAGAAGAAATGGTAGAAGCTGACGGCAGACCACCTAAGTTTGGTTATATCGTTATTTCTCCTTCTCTTAAATTACCAGAAATAATTCCTTCTGGTGATAATAAATTGGCTAAAGTAACATGGTCTCCAACCAATGTAAAATTATTAGTCAAAGAATTTGTTACTGACCCTGTTGTATTATATCAATACAGTAGATTCAGACCAGATCTTAAATACTACAACGCTATATACTATACTGAGTATGCTTCTGGTTTGTTGAAGAAAGCTACTAAACAATTGATCGGTAATAATAATTAATTCATTTATATAATATCTATATGAAGTCCGGTAGAGAATAATCTCTACCGGATACATTTTCGCTTAAAAGAAAGGAGGAAAGATTATGTATAAAGGTAGACTTATACTTATAGGTATATTTTTAATCTCATTAATTTTAGGATGTGCTCTATCTATCATGGTAGATAGCGGATACCGAGAAAAAGCAGTAACAATAAACAACCATGAATTGAATGGATTGGATACAAAAATAGGCGGTACTGTAGTTATTAAATACAATACTAGACACCTAAACGAGTGTATTGCTGATATGGAATCCCGTGGCTATGTTGTTAAACAAGTAGAAGAAAAACGGACTATAGGGCTTAATAATACAACTATAGTAGTTTATGAAAGGAGGAAATAATAATTGCAATCAACTTTATTAGGATTAAAGTATTATGATAGTGAAAATATCTATCGTGTTCGCAATGAACTATTTGACTTCATCGGTATGGATGAAGACTTTACTAAAGAACAGAAAGTTCTTAAACGTAAAGAATTGAAAAACAATTATAAACTTCTAATTCCATTTGGTTATATGGAAATCTATTGGACTGGTAAGAATAAAGATGATTATGATCTAGTATTCAAATACCATGACGTTAGAAAAGACCAATGGTATATTACATCTGTAGATATAACCAATACTATTCTAATTTCTAGAAGTACAAACAAAATGGTTTATGATGATATCGATGAAATGTTACCTACCGATACCAATAGACTATATACCAAGTTTGCATTCTATATTGACGATAATATAGAAACTGTATTGGAATTGATTCCTAATCAAATAAGAAAAGATTTAAATCTATTATCTAAAGCATGTTTTAGAGATACGTTTGAAGAGTACTTAGCATCGTTCTTACAATCTATAGATCAAATCAATGGTATTATGCCGTATGAACTTGAGATAGAACGATATTATAGTAGAGATGTAGTACTATTAACTCAAGATTGTTTAGAAGATCTTCAAATGATCATTTCATACCAACTACTAAAAACTTATTGTGCTGAGTATTGGTATGATGTAAACTTTAAAGAGATTAGAAATAATTACGAATTAATCAGAGATGTTAAGACAAAGAAGTTATTCGTATTTAAATATCTTAAAGGTGATTTCATATTCGAAGCATCTCAAATTGATCAAGCATTTACTGAGGAAGAATTAGAAACAATCTTCGCTCACTAAAAAATATTATAATCATATAATATATTATTGAATAGAGAAGTGATTCATCATCATTATTGATCGTTCACTTAAACCCATAGATTCGTTTCTCTATTCGTAATTTATTTATTGCTGAACTATATTGTAATGAGTCTAATATAGATTCAGCAAATTTAGAACCTGCCAGTAGGACCAGGCAGTGATACATGGTCCATTTTTAACGCCAGGAGGTATTCAACATGGCAACTTTAGAAAACGTCGAATTAACTAACTTCGACAAAAAACAAACTACCGACAAAAAAGCAACAGCAGAAACAAAAAAGGTAGACCCTCTTGAGTTCGACACAATCGAATTCAAAGCTGCTAGTGGTAGCATCTATACTACTACTCGCAATCTTGGTGCATCTATTGCACAAACATTACGTCGCGTGAGTGATGATGTGGTGGCTTGTACTGTTTATCCTGATCCAAAGACTGGCTTAAAAGCTACTTTGATCTTGACTAACAAACCAAGCGTTGAAGGTAAAACTAAGTTAGTAGTTACTCCTAAACAAAAAGAAATTGGTAAAGGCGTGTTCGCTCGTATGACTGAACGTTCCACTTCTGATTTCCGTCAATTGTTGGAACTTACTGATGAAGGTCAAGCTAAATTGGCTGATATCATTCCTGCAGTATACTTCCGCAATAACAATCCTATTTACAACTTCAAACAAGATGGTACTGTAAATTGGACTAACGCTTCCAAAGATTTTGTTGAAGGTGGCTACTCCTTAATCGGTGGTGAACCTCATGCTTACAAAGCAATCATCGTTGATTTACCTAAATTCCTTCAAAAGATGTATGGTCGTACTAACGAAAAAGGTGAAACATTCCTTTACACTGTAAACGTTGTTCGCCCTGAAAGTAACAACAATTACCCATTAGTAGGTCAAACAAACATCTCGTATATTATCCAAATTACGCAGATCAACGAAGCTATCGTTGAAGCTAACTTCAACGTAACAAACGGTCAAGACGTAGATGCGTTTAGCCCAAGCTTCACAAAACAATTCTAATTATTTAGAAGTATAAGGTTGGGGAGATAGTCATATGACTATCTCCCACTCTTATATTATTTTTCATTTTATTTTATGGGGTGAAAACATGGCAAAAGAAATGGATTTTTCTTATACCGTAGGCGATATTGATGAGCCTATTGATTCTCGTGGTAATTCTGTAATCATGCTTCGTAAATTAGCATGGGGTTCTAATGCAGAAAAACTAGAAATCCGTCGATGGATTATTGACATCGATTCTGAACGTGCTAATAAAGGTGTTACTTTCTTAACTGAAGAAGGTCCTCATAATTTAGTACGAGTTATGGCTGAAAAAGGTTTTGGTCATACTCATGAAATTATTAATGCGATCAAAGATCGTGAAGATTTTGATGATGCTTTAGCTTCTATTGGTAAGAAAGCTCCAAAGGGTAAACCATCTGAAGAATTCTATGATCCAAAAGAGGCTTGTGGTCTTTAATAGAAAGGAGCTGATTAAATGGCTCTAGAAGACAAATCTCAAACCGAAGTCACTGGTGATACCAAGGGTCCTTTTATACAATTCATTGATTGTCCTCATAAAGGGGATTATAAATGTAAGTATATAGATAATAACGGTAAGTGTTCATTTGAAACTTGTGTGATTGATAATGTCATTCCGCCTAGAGTAGTTTTATGGTACTTCCGTTGTATTATTTGTGATCGTGAAGATGCTATAAGACCAGCTGAACACAGAGCTCCGTTCTGTCGTAGCTGTATCAATCGCATGCTACGAGCAGAAAAGTTACCTCATAGTTGTAGGTACTGTGGGAAGACTGTAAATAGCCCAGCACAATGGTTCTTATCTGGTATTTGTGACGAATGTGACAATATACTCAAAAAAGTAGTAAACCATTGGCGAAGGAAAGGTCCATGGTAATAGGTTATGGTAAAATTAGTAGAGCAGATTCCTATCGAATCGTACTTTCATGGTAAGTTCATTACCTATAAAGCATTAGATAGAATAGTTCAAACAGAATTTGCTAATTCTAATGCAGATAAAGTCAATATCTTTATTGACTTATACCAATTCTTAACTCCACCAACTGGTCCTGTCAGAATTAATGACTTCTTCGTTGCGTGTTCTATGGTTATCAACTATGCTGGTCATTTAAGAAACTTCTTTAGAAAATACTATAAGACAGAATCTAAGATTATCTTAGTTGCTTCGAATGGTATGTATAAGAAGTCAGCTAAGTTACTAGCTGGTTATAATAAATATTATAATAAACGCTTTGCTGATGCGGGAGATAGCTACAATAAGATGATAGAGTCTAATTTGAGTCTATTACATCTTCTTTGCCCATATCTTCCTGATATTTACTTTAAAGCTGGTTCTGTAGACGCTACTATTATGATCAAACACATGCTAGATCATAACTATTTTGGCGGAGATAGGACAGCTAACTTAGTAATATCGACGTCACATTACATGTATCAACTACCTAGTACTAATCCTGAAGTTGTAGTGGCTAGACAATCAAGAAAGTTTGCTGAAGATAATTCATATTCATATAACTCTATAACTTGTCTTAATGCATTCTTATATGAAAGTAGAAAGTTTGTCCCAGAATTCCCTGTAAATCCTAAATTCATATCTATGCTTATGATATTAAATGGTATTCAACGGTTAGGTGTTAAAGCTAAAGTTTCTCTACCTACTACATTGGATATCATTAATGGTCTAATATCTGGTATAGAGCATGATTGTAATGCTTTATATAATGGATTCTGTGATTACTATCTAGCTAATCCTAAAAAGAAATGTAGTATGGGACAACAAGAGTTTGTTGATAGATTCATGGCTATAGATATCAACTACCAATACTTGGTATATGAATCTATGAGTGAGTCTAAACTAGATGATTATCTAAAACGCAAGCAAGATCCAGATGCAGTTAAAGAGATAAATAATAAGTATTTCAAGAATAATCCTATAATTTTAGAAGATTTGTAATACTTCGAAATTACAATGATATAATATAATAGTGAAAAGGATATTTCATTTATATTTATTATCTTAGGAGGTTTCACATTATGAAAACGTCTTTCTTGTTTAAAGCTTTTATCTCTTTATTGGTCGCATTTAATGTGATGACCAAATACTTATTCGAGCAATATGCTGACATGGCATTAGCTGGAAGAAATTATAACTATGGCATTGAGTCGGGAATGTCTGATGCGTTCTTGTATTTTATCGGTGCCGTTTTAATTGGCGTGATCGTATGGTTTGCTTGTATGCTTGTAATGTCTTTCATTGGTCGTTTCTTGAATAGACAAATTAATGGAAAACGTAGAGCTAAAAAAGAGGATAAAGAAGGTGATGTATTCCATGATTAATACTCACCTCTTCGATCCCGAATTTGATGACACAGAAGTTGTGTTCATCGAATCAATAAAGGGAAGCATTTTTGCTTCCCTTTTATTTTTTTATTTTTTGTAAGAAAGGAGGTTTGATTAGATGAAGTATGAGTATGATATAAGTATGAAATGGACAAATACTGATGATAAAGGTGCTGTAGATACTTTCGATATATCCCCAGATAATATAGTAATGCTGTCCATGGATAATAACTATGAAGAAGCCCTTATGCCAGTTATGTATGCCAGATTATCTATAGATAAGAAAGATATGGATAAGATGGTACAACATGCTAAGACTGCTACTATCATAATGACTCTTTCTAAGATGAAAGCAGAGAAAGATAGTACTGATGGTACTGAAAAGGGTAAAGCTATTACTCCATACAGTGGTGAAATGTCCTACTTTATTGATAAGGACATAAACTACAATACAGATATTGACTATGCTGGGTTTAATAAAGATACTAGTGATAAACTAGAAACCTTTGCTATCGGTCTTATGTTTAAAGAATGTATTACCGCTAATAAGCAGACTAATAATACAACCTTTATTAATACAGATCCATTTAATGCTATATTGTCATTCATTAAATCTACTCCTTTACTAGTAGAAAAGTTTGACCATAATGAACCAATACCTCAGCTTATTGTACCACCTCAGGAATCATTATATAAGACAGTGGAGTTCTTTAATAATACTGCTGTTTTCTATAACACTGATTATCGTTTCTATATAGAACCTGGTTGTATTTATCTTCAATCCACATCTGGTAATCCAGTACAGAAATCATCTGAACCAGCTACTGATGTATTATTTGATATAAAAGCAATAGATGATGAGACTGCTGAGATTGAAGGCTTGATGTTTGATGATGAAAAGAAACTATATATGGCTACTTTGAATGTAAAGGATACTGTATATAGAATCGATAACAATACAACCAAACTCTATAACCAAATTGCTACAATTCTTGACCCATCTAAGAATAACACTATCGTTATGCTAGACCAAGTCAATGAAGCAATGAATAAGATTAAGAAGACTGTAAATAGTATTAAGTCTACTATAATAGATAAAGCTAAACAAATGGCTGGTATTCCTAGTGATACTTATGATCAAGAATGTAAGCTTAAAGATTGTGCAATGCAAGCTCAATCTGTAGCGGATAAGTGTACAACTGAAGTTACTAAAGGTATCAATATAGTTAAAGCTATACCAGAAAATACTGGTAGTGATGGTGCTACTAACCAATATGTATTATCTGCTACAGATAAGAAGATGTATCTAGAAAAACTAGATAAGAAATTCAAAGAACTTGAAGAAGCTAAGAAGAGCATTCCTAAAGTACCTGAAGAATTTGGTAAAAATAAACAACTTCTTACTCAAGCTATGGGTAAACTAACTGGGCTTAGTGGTTTATTAGGTGGTGTATCTCCTATTAATGCACCAGATAATATCGATGCTACCAAGAAAGAGTTAGACCAAACTAAAGAGACTATTGCTAAACAAGAAAAAGAACTAACTACTGTAGTACAAAAAGAAGTAGAAGCTCAAGCTAAGATAGTTGATATTAACCAAGAGATTAATAATATCTTTAATGAGATTTCTAAGTCTTATATTGCTTCTGAAAGTTCCGGTTCTGTTCTTGACCCATTGGGTTTAGTAGTTGGTAACGTTCGTGGTTATAACGAAGAGTTCTCTGAAGTTGTAGAGAAGGTCAATAAAGAGTTAGCTGAATATAAAGCTAAGAATTCTCAAGTAAAAGAAGCAGTAGAAGCTGTAGAACCTAAGGTTCAATCTATGGATTCATTCAAGAAAGATCTTAAGTCTAATATTATTGGTCAAGTAAAAGATTTACGTTCTGGATTACTTGAAGATATCCGTAGTATTGGTGCAACTGCTCGTAAGACATTAGACCAAATGAAGTCTTCTGTCTCTGATATAGTCAATTCTGTAAAGTCCCTGGACTTCTCCATTGACTCTCTTGATGATATTCAAAAAGACATTAACACTGTTAAAGACTTGTCCAAAATTGGACGTTTGGGCATCTCTAGCTTTAATGCGTACCTAGATATCTCCGAAGGGAGACATAAATCTGGTACAATGATTGTAAGGGTTGAAAACGATAACGTCAATATGGTTAAGAATATTAAGTCTCGTATAGAGAATAATACTAGACGTCTAACTCTAAATAAAAATGGTTTAGATACTACAGTTATTACTCCTAATAAGAGATATATCGTTCATAACTATGACGCTCATTCTAATAAAGATGGTGTATTTATTTTAAATCGTAAGGTTGATATATTTACTCGTCATGGTGGTAAGTTTGCTGTTAATACAAGAATCCAATTAAGTAAAGTTCAAGTTGAATCTAACCAAAAGACTGCAAATGAAAAATCATTTAATAAATTGGTTAAAGGTGATTGGAAAGATATTGTTGCTTCTTCTAAATCTATTATAGAAAAAGAAATGGGTAATAATATTCCATTACATAACTTGACTGAACTTATGAATTATAGTCTTAAGATAGATAAAGATTATAATGACTTCAAAGGTTCTAATAGACCTACAAGTGATTTTGTTAAACAACAAGCCATTAGTTATATCCAAGCTAATAGAAGTTCTGGTAGAGTATCTGGTATTATTGATAAAGCAAATAATATTAGTAGACGAGCTGGATTTGATTTGAATGGATATGTAGACCATGAAATAGAGAGTATAGCTCCTAAAGATAAAAAAGAAGATACTACTATAACTAATGCTCCTGATAAACCTATTATCAAGATCACAAGAGATGAATAAATTGCGAAGAATATGGAGGTACCGAATATTCGGTACCTCCTATTATTCCGTTTTTTTTTATTGAGCAGGTTGTTGTTGAGGTTGGTTTTGAACTGGTTGTGTACCATTTTGACCTTGAGGTTGTTCAACACCATTACCTAAGCTCTTTAATAGTTTAGAGTAGTCAGCATAAATACGTTCATATGCAGTAATTTTAGCTGTATGTACAGAACGCATTACGTTTTGGTAATTGATAGCCAAAGTGCTAATAGCATTAGCAGCTTTCTTTTCTGGATCAGAAGTTGCATTGCCTTCACCAGAAGTTACAGCTTTACCATCTGGAGTTTTGATGCTCATACCAGGACCGTCATCTTTTTGATCTGCTTCTAGATAAGATTGAATGTAATTCTTAATATCATCATAAGTAACAGAATTGTGTTGAGATGTTTGTTGTTGAGCAGGTTGTTGTGCTTGTTGAGGTTGAGCACTTTGAGTTTGTTGCGGTTGACCAGGAGGCAACTGTTGTTGCTGTTGGCTACCTTGTTGGGAGTCTTGTTGTTTGTCGATTTGAGTTAATTTATCAAGTTTATCACTGATAAGTTTTTCAACTGCAGATACATCTTTAGTTTGTTTATCAATCAAATCGCTATAACCTTTGAAGTCTTTACAGAATTCAATAGCATCGCCAACAATGTTTTTAACTGGGTGGTCAATTTTACCATTAGTTGTACCATAGAATTGGATTTTACAGAACTCAGTGAAGTTATTATCACCACCTGGAGTGAATGGGTGACTGAAACCTTTAACTTGAGTTTGAATATCTTCTACAGAGGCAATGGTGCCTTTTTCTGCATTAGCAACTAATTGGTTAATATCAGGTAATGTAACATTTTGAATGTTTTTCAAACCTTGTTTATAATCACCAAACGTTGCAATAGCATTGGAGTTTTGACCATTAGTACGGATAGTTTGTTCGTTTTGAGCAATATATGCTTGCATATCTTTAATGCGAGTTTCCATAGAAGTTTTGAACTTAGAAAAGATATTTTGCAAGAATTGTTCAAATTGAGCCCAGATTTTGCGGAAACGAGTAGCCAAGTTACCTTTGTCATTGTATGCTTGTTTTAATTTATTAGCAGCTTGTTGTGCCATTTGTTGCATATCTTCTTTGTATACCAATTTGTCATCATCGAAGTATGTAGCATAGAATTTATCTACTGCTTCTTGAAGCAACAATTCTTTAGTTAAGTATTCGTATTCACATTCGATAGCAGAAGACTCTAAAGCATAGATAGGTTCTTCTTCATCATCCATCATACCTAAACCAAATTCTTCATCGAAATCAAAGGATTCGAAGATAGAATCTTTGTCCATTGGTTCTGGTTTTTCTGTGATATTTTGATCTGCTACAGCATAAGCATCTTTAGCGTTTAAGAATTCAGCAATAGCATCTGCTTTAGCAGCGTATACTACATTAGCTTTAGATAAGTAGCAAGATACATAACAGGCAATGGCAGAAGCAAGTTTTTCTGCAGCGTATTTAAGCTGATCTGCTTGTTGTTGTGTAGGAGCTACAACCTCTCTATTAAGTTTATTAGTAATAGATTGGAATGCTGCTACAGCTTTGCGGAATGGTGTACTATAAGCATTTACGATATTAGGTACATCACCTTTAATATCTTGATATAGTTTACCATTCTTTTCAGGATCAATAGTAGCACGAACAATAGCACTACCACCACGGAAGTAAGTATAAGCTTTAATACCTAAAGACTCTTGATCTTCATCATTCTTATTAGTTTTGGAGAAGATATTATCATAAATAAGTTCTTCTTGATCGCCAATAGTTTTAAGAGTTTCAATAAAAGTCTTATGTAAAGTTTTAACTGCTTCATCACTAGATACAGTGTATGTAGTACTAGTACCAGATACACCAGAGAAGATACTAGAATCTAGTTTTTCTAAAACGTCGTTAAGGCTATCTAAATTTGGAGTTTTATTATCGTTCAAGTTAGTATAGCTATAACCATTAAATGGAGCCCAAGTTGTATTAGTGGAATTTGCTTTCAAACCAGAATATAAAATATTCTTGGAGATAGCTTCTTCAGTTCTAGCTACTTTATTCAAAACAGCAGCAACTAAATCATTACCATTAGATACATCAGCAGGGATTTCCATATTTTCTACAGCTTCAGCAAACATTGCTTTGGAAATTGTACATTCTTTATCTGTATTTAAACGAGTATAATTACCATTAAGAATATTGCAGGCTTGTTCTTGTGTAAAAATAGGTTTCACTTATAGAACCCTCCTTTAAAACAAAAGTAAATGAAATTTATATAAGTGTTATGGGGATAAAAGCTCATAAAATACGTAGGAATGAGAATCTACAAAAAAAAACAATTTATTAAGTATAACTAATTCATCCCTAGTTATCAATTAAAATAAAATAATTTCCGATAAAGGAGTCTTTTGATATGAACACTGAACAATTCGATCTTATCGATTCCATTTGTGAATCTTATGAAGATCTTTTAAGTATCAATGAAGCATTGGTTCATTTCGATATTAAAGAACAAGAATTAATCTGTACTGAATCTGCTGAACTTGATGCATTCCGTGAAGATGCTATGGGCAAAGCTAAAGAAATGCTCGAAAAATTTATTGCTAAATTAAAAATTAAGTATCAAGCATTTATAAAATGGGTAAATGTACAAATCATTAATTTATTTAAAAATAAATTAGAAAAATATTTATCTAAAAATAAAGATAAATTCAATAAAGCAATAGCATGGTTTAAAGAAACAAATAATTCTCCTGCGGGTAAGGCTAATCCTATTAGTAAATACTTACATAAAGCTGTAGTAAAGAATAACAAAATTGTATCTTTAAAAGATTTTATCAGAGATTCATCCGAAATAATATATAATATTTTATTAGAAGATGAACTTAGTTTTGAAAATATTAAAAAATCATTGGATAATCCTGATGAAATGACTAAAATAGATACTGTTAAATTATTTAAAGATAAGGTAGAAGAAAAGGTTGGTAAATTTGAAACTATTACTAGTGGAGATAAAGCATTCATCTTCCCAATAGATGCATTTAATGATTTCGATGCAGCTATTGGCGAAATGGAATCTGCTATTTCTGGCGAGATGGGTCATTTTAATAGAACAGAAAAAGATTTAAAGCAAATAACAGCTGAAGCTATTAAAGTTTCCAATAATGCATTTAAATTATGCACTTGGAGATATATCCAATTTACTAAAATGGTAAATGCTTTCTTATCTATGAGTCGTAGATATTTCATGACATGTTTACTAAGTGCTTCCTCTATAGTAAACGCTTACGAAAACGCTCAAAAATAATAATTTAAGATAAAAATACCCACTACCCAATATTGGGTAGTGGGAAATTGTTAGCTATTATTTTTTGTCGCTTTTCTTAAAGTTTTTTGCATATCTAACTGCAGCCATACCAAGAACGTAGGAAGTAGAGCCTGCTGTAGAGATAATAGAAGCAAGAACAAGTTTGATAACTTGTTGACCTTTAAGGTTGATCAATACAACTTTACGAGCAGCTTCTTTTTCATCACCACTAGAAGCTTTACCAGCATTTTCAATCGCAATTTCCAAAGTTTTTTGGAATTTTTTGATTGCTGCTTCAGCTTTAGTGCTTTCTTGGAATGCTTCCCATACTTCTTTACCTTTAACGTCTTTAGCTACAGGTTTGCCGAATTCTTCGTTGAATTTTTCAGAAGGTTTGTAGTTGTTTAAGTCTTCTAAACTAGCACGATCGATAAGTTTGAATGCAGCATCACCAAAGTCAACTACATCAGAGATTACTTTATCAACAGAGTTGATTTTTTCAAAGTATTTGATTTTAGCACCAGCAGCATCGATTACAGCAATAAGTTCGTTTGCACCGATACCTTTAATATCTTCAGCAGTCTTCTTGTTTTTATTAGCAATAAAAGTTGTTAATTTTTTAAGTACCATGTTGATGAATTGGTTCCATTTAGCTTTGATTTTATTTACCAAATCTTTTAGGAATTGTTTAGCTTTACCCATAGCATCTTCACGGAAAGAGTCCAATTCAGTAGATTCTGTATGAATCAATTCTTGTTCTTTAATATCAAAGTGAGCCAATGCTTCATTGAAGCTCAAAAGATCTTCATATGCCTCGCAAGCGGATTCAACCATATATTGATCTAAAGTCATTTCAGGCACTTCAACAGAAGCGGACTCAGTTACAGTTTTTGTAATAAACATAGTTTACTCCTTTATATTTATCATAAATGATTTTTATTTAATTTAAATATAGTTAGGGATGAAGTAACTATATCACAATTAATATTTTGTTCTTATAATAGGGATTAATGTGAACTTGCATCGAATGCAATATTATGAATAGCGTTAACAATTGCATAGAAATAACGTTGAACACGTACTACAGCAGTTAGGTAGTTCTTACGGCATTGTACCATTACCCAGTTAGCTGCACTAGCAATTTCTTTTGTTTCTGCTTTAAAGTTATCTAATTTCTTCATAGCATCATCAATGTATCCTTTACCAGACATAATATGTGTTTTGATATTAGCCATTGCTGCTTTAACGTCTACTCTAAGAACGAATGTTTCGATACTACCAAAACCAATACCTTTACTTGGTCCATTGTAATCGGTAACATCATATACTTCTTTAAAACGTTTAGAGAAATCGTAAGATTTACGATCTTCTTGTGTTTTATTGAAAGCAATGTCTGTAATTACATCCAATTCTTTAGGTAAGATTTCATCAAATACTACTTTAATGAAGTTAGAGATTTCTACAGGTTTTCCTTTATGTTGAGGAATTTTACCCATGATACCACCGAATGGTAAGTTAGATATCCCTTTGTATCTACTAGCAAATATCTCTAATCGTTTATTTAAGTCAGTGATTTTGGAAAGAGCTTTATAGCGTAATTCTAAAGAAGAAATAATTTTCTTTGTAAGATAAGCAATGAATTGATACCATTTAGCTTTGATTTTAGCAACCAAGTTAGAAAGGAATTGTTTTGCTTTATCCATAGCATCTTCACGGAATGCGTCAAGATCAGCAGATTCGGTATGGATCAATTCCTGTTCTTTGATATCAAAATGAGCTAATGCTTCATTGAAGTTCAACAAGTCTTCATAAGATTCACAAATAGAATCTACAAGATCAAATTGTTCAAGCTCAATATCGGCAGACTCATTCATTGTTTTAGTAATAAACATAGTCATACCTCTCTAAATAAAATATTATTAATTCAGTATACACTAGGGATGAATTAGTTATACTTAATAAATTGTTTTTGTAGTCTATATTAAGAATACCACTAGCTAATATTAGCTAGTGGTAATATATTATTCTTCGTCTTCAGATTTGGTAGCCTTAGCGATTGCTTTTTTAGCGGTGCGGATAGCAGTACCATATGCAATAGCAATACGAGTAGCTTGTTTAGCAGCGTAACGCATAGCTGTAGTAATAGCTACACGACCTTTAAGAGCTACGAAGTTTGCTTTCTTAGCATTTTCTTTAGCATCTTCGGCATTGTCTGTTTTATAAGAACCAAGCAACAAAGCAAGACGATTTTCTGCATCTTCACAAAGTTCTTTAAATTCAGTAGCAGCAGCTTTAATATCAATCAATTGAGATGTTACATCTACTTCAACTTCTTTACCAAGAATTGCTTTGAATTTTTCATCAATTTCTTTAGTAGAAATATCATCTACTGTAGATAAAGAATCAATGATATCAGCAAGACATTTAGTCAATGCTTGAATACCGGTACTAGTTGTAGTATTTTCGTAAGTTTTGATCTTAACACCTTTACCTTCTAAAGCATTTTTAAGTTTTGCTTCATTAAGGTCATTCTTTTCCAAATCACCGTTTACTTTTTTAGCGATTTTGAAAGCTTGTTCAGTGTATTTTTTAATTACGAAAGCAATGAATTGATGTAAGCGAGTTTGGATTTTCTTAATAAGAGTATCCAAGAAGCCAGTGCCTTTATTAGTAGCTTCTTCACGGAATACATCAAGTTCAGTAGATTCAGAACAAATCAATTCTTGTTCTTTAATATCGAAGGAAGCAAGTGCTTCATTGAAATTAGCCAAATCTTCATAAGATTCAGTAATAGAGTTAATCAAAGCTTCTTCTACGGATTCACAAGAAACATAAATACCAAGAGCTTTATCAGATACTTGTTCAGTTTTAGTATAGAACATGTATATCCTCCTTAATAAGTATAGTAAGGAGGATAGGGATGAGATATCCTCCAAACAAATAGTATTTGTTTATTTAGAATAAAGTCAAAGTATCATCATCAGAGCCATTGACTTCATCTTTAGTAAGACGAGGTTTAACTCCTTTAAGAGTACTATCAATTTTCTTTTCAGCAGGAACTACTTTGATTGCAAAGAAGTTGGAAAGTTTTTCAAAGAATGCAGCGATTTTCATTTGACGTTCAGCTACATCTTTAGCACCACCATTAGATTTAATACGTAATGCATTTGCTTCTAACAATTTTTGTTGTACTGCACAGTAATTAGAAACACTTACTCTTACAGAGAAGAATAAGTAAGCCAATTCACGAATAGTAGGAATAATAACTTTAGTTACTATAATAAATGCACCTACAGCAGCTACTAAACCAACGCCAACATAAGTAGCAATTGTAATTTCAGCAGCAAAGTTTTCGGATTTAACTTTCATTAGACCATTAGCAACTTTTTCAAGTTGTTTCTTTTCCACCATACCATTAAAGTTTTTAATAGATTCGTGGACCATATAGAATTTAGTTTTGTATTTCTTAACATTACTAATTTCCATAGATACAGTATGATCAGGATTTTTAACGAATTCAACACATACTGTTGTGAAGTAAGCAATATCGGAAATGATTGCCATTACGATTGTATTATAAAGATATTTCAAGATATGGATATCCAATCTGAAAGCTTTCATAAATACAGTCTTGTTAGATTCGAGATAAGTAAGAGCTTTCTCAATATCTTTTACATCTTCTTCACCAGACCCGGATTGAATTGCAAGTTCTTTAAGAACAGCAATAGATTCGCGAGTCTTTGTATAGTATTTGAATTTAGTGATATCACCTTCAGAATCTTCAATTTCTTTGAAGTCAATATCTTCAAGTTTATCAACCAACATACCATACAATTTGTTAGCTAATACAGCCATAGCTTTAGGGTGATCTTCTTCAGTGAAAGAAGTAATAGTCATGATTGTATCAGGATCTTTAGGAAGCAATTGATCATATGCTTCTTGAATTTCTCTACGCATGTTTAATATCCTTTCTTATCGTTGTCCTACAAGAAGATTAATAATCTTTTTATAATCTTTACTGTCAGTCTTTTCAAGAGCAGTATAAGATACAGTTGTAAATTGACGGCTAGCATCATCAAATAAATATGTAGCACGTTCATTTACATCATCAGCAACGAAGAATGCAAGGAGATTATATTGAGAGATAAGATTTTCAACTTCAGAGATAGAAGCTTTGAAGTCATATTCTTTATTAAGAGTAGCCAATGTATCAGCAGAAATAACTAAAGATACAATACCACCGTAACCACCGTCGTTATTAAACATTCTAACTCTGTTACGAACAGCACGGCGTTCTAAGATCTTCCAAACACTATTGGAAGATTTTTGGATTTTGATAGCATCGAGTTTAGCTTTGTCTAAAGCAAATAAGAAGTCTTTCAAGAAAGAGATTTCTCGAGTTGTACTACGAATAAAGTTGAACAACATGTTTTTATCTTTATTCTTAGAAGAAATACGATAAATCACTTCATCTTGAGGAACGTATTGGATTTTAGCTTTTACACCAACAGCAACGTTAGTTGTAATTTGGCTATTTTTATTGTGTAATTTAACTACCAATACGGAAGGCATCATATTATTTACTTTCTTGATATCAGTATCTTTTATATCAGCAATAAACCCACCAGTAGTGCGATTTTTAACATCATTCATTGATTTAGTATTCGCATCTTCATCGATTGGAGCTGGATAGCTTTCGTTGAAAGTATAAGTATCGATAGCAATGTTTTCTTCTCGGATGGTTTTCATCAAATGATCCAATGCTTCATAGGATTCATTTGTAGCCATTGTTTCCATACGTTGAATATAGTCTTCAATATCATCAGAGTTTAAATTCTTATGAATTTTACCAATAACATCAAATGCTGTTTCATCATCTTTTAAAGACTGTACGGAAATAGCCGAGAATAAAAGTTGAAGCATAACCAAAGCTTTGCCTTCGATAGCACGAGTAAGAATTTGAGCTGTATTTAAAGATACAGATTCATCTACTAATACTGGGAAAGTTAAAACTAAGTTAGATGCTGCTTTTGCAATCGAACTAGCAGAATTAATATTGCCTTTATTAGACCCAAAAGTCTTTTTAATGATATCGATACCATCGAATTTCTCGAATAATTTACCAAGATCACTAATTACGGTTTCGTGGATACCATTAATATCTCTTTTATTCATTAAGTAGGTTACCTCCTTTTTAAAGATTCAAAGTGACCATATATGGGCACATTTAATTTAATGTAAATAGTATTACTATAATACAAGGCTGCCATTTTGGCTGGTAGGAATACATTGGGAAAACATTAAAATAACTTTAGAAAGGAGGAAAAATGGCTAAAATCGATGAATATAACGAGCAGGATTTTAACTCATTAGACAACGCTTCATTGCCTGGTGGTGCTAAGAATGTAAACTCTATGGAGATACAAAATTTAGTTACCAAACAGACTAATGGATCTGCTATCTATGCCGATCTGCTCCAAAGAACAAATTTAGATATCGATAACTCTGCTAGTGATCTAGCTAGATTTATTCGTGCCAATGGTATATACCAACGGAACGATTTCGATGATTTCAATACATTCTATCTATTCCCTAGAATGGACCCATATAAAATGCTTGGGACTACTAGAGAATATGTATTCTTCACTAAACCAGATTTGCATATCTTCCGCACTACTGCGGATGCTGCAAATAAAGATGGAAGTATTTTAAATCCAGAAATTGCTAATGACCCATTCTTTAGAATGATGGTCTCTCGTGGTTATGCTTATTCTGTATTAGCAAACTTACAATATACAGCTCCTGGATTTGATAATAGAAATCCATTTATTCCTATCCTATCCAACTATAAACAATCCAACTTGGAACTAAACAGTGTTACAGCTGATGATATAGAATCTGCGGTGAATATGTATGGTACAAAAATTGCTTACCGTCAAAGTTCATATAGATCCGATGAATATACTGACTTCTCTCTAGACTTCAGAGATGATAGATACTTAAATTGCTACCTATGGTTTAAAGCTTATGATCATTATCAAAAACGTAAAGCCGAAGGTAGAGTATCTCCAGCTCACCAAGAATATTCAATTCATAAAATCATCTCAGACCAAATGACATTGTTTAAATTTATCGTTGGTGAAGATGGTGAAACTATTATTCATTGGTCTTATATCTTGGGTTGTTATCCTAAGTCTGTACCAAGAGAAACTTTCTCTGATATGCCAGCTGATGGACAACTTCATTTCTCTACCACATGGCATGGTAGTTTCCAAGATGATATGAATCCTAAGATTCTAGATCATTTCAATTGGTTATGTAACGTTCGTATGTATGGTAAACAACCGGATGAATTGCCTATATATGATGAAACAATTCAAAATGTAACAGGTGAAGCTGCATTCTGTCCATACGTTGTACAATACAAACCAACCAATTCTGATATCGTTCAATATAAATTGAAATGGTATCAAGTTCCAAATAAATCTTATGATTATCAAAAACGATAGGAGGTAAACTTTAAATGGCTAATGAAGCTATCGATAATGGTACCGATGCCATTAATAATCTGATAGAAGAAACAAGTGATCATACGATAACTCCTAGTATTTATGAATTAGCTGCCTTCGTCGATTCTATCAAAGCTAAATATATCGATATTCCAGATGATACTTTAGCTCTAGGTTTATATGGTTATTTAAATGAAATCCATTCTAATATCCTAGAGAATGTATCTGTAATGGCTGCAGAATATTCTAATGAATCTAATCCAACTAGAGCTCAATTAGAACGTAACGTTCTCTGCCATGCATTAAGTCTTGGTATCGATAATATTAGAGCAACTCCAGCATCTATTAATGTAACTCTCTTCTTACCAGAAAGTGCATTGATAGCAAATATGACTAATGATAGATTTGTACTTGATAAAGAGTATGAATTTAATATTAATTCTACTGGAGATAGTCGTGGTACTTCTTACGTCTATAGATTGGATTATGATATCGTTATTCGTAGATCTAAAACCCCTAGTGGTAAATGGATTTATACTGCAGTATATGATATCGATGGTAATAGTTCTTATTCTGACATCGTTAACCCATACTTACCAACAGTAGGTGTGGTTAAAGTAAACGATGATCAAATGATTGCTATTCAAACTAAAGTTAGACAAGTAGTTCACGATAGATTCTATAAGAAGATTATTGTAACTAATCCTCTTGAAACTAAAACTATTTCATTCACTTTCAATAATCAATTAGTTGATTTCTATATTGAAGTAAATGAAGGTGGTAAGACTCATAAGCTTAAATGTCTATATGATGGATTGTATTCTCAAGTACCTAATGAAGAATATTGTAACTACCAATACGTAGACGATTCTACTATTCGTATTACATTTAACCGTGACTCTTATCAACCACGTATGAATAGTGATATTACTATTCATATCTTTACTACATCTGGTTCTTTGTGTAACTTTGCATATAAAGCACAGACTACCCATGTATTAGCATCTGAAAGATATCCTTACAACAATATCTATTCTTTGATTATTCCTTACTCTGACTCTAAGGGTGCAGTAGATAAGAAAACAATCAAAGAGATTCGTAAGATTATTCCTAAAGAAATGCTTGCTAGAAGTACTATCACTACTTCTAAAGATATTAGAAACTATTTCAACCAAGTTTCTGATAAATATAAAATGGTATTCTTAGAGAAGTTACACAATCAAATTGACCGTATCTTCTTTGCTTATCTATTATTGAAAAATAATGATAATAATATTGTACCTACAAATACTTTGGACGTATCTTTCGATAAAGGAATATTCCAAAATACCAATGCTACAAACTATATCCTTCCTCAAGGCTCTATCTTTGTAAACAATGGTATTTCTACTAAAGGTTATTCCTATAATATCGGAGATAGTGCTATAGCTGATTTGAATGCTAAGAATGAGTTCGTTTATACCAACCCATTCTTGATTGTAGTTAATAAGGATCCATTCCTAGTTAATTACTACATGAATATTCTTAATTACTCTAAGAACTTAAGCTTCTCTGAAATTAATAATAATTCACAACTCCAATTCATTCCAGATATGGCTGTCAATGTTAAACGTGATGCATTAAGTAGTAATTTAGAAGAACGAAATAAATATCGTATCTATTTAAACTTAATGCAGAACATCGCATCCGATTTCAATATCATTGGTTCTGATGAACAAGGTGAAATCACTAGACAAGATATTCAAGTCTATGGTGTGGTATATTCTAAGAACGTACTTAAAGATAGTACTGTAACTTATACACCATATCGCTACTTTAAAGCTAATCCTTTAAGTAAAGGCGATTATGATGAAGATGAATATTCCTACCACTTTGAATTAGAGTTCAATACTACTGACGTTATTGATAGAAACCAACGTTTATCTATCAACAAGGGTATGTATGTACCTAATACTGAATTAGAGAACGAAGGTTTATTACCAGCTAACTCTAAAGTTAAATTCTTCGTTGTTGCTAAATTCGATACCGAATATGGTTTAGGTGAAGAAATTAGTAGTATCGTTCCAGGACTTGAAGGTTGGTCTTTATGTAATACCTATGAAATGGTTACTGGTTTGGATGTGTATTATAACTACACAAATATAATGGAATCTTATATCTCATTAGCTGCTGATAAAAATAATGGTGGTTATAAATTTAAATTAAAAAGAGTTCCATTAGTAAAACACTCTTACTTACAAGATCCTGAAAAAGTCAGAGAGCTTTGTCAAATGTTAGATATTCGTCGTAACTACATACAAACTGCTTTGATTATCTTGGAAGATTCGTTTGGTGTTGATTTCAAATTCTTCAACACATATGGTCCGTCGAATCTTTACAACGTTAACCAAGAATTGTATTTAGACAGAACTAATATCAGTCTTACATTTGAAATTAAGTATCGTAATGCTGATAGTGCAGATATTACTCCAGAAATCACAGATTTCATTAAGAAGTATATCGAAAATATCAACTACATCACTGACTTGCATATGCCTAACCTTACAACAGCTGTTAAGAATGCTTTCAATAAACAAATTGTTTACTTTAAATTTGTTGGTTTGAATAAGTATGGGTATATGTATCAAAGCATCTATCAAAACCCAGCAGAAAATCCTTATGTGGATTCTACAGACGTTCCAGAATTCATTAATATCAATACTAAAGATGATGGTACTGTAGATATTACTTACAAATTAGCTAATAATACTGCTGATGATAGAATTACAAACAATATGATTTAGGAGGACACTAATGTTTATTACTAAAACAATCCGTACAGAAGCTCCTGATATGGCTACTGTAATCGAATCTTTTAATGCTGATATGGAAAACATGCTTGCTATGGATTTCCTTGCTACTAAATACCAAGATGAATACTTCGGTGAATCCGCTGCTGTAATTGCTAACGAAGCTACATTCGAAGAAATCAAAAATAAACTTTCTGATATCGTTAGCAATGCACTTACTCGTCTTCGTGCTTATGGTTCTGCTTGCTATGCTAAAGCAGAAAAAGCTGCTAAGGCTGCTAAAGCAAAAGTAACTTCTAAAAATGAAGATGCTATTGACTTCGAAGCATTCATGGAAGCTTCTGGTAACGAAAGCATTATCTCTACTACTACAGCTAAATTGAAATCTGCTGTAGATGAAGCTTTGAAAGCTTTGAATGGTATTGCTAAAGGTGCTGTTAAAAATGCTAAAGATTTAGCTACATACATCAGCACTAAATGTGCAAGCTTGAAAGAGTTCATCTCTTCTAAAATCTCTTCCAAAAATGAAGATGTAGAATTATCCATCTACTCTGAAGCTGGTGATGAACGCCTAATCGACAAACTTTTAGGTGCTATCCGTAAAGGTATTGACAAATGTACTAGCCTTGGTGGTGCTGCTTTGGAAAAAGCTAAAGGTATGTTGGGTTCCGTAAAACCATTCGCTTCCAAAATGTTCCATAAAGCTTATGCTGCTGTAGTAACTCTTATCAACAAAGCTACTCAAAAAGCACAAAAAGTAATCTCCTCTATTAAATTTTAATTGAGGTGATATAATGGATACTTACATTTTAGATTCCATTATCGAGTCCTGTGAGGAAATGAGCAATCTTTCCTCCAGGAACTTATATACCGAAGCTTTCGATATGGACAAAATCAGAGCTGCTATTTATCGTGTATATACTGAAGCGATTAAGTATTATAAGAAACTTCTTCTTAATGCTATGAAGTTTATCAATAAACTTCGTAATGGTCGTATTAAAAAATTAATGGAAAAATTCGCTGTAATGCGTATTGATATCGACCGCATCAAAGAAATGCCAATCGTTGGTAAAGTGACTAGAAAAATCCCTGATATTTTATTCGATGAAACTTATATGAGAAGATTGAATTTCTATATTGATAGAGATGTCAATTTCTCTTCTGTAGAGTTTTATGAAGATTATATCAATTTCAAGAATAATAATCCTGATGCTAGTTTACAAGAAATTCGTAAAGCTGTTAAAACAGCTTGTGAAGAAAAATTCAAATTCAAAGAACTAGAAGAAAAAGTTATTGCTCCTGCTAAATTTATTAATCCTAAGAATAAAATTATTTATTATGGTTCTTTTCGTCGTATTGCTGCTGATTATTTAACTGCATGTGATGATATCAACGAATTAATGCGTAATAAATTAAACAGTATTGAATCCATCGATATTAGCTCTGATGCTAACACAGAATACTACAATGCTATTGTGGTCTATACTAATACTTATCGTACTGAGTCTTATAAGTACTTCCAAAAAATATTATCATTCCTTAGCTGGTATGGTAATATCTTATGTGGTACATTAGAACACTTTGTAGATGTATTAGAAAACTATGAAGGAGAGGAGAACCAATCTGATGGGAACAATTAATACCCAAGAAATCGAGGCTACTATTAGTCTATTGAAAAAATATTCTAATCGTAATCTCGATGGTGCTAAGACTGCTATGGCACAACCTAAAGATGGTAATGACTACCGTCTTCCTTTTGTAAAACAATATCTTTACAATAACTTTGCTAAGATCTCTGATGACTTAGCTTTGGGAGCTGATGCTCAAAATACTGGTAAAGCGACCATTGATCAATTGGTAGATTATTGCGGTGCTGTAAAAGGTGCTAATAATGACCAATTACTTAAATTAAATTCTGGTGCATTCTGTAGTGATGAAACTTCTGTTTCTGCTATGACTAAATATGCTATCAATACTTTTGGTAAAGAATTGAACTCTAAAATCACAACTCTTAAATCTTGTGGTTTTACTGCTCATGAAGCAAAAGATATCACTGATGACAAATTAGAAGAATTCACCGATAAAATGGAAAAGCTTACTCCAGATGGTGTAAATAAACAAATCGTTCAACGTGTTACTGATGCTACAAAGAACTTCATTGAAGATCGTAACGAAAAGAATGATCAAGTTAAAGATATCTACAACCAAGCTAAAGCTAAATTGGATAAAGCTGCTACTGAAGAAGATGCAGCTAAAGTAGAATCTGTAGCTAAATTACATTTAACTCGAATCAAAGGTCGTACTAAAGGTGTAATGGAATCCTTAGTAGAAAATATCTCTGAATCTGCTATTAAGAATGATATTCCTCATTTGAAAACAGCTGAAGGTGAACTTTGTATCGAAAACGTAATGGAAGATGCTATGGCTATTTATGCTGTTATTGAAGCAATGAATATGTATGGTTTAGTTGATATGAACCGTCCATTCGTTGATTCTATTGTAGCTTCCTTTGCTCCAAGTAAATAATTTGCAGAAAATACCCCTCTATCCAATATTGGATAGAGGGATTTCTTTTGCAATTTAGAAAGAAATAATAATTGTATTTTCTCCAACCACATAGATGTTGTATAATTGGTTAATATTACGACTTCTAGTAATATTATTTAGATTGGATAGATCAGATCTTGCTGCGAGAGATTCATCGAATGCTTTAACGACAGCAGGAGTGATATAATTATAAAGTTCTATTTGATCTTCACCGTTTACTTTACCTTCAAAACGTTTAAAGAAGGTTTTACGTAAAACTAGTTTAATAGACATGTCATCATAGTTAGTTAAGATACTGAAACTGGAGATATAGCTTCCTAAACCTTCCGTTTCCTTTAAGTTATTACATACCTTTTGTAATAACTCATCGCAAAAGAAGTTTGTGTCTATAAGTATACTACGAACTTGTGAAATGTCTACAATTCGTTCATTATCGATATAATAATAATCATTTTTACTATGCATTGATATTATTTCTCCCATCACCAAAAAATCTAATGTCACCATCATAACTACTTGCTATAGAATTATATTGCTTATGAGTTGTAAGCATATTTAAGAAGTCTATTCTAATCTCTACTCTAGGTAAAAATGAATACCATTTCTCTACAGTACCAGATACAACCAATCTATCATCTAACCATAGGTTAGAATTGGACATATCTGAATATTTCTTTCCGATATTATCCCAGTCTGGTTTACTAAGTGGTGTATGTACACCTAATTCAGCAAGATATGTATCGACTGCATTGAAATAAGAAGGAGTTTTAAAGAAAGTAGAATATTTTACTATACACGGAGTATAGATTACATGATTTAACCAATCAAACTCTTCAGTTGTGGTTAAACGTCTCATAAATCTATTATCTTCAGCACCAGAAGGTGAATAAACATGAACGAAGTTACTATTAGCCATAGCCATGTTAGCTAAGTTCTGTCTATTCACTAATCTGAAGCGTGGACGAGGTGATCCTTCAGGAACCTCATATAAAACTATAAATATTGTACTATATTCGAGAGTTTCTCTCATAGTATTATAGTTAGCTATGATCGCATCACATTTAGAACGAGTCAAATGTAAATGATCATATAACCATTCCAATCGTTCGTAATAATCTTTTGGAATATGGTCAAATTTGGCTGAATATTCATTAGCCTTTTGTTGTCTTGTTTTTCTACGCATGATTTTAAGTCCTATTTAATAAAATAATAATTATTTTATAATATTTCATCTAATTATAATTTTGTCAGTCTTAAAATCAATATTGACAATTATCGATAATCGTGGAAACCACCGTATTGGATAAGTTTATTATATACCCATTGGTTTAATTCACCAGCGATATTAGGCAAGAACATATTAGCTTTATCTGTAATAAGAACTTTGTATAAAGTCAATGTACGTCCGATATCAATTTCAGAGAAGTTGACACCGCACATATTAGACAAGTAATCCATAAGAGTATTATTAGATAATACAGTTACATCTAAGTTAGCATGCGAAGAGTCATTCATAGACATAGCCATTACACTATATAAGTCTTTTACTGTCATATTTACTTCGACTTCAGTTGGGATATTGGAGTAGGACCATTTACCTTCGCCACCTTTATTGATAGATAGTGAAGTAATCATACCTAAGTCAATATTAAAGAACCCACGGTAGAAACAACGTATCATAAATGGAGCACCGTATGTATTTGCACCTGTTGCTCTAGGAGCAGCTAAACAAATTACATGGATTAATGGTACGATAACGTTTAAGTACACACTTAAGTTATCGCAATCTGGTGTCATAAATCTCATAGAGATATTGTAATCTTTAGAGAATTGAGAATCTGCCCAGATTTCTGGGAATCTCATTTTAGAACCTTCAATGATTGCACCCATACCACTCAATAAAGAACCAAGTATACCATCGGAACCGCTGCTACCATTGCTATTACCAAAGAACTTACCAAGAATACCATCACCAGATGCTTTGTCTTTTTGACCAGCCATGGTCATATCATTCTTACCAAGTAAACTACCACCAAGACCAGTTGTAGCACCCATTAAGAATTGCATTTCACGCATCTTATCAGAGATACCATTAATCTTATCAGCTAATTGAGTTTTAGTAGTCTCATTACTGAAAGATTCAGATACTTGGTTATCGGCATTAAGATAGAAACACATAGCATTTCTATAAGACAATGTACCAGTAATTGGGTTATCGCCGACTTTTTGCCAGTCATAAGCTCTAAGCTTAGCTGTCCCGCCACCTTTAGCATATGTAGGGATTTCGATATCATCTACTTTCATCAATACAGCAGCGATATGGCATAAAGTATTTACGTAACGATAATAACCAACCCAGTCAGCATAGAAGTTATAATATTGACCAGATTCTTTAAGTACAGATTTCAAAGTATTTTCATTCTCATCTGCACCAGCACCTTTCAATACTTCACTGATAACACTTTTCTTTTGCTCATCAGTAAACTTAGCCATAAATTTAGCATTACCTGGAATTATAGTTAATAATGGCATACGTGCTACAATCTTTTCAGCATAAGTTTGACCAAATGTAATGAATGGGTTTGGACCTTGATCTGGAGTATCAGGATTTTGGTCTAGTCTCATATCGGCAATATCAGTAAACTGATAAGGCATACCAAATACACCTTGTAAGTTTTTGATATTCATTGTATTTAATTCTTTAGCCAATTTCTGATTATGATCTTGGAATGCATAGCGTACAGCATTCAAAGCAGAATCAAGAATAGTTTTAGTTTCTTTATTCTTTTCTACTTCAGCTTGTTGAGATTCTTTCTCTTTCTTATTAGCATCTGTTTCACCAGCTTTTTTATTAGCATCGGCCTCATCAGTTTTACCATCGAAAGTTTGAAGACTAAAACCAAAATCACTTTCTTTAACTAAATTATCAGACTCTATATCATTGATACTAAATTTGTATTCTTTACCGTCATATACAGTATAAACACAATCAGGATCTCTAGTGATATTACTAATCACGTAATTAACTGGTACTGTTCCGTTATGAGTTTGAACTTGATTACCATTTAAATCATTGATAAATTTATCATCAGATTTCAAAGTGAAATAATCACCTATCTTGATTCCAAGAGAACCAAGTTTGTAATCTTCGATTATATTTAATCTATTATTTAAATAGGTATTGATCCAACCCACTACACCAGTACTAGTCTTTACATAATACCATGTACCTACTTCTTCTATAAGTCTAAATCTATCCGTTTCTGTAACTTTGGTAATTACATTGGCATTCAAAGCACAATCATCCATGAGATTAGATGGTTCTTTTAACATAAAGTATTTTGCCATTTAATTATCACCTCTCATTTCTTTAATCTTTTTAATAAGATGTCGGGTAGAGTAATATTACTCTACCCGATTTCTTATCTAAAGAATTATTTTTTAGCAATTTTGAGCATATCAGAAACGATTTGAACCATACTGTTCTTGTCGAATGTATCAGACATACCAGCAGCTTGAGCTACAGGAGCAACTACAGCTGTTTGAGCAACTGGAGTTCCACCATTAGCAGCTTGAGCAATAGCAGAAATACCTTGAACCATAATAGCAATATTATTGTTAATAGAGCTCAAGAGACTAATCATAGTATCTACTTTTTGTTCACTGCTACTAGTAACTGCTGTGTTTTGTTGAACAACAGGAACAATTGGAGCATTAATTTCTTGATAGTTGGAAGAGCTACCGTCGATGTAAGAATTAGCAGCATTGTTATTATTTTGGATAGAGTCAAGTACTTTAGATCTACCAAAGTAACCATGACGACCAAGTTTAGATCTGCCAAACTTACCACGACCGTATTTGCCTTGACCGTGTTGTGAAGTACTACCAGCCATAGCAGCTGTTTCTGCCGCAGATGTTGTTTGAGCACCTTGAGCAACGTTACCTTGACCAGCACCACCTGTACCAATGTAACCCCATACTTTATCAGCACCCCAAGTACCTGCAGTATCAGCATGGAATACTATATTTCTGGAAGAGGAGTTACTCCACATACCACCTTGACCATCCATTACGATAGCGTGGTCAGGTTCATCCATTCTACCATCTGTATCTACTAAGCCAATATCGCCAGCAACTGCACCTTGATCAGGAGATTTCCAGAGACCAGCTTGTTGAGCTTCTTTCATTGCATCAGGAACCCAAGTATTAATTGGATTGATATTAGCATGATTCAAGAAGTCATTTGCCCAAGCAGTACAACCTGTATCACCATAACCAGGACCATTTTCTCTAGTACGAGCCCAATTGATAGCTTGTTGGATATTAGGATTAGAAGACATACCAGCACCGGAGTTACCTCCACCTAAAGCATTTTGGACTTTCTCTTTAGCGGCACCGATTAAATCACTAAATGGATTGCTACCAAAGATACTGGAGAGTTTTTGACCAATAGGAGAATTAGAAAGAGCTTTAAATGCACCACCGATAGGACCCATAGCTGCACTAAATCTGGACTTAACTGCGTTAAGGGTATCGAAGATACCTCTACCATATTTAGATCTACCATATTTACCTAGACCGAAGCTATTTAACGCACTATCTAATTCATCATTGAGTTTATCAAAAATACCGAATAAACTTGTAGCTTGACTATTGGCTCCACCTTTAGAGGAAGTACCAACAACACCACCAGAAGAAACGTTACCGTTAGAACCAGCAATTGCACCATCATTAGCATAAGCTTCTTCAGCCCAGTCTAAACGTTGTTGAATTGCATCACGGCTATCTGCAGAGATTTCATAGTCTTTATGGAATAAGAATGCAGCATCAGATGCACTAGAACAGCTATTCAATTGATTAGTAAGACCCATGTTATTACATTCTTGAGCAATATAAGAACATTGTACACCAGGATCTGATGTGGACTTACCATTGGCTTTTGCAAAGTCTACCAAACCTTGTTGACGACCAGCATCAGTCCATTGACATAAACCGTAACCAGTGGAACCGTTTACGCTAATTTCTGGAGCAGTGCCACCACCTTCAACGATATTAGGAGTCAATCTAGATTCTTGCATCATGTTACCGAGGATACCACAAGAAGCAATCTTATTGAAACCTAATTGCATAAGCATTTGAAGAAGTTGTGGACCAGCACCACCAGCACCTCTACCGAACTTACCACGACCCCAACGAGGAATGAATGCTTTACCCATACCCCACATAGGAACTCTTCTGATAAGACCTTTGTATCTACCCCATTTACCTCTACCGTATTTAGACTTAACGTCAGCATCAGCTTTGATTTGGGATTGAGGACGAACTTTAGGTTTAGCTGCAATTGCAATAGAAGATTTATTCAATACGTCAGTAGTTTTATAAACCTTATTAGGACCATCAGATTCAGAGTCTTGGATAATAATATTACCTTGATCATCGAAACCTGTAGCTGTTACATAGTGAGGACCAGGACCGTAAGGATTGCTATCACTTACAGCATTATCTTGACCCATTAATACAACAGGATATCCTTTCTTAAGGTTACTTACTATAGCTTGGTTATTATTAGAAATATCGGAACTATTTGCACCGAGTTGTTTAAATAAAGAACCGAAGAAGCCTGGCTTAGTACCACCATCTTTTTCTTTATAACCATTATTCAATGCATATGTAGCAGCTGCTGTAATAGGTACACTACCACCTAACGCTGCAATAGCATTAGAGGCTGCACCTGGACCACAACCAGAGTCTGCCATAGTTTGATTTTCTGTATCGTAAGAAGCATTGTAAGACATTTGATTTCCAGGATCTAACTGAGAAGCAAAGTCTCCATCACTTAATACACCACCACGACCGTATTTAGATCTACCGTATTTACCTTGACCAAAGACAAAGTTCTTAGCACTAGTAACTAAATTACTAGCACCAGTTGTAACAGTATCCCAAGCTGCACCTGCAGCATTTGCTACAGATTGACCTATAGAAGTAGCTGTTTGGAATAAGCTTTTACCTTTATCAAATAGTGTTTTAGTACCAGTCTTGATATCTTTAAGAGAAGGTAATTTACTTACGAATTTTTGCCATAAGTCGGATGCAGATTTGTATAAACCTTTAGCAATTTCACCAGCAGAGTTCCAAGCATTAGTTAATACTTCTTGACCTATTTTTAAGCCAGCATTAACTGTATCAGAGATAGCCTTTTGAGCATCAGTTACAGTTTGTTTTACAGTATCAGATACAGCTGTTGCAGTATCGCTGATACCTTGGTATAAAGAACTGCCAAGTTCTGTAGCTTTATCAGTTACGTATTGGAAGTTATTAGCAATACCATTGGATACATAGTCTACTTCATTTTGAATTGCACTACCAACAGCATTTGCTTTATCACTTACCCATTTTCCAGCGGCACTAGCTTTATCACCTATCCATTGTCCAGCGGCACTTGCTTTATTACCTAAGTATTGTAGGTTATTGGAAATACCATTCTTAATCCATTCAACGTTATTCTTAACACCGTTAGAAACGTAGTCAATTTCATTTTGAATAGAATCAGCAATACCAGATGCAGGATCATTATCACCGAAGATTGCTTTACCGATAGCGATGATATCACCACCGTCAATAAACCAACCTAAGAATGGAATAGTAATAGCCATTGCATTAGTAATACCAGCTACGATCTTTTGACCAGTTGTAGCTTCTTTACCATCTTCTAATTGGAAGTAAGATGCTGCATTAGACCAACCTTCATAGAATGAATAAGCAATAGCACCAACAGCAATTACTGTACCTAAAGGACCTGCTGCAATAGCAGCTATTTGTTTAGCAGCTTTGCCAGCAGCTTTCTTCAATACAGCAGGAGAGGAAATCTTTTCGACGATAGTAGCACAGAATTTATTAGCTTTATCAGCTAATTTACCAGGAATAAATGTAGATGCTTTTTCCATGATTTTCTTAAGTGTATCTTTAATTACACTTACACCTTCTTGGACTTTAGCACCGATGTTATCAGCAACGCCACTTACAGCACTACTAATACCAGCTGCTTTAGTTGCGACTTTTTCAGCTGCCCATTTATAAGCACCTTTAGCTTTATCTAAACCAGCCGCTACATATTTACCAGCTCTAGTTTCTTTAAACTTAGCCCATTTATCACCGAACCATTTACCAGCTCTTTCTGTTAAAGTAGGTTTTGGATTTTCACCCGGTTTAGGAGGTTTCGTAGGGTCTCCACCTTTGTTACCGCCTATTAAACCACCGATACCACCAGCAAGAGCACCCAATAAACCGCCTTTACCGCCACCTAAGGAGTCATCTCCGCCTTTGTTACCGCCCATTAAACCACCGATACCTCCTAGGGCTTTAGTGTTTTCAGCAATAATACGAAGATATTCTTTAGATTCTTGACGATCAGTATCTTCTTCACGAAGTTTCTTAGAGATATCTTTATTTTCTGCTGTATCATCCAAACTCATTGTACCATTTGTGTTAAGTTTATAAGTTTGAATACCATACTTGGTTGGAACGGTTTCAATATTCTTCTTCTTACCTTTTTCATCTAACTTAGCAGAGATTTCTCCACCACCATTATCGATTTTAGATTTAGAAGAAAGATTTTTAATAGCATCGTAAGCACCAGCTACTGTAGCTGTAGCACCTGGAGCTAAGAAGTTAGCACCAGCTTTAAGAGCTTTACCAGCAAGCGAACCTAAGCTTTTAAGTTTATCTGTAATACCTAAAGTATTATTAGCTGCAGAGATAACTGCTTCACCTTTAGATAATGCAGACAAACCACCTTTAAGAACTTTACCAATACCTAAAGCATGTTTTTGAATAGTAGCATCACCATCATCAGACATAGCTTCTTTGAATTGGTTAAATTTCTTCTTACCAGAATCTATAAGATTACTAATACCACTTTTAGCTAAACCAGCAGCTTTGGATATACCGTTGTGTAAAGCACTAGATGCTTTACTAGCATATTTAGTGATAGTATTTTTAAGACGTCTTAAGAAACTACCACCACGAGGAACTGATTTGTATGTAATACCATATTGCTCAAACATGGAGGATACATATTGTTTATCATCACGTTCAGCAGCTTTAACTATTTCATGGAAGTTAGGTAAATCGATAAGAAGTTCAACCCCAGATTGAGTAATAGCGTAACCGAAGTCTAAGAATTGTTTGAAACATTTCTTAACTCTAGTGAATTTACCATTATCATATGCTTCTACAGCAGAACGGTTATCTAATTGCATACCCATAGATACTAATTGAGTAGCGTAGTCTACATTACTCTTCATATTACCGATACCAGTAATATCTTTAGTAGTTAATGGAGTACCGCTTTGTTTAGCAACCTTTTGCATAAGTTTAGCATTAGCACCAGTAACTTTAATAGCAGCGAACAATGCTTCTTTGTTACCAGATGGGATTTGACCTTTATCAAGCATACGTTTGATGTCATTGACGCCATAGTTTGCTTTAAGGAATTTACGGATTCTTTGTTTATCTTTCTTGGACAAATCAGACAAACTCAAACCAGCAGTTGCAACAAATCCAGCAATATCAGAATCACGTTGTACATCTGCAGCGGCAGTACCAGCAGCTACAGCTGCAACACCAGATTCGTAAGCAGATTTAGCCATAGCATTTGTGCTAGAAATATCTGCATTAGCAGATGCTAATTTATCTGCACCCATACCATTAGTTTGCTTAGTAATATTTTTGATTTCATCTTCAGTAAGTTTCTTACCAGAGACAAAAGCTGCTATTAATTGGTTATTAATAAGCATAGCTTTATTGATATTATCTAAAGCAATGTTTGTAACAGTAGTTGGGTCATTCTCTGGACTGGTAGCTTCGTCTTCTTTACTGAAGTCACGCTTTTCTAATTCAGATTTGGTCATTTCCATCATACGTTTAATATTCTTAGGATCTGACATATCTACACCCATCTCTTCAGAGAGTTGAGATGTATATTTATCTGCATTAGCAGCGTGCTCATCGAATTTTTGACGTTCAATGATCTTAGAACGAATTTCTTTGATCATTTGACTCTTCATTGCATCTGGCATATCACTTAATTGGATAGCTTTTACTGCATTTTCTAAGTCAGCTGAATCACCAGATTGAATGGCTTTCTTAATAGCTTTACCAACACTAGCACTTACACCTTTTCTAGATACAATTTCATACATCTTATCTGTCATAGCAGCTCGTTTGTTTTTCAACTGACGAGAATTACCACGAGCATTTTGAAGTAATGATAATTGTTGTTCTAATTGGTCTTTATCAGCACCAGCAATCTTTTCATCGAAACCAGCGTATTTATAATCAGTAATACCTTGACCTGCCATGAAGTTCATACGTTCTTGAGCTGTCATGTCATCAGCCATACCTTTTTGGATAGTCTTAACACGAAGTTTATCACCGTATTGACCAACTTTATCCATTACTTTGGAAGCAAGTTTACCAGGAACACTGATTACTTTACTAATAGCACGTTGAATAGGACCGGAGGATACTAATGCACCAGTTAAACCAACCATTGGAATTAATGGAGCAGGAATACCTAATGCATAAGCTGCAGCTGCTGCTGCACCGAACTTACCAATCTTACTACCAGCTAATTGTTTAGCCATATATTTCATTTGGTTAGTACCAAATTGAGATTTAACGGAATCAGCGATACTATCAAACATATCACCAACACCATGTTTTACCAATTGTTTAAGTGGTTTAAATGCTCTTTCTAATGGATTGAAGATTCTATCCTTCATGTATTTTTCTAAACGACTATGGAATCCTTCCATACGTTCTTTCATAGGATCGATTACATTTTCGTTTAAGTAGTTTAATACACCACCAATACGTTTACCAGGATTTTTAGGATCTTCTTTACCTAAGATCATTTCTTTGAATTTATCAGTAGTAGAAGCAAAGCTTAAACCACCACCGATTAAAGCACCACCGACAGCACCGAATGGACCAGCAATAGCAGAACCAGCTAAGGCACCAACACCTACACCAGCTAAACCACGACCCATATGCTCAGATAAGAACTTTTGCATTTGAGTCTTGTCTTTACCTTCAGCACCAAATAAGTAATCTCTAACTTCTTGGTTGTTTTTAGCAAATGCTACAGCACTACCAGCTAATAAACCAGGAATTGGTCCTAGACCAGTAGCAGCACCTAATGCACCACCAACGATACCGTAAGACTTAACGTCTTTAGCAGTACCGAGCATCTTCTTGATTTCTGGTCTATCTAAGAAACCACCTTTACGATTACCTTGTTCATCAAGTTTACCATAAAGCATTTCTTGAACACGCTCAGTGTTCTTAACCATAATTAAGCCAGCACCTAATGCACCACCAGCAAGTACACCCATAGGTCCACCAGATACCATTAATCCAGTAAGACCACCATAGACTGCACCTTCGCCAAAGACTTCTGGAGCTTGCTTTTTAAAGTCCTCCATAGCTGCTTTGACATTATCTGGCATTTTATCAACGATAGCATCGTACCAAGAAGATACTTTATTAAGAGCACCATTTAACTTGCCACCAGGACTATCATCAACTATTTTATCTGCATCTTTAGTACCAGAAGCAAAACCACTCAATTTACCAAGACCATATTGTTTAGCTGCATTGATAACCTTCTGTTCATTAGCAGAATCTCTTGCAATACTAGCTTTGGCAATATCTGGGTTGAATGGGTTCATTGTAGATGGGATTACAGCTTCACCTTTAGATAAAGCATATAAGCCAGTTTTAGTGATATATCTATCACCACCAGCACGTCCGCCACCAAAGAGACCACTATCTCCACTACTCTTTGATTTGATATCAGAGTATACATTTTTGAATGCACCTGTAACACTACTAGCAATATTACCTACAGTGCCTCTGACTTTATCTCTAATCTTACCAACCGTAGGGAAACGTTCAGCAATAAGATCTATTGTAGCATTTAATGGTTCTAGTACAGTATCATTCAAGACTTTACCAAAATCATCAAATGTTTTTCTAGCATAAAAAGACATGGTATTGAAGAAACCTTTAATAGGTTTACCATGCTCATCTTTTAGATTAGCTTCATGATCAAAGAAGAAACTTTCGATAGAACCATTAACAGCATCTACCATACCAGCAAGTAATTTAGTAGGTCTATCTCTAAGATCTAGTAAAGCACCGATAGCAAGACCAGCTTTATCCATCTTACCTTTACTATTCTTCATCTTTTCAGAGAAGCTACCACCTTTGGCATTAGTGTATTTATTCTTTAATCCTTCACCCCAACCATCATAGCCGAATTCAAGGTCATCTTCACGCATGTTAAGTAAAGCACCAATTCTACCGACACCTCTTACATTAGCTGCCGAACCTGTTGCTCTACCTTTACCAGAACCATATCTACGAATATTTTCTGGAGTAAGACCCATTACTTCCAATCCAGCATCTGAAGTAGAAGTTTGTTCTTTATGAAGACCTCTTGCATCTTTAGCTGTAGTTGTAAAACTATTCCAATAGTTATTTACAGCTCTAGAATTTGAAGAAGATTTAGCATGTGCAGAGTTTCTACCTTTATGAGGAGCACCACCGAAACCAGCACCATTTTCCAACATAGTACGGATAAGGTGAGTTTCCATGTAAGTACCACGGATAGCTTTAGCTACTTCAGAATTTTCTAATAGATCTTGAGATTTTTGGAAAATACCTCTTACATTAGAACTACCATTGAATGCACCGTTATTGTGCATCAAATCAACAGTACCAGCATTATTGCCCAAATTGGACATATAATTATTTCGGTTTTCTTTATATTGATATGAGTTTCTAACAAGACTAGCTCTGGTATTACCGTTAGCAGTACTAAGCATCTTAGCGATAAGAGTCATATTACGTTCACTAGAAACTCCATATGCTCTCATATAATTTTTAGCATTCTTGAGCTTACCACCAACGAATTCGAAGTTATAATCACCGTTACTATCTACTAATGCTTCTAGCACTTTACCCATGTCAGAATAGAAATTAACTTGATCAGCATCATCATTAAACTTCATTCTGTTAGCAATGCCTGATAGATGCTTTTGCATAGGAGCAGCGGCTTTGTTTATGGATTTTCTTCGTTCAGAATTATAATCCTTCTGAGCATTCTTAACTGTAGTCCAACGACCTGTATTTATATCAAATACACGTTCATCTTCTCCAGTTAATGCTGCTTCAATACGTCTTAAGTAAGTTGGGATTACTTCGATAATAGTTTTATTAGCGATACCATTATAAGCTACAGGTCCTTTTACAAAGTTCTTTGTATCAACCTTATTAACTTCTTTACCATTAAACCCGAAGATTTCATTTAGGAAAGAACCAAGAAAACCTTGTTGCTTTCCTAATTTATGTAAACCCATGATACCAGCATTACCAGCTGTTCGATTTAATCGAGCTAAGCTTTTAGATAATTGTGGTCCCATTATTGTGGATAATAAACTATCGGTTACGAACGACAATGGTGATGCAAGCATAGAGCTAGGATCTCCACCGGTTTCTTTCATCATTTGAATCATGCTACCGATAGCACTATTTTCCCAATTCTTCTTAACATGCTCTTTGTAGTTGCCTAGGTCAAATCCACCACCACCAAATACATTACTGAATGAAGAATTCTTTTTAAGTTGTGGATTAGAATTCTTATACATCTCACGCTGAATTTCTATCATTTCTTTCATGATAGCATTTTGTTCAGCTAAGTAATTTGTTGTGGTTTCGTAGAACTTAGTGGAGTTGTCAATATGCTGCTTAAGAGCACTTTGATTGAAATCAATAATTGCTTTTAAGTGACTATTAACTCCCTCAAACCCAGCTTTATTAATTTGCTGCATTTGAGCTAACTGAGTATATTGAAGCTTAGAAGAAGCCTTTACTGTTTCTCCGACATAAGCACTACCACTCATGACTGAGTTAGAGATAGTTGCTGAAGAAGCAGCAAACCCTGCATTAAGATCTTTATTCAAATCCATAAATGCAGAATTTTCAATATCATTCATAGAAGAATCAGATTCGTCACCAAAACTGAATCCGAAGTCACCATCATCTCCAAACATTCCACTAAATTGTTTTTCCATAAGCTCTTCTTCACGAGCTTTGTTATAGAATTTACCAGTCTTTAAGTCAGAGATACCATTGTTCAGAATAGTACTAGCATCTTTAAATATACTAAGGTTCTTCAAAGTATTCTTAATGGAAGAAGAGTTCAAAGTTCTGCTATCTTTGATAACATTTTGATTCAATTGGCTCTGAGTCCATTTAGCTGCTTTGTAGAGATTACCATATTTATTTTCAGCTCTATTCTGTGCTGAATGGTACAGCGATTCGCCTACGTTTTTAGCATAACGAGTACTGTATTCTTTTATTTGTTTCAACAAAATTTATTCCTCCTTTCTATCTGGATTATAGGAATGTTCAGGCGATGAAAACACCCCTATCCCATATGGGATAGGGGTATAATCAGGAGGAATAATTCTATTTATCGTCAGGTCCTACATACTCCTCTGGAGAGAACCATGTAGGTACTTTTGTATGAACTTTGAATGTATCGTGAGCAGGAGTCCAAGTTTTACCATTATTATATTGCTCTTTTCCATCAATGATTTCACGTTTAGGGAATTTACGATAACATGCTTCTTTGTGTACTTTGGAGATAGCAACGTTAGAACGTTCTCTGCCACCGAATGCTAATTTACGACCAGATTCTAAGTATGTATTAACAAACTCTTTAGAGAATTCAATCATATTTTCTGCTTCAGAACGTTTGAATTCATGACGAGCCATAAGATGATTAGCTTCAGCCATAGACATCTTTGTTACACCAGCCATAACACTAGCACAAGTATTACGAATAATTTCAGATGGGCAAATAAAAGATACTTCACCACTGCTGTTGTAAGTAGCTACTTTGTAATTAGTATCATTAAGCATAGCTCTCATAACACGAAGTTCATCTTTCTTTGAAGATGTAGTTGTTTTAGCATTTTGTAATTGAGAAATGATTTCTTGTACTGTTTCCATTTATAATATCCTACCTTTATATAAAAACTACCAAGTTTGGTTCTTGTCTGGTTTTCCATCTTCATCAAGAAGAGTAATAATTCGAACCAATTTTTGTTTCCTATTTTGAGCATTTAAAAGATATTCTCTGAACTCCTCTCGATTATATCCTTTAACAATCTCAAGAAACTGTTCTTTATCCAAATTTATTCCTCTCTTTCTTCTTAAACATGACCGTTTTGGTCATTATAATTACTATAAAGTTTAGATCATAATAAATAATAATATATTTACGGCAACAATTAGTTAATTTTAATCACACGAAAGGAGAATTCTGATGCAAAATATAGATAATATCAGACCTTTTAAAATTAGGACTGATAAACTCCTATATCCTATAAATAAAGACGATAAGTACAAAAACAGTGCTATATATTTAGTCACAGGTAGTTTTGAGAAATCGCTTAAATTCTTAGCAAAAAATAAAATATTTGTTAATAATGCTCACTTTGTTAGCTACTATATGGAAAAAGACTTCAGTTTTGTTATTCAAGAACACGGTATGACTGAAGAAGGGAATATGATTCCTCTATTAGAATCCAGTAATAATGAAAATGATGTTTTATTTAATGATAAATTTATCAAAACCAATGATGTAAAATTATTCTATCCTGATGCGGTAGAAGATATAATCTTTAGAGAAGATTATGGTATTAAACAAAACTATTCTACCATGTTTAGACGTTTCTTATACACTGAACGTATTAAGAACCAAAAAGAACTTCTAGCTAAATATGATAGAGCTAAGTCTGTAGTTAATTGGATTACAAAAACATATCTAAACATCGAACTCTATAGACAAAAGAATGTTATTGTCGACTGGAGTTATTATACTAGCGTATTCCAAAAGAATAACTTCTATACTTTAGATCGTGGTGTTGATTTATACCATCACTTCATTACACATCTATTACAAGATAAACGATTTGATACATATACTCGTAAGACTGTAATTATTAAATTAGAAGATATCTTTGAAAATGCAGCTGATGTAAAAGGTAAATGGGATTATAGACAAGATATCAATATCTTCTCTATGATTGAACGATATGTACGTCGTAAGATTGAATTCTGGCAAGATTGGGAAGGTATAGACTTCTTAATAGTAGCGGATAAAGGATATTTTAAAGTAGACTTTACTGATATGGATATGTCTAAGCTTACTATATTGAAAAGATTGATTAATAAACTATTAAATCTTTCTTCTGATATTTACCAAGCTCCAGTCCAAACTAATTATCTAAACGATGTTGATATCGACAAAGATAATACTAATACAGAATACATTGCTACTCCTCCATCTATTGAAGATGATAAAGAGGAAGAAAAAGAAACTGCTCAGGATGATAAACAAGATGCAGAAGATTTAGAGAAAATCAAATCTTATGTATCTAAAGTAAGTAACTCTACTTCTATGAAGTTTAATCAACCTGATATTTCTCCATCTCGTATTAAACGTATGGATGAATTAGATGAAAAATTCAGAAGTATTGAAGTTGATGGTCATAAAGTATCTGATGTGGTAGACTCTTATTATGAATCTGATAAGAAGCTAACTAAAGATACTATCCCAGTTGACTCTCTTAATGATGAATGGAAGAGTGTAACCTTCACTAATTTTGATAAAGAGTATGATTTAAATAAAGACGTAATCAAAATCTTTAACGATATCTTCTCTGCTGATAAAAAGAACCGTGTATCTATTATTGATTTGAAGAAAGAAGATACTTCTAATCATGAAAACTATTTAGATACATACACTATTCAAACTGAAGATAGATTTGGTACTAGATCTAAATTAGTAATCGATATTCCTAAGTTTATCGATGGTCGTTATATGATGCTTCGCGGTAATACTAAAATTCTTAATGGTCAATTAGTATTAATGCCTATCATCAAGACAGAAGAAGACGTAGTTCAAATCGTAACCAACTACAATAAAATCTTTATCTATCGTATGAATCCATCTAATGGAACTAAGAGTACTCCAATGGTAGATAGATTAACTAAATCGCTTAAGAACTATAAGGGTTCTAATATTACAGTTCTTAATGGTGATAATAGTTTCATCTGCTCTAAATATGATTTACCAATTGAATACAGAGACTTAGCTGGTCTGTATACTAGTTATACTCTTAAAGATGGTTCTTATATTACATTCGATATGGATTTAGCTCTCAGAGATTTGAAACCTAAATTAAAAGGTGATAAAAATTATAATAGTAAGATTCATTATATTATCGGTTATGATAAACCAGCTAATAAAGTTATTTATTACACTGGTAATGAAGTAGCTAAAACTATTGCTAATTTCTTATCTGAAAAAGATAAAGCATTTGGTGAAATATTCAGTTCATCTAAAGCATCTAACTCTTTAGGTTATTCTGATGCTTCTATTTTGAATACTAGACTTCCTTTGATTGTAGTAGCTTGCTTTGCTGAAGGTTTAACTTCTGTATTATCTAAAGCTAAAATCAAATGGGAATTCGTAGAGAAACGTCCTGAAAATACAGATGATAACTCTGTAGTTAAATTCAAAGATGGTTACTTAGTATATGAAAATACAACTCCTGAAGTTTCTCTTCTTATGAGTGGTTTATATAAAGTAGCCACAGATGAATTTGAATTTAATGAAATGGATGAATATAGCACTTGGTTAGATATCCTAGAAGATTTCGGTGCTAGATTTAAAGCCGATGGTTTAGCTAACTTCTATGATTGCCTATTCGATCCAATCACTGTAGATATTTGTAAGAAATACAAATTACCATATGATTACGTTGGTGCTTTAATCTATGCTAATAATCTATTGGCTGATACTAACTACAATACTCATACTGATATTACTGGTAACCGTGTACGTACAAATGAATTAGTTGCAGCATATTTATATAAAGCTATTTCTAAAGCTTATGGTGATTATGCTAACACAGTTCGTCATAGAGGTAAAGGTGCTAAGTTATCTATTAAACAATCTGCTGTAGTAGATGAAATTCTATTAGACCCAGGTTGTTCTGATTTATCTGTATTAAATCCTTTACTTGAAGCTGAAGCTGCTTCTACATTATCATTTAAAGGTCTATCTGGTATGAACTCTGAACGTTCTTATAAATTAGATAAACGTATTTATGATAAATCTATGCTTGGTGTTATTGGTGTATCTACTGGTTTCTCTGCTAATACTGGTATTAATCGTCAAAGTTCTATTAATGCTTCCGTATTAGATACTCGCGGTACTATTAAACCTAAAACTGAAAAAGAATTAGGTACTCTCGATACTCTTACTCCTTATGAAGCTTTAGCACCATATGCTACAACTCATGACGATCCAATTCGTACAGCAATGGGTTATATTCAAACAGCTAAGCATCAAATGAGAGTTAAAGAATCTTCTCCTAACCTATTGACTTATGGTATGGATGAAGCTTTACCTTATATGACCTCTAATATCTTCTCTCATAAGTTCAAAGGTAAGAGAGGTAAAGTATTAGATATAAAAGAAGGAGAATTCTTAGTATATAAAGATCTTGATACTAAACAAGTTCACATGCTTTCTTTGAAAGATGAAGTGCTTAAGAACTCCGATGGTGGTTTCTATGTAACCGTTCAATTAGTTCCTAAAGTAAAGAAAGGTCAAATGCTTAAATATAATGATATCTTAGCTTATGACCCTCAATCTTTCTCTAAATCTAATGCTACTACTAAAGAAGCAGATCAAATTGCTTATAATATCGGTACATTAGCTAAAGTAGCTATCATGTGTACAGATGAAGCATATGAGGATAGTTCCATTATCTCTGATAGATTATCTGAAGCTATGACTAGTTATTACTGCGTTCAAAAAGCTAAGTCATTCAAAGCAAATACAAACGTTTACAATATCGTACAACCTGGACAAAAAATAAAAGAAGGGGATTCTCTTATTGTATTCCAAAATACTTTTGATGATGATAATGCTAATAAACTCTTAGCTAAGTTAGCTGATGATGATACAGAATTAATTAATGATTTTGGTCGTATCAAAATAGCTTCTAAAATATCTGGTGTGGTACAAGACGTTAAGATTTATCGTACTTGTGAAATTTCAGACTTGTCTCCTTCTCTTAAGAAGATAGTGACTGATTATGAAAAAGGCATCAAGGAACGTAATAAAGTAGCTAAAGAATATGGTGTTAGTGAAGGTGAAATTAAAGCTACATCTGAACCTGACTACAAGCTAGAACAAAATGGTAAGCTCAAAGCTACCGAAAATGGCGTTTTGATCGAGTTCTATCTTAAAGCTGAAGATAAAATGGGTGTGGGTGATAAACTCACTTACAATACTGCAATTAAAGGCGTAATCAAGGATTTATTCCCTAAAGGTGATGAACCTACTAGCGAATATAGACCTGATGAAAAGATTGATGCTTTATTAGCAACTGCCTCTGTAACTGCTCGTATGACATCTTCAGTTATCTCTAGTGGTATTATGAATAAAATCATGATAGAAACTGCTAGACAATGTAAAGATATACTTGGTATCAAATGGGATTACTTAGGTAAAAACAAAAAATAAACGAAAGAATATGGAGTACCCAATATTGGGTACTCCTATATCTTTTCAAAAAATAAAAGCTAGATAATATGAATATACTCTTCAAGCAGTAATTATATTAGATTTTAATTCAACACTTACTGCCATTCATACAAAGCATAAAGGACGGGAGTAGCAAAATTAAAAGTATCGAAAATAAAATTATATAATTATAATGAGGAAAAACCTGAAGAGTATATTCATACCATCTAACGATGGTATTCGAAATTTAAGTTACATGATTAACCACCACAAATAAGTTTAGGGAGTGTATTTGTGATTGTTTATTTTAGGGAATTTTGTATATTTAACAGGGAGAGTTAAATATACCTTGTGATAAGAATAAGAATTTTCTGTGAGAGAAGTCAGTTAGTTATTTCGGGGAGAGTAGTCTGAAATAACTATTTTGAAAAAATTATTATCTTTAAACAAAGGATTGTATTATTTGTGTTTAATATTGGGGTTTCTAAATTCAAGACGGAAGTATGGGAATGTCTTGAATAATATGAGTGTTAGATGTTTCCTTCTTATCTGTGGTGGTTAATCATATAACTTAATTAAAATAATAAAATAAATAGAAGACTAGAAAGTTGGATAAATTGCTTCGTCTGAAGAGCATTTTCGGAAGCAAGACTGTGATGGTTATTCTACATTAGCTTTTTGGCAAGATGAAAATGAGTATTTCCATTCAAAGTCGTATAGATTTAACAATTTATCCAACTTTCTAATCTTCTATTATGAATAAGTTGATAGAGAGATAAAAGATTATTATAGTCATTTGCGTGAATTTTATTTATCTTAAAAGGAGTTTATGAAATAAAATGAAAAATATTCTATCTCTCTATCATATGAATATTATACAACTCAAATATTTTTTAATCGTTCGAAAATTGAGCAATATTATCTCGAGTTGCTTTAGGGATATTCAAGTAATCCCCTGTTTTGGAATTGATATCTACGGATTCTTTAATCATACCTTTAGAACCATAGTATGCCATTGTGTAATCGTTAGCACATTTAGCAATCTCATTCAAGTATTCTTTTTCATTCAAAAGTACTTGTGTTAAGAATTGACTGATTTCTTTCTTGAAGTTTGGATTACCAAAGAATTCAATCTTTTTCTTTTTCATTTTTGTTCTTAAGAAAATGAATCCTTTATCGTAAACTCGTAAACTAATAATCATGGGTATTAAACCTCCTATTTAATAATACTGATATCGAAATTACTCATGCCTTCGATACCTAAGTCTCTTCTAATCGTCATTACATATCCAGTTTCGCTATTTTCATCATAGGTTTGATCTATGAAATTAAACCCAAATACTTTTTCAGCTTGGAAACAATCGTAATCAATAAATATTTCTGGATACTTTTCTTCGATATATTTTCTACATTTAGCAACGGCGTCAACCATATTCTCCGCTTCAATAGTAAATTCTATATCTCCTTTGACTCTGTCTTTAACTAAATATTTATGCATAGTCTCCACCTTTAATAAATATTAGAACTCGCTACTAAATCCTTCTGTAGGAATAATAGGCTTCATTTCAATATTCACTTTACCGTCTTTATCGGTAAAGGATAAAATGCGACCACCTGTTGTATAGAACTTATATTTACCAATTCTTTTAATAAGTTCACTGCGGTCTATTTTGACTAATTCGTCACGTAATTTAGCTAGGGTTTCTGGAACGGAATATTCAATAGCACCACCAGAAGTTTCTACTTTAACTTTATAAATAGATCCTAACCATTTATATTTATCTACTACTGCTTTAATTGTAGAATAAATATCAACTGGTATGTATTTGCCACCAAATACAGAATCTAAATTAAACATACCCATTACTCTATCAATATTATAATTGAAGATATATTGGGATAATTCATTTGGTTGTTTTTCTGTAACCATGGCATGTTTAAGTTCAGCCATAATACGGATAACCTTTTTAGTGATTTCTAAAAGATTAGTTTCTGAAGTTAAGTCTTCCATAGTTCCATCTGGATAGATAATAATGTCTTTATCAAATTCATCAAACTTTTCAGACATAACTTCCATAGAATAAGTGAAATACATATCATCTGGATTGTCACTGATTCTATTCATTAATACCTCACAAGGAGTGAGAATATTATAGACTTTCTTTTCTTCTTGAAGTCTAATTTTATTAGCGTAGATTGTATTAGTAATATGATATACTACAGCTTGGTTGTCTTCCATTTATCTAAATCCTCCATAAAGTTATAAGTATATTGTCGTTTAGCTTTCTTTCTATTTGGTTTAGTTTCTCTTTTTAATATAATATTATTTAGAGGAACTGTTCTATTTAGAAGATAGTCATGTATAGTAAATACACCATTACCTATATCTAGATAACCATTGAATACTCTAAACGGGTTTATATTAAAGTTATCCCTATTATAAGCATTTAGAATTAGCGGTTTAAACCATTCGCGTATACGCTTTAAAGCATCTACATATTTAGCCACAAAGTCTCTATCGGCTTTTGTACCTTTTAAACCAAACATTCTACCGATATCAATATACATATTATATTGATTTCTCGACCTATTCATATTTCTTCTTACAAATTTAACAGAAGTTAGTCTGGTATCATCATATAAGATAATATCGAAATCCATAAATCTATTTGAAAAATTCATTACTACTTTGAATCTAGTAATCATTTTAAATCAACCACCCTTCTATTCATATCAAAACAAAAGATTTCTGCTGTTTCTGATTCTATATCTACTATAGAATGGTAAGTAAATGGAATTACACTACCGTCATTATACACAGAATGCTCAGTAGATAATTCTTCTATATGATTATGAAGATTGGTAATTAATTTGATAATAAAGTCTCTTTCGAATGGATGAAAGAGTTTAGTTAGACGTCTTTTTATTAGAGCATTGTCTTTTCTGTTCTTTTTTATTAGATCTTCAATTTCAAAAGTATAAGAGCTAATAAAATCAATTAAAATTTCTGGATTATATACCGAGTCTGAATTGGTATATATCCAATCAATAAATATCTTTGTCATTTGTATAATACCTCCTTCAGATAAAGATTATTTATTACCTTTTCATAGAGATATTATACGATTATAACCGATTTTACGAGCTTAATTTTAATCAAAAAATAAATACCCCGGACGGCTCCGCCTCCCCAAATTATAACGGAAATCCTGCATGTCTTAATTCCATGGATCTCCGCGTGCTCTCGCGAGCAACGCAGAGACATGATTAAGACAGCGTGCGAAGCGTGGGCGTAGCTAAGCGGTTGTCTTAATCATGGATCTACAGTACGCTTCCAGGATTTCCGTTACCTTCGACTGGAAGCAAGATTTACTAAATTGTATATTCAATATTAAATTATAATTAATTTCAAGACAATTAGATAGGAAGAAAGAACAAGATTATCCAATATTAAGAAGTAAATAAGGAGAATCCAGATGTCAATAGATAATAAAAGAAACGAAGTAATCCAATATATAAAGAATAATGTAACAATGATATCATTCGAAGGTATGGATTGTTCATATAAAGAAACTAATTCAAATAGATTAGCAAATATAATAGGTATAATTGGATACGAAGTAGAACTAGTTAGTTTTCCAAGGTATAAGAATCCTAGTGCATACTTCGTAGAAGGATATCTATCTGGTAATATTAAAGTAGATGGAAATAATACAATGGATAGAGCAATATGTTCAGGTACTACAGTATGTCTATTCTACGTAATGGATATGATTAAGTGGTATAATGAATATATCGATAAATTGATGAAAGAAGAAAATCTAGAGGATAAGAAACGGATAGTTATCTTCGACAGATATGCTTATTCCAATATGTATTATCCAATACCAGATTTATTCAAAACAATAACTAATTTTAATTTAAACAAAGAAGAAGAAAAAGAAAGATTACTTAACTTACAATGTAAAATAGTAAATAAGGTAATCGATACTACTAATATACCAAGAGTAGATTTAATCATTAAAATGGTTTCGGATAGAAATTTACTTTATGAGAAAGTAAAAGAGAAGAATAAAGATAAAAAAGGTGATTTATACGAGTCTAATATAAGTTACCTTATGGATTGCTTTGAAATATTCAAGAAACTTAAATTTACTAATATGACCTCTTCTAAACTTACAGAAATCGATATGTTTGAGATTGAAGTAAGTGGAAAAGATGAGGATGAAGTGTTTGAAGAAGTTTTAAAAGGGGTGAAAGAGATTGTATAAAGAAAAACCTTGTGTAGCCATGATATTTGATAGAAGTTACTTGGTATACGATGTTAGAAAACCAATGAATGATATCTCTGATGTCATGTGGCGATTCAAAGACAAAGCCCACTTTGTTTATGGTGGCATTCCACGTTTGTGTTATCATGTAGAAGAGTATAAACGTAATTTGGGTCTTAAGGATGAAATGTTCCATAAGATAGAAATTCCTTATTGTGATAATAAGTTTTATTATAATAAGGATAATGTAGCTCAAGGTTGGGTACAAGAAGTTATGTCTTATAATCCCGACCATATTTTGATTCTTAGAGATAATGGTCATACTAATGAAACTGATGCATTGGTACAATATGCTATCGCACATAAAGTCCATGTGGTTGAAGTAGATAACCATAATCATAAAAGAGATTTAGTTGATCATAATGGATATATTACAAAAGGTTATTATGATCAAACTTTATTTGGTAAACGTTAATTAAATTGGAGGTATTACTCATGAAACCAGAAGTTAAACCATTTAGATATTGTGCTCGATCTTTAGATACTGGAATAATTTCCATTAGAGAAGCAGTTAGATTTGAAGCAAACCCAGAAACTAATTTCCTCTATGCTGTTTATTATGATGACTGGAATAAGTTCATTCTTACAGAACCTATCTTTAAAGCGACTGATGAAAATGAATTATACTCATTAATATCCGTTATATCTCAATTCTATCATAACAACCCAGAAGGTTTACTTGACTTTGTAACTACAGAATTTAATATATAGGAGCAACGAATGTTTAATAAAGAAAAATTAAAGAACTTATTTAAGTCTAAATCTACTATCATTAAAGATGAATTCGATAAAATTGGTGAAACGTCGACATATGAACTAGATATTCTTGAAATTGGTGATAATGTAAAGAATGTATCTAGAGCTGCTCGTATTTCTCATGGTTTAGAAGCTCCTAAATCTTATCAAGCACAATGTGATTATATCGAACGTATTATGAAGATGGGACATGATAGTATTTCTGGTCATTCTAATATACAATTTGCTATCACTATCCATAATATTTATGATGAAGCTTCTATTGGTTTGGTAAAGAACTTAGAAGCATTTAAATTCTTTAATATTGAAGTAATTCATAGACAATCTGAAGAAGGTACAGTTACTGTATTAGTATTTGGTGCAAGTATCCGTTCTCTTCGTTATTATATCAGAAGTATTTCTGAAGTTTCTAACCTTAACTTCCATGAAGAGAATATCTTCAACTTCATTAAAGGTGTAATCTATAAGACTACTGAAAAATGCTTCTATCCAGACTTAATTAAAGATGGATACTTAGATGAAGAAGACTTTGAATTTGTACCGATCTTCAATGAATATGATACAGACTTCGATAATCCTAAAGACGAACCAGTTCCAGTAAATGAAAACGATATCATCAATGCAATCGATAAACAAAACTTCGATATCGAAGAAGAAAAAGAAATTGATGATGATAAAGTAAATTCTATCAATCCAGATGAATTAACTCAAGAAACTAGAGAAGAATTCACATTTGGTAATGTAGATATCATTGATTATCCTACAGAAAACTATAAAGCTTCTATTGATACTATCAATAATAAATTCCCATCTGAAATTAGAGATGAAAAATTATTAAATGATATTATTCATTCATTAATTGCTACATCTACTATTACTATTAAGATTAATAAGATGAGTCGTGCTATCTCTCAACAAATTAATCGTCATAGAGCAGCTATTACTCAAGAATCTCAACGATACGTAAATGTATCTGATTGTGAATTCATCAATCCTTGTAAGTTTGACCCTAATAAATATCCTAACCCAAATCCTGAAATTAATATCAAACTATTTGGTAATGAAGTTAAAACTAACGTAGAAGAGTTGGGTAAAGAATTAATTAAGATTTATGGTCAATTATTAGATCAAGGATTGTTAAAGCAAGATGCTCGTGGTTTCTTACCATTCAATGCAGAATCTAGTGCTTATTATACATTCACTATGTCTGATATGATTCATTTCTTATCAGTTCGACTCCATAAATCAGCCCAACCTGAAGTACGAACAATTGCAAGCTTCATTTACAGTTGTTTGATTAAAGATGTATTCACTGATAAAACCATTATTGACATCATTGAGTACAGAATTGCTAATACTGAGGTGATTTAATGGCTCGAAACGCTAATTACATTGTCGAAGGTAATTATGATAAACCAGTAACTGAGATTAATATCAAAGAAGTTCCTGACTTTAACATATCTGACTTTGACTTTGAAGACGAAAAGGCTTTATATAAGTATATTCGTCGAGTAGAAACTGTTTGTCGTCAATCTTTTGAATATAAACAGTTTATCTATTTCTTGAAGAATTATGGTAATATGAATAAATGCTCGTTCATGAAATTCTTAGATACTCAAGATATTCCTAAATTGAGAATCGAAATTCATCATGAACCTATTACTTTATTTGATATTGCTTTAACTATCTTTAGAAAAAGACAAATGAATGGTGAATCTTTACATGAAGATATGATTGCAAAAGAAGTTATGTATCAACACTACAAACTACATGTAGGTTTAATACCATTAACCACTACAGTTCATGAAATGGTACATAACCAATTCCTATTCATTCCAACTCAAGCAGTTATGGGTGCTTGGGACAAGTTTGTAGAAGAGTATAGACAGTATATGCCTATCGATACCCTCTCCAACCTTGATTCTATCATCCAACATTCAGAAAACTACGATCCTGAGAAGGAAATGGCTATTTTGACTGCTGGATTTGTAAGAATCAATGTAGAAGACGATGGATATCAAGCTTCTACAGAAGAACTCTTCAATTATCTTAAATCTGTTTATGATGATTTAGAAGAACGTAAGAATAAATAAGATATACCAAGAGGTTACCCAATATTGGGTAGCCTCATATCTTTCGCAAAATTGTAATAGTCTGATTTTTCAATGATATATTATAATAGTGAAAGAGATATAAATTGTATCTCTAATTTATTTATTTTAGGAGGATTTAAAATGGTAAACTATTTAGACGCAAAATTCGATTCTTTAGTAGTAGTTTTAAGTAATGGGTTTGAGGTGCTAAACGTCTGCCCTCATGCTGTTACAGTTGGTCATGAAGGTCCAGGTCGCTTGGTATTTCCAGGAGTGGGCAAGGAGGATGCCTTCAGATTACCAACTGAATCTTCTGTTGAGGAGTTTGGTGGTCTACCACTAGGTGTAACGAAAGTGGTTGATGTAGATGCATTACCACAAGCCAAAGAAGGACGATTATATATTGTACCTTCAATGGTTCGTCAGTTATTCCCAGATCGGAAAGATTTTATATCTCCAACAACCGATAATCGTTGCATTGTCAAAAACGAACAAGGTTTCACAGACTATGTCCTAAAACTTGATCGTAATTAAAATTTATTATACTTTAGGAGGAATTTTATTATGGTACAGGTATGGCTTCTCGTTTCTATTCATTTTGTTTTAGTAGTAGCAATTTTCGGTACGTTTGGTTATTATTTAAGAAAGATGCATATCGAAAACAAAATTGCAGAGGCGGAAATTAGAGCGTGTGAGTATAGAACTCAGCACTTAAACGCCGAAAGATTAATGGAGATCATCAACAGATGATCTCCTGATCATCTCTTTTATTTTTTATAATTAAACGAATTTATGAGCGTATATTATATAAAAGAAGAAAGATATATCTTCAATATATTTTATAAGAAAGGAGGTCAAAATCAAATGTTGTTAGATTTTGACAATGCTGTAAATATTTTTACAGATTGTAGTACTTATCGTGGTGAGTCTGACAAGACTCTAGTAAGTTGTGGCTACTGTGTAGTAGTTGACAACGAAATTGTCGAGCATAATAATATCATTGTAGATGATAGTAACAATGCTCAAGGTGAATTGTTTGCGATCCTTATGGGCGTAATCGCAGCAAACAGATTTAAAGACAGAGGCTCTCGTATCAACCTCTTTAGTGATTCTAAGACATCTATTCGTTCTTTGACTCATAATGTATTTAATTGGTACGATAATTCTTTGAAATCCGATACTGGTGGCTTTGTTAATATCAGAGGTGATAGTATCAAGTATCAAGAATTATATTTAAATATCGTCGAAGAGATAGTATCTACAGGATTGAAGATTAACTTCTACCATGTACGTTCTCATAATCGTTATCATCAAGAAAGTGTACATATGGCTCGCACTTACTTCAATAAAGTAAATAAGACCAATACTTCTGATGACATCGTTCGTGATATTATCTATTATAACAATTTTGTCGATAAGATGACTCGTCATCGTTTACATGATGTATGTCATGATGATTCCTTTGAACGAGAAAACTATCGTCAATTCCGTTATCCTGTTACTAGACAACCTAGCAGATTACAAATTGAATCTTACAGAAGTCTAGTATGTTAAAGAAGAAGGAGGGATTTGAATGTACTTGGATGGATTCAAGACATTTATGGATGAAGTCCCACGAACTCAACCTGTAGAAGCTAAAGAAGAATTCGAATGGTTTACTGGGTTTGATGGAATAGAACCAGATCCAATAACAGATCCAATGCGGATGCCTGTCAACTTCACTGGAGAATTACCTACGGTATTGTATTCCAAAGAAGATATGATAAATAATATGCATCCAAATGACCCATGTAGATGGGAACAAATCCGACAAAGTATGGAAAATCCATATTATGGTCAACAAAATGCAGAATATCTGCAACAAATGGCACAAATTAGAGCACAACGCTACTTCAGACCTTCAATGATACCAGTACCACCTAGAGTTATGGAACAACGAGTACAACAACAAACTCAGTATATTAATAACCGTGGTCCTGTAATGTATCCACAATTTGAAGATCCATCTATGCGTGCAGCTCGCTGGGCTCAAAAGTTCAAAAACAAAGTTGAAAATAAAATCAACAGTCCAGAAGAATTGGCTAAACGTTATTACTATAAGCAACATGAAAAAGACCGTTACGATAAAGCAACTGGTATCAATATTGATGAAGCAATGCGTGAAGACAATTTTGAACATTTAAAGCAATTGAATATTGATGCTTACAATGAACGTAAGAACAATGCAAATGCTAAGAATGATAATGCTGAAGCATTTAAAGGTGTTTCTATGAATAAAGATGATCTTAAAGCTAATGGTTTCAAAGTAACCAGAGATAAAGCTAAGACACCTTCTATTCCAGTTAAGTATTTAACACCTATCGGTTCTACTTTAGAAATTCATGAAGATGGAACTACTTATGAATGGGATCCTGATGGTGGTCAAAGTGTTATGTCAACACCTCCAGCATTAGAATATCTAGCTAAATGTAAAATGATAGATAACCTAAACATGCAAATGGATGCTCATGCTCAAGCAGCAGCATTAAAAGGTTATCATATGAACGAAAGCTATAATCAAAATCCTATACCTACTCCAATGAATCCAGATCCATTGGATAGAACTTATCAACAGTACTATGCAAATGGTCCTGTAATGCATGTAGACCCTACATCTATCGTAGTAGGTTCTCCAACAGTTTCATTTACCACTCAAAATGGTGGTCAATTTACCACTAATATGCCTAGCGTTATCTATAATCCTAATGGTACAGTGAGTGCAGCACCACCATGGGTAAGACAATTCCAAGGTAATTATTATGGTTATCAACCTAGTCCATGGATTGAAGAATATCGTGAGTTAACTGACGAAGAAATCCTCTCAGAAAACTATCCAGTTTTAATCTTAAATGATCACGATAGAGAATTAGCTAAAATTATTCGTGCTCGTAGAGAAAAACGTGCAGCTATCAATGCAGCAAAAGCACAAAGTATCGAAGAAGCAAACTTATATTGCCGGAGAATGAAAATAGATCCCGATACTGGCTACGAAATCTATGAAAGCTTAACAATCTATCCACCAGAAGGCAAATCTCATACATGTACTCAAGAAGAACTTGATGCGTTGAATACAGCGTTAATCGAAAAAGAGCGAAAGAATCTTAAAGAACTTCGAGAAGACAGCATGAAAATGGCTGCAGGTATTGATGACAGTGCCGTATTGGCTGAAGAAATTAATCGTTACTCTACAGAATATGCTTTATTAGTAAGATGGGCAAGAACTAACTTAACCGAAGAAGTTTATCGTGAGTTCGCTAAACTTATCTTACAACAACTTATTCTTCTTAGAGAAAACGATCCAGCAGCTGATTTGAAATCTGGTATCATGATCACAGGTACAACTATCGTTAGAACCCCATGTAGAGAATCCTCTGAATTGGATGTAGCAGTGATGGTTGCAGGTGAAGTCGAACATCTTGGAAGAATGAAAGAAGCAGCGAAAGAAGATAATAGTCTAGACGAAGATGAAAAAGCACGTGTAGTTAAACGATACAATAAAGCTATTAAAGAAATCTCTGCTATCTATGATGAATACAAAGATAAAGACGATCCTAAGGATAAATCTGACGAACGGATGAAGTATAATAAACTATTCAGGAATATGGTAGATGTATCTACTATACCTCATAGATTATTAGCTTATAAGCAAGTATTTGAAGCACTTAATAGTAGTCTAACTCCTATTAAGCAGATGATGCTTGCATCATATATGTCATATGCTAAGCATGCAATGAGGATTAATGGTGAATTCGATTTAAATAACTTTGTTAATTGGTGGAATAAACCATTACTAGATCAAATCAATTCTGGTGCTAGAAGTACGTTTAAATCCAGAATGAATCCATATGGTAGAAAACCTGCGTTTGATTACTTTATGGAAAATTCTCACAAATTCGTTTCAGCTGAAAAGTATATCAGCGATGTACGTGCTCAATTGAAACGTAACTTCGATCAAATAGATCAAGGTGCTCTTATGAGTGCTAAGACATTTGATGAATACAATGACGCATTAGCTCGCATTATGCCAGCAGTGCGAATGTCCTATGACCCTTTCATAAATCCTGATGGTGCAAAACGCTTCAAGAAAAAGGATACTCGTGACATGCACAACTATGATAGAAGTAAATATGAATACTTAGGTATGCTAAGTGATTATTATCATGCTATCGGTGCAATTGACGTACCACATGATATCAAAGATAAAACGTGGTTCGATACTATTTATAATCAAAAAGAACGGGGGTTGATTTAATTGGAAGAACGTGTTCTGATTGATCATAACCTTAAAATTGATTTCGATAAGATGAATCAACTTCAAGACAGATCTAAGTATTTTACTAGACTTTTTGATGCGATGACTTATCAACCATTATTATCATTGATAATATATGAAGATATTATTGCTCTTCATATGTTATTCAATGATCCAGACTTTTGTGATAAACCAAGATCCCAACAATTAGAGTTAGCTGATTCCATTATGAAACCGAGAGGATTTACTCGGATTCATAGTGGAACTAACCGTATTGTATATGGCTCCAGTGATCATCCAACCATTGTCTTAAAAGTAGCTACTGATGCTCAAGGCATCTCAGACAATGATGATGAAGTTTACAATCAAGACTTTCTTAAACCTTATGTACCAAAGGTTTATGAAGTCTCTGAATGTGGTACCGTTCAGTTGGTTGAAAGAGTTCAGCCTATAAAGAATAGGCAAGAATTTTGGGATAATAGACATCAGATTTTCCATATTCTTTATTCGTTTACACATATAAAGAAATATCTCGTTGAAGATTTGGGATCTGCTTTCTTTATGAACTGGGGATTACGCAAAGGCTTTGGTCCAGTTATTCTAGACTATCCATACGTATATAAGTATATACCAAGTAGATCTAGATGTATTGCTGTTGACGAAGTAACAGGTAAGATGTGTAATGGTACGATTTGGTATGACGATGCCATGAATACCATTGTATGTCATAAATGTGGCAAACGATATTCTGCAAAGGATATTGGTGCAAAGCTTAAGAAACGGCAAGTTTCCGACAAAGAAATTCTAGAAATGTTTAGTGCAAATTTAGAAAGCGACAATCTTTTTGACAATGTTATAATACATGGTTATTCGAACAAAGATGCTGCTCTTCGTATTAAACCAGACGAAGCAGAAACTATTAAGAAAACCGAAGTAGAACCTAAACTTAAGGCACCCGAAACTAAGGTTCCTAAGTTTAAAAAGTCATGTAAGATTGCCAAGGATTTCTAAGGGAGGTAATTATGTTTTATCCTAATAAGGGAATAAAATGGGGCAGAGTATTCCTATCATATAATTGGAATGAACTGTCTAATGCTTTGTATAACAATATCAAAGTTGTTGTACTAGATGATGATACAGAAAAGTATCGTCGAATTGGTTGTAATATTATGAGTATGCTATTGCCTCCATATGAAGCGATAGATGCCGAATGTAATCAACAATTTGAATTAGCTGGTCAAATTTATCAAGACTATCTACTACGTTCTGAAAATGCTTTAGCTCCAATAGCTAATATCATTGCAGCTACTTATGTAGAAAAAGATATCTTAATCTTTATCCCACCAGATGAAGCTAAGAGTCTAAGTTTTATAAATGTATTAGCCGAAACTCTTTATAGTGTATATGGTATTCCATGTGCAACGTTAAGCGATCCTACATCTAATCCATTCTATGATGATACTAACTTATATACTCTATCCAACCGTGTTGAGTTGATGTATGCTTGTAATATTATCTCTTTGGATACACTTTGTGATTGCCATCCATACACAGATTTAAATCCTATCATATTCCCACGATTGGTATATGATTTAGGATATCCGAATTTAGAAGGAATGCATCCTAACCAAATTCAAGCATATTTCAATACAATGGTATTCTCTAGAAAAGACCAACGTATTGAATTATTCAGACAAGACGTAAACGAAATGAAGAATATGATATTCCCATTTGTGGAATTAAGAGATTTCGTTCGTCAACAACCAGAAGACGCTGTTAAATAGGGGGACAAAGCAGTGAAGAACAACATTACAATCGTAGTATATAGCCAAGTTAAAGAAAATATTGAAAAGTTTGCTAAGTTGATGGATACTTGTTCTAAGAAACATCAAGAAGAATATAAAGATAATCTTTATGATATCTTATTCGAATCTAGCGAAGTCACTATTGGTGATTTGGTAGAAAAAGTAAACCAACCAATTTATCCTACTAACAATATTACTTTTGGCTATCATGAATACATAGAAGAAGATAAAGATCCTAGCTATGTAGTTATCACTGCTCACTGTCCTGATTCAACACCACATCTTGGTTTATTCGAATTATTCTGTATTGCTTATGGTTGTAAAGTAGTCTTTGAATTTATTTCAGAAGATGGAAACAGACGTATCAATACAGACAGAAATTACGAATATTTCACACCAGAAGAAATCGAATGTGATCTAAATGGAGATAAGTCTTTAAAGAATAAGTATCACTTAACTTATAAAGATTTTGATTCTATGATCACATTGATTTCTGGTCTGGTTAATATTGGCAGACATATTGGTGCTGAAAAGGCAAGAGGTTTCATTGACAACCTTAAAGAAAATGGGGTTGCCAGAGAAACAGATGAAGCTGGTAATTTGTATTGGGTCGAGTCCTTTACTCCACATTATGATGGTAGAGAGATTACTCTATCTACCGTAGCAGATTAAAGAAAGAGGAAGAGAATGATTGTATTTGTTCCAACTAACCCGGATCCAAAAATCGTTTTAGGTGAAGATCCTAGGTTATTTCATGCTCTTAAAGAAAGAGATAATACGTTCTTCTACAACATTCTCTCCCAATATAGTATAGGGATAGCTTTAAATAAGTTTATCCCTGATACTGAAATGTGGTGGGAAGATGAAGAACAGTTTACATTCAACTATATGAATTTTCTACGATTTACTCCTATCCCATTCTACTCTATTCTTACTATATTGATGCATCAATATATGAACGAAGATGTAGTTGTAGTTTGTGATATGAGTGATGACAGAAGACTACAAATAATCGAATGTATTATGGCTCATATCTATGAACGATATGGGTGTAGAACTTCTATAGTTTCTACATTGGAAGACTTGTTATATGCAGACCCTTCCGAAATAGAAAACTCAGCTAATTTTATCTATGATAAAGAATTCTATCTAAGTGAAGTCATTGACGTCGATGAATTACAAAAACAAATCATTAATATTGAAGAGATGAATGGTTATCAAATTTAGTATTAATGATTGGTGGTGTATATTCGTTGCGGAATACGTTTTCTCGTAACAAATACTCTTTCACGTTACCGTATGAATTTAAAAAATTATTTGATTCTTATTGTGATATCGAAGGTATTGACCTTGACATTTTTATGGAAGAAATCTTCTTGGAATTTAATAGAATGAGACCTTATCGTTTTAGTAAAGAGAAAAGACGTTATCTTCCTAAAAAAGTTAATCTAATCTCTGAAGTTAATTGTACTTTAGAAAATCATAATATTATATTTGACTTCATAGCTAAGTGTAGAAAGAATGGATTCTCAGAAGAGAATGTAATCATTACACTAGCTATGAATAAAATATATAACACTAAACTTCGCAAAGAAGTCGTAAAAGTTTGTAATATCGTTTCTAGCCATCTAGCGTTTGAATCAAACAAATTAGATGAATCCAAATATATTAATCTACATATAGAACGAAAATATTATGACCTTTTATTAAAAAGATCTAAGAAATTTGAAATTCATAGACACGATCTTTTGAATGATATCATTATAGAAAATTTCATAGATGAGTTTTACAAAAATGGAAATATCCATATCCCTTGTTGGTATAAACATAGATTGGAGAAAGGTGAAGAGACTACCAAAGTCTGTTTAAAAATCTACAAACCTATCTACGAACTATGTAAAACGATCGGAATGGTTGCTAATAGAAGCACTTCTAACATAATTAGATTTATGATTACAAAAGGAGTATTTGATATTGGCAATGTACGAAAAGGATCTATTCTTAACGGATGATTCTATAATAATAAATAGAATTATAAGAGAATATGATATGAGCAAAGCCAATATCAATATTCTCTTATATAAAGGATTGATCACTCAAGATCAATTCGACAAATACTATAACATGCCTAAAGGTCTTAGGGAAAGAACTATTGGCACTCTTCAACGAGACTATCCTAAAATAAATCAGGGGTTAAAAGACGGTTTTGTTGAAGCAAGAAAAATGTTATTCGAATCGAATAACCTAAATGAATCTAATGTAGTTGCAGTAAAGAAAGATGCTGTATTTACCTTAGATAAATATTTAGAATACAATCAATTTAAAAATTTAGTATTTCTCAATAAGAATACTTATAGCTCATTTATCCAAGCATATAAACTAGAACTCTATTATAGTAAATTCACTGATAGTATAGATGTAAAAGGTATAGGGGAGTTGTCCATCGTAAAGCACCAAAACTTTATGGTAGATTTCCTATGCTATCTCTTCAATATTTTAGAAACTACTTCTTTGAATAATACTATAATAATTTTAAAAGAGTTTCTAGAAAGCTACCGAAATGGTGAACTTGAGCTAGGGTATTATCGAGAATTCAATAATAGATCAGAGTTCTGTACCAGATACAAGATAGGTGGTCAAAACATGTATATTCAAGATATTGGTATACAAGACTCAGAAGTTTCTTCGTCTTATGTATTAAATAAATTGGATATATCATACAACTATCTTTTATTATCAGAAGTACTGAGAATATTATTGTCAAGGTATTTATAAGGAGCTATTATGATTAAACGAAATATTGATATAGATGGAACCGTTAAAGAAGTCCCATCTATTCTGAAACCAATATATAAACTATTTGGAATTGGTACTCTAAGTGCTAAATTCTATGTAGATATTTGGAATCCAGAAACTAATGAGACTTGTGTTGATATTTATATCAAATTCAATAGAAAGAGAGTTGAAGATATTACAGAAATGGAATCTGAAATTCTTTCTATTGTACAAGATGCTTGTCTTATTCATAATATCCCTGAAGCAGATCTAATAGCTCCTAAACTTACTTATGCTATAGCTCATCCTATGGCTTTAGCTATGGTGGATGATGCTTTCTTGGAATCAGACATGTTCATCGAAAAGTATTATACATATACTGTCGATGAAGATGGATTATATTTTAAAAGAAGATAAGATATAGGAGTACCCGATATTGGGTACTCCATATTCTTTCGTTAAAGTAAAGGACGGTAGTTAAAATGGAATTAAACGAAACTAATATTTGTGTAGATAAAGTTAGCGTAGCTATTAGCTCCGAAATGTTTGATAACTATAAATCTTTTGTAGATTCTCTTGGAAATAATAATCTAGATACTGGTAAACGTTTTCTTACAAATGAAGAAATCGGTATTTTCTACATTATGTATTATAATTTACACTCCAGGACCGTTAATATCTATAGAGGTATAGGATCAGATCCATATAATCCTCTATCTAAGATAAATTATTATGGTAGGATTAAAGTTCTATCAGTAAAGCACCATATATTGGAATTCAAATTTAAACCAAATGAATATATCGTGGCAAAAGCTGATGGTTATTATTACCAAGATTACTCTGGTTTCTTCAGAATGATGAATGGTATCATTGGTGAAGTATTTAAAATACAAAAATAGATTAACGAAAAGTTATAATAATAAAGAAAAGGACGGAAAATAAAATGTTAGAAACAAATATTACTATTAGTTCTTGTCAAGTAGTAGTTACTCATAATACTTTTGAAAAGTTTGATGAATTAATGCATTCTCTACCTAAGAAAGTATCAAATGCAGCAACCTTTGAAAACACAAATGGATCATTTATAAAATTATACCATAACCAAAAATATAATTCTATTGATATATATTATGGTGGTATAACTCAAGAAGGAGAAAATATCGAACCAATGGAATTTGGTAAAGTAATGAATATATTTAACGGTTATAATGTATTAGAATTCTGTTTTAATTTTGCCGAATCTATTTCGGTTAGAGAAGATGGATATTATTATAATGATTATTCTGGTTTCTTTAATTTGATGAATAATCTTTTAGAAGATAATATCTTTAAAATCAAAGAGGTATAAATATTATGATTATTAAGACAAAAGCAGTTTCTGTGCAAATAGAAAAAGAAGCTATAGATAAGCTTATTAATTGGAGATCAACTCTAGAGCATTCATTGACTAGAGCAACTACTGTATATGAAACTGATACTTACATTGTAAGAGCTTACTATTCCACATCGAATGAAACAGTCTTCATATATTCAAAGAGCAAAGGTTCTCCAACCGAAGTATCTAATTTCATTGGAGTAGGAACTCCAAAGGAATTTAAACCAGGAGGATATTATGTATTACCACTTACATTCTCTGAAGAAACTGTAATATGGGCACAAGGTAGCAATATTATCTTTACTGACTATCGTAAGTGTATCGAAACTTTAAAAAGAATCATTGGACTTAAAATCAATGTAGGTTTCGGTGGTGAAGATTTCCCAATTTAGTTATTAAAGGAGAGTATCGTTATGATGATTCCAGCAGTTTATAGATTTGAAGTTACTTTAGATAAAGATCAAATCGAAAGATACAACAGATGGAGATCTAATCTCCCACATACACCAGAGCGTTCTATTGTCAATTGGGTTTCTCGTCCATTTGCTGATGACGTTATGATGAGAAGTTATTATGACCAAGAGTCTAATACAGTAGTTGTATACACAGGTAATGAAGTAATTAATGAAGTTAATGAATACCTAATTCTTGGGGAACCTATCTTAAGAAACGATGGTGATTTAGCCGATATGATGATCACTTCATCTGATCGTATTCTAATTCTATCTGTATTGAAAAAGACAGTTTATGATGGTATGAATTCCCATCTTAAAATGTTAAATATCATCTTAGGTACAGATTTTGAAACTTCTGATGATAATCCTGTATTTTAAGAGAATAATAGAGAGTAGCCAATATTGGCTACTCTCATCTTCTTTTATTTTTTACATAATTTGGTTATCGTTATTTAGATATTGGATAGTAGAAGTATATCTATTATCTTTTGGAGCTCTATTTCTTTCAGTTTCCATACGCTCTCTATCTAAGTTAGTATTAACTGCGATAACGTGATTCATTACCATAATATTTATTCTATTGGCGATTACATCATATACAGATTCTTCTTTATATTTGATAGAAAGCTTTTTAAATAAAGTAGGAGAAATTCTAGCAGATACTAAATCTACAATTTTATTTCTAATCTTAGTTTCAGCATCTGGTGATATTTGATTTAATCCATCATAAGATGAATAAACTAAATATTCTTCAAGACATTCGCTAATGAAGTTATCTAATTCCATTCTAACTTCATTAACTTCAATTCCCATATAGAAAGTTTCTTCTTTAAAAGCTTGTTTTTCTCTCATATCATATAAGAAGGTGATTAAGATAAGAGAAACTTCTAACCCAGCAATAATTTCATACTCTCTAGAAAAGAAAGCTAAGATAGCTAATAGAATAGAAATCATAATCATATGATTTCTAATAAACTTTCCTGTATTGTTTACTTTACTTTTAATACTATAAGCAGTATCTTGTTTCCAATAAGTAATAGCTCTATTTAAACTAACTAAGTCATACTTAGTATACGTAGATAACATTCTATTTATAAAGTTCTTCATTGTATCCTCCAAATTAATTATAATATTCAAATTAATATTGTGTAGAAAATGTAATAATTATCTACGTTCCCTAAATGGAATTTGTAATAGTTTGAAATTTCAATGATATATTATAATAGTGAAAGAGGTATAAAGTGTATCTCTAAAGTGTTTAATTTAGGAGGTTTCAAAATGAAAACTGTTTTAGGTATTTTGTATTTTGTAGCTTTTTGTATTTTTGCTTACGTTTGGAAAAATGAAAATGAAAATAAAAAGATTTCAGATGAAATCGACGAATTACGCCGCAAGTATAACTTGTAAAATTTTCTATGTTTCAAATAAGCAAATTATTATTTTATTAAATTAAGAGAGGTATTGAAAATGAAAAAATCTATGTTATTAAAAGTTTTGACTTGTGTTGGTTCTTGGGTGTTACTTGCTGTTGCTTATAAACAAGCTGACAAAGCTGCTAAGCTAGCTGCAGATACTACTATAGATCTTATAACAGAATACAAGCAAAATAAAAAGTAAGTAAAATATGGGATACTCAATATTGAGTATCCCTATATCTTCTTTTATTTTTTGCTATTTTACTACGTTCCGAAATAATGATTATTAAATTCGCTCCATTGTACGATATTGTCTCGTAATTCAAGCAACTTCATTATTTTTTCTTCGTTTCCGTTTTGATCATAGAGATCGTTCTTGAGCATATAGTAGATTTTATCAGCAATAGGTTTACTGATACCGTATTTATATCTATCTAATAGCTCCCACCATTTACCAAATCCTAAATAAGATGGAACTTTGAAATTATCCAATCTGTCATGATAAATATCATGACATGTTTTACAAAGCATTACCACATTTACTCGATGAGCTTCATGTTCCATTCGAATCATCTCAGCCAAATCAAAAGAAGTAAGAGTACCATATGTATTAAGAGTATGCTCACAAATAATGTAAGCAATATCAAAGATAGTCAATACATGATGATGCATCTCTAAACTAGCAACTTCTTTTTCTCCAGTTACAGTAATATGTGGATGTAATTGACATCGGTCCAAACCTAAATCAAAAATTAGGTGTGCTTTATAGTGCTTATAGAAGGCACTAGAGCGGAACCGACTAATTGCAGAGTATAGGAATTTACGATATAAATCCACATCCATCAAAGTCTCTTTAGATTGGGAAAAATCAATCTCATAAGGAGAATTTGGTGAACAGAGTTTTGGATTAAAATCATCGTATGTGAAAATCCCAGGGAACTCCTCTTTAGGGTTAATGAATTCTTGGTGTTGCATTTAGCAAGCCTCCTATAATGATTAAATTGGTAGGGTTTAGGGATTATCTATATGTTATACTGGAAAAAACGAGGAGCTTATACATACTAATAATCATTATATAAAGAAAGGAGTCAACATTGTGGCAAATTATAAAATAAGTAAGACATATTCGAACAATCCATTCGTTGATGAGTTACTTTATTATGTAAAACAATTAGCTTTTGGTGCTGTAATTAAGAATGAGCAAGAAGCAGATAACAATGAAACAGAAGATTCATTAATTCAAGCTGATATGCTTATTATGAGTACCGAAGGTAATGTACCATATGAAATTTGCGAATTTAGTAAAGATCAAATGTTGAAAGTTGGAGTAGATCCAGAACTTGCTAACTTTATCATTACTAGAAGAACAAATCGTACAGAAAATAGAGCATATAGCTACGATGATATACCAGAAGGTTTAAAAGAACCTTTACGCCAGTTGTATATGAAAGATTATATCAATACATATACAGAATTGAATGATTATTATCGTACTATTTGTGGTTTGCCTAAGATTGGTGATTATGGTATCCCTCTTAGAGACTATGAATACCTATTACCTGATGGTAACTTATGGAATGCTACTTATGTACATGAAATAGGAGCATCTGGTGCTAAATTACTTAACTCTTATGGTATTTTAGAACAAATCAAATCAGATTATCCACAAGCGGACTATCTTAACTATATTGAATGTGGTATTACTCCATATTCTGCTCGTAAAGCATATGGTTTCCAATTATTGTACACACCTACGATTGAAGAACCAAATATTGCTGAGCAATTTAGATATAATTATGAACAAAACCGTATCTATGTAAGATATGCTATTTATTCTGAAGCATTCAAATACAATTCAGACTTCTACTGTAACTTTATCTGCCTATTAATTCTATTATTAACTATGACAGAGATGCTATCTAAGATTCAGGAGAATATCCTTAAATATGAATTACTAGATAGACCATGTGTAGAAGCAATCTTTGAAAAGTTTGGTATGGAATACTATAAATCCATTCCACTTAAATACCAAAAGCGTATTGCTAAGAATCTGAATAAATTAATTCATAATAAATCCTCTGCAAGAGGTATGTTTGATATTGTAAATCTATTTGGTGTAGAAAATCTTACTATCTTTAGATACTTTATCCTTCGGGATAGACAGCTAGATCGTTGGGGTAACTTCGTCTATGAAGAAATGGTAACTAAAGATTCTCGTTGGAATGATATGCTATTAGAAACCAATGTAGAACGTAAGATAAATGATCTTACCATTCCATATCCATTTGAAAACTTCCTTGAAAAAGGTAATGTAATGGATGTATGGTTTAAGAGAGATAATAAATGGGTTAAAGCTACTCGTGGTACTGATTACGAAGTAAACAACTATGACCATTTAGAAATTAAACCAAATGGTTTAGGTAATGGTGCTACTGATATTAGATATAACTTCTATTATGATGATAGAACCAAAGGTGGTAATAATAAAGTAGATACGGATAATTCATTATTCATGAAATTAGATGTATCTAAGATGAGCCATAATAAGTTCAAATTTACTCCACCTACAGCTAACTATATCTCTAGAGGTAATGATTTAATAGTATTCTTAGCTGGTGAGCCATTACAAAAAGATGCTTATGATATAGATATCAAAACGAATACTATCACTATTAAACCAACCTATGGTGGTACTACAGATAGAGAAGTATTTGTACTATATCTATATAATAATTATTCTAATACTAAATTCTCTAGAGTTGATGTATTATCTGAAGATTATGATAGAAAGATCTTTAAAGTACCTGAACCATTTACTAACTACTGTGCAAATGGCAATGGTTTCTTCTTAACTCATAATGGTACTTTTATATCTCCTAGTAGATATACATTCATTGATACGAATACTATCCAATTAAATGATACTGATGCGGTACAATACGGCGTTAATCTTACATTCAACTTCATTTATGCTGAAGCTGCAGTATATTCTGATATTGAATTAAAAACTCATGTGGAAGTTCTTGAGCATAATGAAGATAGACAAATTGAATTTAAACTTCATCCACCTATTGAAAACTATTTCCGTACTGGATATAAAATCTTCGTTAAGATCAATGATAAATGGTTAGAGCAAGACTGGTATCAAGCTTATAATAATACTTTATCATTTAATTCTAGATCTATTGGTGCTAGAAAGACAGATAAAGTAGAAGTTATTTATAGATACGGTCCAGCTGGTATTGAAGCTACCAATATTTCTATGAGTACTCAACGATTAGAAGTCGGAGCTAAAGAACAAACTGTTTATCCTAATCTTAAATTCCCAGTTGATGGGTTTACTGATAAGAATGGTAAAGTAATTGTTGATGTATATGGTAAGTTCTTAGAACCTAATCAATATACTATCAATGAACAAACAGCTACTCTTACTATTAAAGATAAAGATCTCATTACAGACGTTGGTACTACTATCAATATCTCATATCTTTACGGTATTGAATCTTCTGAAGCTATTAAAGTTACAGAAGAACTAATCGAAGTATCTAGAGATGGTCAAACTGACTTTGGTATTAATGTACCATTCTCACCTTACTTTGCAACTCTACAGGGTGCTATGGTTTCTCATAGAACTCGTATTGTAAATCCAAACAATATTAAATTTACAGATACAAGTGTTTCTATTAAAGGTAGAAACTTTAAGAAAGGTGAAACTTTCTCCATTATCTATTTCTTCAATAATAAGTATTTGCTCAATGCAGCTAATCGAGTTATTATTGAGAATAAAACTATTACTACAGAAGATGCCGTAGATAATGATTTGCAAATCAAGATTCCAGTTCCATTTGAAAACTTCATTCAAAATAATTGGAAATGGTATGTAAGTTCTAACGGTGTAGTTATAGATCCAAGTCTATACGAAATAGTAAATGGTAACCTATCCTTCAAGAATCCTAATGATGTATTGAAGTATCCTAATCTTACATTTACATTCATTTATCTAGATGATCCATTCTATATATTTGAATCTTCTGAAGAAGATGTAGATAAAAACTTCGAATTGAAATTCGTTGGTGTTCCATTAGATAGAGAATACTTCGTAGATGATATTATGGCTAAGTCTAATATCAAACCTTATGACTTAATGACATTAGAAGATGTATTCTGGGATGGTGTAGGTGCTGAAGATGATTTGGTTACAGCACATGAGAAAGTTAAACATCAAATCCTTAAGAAGAAGTTTAACTATGCTCGTACTAAATACTTCGCTATTAACTACTTGATGGATATTGCAGATATGTCATTCCAAATAGCTTATTTCTACAACCTATTATTCGATGATTATCCTGCAGAAGAAGACTTAACTGTTGCTCTTCCTAATATTTCTACAGCAAAAGAATTTAAGATTGGCCATGTATTCTCTTATCTTACAGCTTTAGCTTATCTTGATCAAGATACAGAAGATAAGATTATGGATACTCCATCTAAGATCATGTATATCAAAGGCTTTAATATGCACGCTGATTTACCTGCTCTTAAGAAAGAAATTCTTAAAGCTAGACAAACTTTAGATATGTATCCAGTATGGGATTTCTTTATCCCAGAGAAGAGATTAAAATCTCTAGAAGAGTTCACTACTCAATATAAAACCAATAAAAAGGTTTATGATACAATCACTTATGGTATGGGTCATGCTACTAAGTATAGATATTATAAGATCTGGAAAGATCTATATGATTCTATGATGATTACTGAGTTCAATCTTACTTACTTCAAGAAATCTGACGGACATACTGCTACAACATTCACTGATTTCTTGAAAGATAAAGATACTATTCTTTATAATAGTATCAAACGTATTGCTTCTATTACAGATAAAAGTACTCGTAAAGAAAAGATTGCAGAAACAGTTTCAAATATAGCATATCTATTAGAAAATTACTTTGGTGGTTATGAATTCCATCATATCTTTGATAGATTCCCTGGTGCATCTGAAACTTCATTGATGGATTATGCTTTTACTATCATAAACTTCTTTAAATCTTATAAGATTTCTATGATTTCCAAAGGTGACTTTATTCAATTTAGTAATAACGATCCTCGGATTAACTTCATTCGTCCTATAGATGATATCGAAATAACTGTAAACCTTAACAAGGTTGAGTATTTTGATATCGATATGAATGTAACTTACGAGTCTGCTATTCATACATCTAAGTTTGAGAAGATTCCTATATATGATAGACTTTCTATTAAGTCTACATCTACAAATACAGATCCTAAGTTTGATCAAGAGTTCGTTGTACATATTCAACAAACACAAAATCAAACTATCAGAGTTCTTCATAACGGAGAATACTATACTGAAGACTTCTTTGCTAAATATGGTGATGAATTCGAAGTAGAAATTATCCCAGATGATGGATATAAAGCTGGTTATCCTTCTTATAATAAAGGTATTATAGTAAAAGATCTTACTATTACAGCAACTCCTGCTGTTTCTACTAACTATCGTGTAGTTATTAGACCACCACATCATACTACAATCACAGTATATGAATTCGATCCAGAAAATCCTGATAATGTATTGGCTACTCATACTGAAACATTTGAAGTTAAAGCTGGTACTAGAATTGCTGTAGATGTAGAAAGTGATTTTGGTTGGACTCCTGGTGTAGCTAATATTACTTCTGGTATTATTAACCATTATACTATCATCACTGCTAGTGAACCAATTAGACAAACTTCTAAGTTTACTATTGGTCATGTACCAACACATCAAAAGATTGAACTTAAAGTCTTTGACGATGATGGTATTGGTTATCAAGTATATACTGTAAATGGTAATGATAGTACTGATGGTAAAGGTGTAGATAATAAATACTTTAATATTCCAACATTTGTTGGTGTTAAGTATGAAGCTAAGATAACTTCTGATTGGGGTTATGATCCATCTCCATTGAAATACAACCTTCCTCAAAAGGATATGTTTAGAAGCGATAATGTTGTATTTGATCTAGAAGATTCTAAACTTACTCAATTTACATTCACTATAGATAAATTCGAAGACCAAACTATCTCCGTTGTAGTTGATGGTGTAAATCATACTGAAACTTTCAAAGTTCCATATTTAACTGAATATGAAGTAAATATTGAAGGTAAAGGTGACCATGTACAAGGTAAGTTACTAGTATATGATAAAGACGGTATTCGTGTTCCATCTACAGGTGTTGTAAATGGTGATATGAGAGCTACAGCAACAGCTTCTCGGATTGCTAGAGATTTCAATATCAAAGTAATTCAATCGGATAAACAACAAATAACTGTCCATTATGATGGAACTGATCATACTACTTCATTTGTAGCTAAAGAAGGCAGACAATACTCTGCTACTATTGTAAGTATGGATCCTAACTATGATGCTGGTGAAATTTACAATAAAGAAGGTATTGTTCGAGGTGATACTGTAATCTATGCTACTCCTGCAACTACTAAAGTATGTAGAGTTAATATAGAACAAGATGATCACCAAACTATAGTAGTTACTTTGAATGGTAAAGAATATACTGAGTCATTTGATGCTCACTATGGTGATTTAATTACAGTAGCTGTAAAACCAGATAATGGATTTATAGCTGGTGCTCCTAGTACTACAATGGAACGATTAACTTCTCCTAGTATAGACATAAGTGCTGCTTTACCTACTAGAAAGAAATTAAAAATCCATGTACGTAATCCATGGCCTACACGTCAAGCTATGAACGTTAATTTGAACGGTATTGATTATTCTATTACTAAAGCAGATCAAATTATTCAAGCTAACTATGGTGATGTGTATGTAATCACTAATAGTGATACATTTGGGTATTATCATGCTAATTATACAGTAAATGATGATATCGTTCAAACAGATATCATTGGTTATTCCGGTACTGTAACTTATAATATTGACGTTACTGCAGAAAAACCTAGAGCTAAGTTATTTGATGCTACTATAACAGATAGAAAATATCAACATGTTAAAGTTAAATTCTATGACGAAGATACTGGTGCATTGATTAAAACTGTCGACGGAACTACGACAGTTCAAATCCCATATGGTAGTAGATATGAAGTTGAATTATCTGTAAAAGGTAATCCTGGATTTACAGTACGTACTGGTTTCTTACCAGAATATACTGGTAGATTTGAAGGCAATAAAGAATTCAAGCCTACTCCAGCCGCTAGGGTAACAACTACATTTACATCTGGTTTCTCCAGATGGATAAATACTAACCAACAAATAGTATACGGTTCTGGTGGTGGATGGCAAGGGCGTGCTGATGTCTTTGGTCCAATATTAGATGCATACTGGGAAGACGAAATTAGATTCACATCGGATAATACAAACCCACCTAAATTGGCTGGTTTTGATTTGCTCGGTGGTGATAATGTTGGTGATATTCGAAATGCAATGGCTGGTAGAGATAAATGGAATCAAACTAAATCTATAAGTTTTGAAATCAATATCGATGGTCATTGGAGAAGTATTGCTAACTATATTTCTAAAGACGGAATTATTAATGAGCATACCGATACAGGTATACCATTATGGGGTAACGAAATACCTAGAACATTTACTCCTGATAGCGGTGCTATGGTTATTGATGCTGACTTACGTATTATAGAAAAAGATCTAGAGGCTAAAGTCCCAGTAGCAAGAGATCATAAGAAATACCAATTACGCTTCTTAGCTTCAGATAATGATTATTAAGGAAGGAAAGGTTATGGAAAAAGAACTAATCTTAAATGACAAGATTAAAAGAGAAAATGACAAGTATAAAATTTTAGATGGTCATCGTCTCAAAACTAAAATTACAGCATATTATACAGACACAGGTGAAGAAATCTTTACTCGTCATAATATGCTTACTATTGCTGGTGGTGCTTTCTTAGCAAGAGCATTGTTTGATATTAATAATGTGGAAATTACTCCTAGTTATAATACAGCTCTTAACTTAGATGGTACTATCAATACTACAACTACTACAGAAAAGAATAGAGTTTATTTATTCTGTGTAGGTAAAGGTGGTTGTGGTAGAGAAAACTCTCAAGTATATGCAGAAAAATATGCTTCTTGGATCACTCCAGAAAATATTGTACCATTCCAATACTTGACAGCTGGTGAAACTCTTAATGAGTATGAAAAGAAAGTTTACTTTGGTAAGAAAACAGGTACAACTGCTACTTCTTATTACTTTAAACGATTCGACTCTGATCCTCGTATGGTACAACAATTAACAGACGGTACACCTATCGACGGTTCTATTTATGATATGGTAACTACACAAGATGCTGAAACAATTGTAACTATGCAGTTATCTATTTCTAAATCTGACTGTCGTGATTATTTCATTAATACAACAGGTCTTAATGATGCACGTATTAATCAAATCTCTTTGTGTACAGCTTGGTTAAAAACAGACGATCGTGGCAATAAAGTATATCAAGATATTCGCCCTGCTACTATCTTGAACTTCCCTAATGAACCGTTGATCGATACAGAAAAAGCAATTACTATTTCTTATTCTGTATATTTCTAATAAAAAATTAATTTTTAAAACGATACATACACTTTATTGATGCAGGGAGAGTAAACCCTCTACTCAGTCACCCTGTATCCAACTACGATTCTTCATGGTTTGCCGTGAAGTTTCCACACAAATTCCTTTACAAAGAGCTTTAACAGCAATTTTTTAACAATCGTAATAAGCTCTGGTTAGACATTACTTTCGCTCCTGGAATGTAATTCGACATGGTAAACCAGGATATCTATAAGATATCCTGGGATATCAAAACAAAATTTGTATTCATTCATTTTTAGAAAAGCACGAACAGCAATTAATATAATTTTAGAATATATGTGCTTTGGTTTTCTTTCATGGGTAATAAGAAGATCTCCATTAAGAGATCTTCGTTACCTCTTAACTACCTTTCAATTGACTCTCTAGGTGTAGTCAATCGAAATTGATTTGTGTCTAATTAGCTCTAACAGCATTTAAAAATATTTATGGTATGTATGTTCTCACTTACAGTAAACTCCTATTCGCTCATAATAGGTCTCCACGTTAGTTTACTATCTACATATTCTCTTATATCTGAGCTAAGAATAGATTTTATAAATTATATTTTAAATAGGAAAGGATGATTCTAATGGAAAAACTCCGCGTTAGAAGATTTGCAGAAGAACATGAAGATCTTTTCAAACAAATGGGAGATATCACACAAAATATCAAAGACTATCGTTCTGAAAATTCTGTTGGATTATTTAGAGCTATCGGAGACTTAGCTAATGAATTTATTCTGGCTGCTACTTTAAAAAGAGTATTAGAAGCTGATAAAGAAATAGGCTTGCGTTGGTTACTATTTATCCGAGACCATACAAGTGGTTATGGTTTAGGTGAACGATATGTATTCAGATATATGCTTAGATGGATGGCTCAAGATGCTAATAAAAGATATATCAATTTTAAACTCTTAAAACTCATTGTCAATAAGTATGGTAGATGGGATGATATCTTTGTACTATTAGGTACAGATTATCAGGACATGATGTTTACTATCATCAATGAGACTTTAGAAAGAGACAAAGAATTGGTAGCTCATGGTAAATACCCTTCTAAATTGGCTAAATGGTTACCATCTGTAAACTCTAAGAAACAATCTGGAAAAGATTTTGTGAAAGCTTTCTGTAAATATAATAAGATGAAAGCAAAAGATTATAGAAAGATGCTTTCTCATCTTCGTGCTAAACTTGATCTATTAGAAACACATCTTACTAAAAAGAATTTCGACGGGATTTATTATACTAATTATCCTAATACTTCTTTAAGTATTCATGATAAATTATTATTAAAAGTAGACCCTGATAGATATAAACTATTCAAACGTAATCGTTTCTTGAAATATCGTCCACATAAACATGATCCTATTGATTTGGCTAGATATTTCGATAGACGAATTAAAAATATATTTGTAGACGATAAAGAAGTAGAAAACTACTTTAATTCTTGGAAGTTAGGTAGAAGAGTAGATGACTCTTTCCAACGTGTACCACATTTTGATATATGGACCGAGAAAGAAAATAAATATATTGTAAAATGTATCAATAGTCTTCTTTATACCAATACTAAAAGAATTAACCAAAATATTCGCTTTAAATGGAGTATAAGAAATAACGAACTCAAAAACAATTTCCCTAAAATAGTATCATATGAAGATACTCAAACTATCCATATCATTGGTTATCATAGATCCATGTTTAAAACAGAGGGTTTCTTTGATTTCTATAGTGAAAACTTCTTGAGTCCAAAAGAGTTATTTATAACTATCTTAAGTGAAGACGTTTACAATATCTAATGTAACCACACCATATGGTGTGGTATTATGACATTCATCATTAATCACCCTTATCATATAAAATTAATTACCTCCCAAACAAATTAATTATCTTATCTATGAATAAATGAAATACCTAGAGGTTTTATAGAGATCGACTCTAAGGGATTGCTTTGATTCAGTGCATTTTAAGGTATGATAAGTTAATGGATGGATGTCATACTACTGTACCATATGGTTATGATAACGGAGTACCCAATATTGGGTACTCCATATCTTTCCGCCAAAATTATATGGGTTTACATATAAGTAATTATTCAAAAAGGAGGAGTAACATGGCTTCTGATAATCGTAGAGCTAAAGTAATAACGGATCTTAAAGATCTAGAATATTTATTTAGTATAACTCAAAAGCAAACTGAATCTTTATCATTCATGATGGAAACATTCGGTGTATTCGATGGTAAAGCTAGATTCCATACATATGATATTATTGACGTTCCTCCTGGGACTTATGGACCAGAAGGAAATAAGAATATAAATAGTTTCAGAACTACTGTAGGTAGATGGGTATTTAATAAGTGCTTTATCGAACAAGAACTATTCGACTTATTCCATTATATCAATAAACCAGTAAATGATAAAATCTTTGATTATATCAACGATACCCTCTCTAGTGCTTTACTAGAAGATAAGATTGATTTGCAGGTTCTTAAAAACTATCTTATTCGTACTCAAAAATTCCAACCTTATTCTAATATCCTAAGTGCTGGTTTTAGTGATAAGATGCTTATGATGGGTAAATTCTTACGTCCATATAAAGAAAAACTTCTTAAACAGTATGAAAAAGATTTACAAGATCCAGATAAGAAACTCTATGCTATTTCTAAGATTGAAAAAGAGTTATTAGATATAGCTAAGAAAGAATTAGGTCTAGATCCATCTATGGATTTATATGATTCTGGTGCTAAGGGTAAATTCGGTAACAACTTTAAGAATATCTTTGTCCTTAAAGGCGCATCTAAAGACCCTGACCCATCTAAGGGTTATAATATTATTACATCTAACTATGCTGAAGGTACTAGTAGAGAAGACTATGTTAATATGGCTAAGTCTATGACAGAAGGTCCATATAAACGTGGTGTTAAAACACAAGTTGGTGGTTATTGGGAAAAGTTATTCCTCAGAGCATTCCAACATCTTACTCTAGGTCCAGCTGGTTCTGATTGTGGTACTAAACGTACTATTACAATTACTATCGATAAAAAGATTGCTAGTATGGTTATGTATTGCTATGTGGTTGAAGGAAATAAAGTTGTAGAACTTACTTCCGATAATATCAATAACTATATTGGCAAGACTGTTAAGATGAGATTCTCTTCTTTATGTGAATACAAAGAGAAAGGTAAAATCTGTAATGTATGTGCTGGTAATTTCTTCTATCGTGCTGGATTTAAGAACGTCGGTGTAGCATTACCTCAACTTGCATCTCGTATTAAAAATATTGCCATGAAAGCATTCCATGATAGTACTATTAAACTACATGAAATTGATGTGGCTAAAGCATTTGGTTTTAAGAAATAGGTGAGTTATAATGAAAGTCGATCTTATGATTACATTAGAAGATAATGTATATACCATTCCACCTAATTATAAGACCCTAACACGCAATCGTATCGTTAACGTTTATATGGATAAAGAAGAACTTAAAATAGATCAAGATTACAAAATGCTAGGTCCTAGAACCGTCCATATCCTTAGAGATACGACACATAAACCACGTATAAGTGCTAAGATTAAAGATATTAGAATACCAATAAATGTATAAAAGTGGAGTGGGGAATATTCCCCACTCCCATATCTTTTGCAAAAATTAAAAATTTTACTTGTATATTATAATAGTGAAAGAGTTATGTATTTATTAACTCAATTTAAATTTTCTTAAAAAGGAGGATATATGGAAACAAATCAATCATATCTTAATGATATGATAGAAGATTGTGTTACCTGGAAAGGTAATCATGGTGAATTAAAAGTATTTACCAAGAACGATATCCCAGCTGTGTTATATCTAGAAAATCCAAAGTCTAGATACCAACAGGAATACAAAGCTATCATCTCGACGGAAGCTGAATTGAGTAATGCTGAAACTTATAAAGTTGAAGTAAAATTCAAAACAGCTTTTAATCAAAATGATGGGATAGTAAATAAAGTAGAACACGTATACTTTATTGGGTTTACTTACGATGAGATAAAAGAAAATATTTCCCTAGTGCTTGGAAATGTCGAAACTTTTAAAATCATTCGTAAGTACAATTCATCTTATGATGCTAAAGATATCATAAGATTGAAACCAGCTAAGAAAAAGAGAAGTTTTATACTTACTCTAATCTTAGCACTTGTATCTGCGTTAATATTATTCCTAATCGGTGGATTAATATATACTACAGTTACAACGACAGCTAAAGTGGAGCAACAGTATCAACAAATACAGGAGCTCCAAGAAAAAGTCGACAATCAAGGCGAAGTAATTAAACAATACCAAAGTCATGAAGTCGAAGAGTTAGTTAAAAAGAGTAAGCAACTTGAACAGCAAGTTGCTAAAAAGAAATAAGGAGAAAATAAAATGGTAGAAGCTATTATTGAAAACATTGACAAGAAAAAAGAAGAAGCTAAAAAAGCTATTTTGGAAAAATTCCCAATGAGTGAGGAGACAGCTCAATTAGCGGTCGACTCAGCTCCATTAGAATTATTAAATAATCTAGACAAGTTTATGCTTGTCTTAGAAAGTTTTCTAATCGATAGACAAACTCAATTGTTGATGAATACTATGATGGGTCGTCGTTTTTAGGAGGAAATGAAAATGAACGTACAGCAAGTTCAGTTATCTGACTGGATCATCGGTACATTCGGTACTGATACTCGTACAGCATGTGTGTTAGCATGCAGCTACGATTCCAGTGAACTGGAAAATTTGGATTCGATTAAGAGCGAGCTAATGTCCTGGAAAAATACGGACGACTTGTTGATTGAATTGGGTGTTTTTAAGAAGTTATGAAATACGATACCAGAAAACAACGAAGGTATATGCTCTGGGGTGGTCATCCATTAGAGCGTGTACGAGAAGTTTGTAAAAATAAACAATCTGTAATTAATCGTGTAGATTTTAATTTTAGTAAAAAGGAGAAAGATGATATGGATAGGAAGTATTTGATGAGTCTGCAAGACTCTATTGAAAAAGAATTACGTAAAATTGAAGAAAAGCACATTAGAGTGCTTTTCGAGGATGCTAAAAATTTAGTATCCGCAGCGTACCTATTAGAATTAGGTAACGATTTTAGGAAAAACTTCCTCAAGATCGTTTCCATCGGAGCAGTGTTAGAATCTAAATTCTATACACCTGAATCTGAAATAAGAAATATTGAGAGGTATAATATGCTTCTCATTGATGAAACAATAGGTTTAGCTGATTCTTACGTTGATGACGAAGAGATTATTATTAGGAGAAAAAAGAATGGTAAAACTAATTGGTAAGGAAAATATACAAGATATAAAATTACATTTAAAAATAGAATTGGAAAAGATGCGTCAGAATTATATTCCTGGTTCTCTAGTAGTTCCAAAAGGAACTGAAATCAAGAATCTAGATACCGTAAATATGATTGTAACTGCAGAGGATATTAGCTTCTTCACACTAGGATTACATATCTGTGAGACCATTGAAAGAATAATCGATGGTGATTATGATACTAAGACAATATTATACTTACTGGATGGTGAAAATGATCTAGCTTACTATCTGAAAGGTAGCTTTAAATCCTATACTCAACAGCCAGCTCCAGGGGTAGAAATCCCAGATCTATATTTCTTGAAAACTACACATTTGATGTGTAGCATAATTCGAGATAATCTTGAAATCAAAGTAAATATAAAATAAGAAAAAGATATACCGTACCCAATATTGGGTACGGTATATTCTCTTTTATTTTTTATACATCGATGTGCATTCTTACCCGATAGGTCTTTCCTACACTTTCGTAAACTTGTTGTAATGGTCTATACAAAGGACTCCTCAAATAAAATTCTTTATATATATCACCATATTCATTAAAGTTTCTATTTGGTTCGTGGTCTAGTATTTTATACCATGTGTCATCTATAAGGATTTCATATGTGCAAGTTTTAAATAAACCATATACATTATCACCACCCCAGAAGGCTAACCACATTCTAGCTATGCCTCTTCTCACATTGAGATGGAAAGCATCCATAATATACCATTTACTAAAAGCACCAAACATCTCTTCAGCACCAGGACTCCAACTTTTTCTAACGTCTGCACCATTATGTCCATTACCCCGTCCTACTGTCATATCAAATTCATAATCAGTACAAATTTTAGCTGTAGCAGAAATAGTAGTATCATTATCAAATGTACCTTTTAGTGATTTATTGAAATCATATTGCCACCAGATATCTGGAGTTGCTACTATTTCATAATCAGTTCCAACTGTAGTTGTAAATGAATTTGTATGTTTAATGGTTCTACCATTCTCGATAGTATTTACAAAATATTTACCATGCTCAGCTGGTTGTATAGTAATCGTAATTAGCATTCTTGTAGCATCAGTAGCGTAGATAGTATTACCATCTTTAGATATTCTACCACTAGTTACATTTAGCTTACCAGCATTATAATTAGCTTCTGGTGTAATAGATACTTCAAATCTACTATTAACTTGCACTAAAGCATCATCAGTATATTCTTTAAAAGAAGATCCGTCTTCATTCCACACTTTAACTTTAATAGTTTGATGTGGTTTTTGAGAAATCTTCAATTTAACATACTGAATTTTAGCATCATCTACGGTGACTATAGCATCTATATCAAATTTACCATTAGAAACCATAGATTCACCATAAACATTCTTCACATGAATATTACCAGCTACCCAACCAGGTTCTGCTTTAGATTCGATAGTATATCTAATTCCAGGTTCAGATCTAAATGTATTGGTATTATCTGTAGTTGTATTAGACTTATCTGTCGTATATACATGAATAGTTTGATGAGGTTTATTATTGACAGTTACTTCAATTATATTAGGATCAAAGTCCGCTTTTAATACAGGAGGAGTAGCATAGATCATATTAGTATTCTTTTGAATAACAGGAATACTAGTAATATTCAAAATACCTGGATCGTATTTACGTTTCCATGGTACATGAACAATGAAATCCGCTCTATCACCTGGATATGCAAAGTAAGAATCTAAAGGTAAATATTCACTACCTGGTTTCTTAGTAAGGATAACTTGATCTTTACCAAAAGGTTCATCTATAATAATAGCACAACGTGCCATATCTTCTTTACTTAATAAAGAAATCGTTACATCTTCTACTAATACACCACCCGTTAATGAAAGCATATATTTAGAAGAGTTTTCTCCCTCTAAAGATACAGTAAATGCTGTACCTTTAGGAGCGGAGAAAGTAGAAGTATGTGTAGTAAATCCACCTCTATAAGTGATTACTTTAACTGTAACTCCAGGTTTACTTTGAATAGTTACCGTATAATTTGGAGTAGCGACACCACCGATACCACGTTCAGTATCTGTTCTTAAAACTATTTCAGCCTGATTGATAAGTTGTTCATAGTAGCTATAGAATACTTCTATAAGCTGAAGCTTTCTATTGTTATTATCCATATTATTCACCTATCTTTCTAGCATCATCACAGTCTAAGATATATGTAGCACCTTCAATTGGTTTGATTATATTGTAATTGAGCTTACCAGGAACGTATCCTTCATCAGCTATACTTACAGCTCTATATTCAACCAAGTTATTTTCTGTATCCATTTTAATAGTATATGGTAAAGTAACTTCTTTTTGAGTTCCTGTGTTACCATCATATCTATATAAGTGAATAGTTTGGTGTTCATAGTTTTGACTATCTGTCATAATAATAGCTAATGGTCTATCAACTACAGTAACTTTATTAGTATCTGGATCGGTATCTGTAGTAATTGGATATCCAGTAGAACAAGATACAGTCAATTCTGTACATTGAGTCAAGATATCAGCATTATCATAATTACCAACATTGATAGTTCTAACACCTTCAGGGATATAGATACCATTAATAAATAACTTACCAGGATTTACTGCAAGAGGAGTAAGTTTAACAGAGATAGAAGTACCAATAGGAATATTTTCCATATCAGAATGAGTTTCTTCAGATCCATCAATCAATGTAATTTCGTAGAAAGCATCTAATGGATTATCAATATGGATATTTACCTTAGTTCCTTTAGGTTTATTCAAGTAAGAAGTATAATCAACTTGAGATAATGGGATAGGATAGCTATTAGTAACTACAACTCTACGAAGAGTATTAATAGTCATATTATCAGGAACGTTAAGCTTAGTATATAAACCTTCAGTTTCTGTAGTTAACTTAAATACCAATTCATCACCATAGTTACACCAGAAGGAGTTGATATGGGATTTATTAGTAGTCTTATTGAATACAGTGATCATACAACCATCTTTAGGTTGTAAATCAATATAAGCTTGATTAGTTCTATCACCAGCAGTTAATCTTTCTGCAGGATATAATACTTTGATTTCAGTATTTACATCAGCAGTACCTTCCCAAGTATTTAGAGAAGGAGTAGAGTAGTCATAATCTACATCACATTCTACTCGGTAATGAGTACCTCTAATTACAGACATAGATTGCCCTTCATTGATAATAGCACCGCTATCTAATACAGCTTTAATCTCAGCATGAGGATCACTATCAACAGAAATAGTGACTAATTCTGTACGAAGTTCAGCAGGATCTGCACTGATAACCAATTCTTTATCGATAATACCAGTTAATCTATTTTCATAGTTAGTATAAACCTTACCAGCAACATAAGTGCTTAATGGAGTAATACTAATATCGAAGGTATCACCATATTGAGCTTCAACCTTTTTAGATTTATAGGTATAGTAGTTAAATAAATCTTCATCTTTAGGTTTAATAGCTACAATGATATCTTGATTATCATACTTAGGAATTTGAATATTGTATTTAATAGGACCAATTGGAGTACCTAAAGAGATAATAGTTTTATCTTTAGTTAATTCAACTGCACCATATTCACCATAGATATCCAAACCACCTGGTTTATAACCACGAGCAGATTCTACAGACACAGATACAAATTGACCATACTTAGCATTATAAGTACCAGGAGTGGTAATTGTTTGTAATATATTAGTCATTGTATCATCATAGAGATACGCTGTGAAAGTTTGATACTCTAAGTTTTGATCAGGTATTTCAAATACAACATCTTTAACTGTAGCTGGAGTAGCTTCAATTACTATTGGACTATCTCCAATAGTACCACGTTTGATACTTAAAGTACCATGGTTATATTTAGGATTTGTAGATTCGATATTGGCTACGAAACTCTTACCTTTAATCTCTTTAAATGATTTAGTATAAATCTCACCATTACAACGAACCGAAATCAATTGATTATCAGATTGATTAATGGTTACTGTTTGTAAATCACCTTTAAGAGCCGGAGTTGCTTCAATAGTCACATCACCAGTTAAAGCTGTAGTAGTAACCGAAGGATTACCAGCTACATAACCATTTACTGGTTGAACGTATACGTCGATTATATCTCCAGATTTAGCTGTGAAGCTAGAACTAAAGATAGAACCATTACAACGAACTCTGATTGTTTGATTTGGAGTTTGATTGATAGTTACATGACAAGCAGTTTTAACTTCACGCTTAATTTCATTATATCTATCTTTCAATTCAAATACTTTTGGAGAAAGATTGATAATCTCCATACCAAATCTAGTTTTAATATCCATAGTAAGTTTCTTTAGATAGTTAGTTACATCAATCAATTGATGTTTAGCTATCTTCTTACCATTGATAAAGATCATTGTATTCTCTTTAGTGATATTTCTATCAATCTTATCCATATCTAGATATAAGAATCCAGAACTAGGAAGATAATTGATAGTACCATTTTCATCAGAACCTGTATGGAATAATACTACAGAGAATTGACGTTGAGTTTCACCATATCTAGGAATATCTGTAAGTGTAATTACACGATTATCGGAATCAATATAATATCTATTCTTATCTAGATATACTCCATCGTAGAATATCATCATGTAGTCATTATAATCTACTTCAGATTTAAATAACTCTGGTAGATGGATAGTAGTTTCGCCTTCAGATATACGGTTAGTGTATTCATGTTTATTTACATAAGCACCATTACCATTATATACGAAGATAAATCTTACATGTTGTCCAGGAATAAGTTTTTCGTCTAATCCATCTTCAAATACAATAGCACTTCTATCCATAGTGATAGTATAATTATCAGCTGGAATGAAGATACCACGCATATGAATAATGAATGGGATTTCTTTATTATTCTCTGGATATGGAATAGTAAATCTACGTTGACCTTTTTGTTCAATCTTAACTTTAGCTTCATCCATAACGAATTTATTCTTATCGATGGAAGTAGATAAACTATAAGGAGTATAGTATCTATTTAAAGTTTCATAAGCAAAGTATACAGTAATCTTAGTACCAGCAGGCATACCAGAATCGAAGTTGATAGAGTTTCTATCTACTGTATATTTAGATGGTTCTACATACTCACCATTAGCAAATAATACCATAGTATTTGGATTCATATCGATAGGAGAGAACCCAGGTAAGTCAACAAAGTCAGCATAAGGCATAGTTAAACTAATAGGATAGAAGTTTATAGAAAGTACTTTATTAGAAAGATTTTCGGCGTAGATAAATTCAATCTTATCACCAGTTCTATTAAAGTCTTCTCTATGCATAATAACTAACTTATCTCTAGTAATACCATAGTCATTAGGGTCCATTAATTTACCATTAAAGAATACCATATAAGAATCAGGTATATTGGCTTTAGGTAAAGTAATAGGATTTTCTGCTTTAGATGTAATGGTATAAGTATAATGAGAAATCTTGATATTGTTAGATTCAAGTTTCTTTTTGTCTGTACAAACTACAGCAGTTACATCAGTACCGGCTTTAACGGTATCTGTAAATCTAATATGAGAACCTTCGATAGTATAAGCATTAGACTTCTGAATTTGAGAATTCTTAAATACCAATACCGAACGGTTATCAATCATATTCAAATCACCGAAGTCTACATCTGTAGTATCAGCAGTTACATTTACAGTCTTAGGTAAGTATTGAGTAGAGTTATTATCCGTAGGGATAGAATACATATATGGTTTAGTTGAATAGTATGGGAATAAGAATGTTACTTCTTCACCAATAATGCATTCGTCATCTTGGTCTAAGAATGTGATATACCACTTATCTCCATCTTTATAAGTATAATAAGTTTCAGGAGATTTAAATAAACCATGTTTAAATACAGCTACAGCACCCTGAGCAGATGCATCATAGTCTTTAAATGGTAATGGGATTTCAAAAGTAGTTTGCATATCACTAGTAGCATATGACATAATACTCTTGATAACCAAGTTATTAGTATATGATTCCAAACCTTTACCAGTATTCATACCTAAATAGAATACTTCTACTCTATCTGTAGGTTTAACTGTTTTCATAGTATAAATAACTTTGAAGTTGATCTTAGGTTCAGATAAAGTAGGAACTAGAGTCTTATAATAAATGCTATTCAATAAACGACCATTGATAAATAATAAGAACTTATCTTGATTGTAAGCACTATTGAAATATAGTGGTAAAGAAATAGCATTTGTTTCTTTTTTGATGTTTATCTTAGCATATCTAAATTGGTTTACAGAACCCACATAGAGGTCTGTATTTATATATTCATCCTTAGGTAGTTTAACCTTACCTGTCTCGTAATCATATTTAATATTAAGAGGACATAGAGCATGATCACCTAGTTTATTAGTATATACTAATAACTCTTCTGGTGGAATATAATAATCAGACACGTTTAGATATGTTTCATCTGTCTTGTGTTCTTGGTCTATAGGTAATACTTCATTGCGGATATTTTTAATATACACGATCTCAATGAAGTCATTTACGCCAAGATTAGTAGGTTTGAATTTGAATGTATCGTGTTCATACACAATGTCTTTATAGTACTCTGGAAGTTCATTGTTATGGAAGATCATTACATAAGTTTCATTATGGAAGTTAGACTTACCATAAATATCTCTACTCATTGTAACCCAACCATCAGTATCCATTCGTTTTACTATATCGGTATAAGTATATTCACAGCAATGCATTGTACTATTCTTATCGAAGATAGGATCAAACTTATTCTTATCATAGTCAAAGATATATTGAATAGAATTATTAATATTCTCTTCATACGATAACGATGGAAGATGTTTAAAGTCGAATTCTTTTTGCATCAACTTCCTATCTATAGTATCAATCCCTGGTACATCTGTGATAGTTTCTTCAGCAGCAATACGTCTAGCTAATACATTATTAGGGAAACGATTGATATAGTCTTCTGAATCAATACCTTCATCGAAGTAAGTTACCACTGCAGACACAGGATGGGTTCTGAAGAATGGATCATCTATAGTCAATAAGTTACCAGCATAAGTTACTACACGGTAGTATGTACTGAATTTACCATCAGGAGTAAATACAGCTACAGAACTACGAGGTATCTTCTTCTTAGTATTAATATCCAACTTGAATTTTCTAAATTCTTGATTACGATATACTAATACTTTAGCTTTAGGATGCATTGTACCGATTACAATATTACCAGTTGGGTCAAATAATCCTCTTTCGTTGAATCTGAATTGAATCTTAGTACCATCTTTAGCATAACTATCTTCAGAATATGATACCTTTGTAGGAAGCATCAATATAGATACATCTTTTGGTTCATAATCGTAATCATATCCATCTATGATAGCAGTTAAGTACTTACTAGATTTAACCAACTTCAATTTAGACCATGGGATAAACACATCATCTACAAATAATAAGAATGGTGTAATGTATTCCTTTTCTACTGCATCTAGCATTAGACTTTCAAAGAAGTCTGGAGAAGTTCTAGAATAAACATAGTTATTCTTGATATCATATAAGTGAAGGAATAAGTTCTTACGTCTATGAAGAGTTCTATACTTACCATCTTTGAAGTGAAGTTTATCTGTACTAAAGCCAGGCTTAACAAGATAAGGAACCAAACCAACTTGTACATTGTCTATAGCTTCTGCAGCTTGGGTACGCTTATATTCAGTGAGAGATACTATATCGGAATAACGAGAGATCTCTTCTTCGGTATCTTTCCATTCATCTGGATTATGAACGTAGTTATCCAATTTTTATTATCTCCTTTCAATAAAATAAAGCAAAGAAAGATGTAGGGTAATTATACCCTACATCACCTTTAGCTAAGCAATTTCAGTATAAATAATATATTTACCGTAAGAAACTAGACTAGTACCAAGTACTTTTTCAATTGTCTTTTGATTGTTTAAGTATACACCACAGAAAGCATCTGTAATCATAGTAATCAAAGCAGGAACGTATTCTGCACCAAAGATAGTACCAGGTCCATATAAATACATCCATTTTTCAATGAATAAAGTTGTAGTTAAACGATCAAGTTTGAATGTTTCTTTAATAAACTCAATGAATGTAGGAAGATCTTTATAATCTTCTTCATTAGCTACGATAGAAAGAGTCTTAGCTTCAATAGGTCGAACACCAGCAGCTTTAGCAGCTAGTTCAATAACCTTATCTTCATTTACATCTAATTCTGCTACTGATTGAATGAAGTAACGAGCAGCATGGTACATCATCTTTTCTTTTTGACCAGGAATATTAGAAATATTACCTACGAAGTCAATAATATGAGTAAATAGACGAGCATAGATGTAAGTTAAATCGATAAAGTTCTTACTTGTATTCACATAAGTCTTAGGAATTTTATTATAAACCATATTTACTTTAGCAGATACAAGATAAGCAATCAATGTTTCAATATTAGCATTGAAACGATTATTCTTATTTGTTTTAACCAATCCAGTTACATCAATATAGATTTTCTTATTCCTTTTATCCCTACCGTCACCAGAGTAAATTACTTTAAATGGACGAGGGAAAGGTTTCTTTGGTACAAGAAGTACACAGTTTTCAGAAGTAAGAATCTTCATCAAATAAGCTGGAGCATTACTACGTTTTACTGGACTAGCAATGTCTTCGATAAATTCCGTTGTGTTTTTATCTATTCTGGAGCCATGCATAATTTCTTTAAGCATGTCTTGTTCATTTAGCTTATAGCTTTGAAAAATAAAGCCATCTGTAATAGATTTAGCCACTATATATCATCCTTTCATTAAACGAAACGGGGGTATTTTAGTAATTTTACTAGTATGTTTTTGTAATCTATTTGTACCGGCACATCATTATAATTGGTAATAATTGTATATTATATAAATGGGAGGAATAAGTCAAACAATGGTCTTAAATAGTGATTTAACAAAATCTTATATCAAAATTATTGAAGATATTGTATTACAAGATAAAGATTTTAAAAGTAGTTACGAATGCAACGGTATCAAAGTCCCAAGAGTAACATCAGTTCTTGGGAGAACTATCCATGATGATTTTTTGATGTATTGGGCTAATAGTTTAGGATTTAAACGTCAAAGTTATAGAAAAGTATTGAATCATGCAGCGAATATTGGTACAGAAGTGCACAATTATATTGCTAAACTTATCACCAATTCACCAAACCTTGAACCGGCTCATGATTTGATGCAGGAATCGGTAAATTGTATTGAATCATTCGAAACTTGGTGGAGAATGCTTAATGATAAGCACAAAGTAACGGTATTAGGTTCTGAAAAGACTCTAACTTGTCCATACTTTGGTGGTACTTATGATTTACTACTGTCAGTAGATGATAGAATCTTTTTAATGGACTTTAAGACTTCTAATCAAGTATCTTTTAAGTACTTCTTACAACTAGCAGCTTATAGATATCTTTTATGGTATTGTGAAGGTATTGAAGTTGATGGATTTACTATATTACGTATGGATAAACGCGATAACGTATTTGAAGTAGTTCATTGTGATATGAATATACCAGAACAAGCTGAATTTATGGAATACTGTCATCAGATGTTCTTTAGTCTATTGACTTCCTATAACTATATCCTAAATATGGAGAATAAGTTCAAAGATATATACAAGGAGCTAAAATGGTCGAACGCATTTTAATAAGATATATAGTCGGATATTCTATGACTATACAAAAACTAAGATGGTTTGCTCCTATTCTCTACTCTATAGTATTATGGTTCTATACTCTTAGCTTTAAATCTTCTATAAAGAGATTATTTAAAAAGAATAATCTCTATTGGGCAGCATTATGGACTTTTGAGTTAAGTAAAAATAATACTAAGACGCATAGTCTATATCTAAATAAACCAATTGGTAGTAAGCTTAAGTATAATATGATTAGGTTTGTAGGTCCAAGCTATAAAGCAACTAAAGATGATATGTACTTTATCGATATTGGTATATTTAGAAACCGTTTGATGAGATATAAGGTTTGTCCTTATGATGACGATAGAGTTTCTTGGTCATTGTATGAATTAAAACCAAATAGATACATCGATTCAGGTGATTATAGATTACCTCAGCTAGAATCTGAAATAACCAATGAGCTAGTAGAGATATGTGTACAACTATTCTTAGAACAAGCTAATGAAATTTACAATAAGTAATTTTGCGAAAAAGCCTCCGTTACCAGATATCTGGTAACGGGACTTTTATCATAATTATTTTCTTCCGGTTTTTCTAAACCAGCAAAATAAACCAAGAATCAAGAATTGACTTATAAAGTTTGTAGTTAATTAAGGTTGTCTAGAGAGTAGATACCTACACTGTGTGTTTATAATGTATTTAGCAGTTTTCTGATTTGTCTTATATATGATTTTGATAAATTTACAGTTATCTAAAATAAAATAAGAAATTGTGGTTAAGTCTAATTCATTACAACATTTTATTCCATATCAAAAATATAAAAGGTAATGTGTTGTTTGAGAATATGAATAAAATGAAGGGTTCTTGGTTATGAATTATTAGAAGTATAACAGGGTAATCGTTTAGGTTGTTGTTTGACGTATTATAAATGAATGATGGTCTAAATCGTTACCTCAATTATATTCTAATTATTTATATGTAATTGGTGTAATAAAAAATAAAGTAGGGTGGTCTACTCCATATGGAGTAGACCGAGTACACACATCATTAGTTTGGAGCAGCAATGTACACTTAAGGAAGAAGATACTAGTTTGGCATTAAACGTACAGTATTAAGAGTCATGTTATAAAATATGTGTAAGACAGAAAGGTCCACAAGGAGCTTTAGTTTGGCCATCAAACAAACTAAAGAATTTATATTATCTATATAAGGAAAGTTACTATAAACGAACAACAGTAGTTATTTAAGCATAGGAGTTTTTATTGAGACCTAAATTAAATATGCTAATCAACTAAAAACCATATTTAAAGTGGTCTACGCATGTCAAGCATCTTTTTAGTCAGCAGGCTAAAACGAATATAAACTAATCACCAAATTTATATTCTGTAAGTTCACATTTGTTATGGTTGTGTAAAACAAAATGTGACTGATTAAGGTATATATTTTTATAAGAGGAAACAAAACTAGTATCTTTCTTCCTTACAATATAGTTCTCAAATTAAAATGTAAAGTTGCTCTAACACGACCATAAGAGACACTTTAAGACAATTTTAGGGGGATAATATGCAAGATTTTTTCGTTGAAGCCCATATATCTGATATACATTTTGGAGCTATGGATCCAAAAGAGCAATATAAGCTATTAAAAGACCAATTCATAGATCGACTTATGACCCTACCGATATTAGATATAGTATCGGTTAATGGTGATATTTTTCATCATAAATTTATGGCTAACTCTGAGTCTGTTTCGTTAGCTTGTTATTTTATTTCTGATTTGATCAAAGTATGTGCAATTAAAAATGCTACATTATTAATCATTGCCGGTACTTACTCCCATGATGCAGATCAAATAAAATTATTCTACCCTATGGCTGAACAAGCTATAGTAAATGGAACAGACGTTCGGATTATCGAAGAAGTTAAATTCGAAACAGTCAAAGGTAAAAGAATTCTTTGCATTCCAGAATTATATGGAAAAGGTTCTGAATATTATGAGCAATTCTTATACCAATCTGGATTCTATGATGCATGTTATATGCATGGTACATTTGTAGGTGCTATCTTTGGTAAAGATATACCTAATTTGAATTCAGATAGAGAACCAGTATTTTATATGGATCATTTCAGACACTCTGCTGGTCCAATTATATCTGGTCATGTGCATACACCTGGATGCTATGCAAAACATTTCTACTATTGTGGTTCTCCATATAGATGGCAATTTGGTGAGGAAGAAGAAAAAGGATTCATCATCATGATGCAAGATATGAGAACTCGACAATATGCTGTTCATTATGAACCAATCATATCTGATAAGTATATTACTATCAATATGGATTCCATGGTTAATGGAGATCCTAAAGATATGATAGCATATATTGCTCAAACTATGAAAGAAGAAGATATTAAATATCTTCGAGTTCGATTCACTGAAACCAATCCAGAGAATTTAGAGATTATTCAGACATTTTATCGGAATAATCCTAACGTAAAAATCGAAACTAAAATTCATAATGACAATATAGTACAGAATCTTCAAGAGATTCAAAACGAGTACGAAAATTATGATTATCTTTTCGATAAGAATATTACGCCGGAGAATAAATTGGTTCGATATATTAATCAATCCGAGGGAAGCGTATTTTTGACTTACGAAGATTTAATCGGAATCTTACAAAATATTTAATTTAATTCTTGGGAAGGAATTGTGGTACGATGGCAGAAACTATCCGTGAAAGACAGCGTCGTAGAACCAGTAAGTATGGTACAAAAAGAAACCAAACAGTGCGTTTGAATGTAAATTATAACATCCAAATGTTTACTAAGTTCTGTGAATACGCGTTGAGCGAAAATCAAATGATTGGAGTTACTGGTCTTGAAAACTTATTGAAAGTATTAAAGGCTAGTGAAGTAAAACACTTCAGCGAAAACGAATCTATGATGCTCAGATATCTATTTGCTATAGATGCTCTTGAGCTTAGATTAAGATACGGGTCTACAATTGGACGTGATTTATTAATAACCACAATCTGTGGGTTGGTTGGTAATAAATATGAAAATTTAGATATCCCATCTTTCCAAGAACTTTCTGATGGTGAAGTTAAATGGGTAGAAGATGTTGTTACAAATATCTTAGATACCCAAACTGTAAATAAAACTATCGAAAGCTTGAATCTATCCATCGCGGATTATATAAACGGAAGTCCTGAAAATTATTTCGAAAATGCAATGCGTATTAAAGAAATAATTAATGGTGCATCTACTCAATTCAATGAAAACTATATTGATACGAATACAGATGAAACAGACTTCTTATTATCTAATCCAAGAGGACCATTAGATTTAATCATCAATCGTAAGAAACAGCCTTCTTACAAATTGAAAACTGGTATGCATCGGTTTAACGATATTCTTTCTGGTGGTTTCGAAGGTTCTCGAGTTTATTGTTTATTTGGTTTACCAGGTGAAGGTAAAACGACAACCTTACTTAATATCTTCTATCAAATTAAGAAGTATAATACAAACTTCAAATGCAAAGATAAAACTAAGAAACCTCTATTGTTATTCTTCACAATGGAAAATACAATGAGAGAGGCTGTTGATTCTTTATATACTATCTCTTGTGGTACAGACAAAGATATGGCTGAGTTTACAACAGACCAAGTATTAGAACAACTAGCCGAAGAGGGTATGGTAGTTAATGAATCATCTCCAATTAATATGGCGATTCGTTATAAACCAATCAACTCTGTCGATGTAAGTTATTTACATCAAATGACAGAAGATTTTGCGAATAGAGGATATGAAGTCATTGGGGTATTATTTGACTATATTAAACGTATCAAACCAATTGATAATTATCAAATGGAAGAACGTTTTAAATTAGGTGCAGTAATCAATGACTTGAAAAACTTTGCGAATAGATTCGATATTCCAGTAATCACCGCATCACAAATTAACCGTGAGGGTGCTAAAACTGTAGATGAAATTCGTAATAACTCTAAGAAAGATGTTACCGATGGTATCGGTCGTGCTAATATCGGTGAGTCTAGTCTTATCGATGAAAACGTAGATGCTACTATCTTTATCGTTCCACAATGGGTCGGTGAAGAAAAGTATATGGGTTTCAAAGTAACTAAGACTCGGTATAAATGCACAGCAACCGACAGGACTTTCTTCCAACCATTTGACAAAACTAATACTATTAAATTAGTAGAAGATTCTAAACTTGCTTCACCATTGAGTGTACTTAACCTTAGTGGTAGTAAGAAAGATATTATGAACGGAGCCCCATCAGAAATGTATCGCTTTGATGGTAGTGTAAAATTACCAGAAAGAGAAAATAAATTACTGACGGAACCAAGTCCGTTTATGGGTTTAGATAGTGAAGATGAATTAGATATTATACCACAACCTACTGTAGTTCGTAATGAACCAAAAGAGGATATAGTAATTGATGAGTCTGAATTATTACACCCGTTTAGTATGATAGAAGAGCCATTGTATATAATGGATGATATGGATATGAGTAATGGTGAGATTAAAGTAATCTCATTCCTTGCTTAATATAAATTATATTTTTAAAAATCAGGAGGATTACCCATGATTACAGCACAAGATGCATTTAACATCATCACAGAATTCAAAAACTATTCTGACACAGCAACAGCTTTCATTCAAGCTATGAATGAAGAGATTGTATCATTGATTGAAAATGCTAAGACTCAAAAAGAGCAAATATTTGAGTACAGCAAATTAGCTGTACTCAAAAAGAAAGACCTAGAAGATATTATTGGCTATTACGAATTACTTGGTTATGAAGTTGTAGTTAAAGGTTCTGGGACTAATCTATACGGTGATAGAGTAGACGTTAGATTTATCGTTAAATGGGATAAGAATGAATCTACAGATGTGAATGCTTAGCATTATACTTCTCTAGATTAATTCTTTCAGATGTATTGATCTTAGAAATCATATCCATTAGAGTACTTCTACGAAGTAATCTAATTTTATGAATATCTCTAAACTCTCTGACATCAATCATGTCATTAAGCATCAAGATAATGAAGTATAAATCTGTACTTCCATAAATATCTAGTGCTAGGTGTTTAGGATTATATCTATATTTTAACTGCTCCTCAAGGCTTAGAGTACATTCGATTGTTTCTTCCTTGAGTTCTTCTATATAATCCCTCAAAATATTTCGTACCACGAAATTAATACTTCCCAATTTCTCCATATAGCAGAAATCAACATACCGATTTTCGGCATGGGTTTTACCAGCAGTAACAAATTCGGATAACGTATGGGCATTTTCGGGAGCAGTTAAATTAGAGTAATCATAATACGACATTAGTAGTCACCTCCAACGATGATAGGATTTTTGATATCACCAGAAGAGAACGATACTAAGAAACGAGTCCCTGGTGGGATAAATTTAACAGGAAATCTCCTTGAGATTTCATAAGGTACATCAATTGTGATTACAGCTGATGTATTGGCACTACCTAAAGGTAGATGGTCGGTTTCTTTATTCAAAAGATTACCACCTTGGTTCTCAGTTTTCTCTATTTGATTAGAGTTTTCCTTGAGACCAACTAAACTTTGAATACGAAAAGTTTGTTTTCCTGGAGTGTATTTATCACAGGTTGTTAGTAATACAGCAATGTATGTATCATTATAAGCCATCTAAATTTACCTCCTTGGATAAAATAGAACTTGGATATATAATATAAATATGAATAAGTAATTTCTTATTATATTTATGTGAATGATTTAAAGAAGGAGTTCCAAATGCCTCGTATAACCAAGAAAGAGTTAGCTAAACAGCAACGATATTATGAGACAATGAATCGTAATGCTGAATTATTTTCAGATCGTATGATTCAACGATTGGGTCTTATCCCATTTATAAACGATAATCTCCTATGTTCCGAGGAGTCTTTAGAAAATAATGAGTTATTATACTTCACATACGATGGTAATAAATACATCGACTATGGAATGTATAATAGATTAAAGGAACAAGCTGTTATGGCTACTGGAGATCCAGAAGCTGTACCAGAATTACCATTAGGGATTAAACTATTTGATCCTTATAATGATATTAAACTTTGTATCAATTGTGTTTGTTGGTTCCTTGAAGTAAACCTTAATAAAGACACAGATAGAATCTTATTCTTAAACGTAACTAATGCTAAGATGAATGATCTTGGTCATGCCACAATCAAATTCGATAATATGTATGAATTATCTGGTAATGAATACCATCGTGATTGTATCAAATATCTAGATTTGATTTATAAGATCGATGATGCTAATGTCTTTGAATATAGAGACTTAGTTAAATTGGATATTGGTACTTATGAAGAATTTGAACAACCAGAAAACCCAGATGGGTTAATTACTGTATTCAGAAAAATTTAATTTGGAGATAATTATGATAGAATTAAGTCAAGAACAAGAAAGAGTTGTTCAAGCCGCCGTTGATTTTTATCATAATTCATCAGAACAAGTATTTCAATATTCTGGCAAAGCCGGAACAGGTAAATCTGTTGTTATGATGGAGATAATTCGACGTCTGGGTTTAATGCCAGAAGAGGTTGCACCTATGGCTTATATAGGTGCCGCCGCTATAGTTCTTAGAACTAAAGGGCTAATGAATGCTAAGACAATTCATTCATGGCTCTTTGAACCTAAGTGGGAATATGATTATGATAATATAGACCCATATTTCAATAGACCAAAAAGAAGATTAGTATTTGTACCGACTCCTCTTATTGGTAAGAAGTTGATATGTATAGATGAAGCAGGTTCTGTTCCGTATTCTCTTAAGAAAGAAATAGAATCTCGTGGAATTAAGATTATTGCCGCAGGAGATTTAAACCAATTACCTCCTGTAGCAGATAGACCAGCGTACTTATATGATGGTAAGGTTCATGTGCTCAATACCATTATGAGACAAGCTCAAAGTTCAGCGATTGTGTATCTTGCAGACCGTATTTTAAATAACCAACCAATCCATCGTGGATTATATGGTGATGTAAACGTAATCTATGAAGACGAATTGCATCCAGATATGTTTAAAATAGCAGATATTGTAATCTGTGGTCGTAATAAAACAAGAGAGCATTATAATCGTTTTATGAGAGAGTTATGTGGTATAGATCCTATGCTTAAGATACCAGCTTATGGCGAACAATTGATTTGTCGTAAAAATAACTGGTTGAGATCCGAGCACGGTATCAGTCTAGCTAATGGTTTAACTGGTAAAGTAATTAATGAGCCATCTGTATTGGGAGTATCTACTGATAGTTTCCATATAGACTTTATGCCAAATCTATTCCCATCTGTATTTAGAGACTTGAAATGTGATTTCAAATACTTCAACACCGCTTATGAAGATAAAGACATGTTTAAGAGTGGTCATTATCGACCAGCTGGTGAATTATTTGAATTAGGTTATGCTATTACTACCCATATATCCCAAGGTTCTCAGTTCATGAACGGTATTTATATTTCTGAATACATGAATAAGAATATCAATAGAAACTTAGATTATGTGGGTATCACTCGATTCAGTAATACTTGCATCTATGTATTAAAATCGAAGAAGTTCTATTAGGGAGTGAAATAAGTGGAGCAGGAGAGATGTCCTAAATTCAGGAATGATAAGAAACACAATCGTCTTAGATTAGTTCCTGAAAATGGTTGTACTGGTTGTAGACATTACAATCAGTACTACAATGAGTGTAAATTTCCTTTTAAGGAATTGACTATAGCCAATATAGATTTCAAAAAGAAGAAATCAATTCCTCCAAGAGAGACAACAGATATAAATGATAAAAAAGAGTTTATTGTAAATAATCGACTATTATTAATCGGTGTATTTGCAACCTCTTTTGTTTTAACCTATATCTGGGCTTTATTCGTATATTGGAGGGATTGAATATGTTTAAGGACGATGCTAAAGTCTTTGCCCTGAGCATAATTATATTAGGTATAATTATGAGTTTTTTGATAGATATTATATGGTAGGAGGAAGTTAATGGGTCGCAAAGTAAAACAAAGACGCCATAGGAAGTTAGATTTAACTAAAACTAAATATAAAGCAACTTCCTGCGAAGATGCTTCAGTCGATGCTAGTACATTGGCTGAAGTTAAAGAAGCTAATAAAGAGATTATGGAGAAGAAATCCAAAAAATCTCGGAAATATGATAATAATAAAGATCTACCAGTAATTCTCGAAAGAGATGTGTGCTTCGGCTTTGTCGAGCATGCTGGTAGACCATTAGCAGGGCACTTCAATTCCAAAGGAATGTGCTATTGTTGTATGTTCTATGATATCAATAACGGTGGCGGCTGTACATATCATCATGTAGAATTAGACGACAATGGTATTTCTGGTAAGAAAGTATTGAAATATGTAGTTATGATTCAATCTGTTATTATAGCTGCTCTAGCTATATTCTGTATATTGGCACTACTATGAAAAAGACTTCATTTGTATTATTCTGGATTTTAGTGTTTATCCTGTCCAGTGTATTCTGGACATGGATATTCAAATCCGGGTATAATAAAATTCTATACGATTATATAATATCTATATGGTAGAGTAATATTAACTCTATGAATTATATTTTTAATACAGAAAGGAGTAACACCTATGAAAAAGTTAACAAGAACTGACTTTATCCAACCATTTGTATTCTTGGATGAAGAGAACAAACCTATCGTTCCTTCTGAGATCAAGAAGTATCTATTACTAATTGAATTTAGTGAATCTTCTGATACTCCAGTGGAACAAGAAAGAACCTACGCAGTAATCGAAGGTCGTGGTAATGCGGCTAAAGAGATTATTAAGAATCTACCAGATCTTTACGGTGAAGTTTCTATCAATTGGTTCAAATCTATGATCATCTCTGATTCTCAAAAGATCAGTGATGGTATCTCGTTCTATTCCTTTATCAGAATGCTTTTAGAAAATAATATGCTAGCCGAATCCGACTGGAATAATATTATCTTCAATGGTTCTGATGAAGGTTTCGATTTATCTGTATGGAACGAATTCATTCTAGATAAAGCTGAGCAAATCATTGAATTAGATCCAATCGATCCTGAATTTGGTGAAGATACATATGAAGCTCGTATTGAAGCATTCTATCGTTGGGATTTGTATGGTGATGAGGAGGAAAATAATGGCTAAACCTAATAAGAAGAATAATTATGGTTCTGCATTCTTCGATCCTTTGATTAAATCCAAAGGTGATACCTTTATGGTAATGGAACGTCCTGAACGTTTGATGAAGAAAGTACCATTATTACTTAAGGACTTAGCATATGGAAATATTACTGAAAAGTATAATAAGTATTTCACATATGACTTCGTAACTCACATCGTAATCCCAGCATTACAAACTTTACATTTGAATGCTTTGATTCATTACAATGCAACTAAAGAATTCTATGAGAAATATGGTTCTCAAGATATCTTTACTGTAATGCAAACAGATGGAGAACTTCTAGCTGTTTACGATATTGCATTATCTGGCTTTAACGATATGGTAGCTTCCAATGGTAATTTAGGATACTTGATTAGTATGGGTGTAAAATTAAAGCAGTATAAATTTATAATTTAATTTTTAATATCCGGCTAACAATATTGTAAGAATACTCTTATATGAGTATGATGCTATTTTTATCGCATGGAGGTGAAATAATGGAAAAAGCACAAGTTATCGCTCTACGAGATGCTTTCATGAGCGTCTTGAGATATAGTGAATCTCTCAAAAAGAACATCGCTGAACCGCTTTGTATTCGTTTAGATAATGATGTAATCTTAAGTGGAGCTCACAAGCATTTCATTTGGGATGATGATAACGAAATTCTATTCTATTATTCTACAAATGAAAAAGGAACAGGATTCGAACCTGCTGGTACTGGACGTAAAGTCTATGCCGCTATCTTGTCCGCATCTACTTATGAAAACATTCAAGAAATGTGGACTCAATTGACTGAAGATTCCTTTGGTCAATCTTTAGCAGTGATGAAAGCTAAATTCCCATCCGCTCATGGTGTTGGTGATGGTGCTAAAGTAATTCCAATCGATGACGGTATCGGTGGTCTTATTAAAGCTTCTCTCTTCGACCCATTGGATGTGAATAAACATTCTGCTTATCGCAACAACTATGCTAAGACTAAAAAACCATCTGAATTACCACTTGGCATGGTAAGCGAAGAGCTTAAAAAATAATATAGTTAAAATGAATTTTAACTATATAATATCGTTATGAAATAAGAAAATCTTATTTTAAAAATATTTTTTTACACACACATTTAGTCAGGAGGATAAAACAATGACTAACAATTACAACAACTTCAATCAACAACCTCAACAACCAATGATGGGCTATGGCTATGGTGGTTATGGTATGCAACCACAATGGCCTCAACCTATGGCGGCTCAAATGGCACCACAAAACACGAATATGCCTATGAACTCTACGTTGACTCAAGACGAAATCAACGCTCTTCGTAACCGCAATACTCGTGACATGGAAGCTTTCTTCCAACCACCAAAAGACGCTACAGAAATTGCACGTTACAAATGTAACCACCGTGATCACAACGGTCAATCTACATTAAGTGCAAATGCAGATGGTTCTTGCACATGTGGTATCTGCCATGAAACGTTTAATTATATTGAGCCATCCAATGAAAATCGTAAAGAATTGTCCAACAACGTTCGTCACGTAGTTTCCCAATTCAACGATATCTGGAATACAATGAAAGCTAACTGGGGTCCAATCTCTCCAGAATTGGCTGACAAATTGTACGTGTTCGGTACAGTTATCGACCAATTACCAAAAATGTGGGATAAATCCGCTGAATACATTTTGAACTACTATGGTTCCATGAATGTAGCTCAAGGTGGTTATGGTTACGCTAACGATTACAACACATTGAATCGTTTGTCTGCAATCACAACTGGTGCTCCTATGTATGGTTATGGCTACCCTGGTATGCAACAACAACAATGGCCTCAACCAGCTCCTCAAATGAACGGTGCATTTTGGAATGGTGGTTACCAACAACCTCAACAACCAGTAGCAGGTATGCAAATGCAACAACCTCAAGCTGGTGGCTGGGGTGCTCCTCAAAGCTACCAAGCTCCTGTAGCTCCAGCACAAGCTGCTCCTCAACAACCTGTAGCTAACCCTGCAGAAGGTATGGCTAATCCTATTGGTCAACAAGCTCCTGTAGCAGCTCCACAAGCTCAAGCTCCTGCGACAACAACAGTTCCAGCCGCAGCGGCTATCCCTGGTTTTGAAAACTAGTAGATGAAGTTAAGATAAGATTTGGAAGTAGAGATTATTCTCTACTTCCTTTTTTATCTTTATTTTTATCTTATTTGAAAGGGTAATAAATAGATGACCTCGATTGAGAAATTTAAAAAGAATATCAATTCTTATGGCAAATCTATTAGAACCATGGGTTCTTTTACAGAGGCTGTAAGAAAAACTCCAGGTCAATATATAGGTTACGTTGGAGATAAAGGTTTTATTAATATGATCCGTGAAGTATTTCAGAACTCCATGGATGAATTAATGAAAGATAAATCTCCGTGTACTGAAATTTGGACTGAATATTATGAAGATACAAATACTTTCGTAAGTATAGATAATGGTCGTGGTATTCCATTCGACAATATCGAACGTATCTTCACAAAACCAAATACATCATCTAACTTTGATAAAGAAAAAGGTACAGGTGAATTCTCCTCTGGTCGTCATGGTGTTGGGGCTAAAGTTACCAATGCTTTATCTAGTCGCTTTATTGTAGATAGCTACTTATGTAAAGAAGTTTCTCCAAGCGGTAAAGCTGAACATCGACATATGGAATTCATTGAAGGCTTCCCATGGGATAAAGGCGAAGTTGATCTACCTAATAAAGAAAATCGTCAAGGTTCTAGAATTGAATTCTCACCTTGTTATGATATTATGGGTGAAATCACTACAACATGTGATGACGTACTTAATCTTATTAGTACTTTAGTACCATTGATGAAGATTGGTGCTATTGTAAACTTCAAAGGTGTAACTAAACGTGGTCAAGTAATTGAGAAACGTTTGGTAAATGAAAAAGGTATCCTTACATTCTTAGATACAATGACTAAGAAACGTGTATGTGATCCTATCTATATTGCTGGTATGAATCCAGAGAAAACAATGCGTGCAGAAATTGCATTCACTTGGGGTGCTGATGATATTGACAGCTCTGAAGAAGTAATCTCCTTCGGTAATATGTGTCCTACTATCAGCCAATCTATTCACGTATCTGCTTTAGTTGATGCGGTAGCAACTTACTTCCGTAATTATTTGAATAAATTTGTATTCAATGGTTCTAGTAAGATCTCTGTCATTAATAATGATATCAAATCTGGTTTCAAAGGTGTAATCTCTGCATTCCACATTGAACCAATGTTCTCTGGTCAGGCTAAAGAAATTCTTTCTAATGCTGACTTAGAACCATTTATCAAAGACCTAGTTAGACTAGCGTTAGATGAATGGTGCAAAAAGAACTCTGATGCAGTGTCTAGAATTTCCAAGCATGCTAAAGCTGCCGCTACCTTACGTTTGAACGTAAACAAAGAGAAGATTGAGACTTTAAAGAAATCTCAAGTATCTGTATTCACAGGTCTTCCTTCCAAGTATGGTAAACCTACTGGTAAGAAGAATCTTGAATTCATATTGGTAGAAGGGGATTCTGCATTGAATCCATGTCGTACTGCAATTGACCATAGCTGTCAAGGTATTTTCCCACTTCGTGGTAAAGTAAAGAATGCTATGACATGTAGTCGTAAAGACTTCTTCGATAATGAAGAAAATAAAGCTATCTATACTATCTTAGGTTGTGGTGCTGGCAAAGCATGTGATCCAGACAAATGTAAATTTGATAAGATTATATTCTTAGCCGATGCCGATACTGACGGTCTTCATATCCGTTCTTTGTTGTTAAAAATGTTCTTGGTATATTACCGTCCATTGGTAGAGCAAGGTCGTGTATACGCTGCTATACCACCATTGTATGGTATTAAGAAAAAGAACAAACGTATGGTTACTAAGGATGATTACCTTGAAAACATGCAATACTTTACAGATAAATCCGAGTATATCGAATATATCTATAAATTATTCGCTAAGAATCATGTAATCACACAATGGGATGGTACTCCATTCCATGGCAAAGAAATTGAACGTCTATTAAATAAGAATTTCAATTACCTTCAAAATATGGATATCTTATGTCAAGACTATGCAACTGATCCAGAGTTAATGGAAACGTTGTATAAACTTATCACAAGAAAAACTCCATTGAATGGTATTAAGAAAGCTATTCATAAAGAATATCCATATCTCTCCGTAAGAGAAGAGAATGGATGTCTTGTAGTAGATGGTCTAGCTAAAGATAAAGTTCAAACTCTTATCTTTACTTCTAATATGCTAAAGGATTGCTATCGTTTAATCGGAGATAGTATTAATGAAAACTATAAAGACGATGGTTATCAAATTGATGGTAAACGAGTTAGTCTTTATTCATTAATGAAAACTCTAGATGATTCCAAACCAGATACAATCCAACGCTATAAAGGTTTAGGTGAAATGAATCCAGTAGAACTAATGATTTCTACAATCCATCCAGCTTATAACCGAACTCTAATTCAGTTCACCGCTGAAGATATGCAACGTGAAATCAACGAAATTCGTCGATTAGATACAGATAAACATAATCTATTAGATGACGTTGACGTTGCTGGATATGATATTTAAAAATAAATGAGAGGTGGTACCGAATATTCGGTACCACCCTTAATTTCGCAAAAAGGAGGAATTTGTTATGGGATTAGATGCATATATCGAAGTAAGAGCGTATGATAAGAAAACTCATACAAAGATGTTAGAAATGGAAATTTCATACTTCAGAAAATATAGACATCTTCATGCATTTATGGAAGATTTGTATTACAATAAATACAACGGCGAGGAATTATTTAACACTATTCCTTTGGAGTTAGAGAAAAGCGATATTCTAGACTTAGAAGATTCTTGTAGAAGAAATATGGAAGAATATTCCGATGCTTCTGGATTCTTCTGGGGTCAAAGAGACTTTGATGGAGAATTTGGCGAGAAAGAAAAGATTCTTAATACTATTAGATGGTGTAAGATATTCTTAGAAGCCAATGAAGATCCAGATGAGGAATTAGAATATGTGCTTATCTATAATTGCTGGTGGTGATGAATGATAAATGTTCTTTACTATAAAAATTATTTTATCGAGTATAATTAGACTTATAGGTGAATTATAAAGATAGATAAAGAATAACAACCAAAGATAAGTTTCATATCCAAACGATAATGGAGAGTCTGAGAAGACTCTCCTTATCAACTTTTCATTTTTTATCTATTTTTATACAATCTAATAAGCATTAACGTTCCACGGGCGTTTAAGAAAGCTCTGGAAACAGCGTATTTGCCTGAGTTATAAGGCTATATAATTTTCATAAGAAGAGGTAGGAGTGATTAGAAAATGCTAAACAAACAATTTAGTACTATGTCGGAAGTAGGAGACCATCTACAAAAAGTAGCTGATTTACTTACATCGTATTTTACTAGTGATGAAGTAAAAGGTAAAGAAGTTATTATTCTTCACCATACAGATATGGATGGTATTTCCGCTAGAGAGATACTTAGATCTTTCCTTAATCAGTATACTGAATATAAGGATATCAAGACAATAGCATATAATTATGAAAAAGATTATGATTTTGCATCTTTCAATCCAGATGGATTAGATGTAATCTCGGTAGACCTTTCCTTAAAGGTGCAAGATATTGAAATAATATCACAGGTTAGTCATAGATTTATTATGACAGACCATCACGCTACATCCATTAGGCAGTTTGGTAGTACCAGCGACCGACTATTACGTATAGTCAAACCTAATGAAGATAGTTCTGATAATGAGTTTAAGACTCTTGTATTATTGGATACTAATAGATGTGGTGCTAAAATCGTTTATGATGTGCTTAAGAAAACAAAATGTCCAGATAATGGTAACTATGTAACAAGATTTCTAAACCATTTTAATATAACTTTTGATCATATTAATCCAAACACTGTAAACTTGATCGACCAATATGACAGATGGGTATATACAGATAACAATCCTGTCTACTTGAATGAATATTTTTATGCTAGTAATAGAGTAAGAATGCCAGATAATAGATTTTATTTCTTAGGTATTCTTACAAGCCGTGATATTAGTGAATTCTTGAAGATTGGTAGGGATATATTCAATGCTAAGAAAATAATTAGTGACATTCAAGCAGATAATTTCACAGAACCATCATTCATTACGATTGGTGATAAAACTTACACTGTTTGTCGTGGATATGGTTTCACTAACTCTTTGGGTTTCGGTGATAAAATGAAAGAATACGATATCTGTGAAACGATTAGATACTATGATCAAAAGACTGGACGGTATACAGTTTCTCTTTATACGTCAAACCCCGATATAGATGTAAGCAGAATTGCAGAACTATTTGGTGGCGGAGGACATCCTGGTGCCGCTGGGTTCTGCTCAACAGAATATATCTAGACAAAAGAGGTTTTATTAATGATTAAACATATTGAAAAACGTGACGGGAGTATTGTTGAATTTGACCGTACTAAAATTTTAAATGCAATTCTTAATGCTATGAATTCTGTGGGTGCTGTAGATGAAGAAGCAGCCAACAATACAACCACAGCTGTAGTTCGTAACTTGAATAAATTAGATTCAGATACAGCTGCTGTAGAAGATGTACAAGATTTAGTTGAAGTTCAATTAATGAAGAAATATCCAGATGTTGCTCGTGAATATATCACATACCGTAAACGTCGTAGTGATATCCGTACAGCTAAAACTGAAACGATGAAAGAAGTTATGAGTATTCTTAAATGCGAAGACGTTAAAAACTCTAATGCTAACGTTGACGAATACTCTTTTGGTGGTCGTAAGAAAGAAGCATCTGATGTAATCCAAAAAGAAATTGCATTGAACTCTCTTATTGACCCAGACATTGCTGAAGCTCATCGCAAAGGTATTCTTTATATCCATGACTTATCTGAATATGCAGTAGGTCTTCATAACTGTTTGAATGCTGATATTGCTTATTGCTTAGCTCATGGATTCGAAGCTCGTAATGGTGGCGTTCGTCCAGCTAATTCCTTTGCAACAGCATGCCAATTAATTGCAGTTATCTTCCAAATCCAATCTCAATGTCAATTTGGTGGTATTGCAACTTCTAAGATTGACTTTGACTTAGCTCCGTATGTACGTATTTCCTTCTTGAAACATTTCAAACGTGGTTTACGTTACTTTGGTACTGGTGTTGGTAATGATTATGATACATTCGTATCTAAATATGGTAAAGATGTAGTCAATACTGCTTCTATTGATGCGGATTGGAACATCTTCAAAGACTTCTGCACTCCAGCATATATTTATGCTTTAGAAGAGCTTGAACGTGAAGGTAAACAAGGTGCTCAAGCACTTTATCATAACTTAAATACTTTAGAATCCCGTGCTGGTTCTCAAGTACCATTCACTTCCATTAACTTTGGTTTAGACACTTCTTGGGAAGGTCGTAAAGCTACACAATGGTTGATGAATGCATCTCTTGATGGTATTGGTATTAATCATACCACTTCTATCTTCCCTATTTCCATCTTCGTTTATAAGAAAGATGTAAATGATCGTCCTGGTACAGACAACTATGATTTGAAGAAACTCGCTATCAAATCTTTAACTAAACGCATTTATCCTAACTTCGTAAATGCTGAGTGGCAATCCAATGTTCCAGATGTGCATCCAATTCGTGTTGTGAATAAAGCAGTATTCCATCCAATTGATTCTGAAGTAACTTTACGTATTGACCATCATGTTGGTGAAACTAAAGTATTTGATCCATTGAACTTCAAGAAAACTTTAGTAAGTGATTATGTAAAACTTTCTTTGAAAGAATTAGTAGAATCTATTCCTGAAGAATATGTATCCGCTCCTGATGAAGATGGTATTCAAGTAATTGATCTTCGTTTTACTGATAAACGTTATTTGATTAAAGACTCCACTTCTAAATTCAATAAATACAATACTGATCGTAATGATCATTATACTAAATTGAATTGGTTAGCTGTAGATACAGAAACTAATGAAGTAGCAATCACCACAGAATCTTTCAATTACGATATTGAATGTACTGAAGAAGAAGGTCCTTACAAAGCTAAAGTACTTCGTACAATGGAACTTCCTAAACCTGAATACAATAACGATACAGAAATGTCTACAATGGGTTGCAGAACGCTAATTGGTTACGACTTACATGGTATGGGTTATCAAAAGACTGGTCGTGGTAATTGTACACCTGTAACTATCAACTTAGCTCGTATTGGTATTCGTCATGGTATATGCTTAGGTGAACGTGAAGAAGCCGATATTGATGGTTTCTTCAAAGAACTTGATGAAATCTTGGAAATGTGTGAACGCGAATTACTTAAACGATTTGAATATATTTGCTCTCAAGATATCCGTTCTGGTTTCTTTACTTATCATAACCATGTAGCTGCTGATACTGAAGCTGCTCTTGAAAAAGGTTCCATTTATGAAACAATGAGACACTTCTCTCACGCAATGGGTTACATTGGTGTGGCTAATATGTGCTATGCTATGTTTGGTAAATATCATAACCAAGATAAAGAAGTATTAAAATTCGCTGTATCTGTAGTTAAACACATTGCAGACTATGCTAACGAATGTAAGAAACGTCATAACTTGAACTATGCAGCATATGCTACTCCTGCAGAATCAACTTGCTTAACTTTAGCTTCCAAACTTCAAAAAGAATTTGGTAAGATTAAAGGTGTATGTGACAGAGAGTACTTAACTAACTCTCATCATGTTCCAGTATATGAAAATATTTCTGTTCGTGATAAGATTGATACAGAAGCTGAATTCTCCATCTACCCAACAGCTGGTTGTATCATGTACGCTGAAATGTCCTCTGGTGTAATTGGCAATCCTAGAGCAGTAGAAAAGATTATCGATTATGCTATGGCTGATACTCGTGTTCCATACTTCGCTATCAACTTCCCAATTGATAGCTGTGATGATTGTGGATACACTGGTGAAATCAATACAGACACTTGCCCAGTTTGTGGTTCTACTAATATCAACCGTTTACGTCGTGTAACTGGTTATATTACTACAGACTATCGCAAATTCAACAAAGGTAAATTCTGTGAAGTTAATGACCGAGTAAAACACATTTAAATTATATAATATAGAATTGAAGAGCCTCTAGTCATTATTGGCTAGAGGTCTTCTTTTCCATTTAATTATATTTTAAATAAAAGGAGATTACTTATGGAAACAAACACAGAAAGAACAATTAAAGTCAATACTCTTAATCTTAAAGAAAGAAAAGAAGACTTAATTACTATCGACATTAGCGGTTACGATGTAGTATCTGAAAACAAAAATACTATCGTATTACTTCGCTCTGAAATGGTCGATAAAAAATAATTATTTGGGGAGGTAATTCCTCCCCTAAAAACCTTTATTTTTAACTAGCTATAATCTATAGCTAAAGAAAACTAATAGAAAGGAAACAATTATGGGATATATTAAACATCCTGAATTGACTACTAACGTAGCGGCAATCAACCCAGAATCTATAGTAGATGGACCTGGTGTTAGATTGACTCTATACTTGTCAGGTTGTAAGCATAATTGCTACAACTGTCATAACAAAGAAGAACAAGATTTCAACTTTGGTACTAAATACACTCTACAAGAACTATTCAATCAAGTAACACAAATGATTGATAGCAATCCTATTGTAGATGGTATTACTCTAAGTGGTGGAGACCCACTATATCAACCAGAAATAGTACAAGAATTAACCTATGCTCTTAAGAGGTATTATGGTACTGAATTTAGTATTTGGTTATATACTGGATTTGATTTAGAGAAAGACTTCGAAGATAAAGAAGCTTTATATGGCACTATTAAAAATATCGATGTTATTGTAGATGGATTATATATCGAAGATTTAAAAGACTATTCTCAAGCTTTTAGAGGCTCTACGAACCAACGCTTTATAGATGTACACACCCTTGTTAAAGAGGGGCAAATTGTAGAATTAAATTATCTAATTTGATACGTTTGTGTACATTTAAGTAGGTAATTTTACGTAGATAAGGAGCAACACTATGAAATTTGAAAAAGTCTCTTTAAAAACTTTCATACAAGAAGTACGAAATTCGTATCTTTGGAAATATAGAGAGTATACTGATGAAGAATTAGAAGTCTTCTATAATCGAATTCAACTTCCTAAAAGATCTACAGCTGGTTCTGCGGGATATGATTTCGTAAATCCATTTAATACAATTGAACTAAATACAACTAATGTAGAAATCCCTACTGGTATTAAAGTTCAACTAGATCCAGATAAGATTTTGATGTTAGCACCACGTTCTTCATCTGCAAGAAATGGTTACATGTTCTCTAATACTTTAGGTATCATCGATAGTGATTACTATAATAATCCAACTAACGAAGGTTGTATTAGAGTATCTCTTAAATCTATTGGCACTAGCCATCCTAGATTTGAATACGGTGATAAAATAGCACAAGGTGTTATTTTACAATACTTTACAACTGAAGATGATAATGCTACTGGTAAACGTACTGGTGGTCATGGTTCTACTGGTAAATAAAGGATAGGAAACAATGGCTGAAAAAATTATCCAAGCTAATATCTTGGAACAATCTAAACGAGACTTGACTACTTATGCAATATATGTAGCACGTCGTCGTGCATTACCAAATCCTTTCGATGGATTAAAACCAGTTCATCGGAAGATTTTGTATTCTCTATTCTATGATTTTGGTAAACAAACTCGTCGTAGAGAAACAATTAAAACTCAAGCAGTTGTAGGTAATGTATTACAGAAGTACCATCCACATGGTGATACATCTGTAAATGCTTCTATTAAACCTATGACAAACTGGTTTGAATCTTATATTCCAACTATTGACCATCAAGGTTCATTCGGTAATATGTCTGGCGATGGTGCAGCAGCTCCTCGTTATACAGAAGTAATGATTTCCGATTATGGTCTTGAATGTGTAGTTGGTGACCTTGCACAATCTCCAAACTCTACTGATTGGCAAGAAACTTATAATGGTTCTGAAAGAGAACCAATCTATTTCCCAGCAGTTGTACCAAACTTGTTAGTAAATGGTGCATTTGGTATTGCTGTAGGTTTAAGAACTTCTGTACCTAAGCATAACATTTCTGAAGTAATTGCAGCTACTATTAATTTGATTAAAGATCCTAGTGCTCCTGTAATTCTATTACCAGATGACTGCTGTGGTTGTGATATTGTAGAAGCAGACTTCAAAAAGATTTCTGAAACTGGTAAAGGTACTTTTAAAGTACGTGCCCAAACAGAAATTTGTGAGTTTAATAAGAAACCTGCAATTAAAATCACTTCTTTACCACCTATGGTATATCTATCTAATATTCAAAGTAAGATTGAAAAGTTAGTAGAAGGTAATGTATTACCACAAATCGAAGAAGTACTAGATGATTCCCAAGTAGATGAAAAGAATGTAGCATTCGATAAATTCACAGCTTATATTATGCTTAAGAAAGGCTGTGATCCTAATTACGTTAGAGATTGTTTATATTCTCTTACAGATTTAGAGAAAACCATCTCTGTAAATATGGAAGTAGTTTATAATGAAGCACCAGCTTTATTGAACTATAAACAATATTTGGAAATCTTCATTAACTTCCGTCGTGAACGTAAATACCGTGCTTATTCTAATATCTTATCCGAAGCTAAAACAAAATTCCATAGAATGGAAGCATTTGTTAACTTATTAGAAACAGGCAAGATTGATGCAGTAATCACTAAGATTCGTTCTAAGAATCTTAAAGAAGCAGAACTTCAAGAATTCTTGATGAAAGATATTAAGATGAAGAACCCATTGACACCTTTGCAATGTAGTTACATCTTATCTGCTCAACTTAAAGCACTTTCTAAAGAACGTTTGGGATATTACAAAGACCAAATGGCTGAAGCAGCTAAAGTAATAGATCAATGCTTCCACACAATTACACATCCAGAAGAAATTGATCGTATTATTATCGAAGAACTTAAAGCAGCTGATAAGAAGTTTGGTTGTCCTCGTAGAAGTAAGTTCATTTCTGCTTCCGAAGCAGCTGGTATTCCAGAAGGTACTTTCAAAGTAGTACTTACAGAAAAAGGTATTATTAAGAAATGCGACCAATCTGAAAATATCCGTGAATTGAAAGATGACCGCATCAAGTTAAACTTGGTTGTTGATAATAAAGACAACTTACTTCTATTCAGTCGTCTTGGTAAGGTATTCAAAGTACCAGTAAATAAAGTTCCATTCGGTAAAGGTGCTTCTGGTGGTGTAGACCTTCGTGTTCTTATGAAGAAATACACTGGTGAAGGTATTTGTACTATTATTCCTGAATCTGTAGTAGAACAAATCATCGAAAATAGTAAGAAGAATAAAGAACGTGTTCTTGTGTATGTAATGACAAAGAACGGTATCTTTAAATCTATGGATATTGCTGAATTACTTGGAGTTCCATTAAGTGGATTAATATATACTAAGTTATCTGACAATGATATGGTAGCTGATATCATTTTCATGGGTCAATATAATGAAATGATCATTTACTCCAATAATAAAATCCTTAGAGTTCCTGGTACTGAAGCTCCTATGCTTACACGTTCAGCTAAAGGTGTTATTGGTATGAAATCTAAGAATAAAGTCGACGGTTTCATCTGTTTAACTCCTAATTCTACTGACGTTGTAATTATTACAGCCTCTGGTAGGGTAAATCGCATTCCACTAGCTATTGTACCATTATCTAAACGTGGTATGGCAGGTATGACTGGTATTAAATTGAATAAAACTGATTCTATCGTTTCTATTCATGTATGTAATGCTCATGATACCCTTAATGTAGTATCTATGAAAGAAAAATACCAAATTCCTGTAGCTAGTATTCCAGAAGGCTCTAGTGTTAGTGCTGGTGCTAAACTTATTGATGCTTCTGGTATCATTCATACTTCTATTTCTCGATAAAGATAATAAATCCCATAACCTAATATTAGGTTATGGGGTTATCTTTTACTGGAGGTTAAAATGTCACATGCAGTTGCACTAATCTTTACTATTATAACCATAGCAATTCTAGGATTGATGGTTATTAACTTACTTTGGATTAGTGGAAGATATATTGATACATTTGGCATGGCTTATCCTGCTAAACTAGATATATATCGAAAGTTTAAGAAATTAATTGCCGAAAGAACACCAGAAAAGGTTAAAGAAATGCTATTCTTATATGGGTTAAGTGAATTCGAATATCCAAGTGGTACAGCATTTAGTATATCTATACCAAATAAGATAGATTTACAACCAATGAAAGGTATTCTTATTAAAATCGGCGGTGTTGTCGACTTGATTACACACAAACCAATGTTTGTAAGACTTCTCGGTAAGAAGAAAGCAAATACTTTTATTGAAATATATAATGGTGCTGCCGAAGGTAAAGCTATTATTGCTTACACTAGAATAAATGCTGACGATGGGACCCCATTTTCAACATTTTCGGTATTCTTATACTCATACTCGGATTTTGAAACTCTTAAAATAGACATGCATAATCCGAATTCATTATTTGCTTGTGCATATATAGCAGATTTCTCTATAGTACATAAACGTTATCTTACTTTAGGAGAATCTAAATTTATGCATGACTATATGATGGAAAAAGAAAATAAAGAAGCTTAGCCTTCTTTATTTTTTGTTTACTTTTGATTAAAGGAGGTAATTTAATAATGAATATTAAAACTGGAGATATTATTAAATTCGTGAATAAAAATAAACGTTCACTTAATAAAGATTTCACTGTTCATATTCAACATTCCCACAAAGGATGCAAACCTTCAGTAGTTACTAAATTTACTGAAGCATCTTCTGAAGACTTGACACCAATGAGTAATACTGTAGTAGAAAAAGCTACTCAATACACTAAGTTCTTAAAAGGTTTTGATCCTGAAGCATTAGTACTCAATAAATGCAGTACTTGTGGCAAAATCTTCTATGCTGATTCTCTCGATATCGGTGAGAATGGTGAATTGGTTATCAGTGGTAAAGAAACTAAAGAAGACTAAGATGTATGAAGAATAATACTAGCGTAATCAAGAAACTCGTATATCCTGTAGTACAAGAAGCTATGGATAAACGAGGTAAACGTGAATTTGCTAAGATATTCAAAGAGTTTATTGATGCTAGAGCCGAATATGTATTCTCTACTTTGCCTTTAAAACGAATTCCATACACTAAAGCAGATTCCGATAAGTTATTTGCTGGTATTGGTGTAGATATCAACCTAGTTAAAGATGCTATTGCTAATACTTATTATGGTGACGATAAACGATATAACTTTGTAGCACCTCAAGATCCTACAACAGTACTTTGTCTTTGTATTGTAAAATATTTCATGGATAAACATGATACGAAGATGCTTGAATTAGCATCAGTATATATGGGATTCACTGGTAAATTCTATCCTTCATTGCACTATCGATCTTTCCCTATCGAACCAGTAGATTATGTAATGGAATGGGTAGTAAATAATGCGATGTCTCAGAAGTTTGATATCGTAAGTAAAGGTAATATTTTTGGTGCTATTCGCTCTAAATGTCAAGTATGGTATAGTACGTATAAGACTAAGTTCAGAGACTTCGATGACGATGATGTAGTATACATAATCTTACAGTTACGGAACCGTTTGGGAGACTTTATTAAAAATATTGCTAAAGAATACTATAAAGCATATGAAAATAAAGACTATATGGTATATAATTCCGATAATGAAGATTCTGAAAATCCATCAGAATATAGAATTGCTAAATCAGACTCTTTCTTGGCTGAAAAGAATATCGATAAAACAATGGCATTCTTAACTGCTGGTGGTGTATCATATAGAAACTGTAAACTTGCTTCTAATACAGCAGTTAAAACAGATGAACTCAAATCTATTATTGAATCTATTACTAATACACCGAATGCTACTCGTAAGATTCGTGAAGTAATATCTATCATGATATATACTTACTTTGAACAATCTAAAGATAAAGATGTTTTGAATATGGATTTCATTGTATTTACTACAAATCCAAAACCAAATTCAAAAGATCCTCATATTGCTCGTATGAAACAAATTATAGAAGACTGGTTAGAAACAGGTTCTATTGCATATCGTAGACGTAAACAACGTCTAGCAACTAGAAACTTATATTTCAAATCAATCCTCATGTATTTTGCTATGAGTATCTATGAAGCAAATAAACGATAAAAAGGTCCACTACCCAATATTGGGTAGTGGTATTCTTTTCGCTTATTTATCAAGATAATAGTCAACACCACGAACTTGGTTGTTATTGGTATCAGAACGTTGTTTATCAAAACTTTTCTTGATATCAGATTTAGCACGTTGTACGATATAGTTATCGTCATCATCTTTGAGATATTGTTCAATAGTCTTTTCGATCTTTTTAATATCCTCTTGGATTTTCTTCTTATCAGAAGGCTTAAGAGTTTTATTATGCTTCAATTCATATTCAAGATATGTAATTACGTCAGCAGCACGTTCACCAAAGTCTGGGTGAGTTTTGACATCAGATAAAGTATTGATGAAAATTCTTAGTTCGAATAACGCTTTATCGAAGAAGTTCAAATCTTCAATACGAGATGTTGTTTGACCAGAACGGAAATCATTTAATCTATCTTCGGTAATTTTAAGAACTTGAGGAATGAAAGAACCATAACCAAACATAGAAGCAAATTGGTCAGCAAAAGTTTCTTTCTTCCATACACGGTCTTTTAATCCTACATATACTTTACCGAATATATTGTAAAGCACATTACTAGTCAAAAGTAAACGCTTTCTTTCAGCACCAAGTAAATTGAAACGAGAAAGAGTTTGATAAATACTTTCTACAGTTTCTTCACGATGCATAACCATACGGAATTGTTTTTCGAAAGTATGACCAATCTCATGTAGAATTGTAGCCATACCTAACTTAGCATCTTTACATTTACGAAGGAAGTTAGTATTCAAATAAATATCAACCCATGGTTGGTATTTATCATTGAATTTAAAGGTACCTTTATTCATATCGATACTAACTACTTTACGAACGCTAGCTAGGTTATCTTGTGTAAAGAAACCAGTAGGCATTGTCCATCGAATAGATGCTGGTCCGCATTCGGAACTCAATACTATATCGGATTTATAATAGAATCCAAATTGGTCGCATAGAGAGTTGCACATAATTTCTAATTTATCTCTAAAGAAATCCATGTTTTTGTCTGTAATAGACTCTTTAAGTAATCTATCGATAATATCTTGTAAAGCTTTTTCTGCTTTAAAGATAGGCTTAGGAATATTCGAAAAATACGCTTCAAGATAATATTCTTGCTCAAAATCTTTATAATCCATTATAATGAAAATCCTCCTTTTCTTATTTGAACTTAATATCATTACTTAACTGTTTTAAGCGGAAGATTACCCATAGCCAATATTGACTATGGGTCAATCCGGAAGGTTAGAATTAAAGATAGAAATCGTCGCATTAACAGGGATTAGCTATTGATCTCTACTAATATGTTTCCTCTAGTGTAAAAACCAATCTATGCTGAACATTTGTATAATCCTACCCTACCTAAATTAATTAAAGGAGGTACTTACGCTAAATGGCTATAACTAAGAAACAACGTCATGATGTAGAGATGTTGATATACAAAGTTATGGATACTTTAGACCCAACAGAACAAAACTCTGCTTGGTATAAAGAGAAATTCCGTAATATGAATGACGATCAGTTCTATAAATTCTTCCAACAAGAATTCCCTATTAAATTCCAAATGAAAGTGTTTGAAATTGAACCTAATTTGGAACAAATGTATGCAGTAATGGATAATATCCTTCATGTACCAGTAATGGAGAATATTAATCTACCATTCTTATATAGAAATAAAGATGGTAAACCTGTAGGAACTAACTACAAAGCAACCGTAGTTTATATACCAATGAAAAAGATGAAACAGTTCTTGGCTAAGAAGAACTCCATGTCTATTAATATCGATGAACGTAATATGAAAACAGGACGTTTATTGGGTGTAGATAAGAACGGCAATACTTCTGACCGTGAATTTGAATGTATGGCTGTAATGGGTTTAGAGAAAACTATGAAAGAGTTCTCTACTTATAGAGCTGATACTGTAAATGCTAAAAATGAGTTCTACAATACAATAGCGACTAAAGGTATGGTATCATTAAACGATGTCGATGTATCTGTAGACGACTCTATTTCTCGTAATACGTTAAATGCATATCTTATTGGTGCTGGTATCAATACAAACCTTATCAATATCGGTAATTACTTGCCAGGTACTGTAAAAGGTAAAGAAGCTGTCAAAATTAAGCGTCAATAATAGTGAATTTAACTGTATATTATATTCTTGATAAGTCTATTGAAAATTTAAATATAGAAAAGGAGGTGTAGACTTATGTCCGAAGATAAAAATCAAGTAGGTGTTATCCATGAAGTGGGTGACTTTGGTTTGGTTGGTGAATTGTCCCAAGAGGACCAAAAAGCCTTTAAAGAAAAAGACAAAAAAGAAAATAAGGCTGAATAATTTTAAAGCTAGGTGCTCTACTATATTGGTAGAGCACCATTTATTATCCTTTATTACAAAATATTTATCGAAAGGTGGCTGAGTTATTAAAAGTACGATAAAGGATTGTCTAAAGGAGGAAATACGATGTATAAATTTTTCGAAAGACACAAAGGATTTATGACTAGATTTCTTTGTATTATAATAGCCGCATTATTGGTATCTAACGTATTCATGTTAGAACGTGCCAGTGCACTTGAAATGAAAATACAAAGTGCTCAAGAACAGATTGAACAACATGACGAATATATTAGCAAGCATGTTGAAGAAATAAAAGAAGTTACTAAAGCACAACAAACTATAAAGAATCATATCGATGCAATGACAAAACATGAAGATGCTATCAATGCCATCAAAGGTGGTTATGGATACGATTCAGACTTATCAAACAACAACCCATCTGCTCTATTAACAGCTGATGATATGAATAAGATCATCAATTACTGGATAGAACGGAGAGGTGTATCAAAAGAGTTTGCTGGTAAAGGACAAGCTTTTATCAATGCTTCTATTCAAACAGGAATGAACCCTATCTATATTCTAGCTCATGCAGCTGCAGAATCTGGTTGGGGTAGTTCTCATTTGGCTAGGACTCGTCATAATTATTTCGGTATAAATGCAGTAGACCAAGATCCTGGTAGAGCTTCTACAATGGGTGGAAGTTTAGAAGAAGGTATTACTGCTGGTGCTGATTGGATCAAGCGTCATTTCTATAACAATGGTTATACGTCGCTTAGATCTATGAAACATGGTAATTATGCTACTGATCCTAAATGGGCTGGTAATATTTTACATATAATGAATGAAAGTGTTTCAGTATTGTAGAAAGGAATTTGAAAATGCTATTAAATGCAAAAGTAATTGGCATTGGTGCAGCTGGTAACAAAGCTGCTATTGCCTTATTTAAGAAATATCCTGAAATTGCTAAGGATATGGTTTTAATCAACTCTACATTAAAAGATATTCCAGAAGAATATCATGACCGTGCTATTGAATTAGATGGTGAATATCGTGGTTGTGCTAAAGAACGTACAATTGCTAATCAAATGATGGTAGATACTCTTAAAAGTGGTCATTTCGAATATGAAAAAGATCCTAAAGATTGTATGACTATCATTGTTACATCTTCTGAAGGTGGCACAGGTTCTGGTGCATCTGTACTTCTAGCAAACTACTTACGTAAAGTACATGGCACCCATATTCACTTCTTCGTATTCACTGGTTTTGAAGACGATGTTCGTGGATTGAAAAATACAGTAGATCTATTTAAAGAATTAGATGATAGCTTCACTGTAGAAGCTTTGTCTAATAAATCTTTCTTAGAAGCTGCTGGTAATAATCGTTTACGTGCAGAACAATTAGCAAATGAAAAGTTTGCTGATAATGTAAACATCTTATTAGGTGGTACTATTAACAAATCTTCTCAAAATATTGACGAATCTGATTTATTAAAAACTGTACGTACACCTGGTTTTATGTATATTGACCGTGTCAATATGACTAAGATCAAAAACTCTGATGATTTCAACCGTCGTATTACTGAAGTAATTGATGATATGAAATCTTTAGAAACCCAACCATCTGCAAAACGTATCGCTACGGTTCTTGATGTAAAAGAACGTGCATTGGAATTCATTGACTTTGGATATGAAGTTATTAAGAAACGTTTTGGTATGCCTTTCGAAGCATTCTCTCATGTACAAGACTTACACGAACCTGAATACTTAGATATCATTGTATCTGGTTTGAAAATGCCTATCAATGAAATCGAAAAGACATACGAAGACTTCAAAGAACGTTCTAAGTTTGTAGATACTACAGCTGATGATTTCTTCAACAAAGAATATGCTACTAATGCAGATATCTTTGATACACTTAAAGCAGATGCAACACCGGCAGATGTAGACGCTGCCAAAGATGACTTCTTTAAATCTCTTGGCAAAGATAAAAAAGAAGAATCTAAGAAAATTAAAGTTGTACAAGACTTCTAGAGTCAAACTAAAGGAAGAATATTTCCCATACCCAATATTGGGTATGGGAGTTCTTTCGCAAAATTTATAAAGGAGTAGAAATGAGATATAGCACTATTATTGTTACTAAAGATACTAGAAAGTCTAAAGAAGTTATATTCAGTAACTTCTATAGAACTGGTCTCGAAAAAGATGTTTTATTACAATTCTTAGATAAATTTAACGATAGTGATGAGATAGATATAGATGATATATCTAAATTAATAGCGGTATCAGCACTAAACGTTAAGTTTAAAATCAAAGGTAAAGGATTAAAGCATTATTATAATCCTCATATTGGTCCTGATGATAGAGCCCATAGAAGAATTAACAGAGCTTCTGTTGCTCAAATCAAAGAAATAGTACAGGATAGAAATATCAATAAAGAATTCCGTGAAGAACTATTGGAATTTTTAGACGATAGAGCCAACCCAAATGGTCCAAATTATAACATGCCATTCAATTTTAATAGCAAATGTGATTGGGATGAATTTGATTTTGATGACCAATTCTTAGAATGTAAAATTAAAGATTTATTTAGAATTGGTTTATCTAGAGGAATTGTTAGAGTTCCTACACAAGAGAAATATCTAAACAATTTGCTACGTTCCCATAACTTACCGTACGAGTTAGAAGCAATTGGGTTCAATAAAGCAATATTTAGAGTTCGAGAGATTAAACTCGAACCTATGGTTATTAAAATTTATAGATAGGAGAATTAAAATGGATGCAAAGGAAATCAAACTAAGAGAAGAATTAGATTCTATTGATGAATCTATGTCTTTAAAAAGAAAAGAAATCGAAGCTCTTAAAGTAAAGAAAGAAGAGCTTAGAGAAGAACTTTATAAGCATATACAAAATAACGTTACAATAGTCCCTTATTGTTCTTTAGAATCTGAAGATCCAGCTAATGAGCTATTAAATATGCTGAATGATAAAGATGAAATGGAACTAGATGATATTGCGTATATTCTTGGCATAACTACAAGTACACTTAAAGCTAGAATTGATTCTACTAAAATAAAGAAATACCGTAGATATGATTCTCGTGGTACTATAATGAGCAGATTAGAAGTAGGATATATCAAATCTATTCTAGATATGAAGAAATCTGATCCTAAGATGCGTGAATGTCTGAAATACATTCTAGAATTCCATAATATGGCTAATGTCCCTTTAAGTATTTCTACACCATTGAAAGATCTAGCCTCTCCAATTAAAGGATATATTAAATATAAGAATATGTCTGTTTGTGATTTAATCGCACAAGGTTTTGGTCGTGGTCTTATCACATTCCCTCAATACAATACAGTAGTACGTATGCTTGAGTCATATAATTTCGGTTATAGATTAGTATGGATGAGATCTTCTTATAGAAACTATACTTCATATACTGTTAAGAAAGATGATAATGGTATGACTGTTAAGGTTTATATTAATAAGGAGAAATAAGATGGACTTCAACTCAAAAGAAGATTTACAAAAGGAATTGAAAAAGATAGACCGTAATATAAAGAAAACTGAGACAAGACTTTCTACATTACATACCTATAGAGAAACTATTGCTAGTAAATTAACTGAATTAATAGAAAGTAGACGTAGAGTTGTCGATATCAGTGATTTTGGTGATGCCGATGATCCAGTTAAAGCATGCATAGAATCTCTAGATGATACAGATGAAATTAGAATCGAAAATGTTGCTTATATGCTCGGTATTTCTGTTACTGTCTTATTGAGTAAGATTGATACTAAAGAATTAAGAGCATTCAAATACTCTAATAAAAGAAATAGTCGTGCTGGTAAAGTATTGACAATAAAATACTTAAAGAAACTCTTGGAAGAATATAATGGTGGTGACATCGAAAAGCGTAAATTTGTAGAAGCTATATTTAAAGAATATCATGAAAACGATACGCCTTTAAGTCTTAAGAGTAAAGTAAAAGACTTACTATATAAACCAGATGGTAAACCTGAGTATGATAATTTGACTCTAAAACAACTAATCGTTGCTGGTTTCAATCGTGGGTTTATTAAGTTTATTCGCTATAATGCTATGAATAATATGCTAGATACTTTCTGCTGTAAGTATACTCCAGATTATTATTATCATAGAGCTATGGGAAGACCTAAAAGTAGATTAATTAAAGTATATTATAAATAATATATTGGGAGCTGAATATTCAGCTCCCATATTTTTATTTTTTATTTTTTAATTGACAATTTTATAAATACCCATATTTTATATTAAATATAATAAGGAGAATACAATTATGAACGGACAATTCACCACAACAGGGCGATATACATTTGAACAATTGCTAGTCATGATAGCTGATATAGATACTATGTCTTATCATGAACTTTATCGTATCTTGGAAAACTATTATCATGTCATTCTAGAGCATTTAGAAGATAGACATTCTAAGAAGTTAATACCTCTTTATGGTTCACCTAAATTCTTATTCACTCTTCTTCAAGTATTAAATAATACAGAAAGAAGTTCTGAAAGATGTAGATTGGTAAATACATTCCTTAGAAGTACTTTATTCTCTGAAAATGGACCATATATCCGAGATATTGCTTACTTGATTGCTAAGTTCTATAATTATGATACAGTAGCAAGATTAGAAGCACTAGGTACATTGGACGAAGAGTTGTGTATCTATCTCTCTATTATTTCAAAAGCATCTATTAGAGATTATGTGAATATCAACCGCATCAATTATACTATTTGCTCATTTACGAATAGAGATTTAACTCCTATGGAGATAATTCAAATCTACAACGTTCTTTACCCTAGAAACTTTACTGATGTATTCATCAATTCTATGGCAAATGATATAGTAGATACAGAAACAACAGCTCCAGCTACTCTCCCAAGAGCTTTACTTATCGAAGAGTCTCTCAAACAAGCCGTATGTATGATTTTAGAAACATTTGATACTGGTATTATTTCTCAAATACTTATTTCTTATAATGAGTACTGTATGTTTAATGGGAAGAAATCTCCATCTATTCTCAAGTACTGTTCTGATAAATTAGGATATCCTTTCGTCAAAGTTCCTATCATCGTTAGAGAACTAGAAAAGCAAGATATATTTATCGGATAGAAAATCGTTTTTAATGTAGAGATGTACTCTATAATACATATAATAAAACACTTATTTTTTATTTAAATAAAGGAGTAAATCCATGGCAAAAGAAGTTACTGTATACAACAACGATGTAGATTATCAATCATCTTTAGCATACGAATTTAGAAATGTAGTATCTAAAGATAAAGATCTTCGTATGTCTTCTGAAGCTAAAATTGATATTGGGTATCCAACTGGTTTCTTGGGCTTTGACTTCATGAATGGTTACAAAGTTCATAATAATGGTGAAACTAAATACAACTTAGGTATCTCTGATGGTAGTATGGTAATGGTAATTGGTCGTTCTGGTTGTGGTAAATCTACATTCTGTACACAAATGGCGGCTAATATTGTACGTCCATTCAAAACTTCTACAATCTTCGAAGATTCTATCGAAGGTGGTATGGTTAAAGAACGTCGTATGCAGTTAAGTGGTTTTAATACAGAAGCTGAATACAAGAAACGTTTTGTAATTCGTAATACTGGTATTACAGCAGAAACTTTCTTAGCTCGTATTAAATACATTCATGATTTGAAATTAGCAGATCCTGAAAGATTTAAATACGATACTGGTTATGTGGATGATGAAGGTAACCCTATCAGATTATTCGAACCAACAGTTTATATCTTAGACTCCATTGCTTTGATTATGCCAGATGATTTGGTAGAAGAAGGCGAAGTATCTACAAACATGTCTGTTACTCGTACAGCTAAAGTTGTAACTGATATTATTCGTCGTGTAGTACCTATGCTTAAAATGGCTAATATCATTTTAATCGTAGTAAACCATATTCTTTCTGATGTATCTATTCGTCCTAAGAAAGCTGACTTGATGTATTTGAAACAAGGTGAATCTTTACCTCGTGGTAAAACTGTAATCTATCTTTCTAATACAGTAATTCGGTTGGATGATACCAAACTTAAAGCAGACGAAAAATTCAAAGTAGCTGGTTCTTTAGTAGATGTAACTAATACTAAGTCTCGTTCAGCTGGTGCTGGTCAAACTTCTACAATGGTATTTACTTATGACCATGGCTTTGATCCAGAACTTTCTTTATTTATGCTATTACAAAACAATGGTCGTGTAAACGGTGCTGGTATTGGTTACTACTTCGATGACCATACTGACTTCAAATTCTCTTTGAAAGGTTTCAAAGAAAAACTTCGTAAAGATCCAGACTTCTATAAGCTCTTTATGGAAGTAGCTAAAAGTGAATTAGAAAAATTGCCTTCTAACGCAAACGATGAAATTGATATAGATGATCAAGATCAAATTGAAAGTAGTAATGTTACTTCTGATATTCTTGGTACAATTGGCATCAAATATTAATATATCTTTTAATCATATAATATCAATATGAAGTGATATTAGTGCTTAAAAGAAAGGAAGGTTAGAGAATGGCAACATCACTTAATTTAATTCAAGCCGCATTGGAAAAGCAAAATGCTTATCCAAGTGCGGAATATGTAATTGGTAAATCATTACAACAGCCAGCTACTAATACAAACTCTGGTCCTCGTAAACTCATGTATGGTTTACAGGCAGAACAAACTATTCAGATCTCGAAGCCAGAAACACCTTTAATGGCTACTGGCTTTGAAGGTCAATTTGCTGAGTATTCCAGCAACTATATTATTGCCGAAGATGACTATGAAGTCATTGACAAAGTATACAAAAATAAAATGATGTATTGGATGTTCGTTAGAAATACTAAAACAGGGAAGGTCGACGTATTCGCTAGAACTACTTATGAATACATCACAGAAATGTATGGCTATGAAATGAATACAGAATATATTGATGCGTTAACTCCAGGTGATATAATCCCTAAGAACTCACCAATTATTCTACCAGATTCATTTGATAGTGCATTAAATGCAGGTACTGGTGTAAACTTAACTTGTGTTTACATGGCATTAGCAGAAACTACAGAAGACCCAGTAGTCTTATCCGAATCTGCAGCTCGTAAACTTACTGCACCTACCTACAAAAACGTAGAAGTTATGGTCAATGACAATGATATTCTACTAAACCTTTATGGAGATGAAACAGGAAACTATAAATCCTTCCCAGATATTGGTGAAGAGGTTAAACATCGTACACTATGTGCTCTTCGTAAAGAAAAGAAAGAGGATGAAGCACTCTATACTCAATCGGTACAGATGCTTAAAGAAAGGCTACAATCCGATACTGCTTTCCTCGCAAATGGTACTGTTATAGATATCGATGTATATTGTAACAATACAGAATATGATAATCCACAAATCGAGAAATACTATAATAAAACTTTAGAGTATTCTCAAAAGATTGTGGATATTCTAGAAAAGGAAAAACGCAAAGGTTATACACTTACTAGTGAAGCTGACAGATTGCTTTATAACTCCAAGTCTATTCTTGAAGGTAAGCCTTATATGACTAAAGACAAAGTATTTACTAACTTAGTAATCAACTTTGTAGTCAAAGAAGAAAAGCCTATGGAGCAAGGTGATAAATGTACAGACCGTTATGCTGGTAAAGGTGTAGTATCTTATATTTGGCCGGACGAAGAAATGCCAATGTATGAGCGTAATGGTGAATTATTCCCAGTGGATATCATCTATAACTCTTCTACAATGGTTAACCGTCAAAATCCAGGACAAACATTCGAAACTGAAATCAACTATGTATCAGACCGCATAGTAGAAAGAATGCGTAAGATGTATTATGGAGCTTCTGAGCTAAATAGATCAGATATGGTTCCAGAATGCGAAAATATGATTCTTAAGTTTATGAATGTAGTAAATCCTGAAGAAGCATTCTTCTATAATGAACAAATTATGGAATATGGATTACAAGAACGTGAGTTCTTCTTACAATCTGTAATGGCAGACAATGCTTTATTCTTAGTTTGTAAACCAATATCTGGTAATATCAACTTAACTACTTTGTATAATTTATATACTGAGTTTCCTTGGGTTGAATTAGATAAACTTTGGGTAAAACAAAAATGTTCTGATGGTTCTTATAGACGTATTCAAACTAATCGTGGTGTTATCACTGGAAAAAAGTATATCTATAGATTGAAACAAATTGCAGAAGAAAAATTCTCTGCTGTATCTTTAGCATCTACTAACTTACGTGGTGAAAATACTAAGACTAGAGCTCATAAACAACACAGAAGCGTTTACTCTGATACTCCTGTAAGATTAGGTGCAATGGAAACATCTAACTTATTAGATGCTGCTGATATATCAATGAGATTAGCTATTGTATTTATGCTACTTTCATCTTCATTCAAATACAGACGTCAAGCTTATCAATTATTGGTAGGTGATCCATTTAAACCATATATCAAACTCGATGCAGAAGCAAACGTATTGGCAACATCACGTTCAGCCGAGATTGCTAAAGTATTGATGAAAACTATTGGTCTTAAGATCAACTTCAATAAGACGAAGAAGATGTATAAAGCACCAGTACTTCTTAATGTATTTGAACAACTTCCAGATATCAATAATCCATATTATAGATATGGGTGTTATGATCAAGACATTGTTCAATCTCCGATTATTCGTATGCCATTCTTTGTTAAGAATGAAGATATGGATAGATTGGTTAAATTGTATAAGAAACACCATAGAGATGAATTGCTTATGAGCCCAATTAACTTCAATGGTGTTGATAATATTATTGATGCAGATATTATCAATAAAGTAATGACATTGATTAGTACTTGTGAAAATATGGATGAAGCTGAAGCAGCCGTTAAAGCCGAAACTCCAGAACCATTAGCAATTCCAATGCATGTAATGCCTGTTATTAGAACCGGAGGCGAAAGATATGAACCAACGTCTAATAACAATTCTTGATGCTTTACGAAATGGTAAAGATATCATTACTCCAGAAGATGTAAATGATATCAATAATATTTCTGTAAATTATATTCAAGGTCAAGGTAAAGTAGAACCAAGAGATATTAGAAATATATTGGAGATATCCAATATATTATACAACAATACTCAAAGAACTATATTACCTTTAGAAGATACCATCTATGATTCAGTTGTAGTTAAATTCAAGAATCAAGGGTTTGAACCACCAGTAGGTGCAGTTGGTATTACTATAGATAGTAAAGATAACGTTGGTTCTTTATTAGAAGATCAATCTCTTCTTGAAGTATTTAAAACTATTCCAGAAGAGAAAGCTAAGGATATGCTTTATGATAAAGATCTTATGAGATTTGAAATGCCTATTAAAGAGGACTTCTATAATCCAAATAGTGTAGGTAATTATACAGAACTCTCTAAGATTAAACATAGTGCTGAGCATAATTATCCTGAGCTTGTTGGTACTCTTTACAAATGTAAGTATACTACAATGAATGAAGCTGTAGCAGCTGGAGTAGAACCAGATGATATCACAACTATGGTATTTGAAAGAGACTTCTTGAGTAAATACTATAATGCAGTTTTCCCATATACAATGGATGGTAAAGCTGGATTGATAGCTGAGCTTAAGTATGATGGTGTATCTATAGAAGCTACAGTTGATGGTGATACTATTATCGCAGCTTATAGTCGTGGTGATACAGCTAATGGTATAGCTTCAGACTATACTCCAATCTTTGGCGGTAAAGTATTCCATCGTGCTAAAGGCATCATTCCAAAAGGAACTGTCTTTGGTATTAAGTTTGAAGCAATAGTTACAGATAGAAATCTTGAAATCCTCAAATATAAATTTGGGAAAGAATACAAGAATTCTCGTGTAGCTATTATTGGTTTGCTTGGTAGCTCTGATGTAAACAAATATAGAGATTTGATTACGTTAGTACCAATTAGAACCAGTGGATTACAATTCGATGATATGGTTCAAGAAGTAGAATTCTTGAATAAGTATTATTCTTCTGGTGTAGAGATGAAGTATACTTATATGAGAGGGAATTATAATGACCTCTTATTCCAAACTTATCGTTTCGTTCAAGATGCTTCTGCTCTCAGAGGTATCATGGGATTCATGTATGATGGTGTAGTAATCTCATTTGCTGATTATAATATCCATAAGATTCTTGGTAGAAATAACTTTACCGATAATTGGGCTATGGCTATTAAATTCAATGCTATGAGTGCTGATACTATCTTCAATGGGTATACATACACAGTAGGTCAAAATGGTCTAATCACACCAATGGCTCACTTCAAACCTGTCCAATTCCTTGGTTCTACGCATGACAAAACAACCGCTCATAGCTATAAGAGATTCAAGGAATTAGAGTTAAGGGTTGGAGATCCAGTTAGGATTACATATGTGAATGATGTTATCTGTTATATAGATAAACCATTTAAAGATGTAGACAATCCTAATCCAGTAATTCCATTCCCTACACATTGTCCAGCTTGTGGTAGTCCTATTACTTTATCTATGTCTGGTGATAGTGCTTATTGTCTAAATCCTCTTTGTCCAGAACGTAATGCTACTCGTATTACAAACATGGTTAAGAAGTTAGGATTCAAAGACTTCTCTAGAGCATACATCTCCAAGCTAGATATAAAATCATTTAGAGATTTGATTGAATTAGATAAGATGTATTCAGCAGAACTTATTGGTGATGCTCTAACTAATAAACTATTTGATCAAATCAATAAGATTAAATCTGAACCATTACCAGACTATAAAGTAGTAGGTGCTCTTGGCTTCAGTTCTATTAGTGCTGAACGTTGGAGAATTATTCTAAATAATGTATCTTTAAATGCTATCATTCATAACGATGACGATAGTGTTAGACGTTTGATTAGTATGGTTAAAGGCATTGGTAATGTAATTGCTGATACTATTGCTAAAGAACGTCATGTCTTCATGGATGATTTGTTATTGATAGAATCTATGCCTAATTTACAAATAACCTTCAGAGGTGAAGGAGCTTCTGTACAAGATAGAAAGACAGTTCGGTTTACTGGATTTAGATCTGCTGTATTAGAAGAAGAATTTAATAAATTAGGATTCGATGCAGATGGTAACAAATCTGTAACTAAGAAGACTGATATCTTGGTTATTCCTTATCAAGGATTTGTATCTTCTAAGTTAAGTAAGATAAGTCCTAATTGTTTAGTACTTTCCGAGAAAGATGCATATGACTACATAATGTATCTTCAAAGTCAAAATAATTTATAAAAGTATATTATAGATGTGGTAAGGGTGGTGTATTTTCCACATCACCCATACACAATTTTAATATTTTTATATTTCAAGGAGGACAAACCTATGAAAGACTATCTAGCTAGTTATAGCGAAAAATTTAAAGAAGCATTAAGAAAGTTTAATGACTCTGCAACAGCATTGTACTTCGTAGTACAAACATCTGAAAGTCATGACTACGAAGATCCATTCACAACAGTAACTGTGTACAACAAGAAGAAAAACACAGACTGGGAAGCACCACTCTTATCTGAGTTTTGTACCAATACTCCTATTAGTGGAGATCTTATTAGTACATATCAAAAAGTTTTAATTACTAAACCTGATGAAGAATCTATGAATATTACGGTAATTAAAAATATCATTGGTTTTGGTATTGCTACAAGTTTAGAACAAGTAAACGAAATCATTACTTATATGGAAGCAGATAATCGTGATCTTCGCAAAATCTACTTCTATGATTATGATTTGGTCATCCAAGAACTTGTACCACCTAAAGCTCCTGATTTAATTGCGACTAAAACAAACTTTAGCCAACCAATTAATGGTGCTTGGGGTGCATTCCCACCAGTAACAGATACTGATGGTGATGTTAAGAAAAAAGGTAAGAAAGCAGCGGTGGATGAACATCCAACTGGCTCTATCCCTGGTTTTGAAGGGTAATTAATTTTGGTTTAAACTGACAATAGCAGTTTGAATATATAATATTTTATTAATCCATCTAGGAGGAAACAATCAATGAAATTCGCAGAATCCGCAGTAGCAAATGCAGTACAATCCAACTTATTACAAGAAAAAATCGCTTGGTCTGCAAGCTTTACAGAAATCTTTATTAAAGCAGCTGTAGAAGGTATCACTACTTACCTTGGTCAAGTTAAAAACGAAGGTCCTAAAACTGTAGTAGTTAAAAACGGTGATAATACAGTAGTATTCTCCGCTTCTATCGAAAAACATGAATCCGATGACGGTGAAGGCTTCTCCGTAAACATGTTGGTTAACCCAACTGAAGACGAATTAGTTGGTGATAAAGTAACATTCGACGATGTAGTATTGTCTGCTATCTTCGAAAAAGTTGCTTCCAAATATCGTTTCAATATTGCACCAATCAATGGTCAAGAATACACTTCTAAATTGATTGCTGTTATGATCAAATCCATTAAGGAATACTTCCGTACAAATATCGATGTAGATCCTGTATTGGAAATTCCTAACTTCGTAATCTTCGAAGGTTATGTAGAAGACGACAAAGTTAAAGTTAAAGTAGTACTTGATGCAGCTATCAAACAAATCGTAAAAGATGATGCTGTATTAGAAGAAGAAGCAAAATAATTGCTGGGGTAACAATGGACATCAAAAAAGCAGTATTACAAAATAAGACTTTAGACGTAGTTTCTATGTCTGAATTTGGTCGCTTAATTGATAATAATGCTCCATTCTTACGAGATGTCTGTGTAGAGATCGGAGACTATGTATATCCATACAAAGAGTCTCCGAAATCTAAACGTGATGTCTGTATTACTAATTTTGGTCCTCTTATTACTTGGCAAGAACCAACTACAGAAGAGGATAAAGAAGCATACTCTGCTAATAATATCGTTGACTTATCTCCAAAGAATACAAAAAGTTTGGTAGATAATATTCGAGCAGCTGATAAGATTAAAAGTCTTGAAAGTACTCGATTAGCTAAAATCAGCAATGTGCTTACCTTACCTATCAATGAAGAAGATTCCGAAGAATTAGTTGCCATCAAGCAAGCTATTAACGCTAAAGGAATTGATTCTGATTCATATAAGGCTAAGTTCCCATCTGAATCTGATTTTAACAACGATATGCGTGCTCTTAAATCCGCAGCTAATAATAACATTAGTTTCTTCAAAGCTAAGCGTGTATTAAATGCATTTGATATTGATATGGAACTCATTATCAAAGATAAACCAGATGCAGTTAATCCAATTGGTGAAGAAATCCATGTATCATTAACTGGCGAAAAAGATTAGTAATTACTGTAGTTATATTATGCAAAAATTTTACAATAGATTACTAATTGAAGGAGCAATACAATAATGATCACTCAAAGAGAATTCATTAAACGATTTACCGAGAAAACAACTATTCCATTCAACGGTGATTTATTTGTGCGTTCTGATGATGATATTGTAGAGCATTTGAAAAAGATAATCCTGTCGTGTCAAACATCGAATGGTATCTTTGCGGTCAGAGTTAAGGGCTTTGAACTTATCGAAGGATATACAAACGTCCAAGAAACTTTGAAAGAGTATTATTCTAAAAATAATAATCGGAATCGTAAGAAAGGTGCTGCTGATGAAAATCAGTATAACTATATCAATCTAAAAGATTCGATTATCAAGATTTTAGTCGTAGATTATCATCTAATGGCTAAGGGTCAGGAAGAGAACCTTCGGGTTCTCATCATGATCCCTGAAGTTGTTAAAAAGTTTTATTTTTATCTCAATGGGAATTATTACCTCCCTATGTATCAAATCGTAGATAGAAGTACTTACAATTCAACTTCAGCTAAGAATGAGAAGGATTATATCACACAGAAGACAAACTTCCAACCGATAAATATTTATCGACATGTGTATGAGCTTAATACTTCTGATGGTGAAACAGTTCCAGCGACTGAGTTCGACTGTAATATCTTTAAAAAGACATTCCCAGCATCATTATTCCTATTCGCTAGATATGGTTTAACTGGTGCATTACGTGAACTTGGTTTAGATAAGATATTTGTATTCACATCAGACGATAAGTTCAAAGATGATCCTGAAATACTCACATTTATTCCAAATACTAATACGAATATACACATCAACGTACCAAAAAGTATTTACAAAAATAATCAACTCGTTCAGCATATAGTCTATACACTCTGTATGCGAACTGATAAAAATCTCAGCCTAAATGGTCTATTCGATACTGAGTATTGGGTAGGTAAGTTAGGTGAGACATTTAGTGTAGCTAATAAGCTCATTAAAGGTCACAGTATTCTACGTTCCTTTGAGTCTATCTTAGACTTTAATATCCAAGAGCAACTTCGTTTACCTTGGACAGCTAAGAAAGATATGTTCTGCGTTCTTATGTGGATGCTTAAAGAATATTCTTCCTTAAGAGAACGTGATACTTTGGATGTAACTAAGAAGAAATTGCGTTATGGTGAATATATCGCAGCTACTTATGCTAAGACTTTAAATTCTAAGATTTATCGTCTAAGTAATAACGGTAACCGTGTAGATATTGATTATATTCGCAAAAACTTAGATATCCAACCGGACTATTTAATAAAAGAGCTTACCCGCAGTCAACTGATTGCGTTTAGGAATGCTGTAACGAGTGTTGACTCTATTACAGCATTGAAATTTACTTACAAAGGCATCTCTGGTATTGGTGAGAACAAAGCCAATAGCGTATCAGATTCTTTCCGTCTTTTAGATATCTCTAATATGGGTATCCTAGATCCAGATGCATCTTCCGCATCAGATCCTGGTATCTCTGGTTCTGTAGTTCCTATGCTTAAACCAGCTGCTCATGGATATCTTTCAGATGAACCTGAACCGATGTTCTGGCAAGATGATTTCAATGCACTTTATGAAGAGTATAAAAAGATTAAAGGGCTACAAGAACTCATCGAATTCAAAGCTGACGTTTTGGGTGACGAAGAAGCTGCTAAGAATGTGGCTATGGCTCGCATCGCTACAGAGATGGCTACTAATGTTAACTCTACTTTAGCAAGAATCGTTGAGGAAAATGAATAATGGCTACTATGTATACTCGTTACTTTGTTTTCTCTTCTAAACAAGTGGAAGAGATGAACAAAATCGCCGATCAACGCGGAGCTTCCAGACCTAAGCTCGGCACAGTTGTTGTAAATGGTATTCCAAAAGAATTTACAGCAATTTTAACAAACATCGACCATATGAAATATGCCGATAGTAAGGTACTCATCTCTGGTGATATCAGAACTATTAAGCATAATATGGGAGACCTTAATTTACTATAATGGAAAATGACGGTCTACTTCATGTAATCAAAAGACTCCCTATGGGAATCTGCCCAGTATGTGGGAAACCACTAATGCTACTTAGGTCTGAATATACTGCGTATATTTTAGCAGAGTCTGGTTACATTAGAAGCAAAGTGGATGAAAAATCCGAAATGAAGATGATTTGTCCTAAATGTGGATATACTGAAAATGCTAGAGTTGGTGATGATGGTATCATTCCAGAATGTCTAGATGATTTAGTACCACCAACTGGAGAAATCAAGAGCAACCCTATTGGGTCGAAATAAGAAGTTGTTATCCCATTACCCAATATTGGGTAATGGGGTTTCTTTTAAAAAAAATATTAAGCGAGTAATATAAATTACTTGATATAAACTAGGAGGAATTACTCATGGAAAAAATTAAATTAACGGAAGATATTGAAAGATTAATTAGTCGCGGTCAATACAATGGTCAAGATGATAAATTAAAAGATGTTATTACAAATGAAGGTGTTTGTAGAAATATCTTTGCAGATGACGATTCTTTTGACGCAGTAAGTGAATTTACTGTAGATATGCTAGCATTATTATTAGGATACATGTCTGTATCTTTAGGTGAGTTTGAAGATGAGAATGAGTATAAACATACCATTTCTAAATTCGCTGCTCTATTCGATATCAATTCAGATTCTTATTATGATGAAGAGAAAAAAGATTTTGATTTAGAACGATTAGTATACGATATTGCTACTAAAAATTATGAATCCTATTGGAATTATGATGAAATTTCCAAACACCCAGAAGAATTGGAATTATTCACTAAAGTATACAATAACGATATCCAAACTTTATTGGCTGCTGTAGCTGCTGGTGATAGAAGTATTGCTATGCAAATTCTTAATCCAAAAACAATGCTATTCTATAGCAGCAAACTAATAGCTAAGAAACCTGAAAACGAAGAAGAAGAAATGAAGATGGTTGCTAAATTAGAAACAATGAATGATCTTTCTGTTATTTTAGCAAAAGCTATTGGTCTTTATGGTGAAGGGGATAAAGATAAATTATTCCTTGATTCTATTAAGGATAATCCAATTAATAATGTTATGGATCCTGATAGTATTCTTAAATTATCTAAGACTCTAATGTCTATTTTCAATGGATATTTAGATTCTCAAGCTGAAGAAGATGGTCCATTCCCAGTATTTAATTTATTGAGTCAAGAAGGTCATACCTTCCCATTGACTTTCACACCTAAAGTTGTCGACGACTTCAAATTCTTAGTATCTGTATTGACACTTAAATTATTTAATGATAAGAAGAAATTCAAAGCAGATACCTTTGATTCTATCTTCCGTCCTAAGGATAAAGAATTAGCTGAAAAGGTATTGGGTAAACTTGTTGAAAGTCCAGTATTTAAAGAAACCATAGTTAAGGATATCGATATCTTTAATGAAAGTGGTGACTTTGATTTATTCGAAGCTCTCCAAAACCTTACAAGTATAACTAACCCTTGTAGTCTATTCTTAAAACGTTATGCATTTTATGCAGGATTTGAAGAACTTAGAGAAACTTATGAAACTATAAGATCTATTTTTACTGAAACTAAGGAACAAAAGATCGTCTTCGATGCCTTTGAATCTAGACTTCTATTCAACTTATTATATCCTGCATTCATGGCGTTCCTAGTAGTCTCTGAAGATCAAGAAATCTATACAGAATTCTTGAAAAAGATAAGAGAAATTCTTCATGATAACATTGGAGAAGAAAAACGAAATGTTTCTCTACTAGCAGCTTCCTATAATATAGTAGCGGATGATGAATTCTTCGAAATCTGTACTCTAGCTCAAAAGATTGATGAATTATCTGATAGAGCTGTTGAAGATTGTGAGATCGATGAATTACCTGATAACGTTGTCAAATTCGATAGAAGCAAATTAAGCTAATCGTAAACTCCCAGTAATGGGCACTTATGTGCCCATTATTTTTTGTCTTATATGAACTTTATAATAATTGAAATGGATTTTAGATTAAAAAATTAGGGAGGACAAATGAGACCGTATCCATTGATGAAAAATTACAAACGCACCGACCATTCAAATCTCATCGATGCTCTCCGGGAATGGAAATCATTCTCTGACAATGTTGAAAACAACTTTGAACAAGCTACTTTTATTTTTTCTCAAGCCCTTAAAGGGATTGATGAATTAGAAGCTAGTAATGAATTTAGAGGAAAGAACGATTATATTTTCTCCCTAATTCACACTGCGTCGAGGTTCTATAATATAGCATTGGATGAGTATATCAAACTTTCCGGTAAGTTTAAACCAACTAAGTATTTAGAACTACTTCATTTATATCTTAAAGATTCTAAATCAGGTGAAGGTTATATCAAAAAAGAGTATGAATTATATACTATGGGTTTAGCTGCTAAACGTGTTGAAGAAAACCATAATATTATTCAAAAACGTTTTGATATCAAATCTATTATCGTTAAATTACTTGGTATTGATGAAGAAGGTTCTGATATTTATTATAAATATAGATATATCGTTCCAATCCTTGGGGTTCATCTTGCTTCTTTGATTGATACATATAGAATGGATCCTGTTCAAAAGGCCGTCTTGACTATTGAAGAACTTAACTACGTTATCAAATATATTGAAAGAAACTCTAAAGAAGAATGTTTCTCTACCATATTCGATAATATCCTAGGACCTGCATTCTATTATATCAATGCATATAAAGATACAGATGATGAAGTTACTTTAGAAGATATTGTAGATGAATTATTAAAGGCTAATTGGATTCCTTTTGATGGTAAACAATATCTAAAGAATAGCTTCAGTGAATTCGAAGATCGTATTAAAGAATATAAAGGTTTAGTTCCTGTATGTGCTAATGGTATAACTGCAAATGTAGTTTGTTATATCTTAAAAACTTATGCAGAAGATAATACTATCGGTAGACCTAAATCTTTCTTCAATTTTATCAACGAAGAAGATTACCCTATGGAAATCAAAGGTATTGAAGTAGATTATACTGATAAAATTTTCCTTTATACTATTCTTACTATCTTACCTATTCTTTATACAGATAAAACAGCAGAGGGTACTCATATTGATGATCCTATAGCTATAGAAGTATTCGTTAAAAATCGAATCAAAGAATCTAAATCTACTAAACTTGTATGTGATGCTATCAGATTCTCTTCATATATCATTGGTCTAGTATGTGGTAATGAAAAATTAGGTAACTTCTTAAGAAGCATTGCCGATGAATATATGATTGCAGAAGAAAAGAAAGAAGAAAAAATGGACGCAATTGATCATGCTCTAATGAGACCTTCATACATTAAATGTGCTGAAATGGCAGAAGAAGCTGCTGAGATTATTTCTCTATCTGAAGCATATTCCTCTGCCCCTAAATTTAATATTTGTCAAGATACAATTATTAAATTCCCAGAAGCCATTCCATTCTTTGAATACTATGCTCGTACTTACCCAGAACATCTCGACAGAGATATTCTATTAAATAGAGCGGAATTAGTAATCAAAGAAAACGCTATCTCTAGTAAGATGGATATGGATCTTGCTGCTAATATCTCTAAAGTAAATACATACCGTAATCGCCTAGTAGAAACTGTAAAAGTAGATGATCCTGTAGAATACTTCCGAAACTTTACAGAAGCTACTCAATTGATGGAAGATATCATGGCTTTCATTGAATCATATGACTCTGATTTTGATGATGACTACGATGATGATGATGACGAAAAAGAAGAATTAACTCCTAAGCAAAAACAAGAACAAAAGAAAAAAGTTGAAGCAACTAAGAAAAGTCTTCTTAGTAGAATGGCTGATGTTCTAGCTAAAGCTGGTGGTGCTGTTGAAAAGGTAAAACCTAAGCTTAAATCCGTCAGTAGTAAAATTATCGATGTTCTAGCCAATATTACTACTATGGGTGATGAAGAAAAGATCGCTCAATTAAAGACAAAAATCTTACCTAACCTTAGAAATATCTTAATGGTAATTGTAACAGCTGGTTTGGCTATTACAACACCATATCTTTTGGTACTAGTATTGGTAATTAATGCTATTAGCACAACAAATACTTCCGTTGAAACTAAGAAGATCGTTAAAGATGAACTTGATGTAGAATTGGGTATTGTTGAAAAGAAACTCAACACAGCTGATCTTACTGAACATGACGAAAAGAAACTTCTTATGCTTAAGAGCAAAATCAATCGTCAAATTGAACGTATTGATAAAGAAATTGAAAAGGCTAAATCCAAGAAATAGGAGGTCATATGTTTACATTTGATGATGAATTTGGTTTATTTGATGAAGATGTGATCTTTGATAACGAAGATATACTTCATGAAGCACCAAATGATGATAATAAAAAAGAAAATAAAGGACAAAATGGTAGTGGAGATAATACCGACACAGAAGATGATGCTCCTACTGACTATACTGATGGTAGTGAAAGCCCTAACACCCCCGTAGACGATGAGGGCAATCCAGATTATACAGAAGAAGAAGAACCGGATTATGATGAAGAATCCGGTAATGATCCAGAAAATGATCAAACTAATACTGATTCTGAATCTGATGATACTAACACAGAAGTAAAGTCAGATGAAGGAGATGGTGAAATACCAGATTCTGATAACGCTGACGGTAATATCGATACTGATACTGAAGGAACTGATGATGATTCTGATTCACCAGATTATACTTCAGAAGAAGATCCTTCTGCAGCTGAAGGAGAACCAGGGGATGACACCGATGGTGCTGGTGACGAAGAAGCTGGAGATGGTGACGCTACTGGAGATGATATGGGTGGAGAAGATACCACTGATGATACTTCAGGTGATACTACCGAAGGTGGAGATGGTGAAATCTCTCAACTTCAAAATGACTTGTTCTCTAACCTTTCTGATGAGCAAATGAAGCTTAGGATTAATAGTATTAAAGACTCCTTTATTGAGTTATACTCAAACGTTGATAATACGTCTAAGCAGATCCTGCTAGTTAATCGATCTTCTGATAATATCGTAGCTATCAATTATATTAATGAAACTCTTGGTGCCCTAAAAGATATGATTAGGGATGCTCTTACAGTTTCTTTTGGTACTCGTTCTATAGCAGAAAATCAGATTGTGTTACAAAAGCTTGTTGCTATCTATTCTTTGGTTTATAAAATCGTAGAAAAGATTGGCAACAGGAAAGAAGAAAAATAGAAATTATTTGGGATAAGAACCCAACCACTTATAAATAGATTCTACCGGTGATGGTAGAGATGTGTGTGACAGATAGACACTGTGATGAAATTTAATATTCTCATATAAGGAGGAATATTCCTAATGGCAATCGTAGGCTCTACAGATAATGCTAATAAAGAGATTCTTCGTGGTTACGAACAAGACTCCATGCATGAAACTGCTGCTCGCTTTGTTGAATTAGCACGTGCAGCTAAACAAGAATCCGGCTTGGATATCTTCAATAACCCAACAGAATTCTTAACTAATAACCTTGGTAAAGAAGATCTTAAATCTTTCTTCGTAAACGAATCTTACGACGCAGAAGATCCTCGTTTCAAAGGCAACTCCGCTGCTCTTCGTTCTCACTTGGAAAACATGGAAATGTTGTTCGAAAACGACGTACAAGCAGCTGTTACTGAATCCACTAACTTGGGTGCATTGTCCCCAGTAATCGGTATGGTAACACCAATCCATAAAAATATCTTGATGAACGCTGTTTATGATCAAGTAATGCCAAAAGACGTTTCCCGTAGCCCTAAATTCACTTTAACTATGGAAACTCGTAACTTGGTTGATACTAAAGGCAACAAAATCGATATGTATGCTGAACAAAACTTGATCAAGAAAGCTATCGATGAATCCGTTCCTACATTCGACAAAGTTATCACTACTTTGCCTGAACAAGAAGCTACTGACTTCGTTGCTGAAGCAGTTGCAGCTAATGTAATTGACGCTTCCGTTCAATCCATTGCTAACCTTTCCATGCGTACAGAAGTTTTTGGCGTTGTAGTTAAAAACGTATACGTAGAAAAAGGCGAAATGATCTGGGACGCAGCTACACAAAAAGAAATCCCTGCTACAGCAGCTGGTGCTAACTCCGTATTGTTCAAATTACATGCATTCTTCACTCCTGGTTATGGCGACCATGTTCGTCAAATGCATCGTGCATTCATGATTTCCTTCAAGAAAAATGCTACTGATACAGTAACTGCTTCCGGTACAATCATGGGTTACTTGAATGAAAAGAACCGTATGTTGCTTCAATGTGGTCCATTGAAAGTTAAAGACGGTGCTACTGAAGCATTCGACACTACTACTTTCTTGGTAGAAGCACTTGTTGTTCGTGCTGTATTTGATGTATCTTCCGCTGCATTCCCAACTGTTAAAGTTGAATGGTCCAGCACTACAGATATCTTCCAAATTCCAGAAGCTCCACATGTAACTGTACCTATCACTCCAGAAGAAGTTAAAGACGTTCAAGCTCTTTACGACGTAAACCAAGTTACAAAACTTATGTCCATGATCCGTCTTGCTCTTCTTCATTGGAAAGATGATTCCATCCGTGATGATCTTGATGCTTCTTACTTGGCTATGCCTGAATCCAAACAATACAAAGCAGCATTCGACTTCACACCTCCAATTAACTTCACTGGTCTTCCAGTAGTATGGCGTAATGGTCAATTCATGGATCGTTTGGAAACTATGGTTACTGAAATGCTCCAAGAATTGAACGATGAAAACATGACTATCGCTATCTTCGGTCGTCCTGACTTGATCCGTCGTATTGCTCCTCAACAATACACTTATCAAACAGCTTCCAACATCGGTCCTGTTGAATTAGACTTCACTCGCACTGTTGTTACTTCCGAACATCGTGTATACAACTTCATCTCCACTAACAAAATGCGTAACAACAATAACTTCGTAGTATTGTTGATTCCTCGTAACTCCATGCGTATTACTTACAAAGTGGTAGATTACCAAATGTACTTAAGCAACGAAATTCGTGATGCTCGTCAAACTGCATTGCCAGCTATGACTGCATTCGAACGTTGGTTATTCTTACAATATCAACCTGTTCAAGGACGTATGCATATTATGAATCCTACTGGCTTACGCAACAACCCTGAAGACGACGTTAAAGACTTCATCGGTGCTAATGCTATGAACGATTACACTGCTAACCGTGCAGATTATGCTAACGAAGTTAACGGTGTAGTTGATCCAGCTACAGGTCACTTCCAAATTCCACCTATCAAAACTAACTAATTTCTAAGTGACTAATAATCGGGACTAGAGGATAATTCCTCTAGTCCTCTTTTATTTCCTTAGAGGAGGGTGCGAAATGCAAAAAGACGATACTGCCTTGTTCGAAAGCATTGGTGAGTTACGATACGAACTAATGCAATTAAAGGTTGATCCTGATAATTCTGCGTTACTATCTTCCATTAAGAGAATACTTAACGATATTTTCGATGACTCGAAATGTGAAGACGTTATCTTTACTAATAATACAGATAAAATCTTCTTTGGTCTAACGGTAATGCCCGTATTTAATGACTCTCAACAGGTCGTCGATATAGTTTTAAACAGTACTAACTTTGCTATATCCAAATATCGTGTTGAGATCGATTCTAAGCTTCTTGATAATTACACAGGATTGAATATTGATGAAATTACTTCTATCTTATTACATGAAGTAGCTTCTCTGGTATACAATGACACTCCTGCTCGTAAAGCTCGCTACTTAATCGATTTGTGTTTAACTCAAAATAATACAAATATTAAGATCTCCAGCTATATCTCCTATGTGGAGTTATTAGCTTATGGTCTTAAAGAAGCGATCCGCAAATCAGCTTCCATTTTCTACGTTAAAGATAATGGTGCTATTCAAGAATTTGATGACGCATTAGAATTGACTCGATTCTTAGAAAGTGCTATTGCTAAATTAGATGCTCTTGGTTATCTATATGATAAAGGTACCAATGCAGCTGAGGTAGTTATTAAATGGACTTTACGTCTATATAAGGATATCCTTACATACCGTATTCCAGCTTTACATACTATCAATAAATCTTGTTTAGTAACTGCATCTGAATTGGAACAAGATGAGTTGAAGAATGTTGCTCGTCATTTAACTCGTATTGATGATTCTTTCTTGATTCAAGAGTCTGGTATTCTTGCCGATACTCCTGATAAGAAAGATATTGTTGCTAAGTTAAATGAACGAAAATCTATTAAGAGTTTCTTTGATACATTTGCAGAAACAGTTGCTCTTGGCAAAACTGCAAAGTCTATTACTGAAGCTCAAGATTTATTCTTCAAAGCTAACAGTGAGATGAGTCAAATCAAATATTATCTAGAAAATAATGAGCTTGATGCAAAGACAGCTAAGGATTTGGACAGATTGTATTGTCGATATGATATCATCAGGACTTCCTTACATACTAAGATCTAATCTTAATATTAATGAGAGTACCCAATATTGGGTACTCTCTTTCTTTTCGTAGATTGTTAATTTTAATATTTAATATAACAAACTAGTAAAAGTAATTATAAGCATTAGCTTATTATTGTATTTAGTTAAATTATATTTTTTTTAGGAGGCTATTATCATGGCACTAGGAGACAACAACAATCGCGAATTAAGACCTACAGTATACTCTGGTTATACTTTCTACAACACACGTTCTGAGAAAGCTAAATCTCGTATGAACTTCTCTATGTGGAAGAATACTATTAAACTTTCTATCGAACGTATGGTAAAAGAATCTAACGACGGTTATGGTGCAGAATTCGATACAGAAAATCCAGCATTATTATACTTAACTGCTTCTAAAGCATTAGTATTGGCTGATCTTCTTAAAGCATACTTACGTGACCCAGAACAATACTCTGGTTTCGGTGTAGAATCTGCACGTGCATTGATTACTATCACTCGTGAAGGTGATGACGATGTTCTTACTGTATCTACTAAGAACGGTTCTGAAATCGGTGATGGTTTATCTTATGTATTAAATCATTCTTTCCCTGTAGTTGAAAAAGTTAAAGAAGATGGTAGTATTTCTTACAATAACTCTTTCGCTTCTTCTACAGATATCAAACAATTGATTTTCCAATTGGATGACTATGTACATGCAATGAATAATACTATTGCTTTCTCTGTTATTGATAACTTGGCTAGAAACACTCAATCCAAATATAGCTTCTTGAAAGAAGCATTGAGTGGCGGTTCTTCCTATGGTAACAATAATGGTGGTAGCCGTTACGGCAAAGGTTCTGCAAGCCAAAACAATGAAGTTGATGACTTAGACGACTTCATGTAATAGACAAAATATACTAAAGAAGATAACTTGGAGAGTATACGATATCCGTATACTCTCTATACTTCGTTTCAGGTAGGTTTATATGGATACTACTATTAAATACGTAACTAAAAACTTTATTGAATTTGAAGTATTATTTGATTTAGATTTGGCTATAGCTCAGTATATCTTACTGAATACTAAGAATACTAATTTCATCGACAAGTCTATTAGAGAATCCAAGGTAGAGATCACTAATAATTATCTTAAGAATAAGCTACTATATAGAAAGTATGATAATCCATTATCTGCAGTATTGGATAATAAATACAAAGATAGCTTTGACGACATATTGGAATCTATCATGAAAGATCACGCTGATGATGTATATGAAAGAATTATTCCTACGGATCTATTACAAGCTATCAATGCTATGGGTGTAGCTGATGATATTATCAAATCTAGAATCAAATGTGATAATGAAAAACAAGTCAATATAGTTGAGAAATATTCTGAGGTATTAGAGACAGTTAGAACCAATGAATTATTCGAAGATTCTACTTCTCTATTTATCAAATACCTTAATAATATTCAAGATTATGCTCCTATTGGTGGTAAATACATTTATATCGTTAAAGGTAATTACAATCTAGGTCCAAATTTTCTCCCAAGTCCAGTTGTAACTATATTGGGAGAACAAAATGTAATACGGATGGTTGATATCTATTCCAATATCACTATTCCAGAAGTAAACTTGGAGGATTATATTAATGAACACAGCAAGAATTAAAGCGGTTTCTAATATTGTACCTAAAGACGTGCTTCGTGAAGTACAATTAGAAACTATCGAACGTATAGCTAATGCTTTGGCTAACTCTTATGGTCCATCTGGTTCCACTACACTCATTCGTAAAGGTGATGATGTAAAAGGTTCTGGTGTGACTGCATATACTAAAGATGGTCATAGTATTTTAGGATCTATCAAGTTCAATAAACCTATCGAAATGAGTATTCTCGACGATCTTAAAGATATTACTCGCAATACTGTTAAAACAGTTGGTGACGGTACAACATCTGCTGTAATCCTCTCCTATGAAATCTTCCGTGCATTGAACGAAATCATTAGCGACCACGCCAATTTCACCGAAAAGGCTGTAGTCGCTGAACTACAGAAAGTAGTTAAAGATATTACTACTATTATCGAAAATAGTAAGCAAAAACCTACTATTGATAAAATCTACCAAATTGCTTTAACATCTACTGATGGTAATGAAGAAGTAGCTAGCTCTATTCGAGAAATCTACGAACAATTTGGTCTTGGTGTATATATCGACGTAGGTATTTCTAATACTACTAACCATATGGTGAAAACTTATGAAGGTTTGACTATTGATGGTGGTTATTTCAATCCATGCTTCATAAACCGTGCCAAAGACGCTGTTTCTGAACTTCAAAATCCTAATATTTACATTTTTGAAGATCCTATTGATAATAACTACACGCTTAATCTTTGCTACAAGATCGTAGAACAAAATTTGATTGTTCCATTAACTAAATACAATACTTTGGTTCAACAAGGTAACCAAACTGAAGCCGATGCTGTAATTGCTAATGAACTCAAGGCAACTGCAATCATTACTCCTACATTTGGTCGTGATATTCGTTCCCAAATGGATAGCATCATCGATATGATGAGTAGTTCTAAAATTGAACAACGTGCTCCATTGACTATTATCACTGGTATGACTGATGTAGATCGTCTTGCTGACTTAGCTGCTATGACTGGTGCTAAAACAATCAAGAAATATGTAGATCCTGAAGTTCAAAAATCTGATGTGGAAAAAGGTATTGCTCCTACATTGGATAATGTGGCTACTGAATTCGGTGGTAAAGCTGAATTATTAGTTGCTGATACTAAAACTACTAAAGTTATCAATCCAGAATTGATGTTTGTGAATGATGAAGAAGGTAAACGCGTATTCAGCAGTGAATATAACAATCTTCTTGCTTCTTTAGAAGCTCAATTAGCTCAATTGGATACAGTAAAAGAATCTGCTACTGAAGTTAATGTACTTCGTCGACGTATTCAATCTTTGAAATGTAATATGGTAGACTACCTAATCGGTGGTGTATCTTATACTGACCGTGATGCATTAAAAGATGCTGTAGAAGATGCTGTTCTTAACTGTCGTTCTGCCGCTAAAGAAGGTATTGGTTATGCTGCTAACTTTGAAGGTCTTCGTGCTGCTCATGAAGTAGCTGAAGTTACTTCTAACCTAAGCCCAATTAGAGAAGCTGTAAGCAATGCTGTATTTAAAGCATATGCTAATACAGTTGCTCGTATCTATGTAGACTACATGGCAGTTGAAGATATTGAGCAAGATGATTTGATTAAAGCTCTTATTGAACGCAATAAACCTATTGATGTAACTGGTAATGATCGTGAAGTATTATCTTCTATCAAAACTGACCCAACTACATTACAAGCTATTGTAGATATCGTAGGTTTGATGTTCAAAACAAATCAATTCTTGTGCCCAATTCCAGATATGAATACATATACTGCTGAATAGTAAAATAAATTTGTAAGGGAGGGATATGATTGTCCGTCGAAACTACATTTGCTAATTATATACGACGACCTGGTATTGTCGGGAGTACTACACCACAAATTAAACTGATTGAAATGGATGCTCGTCAAAGATATGAACGTATCTTGATGCGGGAAGGTGGCAATCTTAAGTTTTATCAATTCAAAGACGATAAAAACGATACCTATTATATCCATATCAAAGTCCCATCAGAAGTATTAGATAAATTCTATTACGATGTGATTATAAAGTTCTGTGGTCATACAGGTACAGAATCTTATCCTACCCTTACTAACTATAATATTCAAGTCTTCTCTAATGACCCTGCTTTCTGCTATACATATGCCTATGTATTTAATAAAGAAGGGTTGTTAATTAAAGACTTTGCTGATAAGATTGGTCCAGACTTCTTAAAGAGTAAACCTAGAGAACGAAATCCTAAAGAAGCTTTTGGTTTTGTTAAATCTCTATACTTTGCTTACTTCTTTATGGAGCAAAAGAAATTATTTGAAAAACGTTGGTGGGATAAAGCTAAGCCTTATAAAGCTGATACTATATCCCATAACATTATGAAGGCTGATTCTAAGATAGTTAAGCGTCAAAGAGAAGCAGAACAACTTAGAAAAACTGAGAAGGCTACTAAACAAACCCCTCAACCTCCTAGAAATACTTTCACTGGAAGCGATCATGTCAAGCCAGCTAGATTTGCTAGCGGTGTACGTAAAACAGGGACTGTTAAAACTACCAAGACAGTGCGTACAACTAAGGCGATTCGAAAAAGATAATATAGCTGTATATTATAGAAATGAAGAAGGTTATTTGGTCTTTGTAAATAACCTAAAATCCATTTAGGAGGGTTAAAATGGTAGAAGAATTAAAGAACGTTTTTATTGATTTCGGAGAAGCTCATCCATTTGTCTATGTAGATGACTGGGTTCCTCAACCTGAAGACTTTATTTTTACAACCTCAAAAGGTTTAATTGAATTGAATGATATCGCTAGGATCTATGGCTTAGAAGATCATCATCCAATTGCTTTCTATTCGATGGCTAGTAAGAAATGCTACAATGGTGCAACTGTAGTTAAACCAAATGGCGATGTATCCATTGGTTTCCGTGATCATTGTATTCATTATCTTAACTATTTCGAAAAGTTTTATGATACAGAACATACTGTAGTTAATATTTTAGCTCAGTTGAAGTATCTAATAGAATATCATGAAGGGTATAATGAAGATATGTTGGTAGCTGATATTCAACGCTACTTTATCTCTAAGGATAGCAATCCTGTACTCCATTATGATATCCATAGATTTGTAAGGGATAATTATAATATACATTTAACGTATAAGAATAAGAATAATCCATCTCTAGAATACAGAGATTATCATGCTTGTATTTTGTTTGAAATCTCTATTCTTCAAAATATGATTATTCCTACTCTTATTCATTTCTCTTATCTACATCAATACACAAACCAAGATATTCAAAGACTTCTATTGAGAGTATTTGATAATATCTTATTTGAAGTAGATAATAAATACAATGTCGATATGGCTGCTAAGTTATTTGAAACTATCTTGACAAATGTAAATAAAAACAAGAAGGGTAATCCAGTGCTATGGGATATGCAAGAAATCCGAGCTCGTAATCCTATTTCACATGCAATGGAAACCCAACAAAATATTTTGGTACAAATCATTCCAAAATATTCATTCAAAGAAAATATCATCTCGTTTAACTTCTTCTCTATTCAAAATGATTTGAATAATAAAGTTCTACGAGCTAAGTATGAATACGCTTTAGCATCAGTATCTTCTTCCAATGTAGATGAAGATAATAATTCTGAAGCAGATAAGTTCGAAGCTCACTTAGCTAAGATGAATGAATCAGCAGTTATTCAATCTACGTTAAACTGTAATCAAACAATTCAACGTATTGAAGCACTATATGGTCCATTCTCTGAAGATGAAATTAATTTCTATATGAAAGAGCTTGGTAAAGAAGGTAAGAATATCAAAAACCAATTCCAATTCAATTTGGTTTCTTATCTATTCTTAAAAGAGTTTAAAGATATTCAAGCAGTTAAGTTGGTTACATTTAGACAATATGTAATTATGCTATTGGCTGCTAAGAAGTATCTTATCTCTGCAGGACAATCTTTATTACCATATATCATTGGTGGTAGAGTAGAGAAGATTGTTAGTCGTAAGACTGTAAATAAGAAGATTCTTCAAAAGATTCAATTCTCCGAAAACTATCCTAAAATAGTTGCTAAATACAATAATAAGAAAATCCAAGAAGAAATCATCTTTAAAACAATCTCCCAAATCTTAGCCTCTGATTTCAGAAATATTGACTTCTATAATCAAGAGCTTAATGGAATCAAAATCCAATGTATTCCAGAAAAGATTTCTGAAGAGTTGCTTCAATATATTCTGTTAATTTAAGACAATTAATTCCAGAGACTAATATTAGTCTCTGGAATTTTATTTGCTAAAAGGAGGTGAGATTATGGATATACAAGAAGAATTAAAATACTATCTAATGAGTACCTTTCCAGATGCAAAATCTGCATCAAATGGAAGAGAAGTAGTTATTAGATGCCGCTTCTGTGGTGATAGTAAGAATAAAGACTCTAGACATTTATACTTATCACTAGGAGATTCAGTTAAAGGAATACCTCCGTTGTATCATTGCTTTAAGTGTAATGAAAGTGGTGTATTGTCTAAAGATGTTATCAGGGAACTTATGGGTTATGCTGATACATCTGAAGTGTTATATAAGCTGGATAAATCAAATAAAGAGATATTTAAGAATTCTAAATATCGACCAGTTAATAATACCTATTACCTAAATCAAAATTACCCTTATATTGATAATACTTATAACAAAAAGAAAATTGAATATATTTCTAATCGTCTTGGAATAGATTTTTCTTATGGTGAAATAATCTCTAACAAAATAATACTTGACGTAAAAGAATTATTAAGTTATAATAAGATTAACGTTGAGAATCGATTTCGTGATCTAATCGATTATGCTTCGCTGAATTGTATTGGCTTTCTAAGTATGAATAATAGTTTTGTCACATTTAGAAATCTCCGTAAGACACCACCAAGACAGTTTAATTTTAGATACATGCAATATAATATTTTCAGTTCTTTTGAATCAGGGAATAAGTATTATTGTATACCGACTATGATAAACACGATGTCGAATGAACCTATTCATATTCGAATAGCTGAGGGGGCTTTCGATATATTATCCGTTAAGTATAATTTATGTGGAGGTAACACTGAACAACAGATGTATATCTCTGCTAATGGTAAAGGTTTTAGTAGTGTAATTAAACATGTTTTAACTACATATCCTATACCTAATTTAATTTTAGACCTGTATTTAGACAACGATTATGGTAATGATTACGCCATATGGAATTGTAAAAAAGCTCTTGAATTAAATATACCAGTATACTTACACAGGAATAGGTTTGAAGGTGAGAAAGACTTTGGAGTTCCCGCTAATAAAATTCGTGAACAGGTTTTAAAAGTTTAAGTAAACTTTGTTTATGAGAAGGGAAGTGTTATTTATGAAATCTCCAAAAGAGCTTTTACGGGGAGTGTCTGATTGGATGATGTTTATAGAAGATCTTAAATTGACTAAATACGAAGTATTTATCATTTTCCTCTCCTATATTATTTCCCTCATGGCACTCTTCTTCTCTATTCTTGCTTTCATATCTCTTTATTGTAGTGGAAAGCTTTCAATGATATGCCCAGTTATATTACTGGGTATATTAGTTGATATTTTTATCTTCATCAAATCGTTTAAACTATATGAAGAGATAGTTGCTAGTAAGAAATTCAAATAGATCACTTTCCCATAGCCAATATTGGCTATGGGATTTTATATTTTCTCAGGAAGGAATAATGAAATGAAAACATGCGTAACGCTCTATGAAACTCATCTAGTTAGATATTATCTACCAACAACCAAAAGAGAAAAACTAGGGTTTATGATATTATCTGATATAGATACAGAAAACCTAATAAACTTGAATCTAGTTGCCCATATTATTCATAACCATATTTGGAATAAATATCAAGGCATCTATGTATATATCTACTCTAATGGTACACATCAATTATTTATTGATAATGGAGTTAAAGAAGAAAAGAGCTTATACTTCAGAGATACTATTAATAATATCCCAGCAGAAATAGTAATCCTAGCTAAATATATCTTCGAAGGAAAATATAGAAAAGCAGCTAGAATTATTAAACAAGCTAGACTACATGTAAGTCTAAGTGAACTACTTAGAATTCCATTGGTTCGATATTATAACGGTATCAATTTCCCATTAGAAGAGCTAAGAGATATTTGTAAAAAAGGAGTTTAAGATGGATACAGAAAGAGAATACAGCCATATGGTAAAGAATAAGATGTTACCAGGTGGTAAACTAATTTCAGATTACCAGATAATGACTGGTTATGGGTTATCTGAATTGGAAATGAAATATATCGATGAAGTCGGTATAATACCAGAAGTTCCAGAATCAGTGCGGATAATCCCTAATGGATTTTATAAAGATGATGATGGAAAAATTCGTAAAACTGATGAAAAATAGAAATATTATACAGGGTAGCTAATATTGGCTACCCTATTCTTTTATTTATTTTTTTGTAATAGTATGAATTTTCAGCGATATATTATAATAGTGAATAAGAGTATATTTCATTTATATTATTAATTATAAGGAGTTTTAAAAATGAAAAATGTAGTATTAAAAAATGATATGGTAGTTTCTATGGTTTCCACTAATAAGGAAGCTAAATTAGTTAAGCAAGCTGAAGAGAAAAAAGATCGCAAAGGTATTGAATTGATGGTACTAAGCAGCATCATCATGGATTACTTCACACATACAGCGACTGAAGAATATTTATATTCTCACTCCGATGAAGACATTATTGGTACTTTAACCAAAAAGGTTAAAGGCGAATGCTTAACACAACATGTTCATATGTATAGAAATATTCCTCAAGATGTCATTCTAATTAGTAATGCTATCTTAGAAGGTAAGATTTCCAAAGCAGTAAAATTAGCTAAGAAAGCCGATTTACGTATTAATCTATCCAAATTATTGGATGTGAAATTAATCACTCAATTCAATGATTGGGATATTAATATTTGTCGTTTAAACGAAAGATATGCTTACTAAAATTAATTAATAAAGAGGAGTTTGAAAATGAATTTAAAAGTTGAATTAACTGCAGAAAATTATTACGAAGTTAAAAAATACCTACACAGACCTGAATGGACCCATCCAGACTTCGGGTGGTTTGGGATCAAATCAGTGGATTTCAAAGAAGGGGTTCTCGTAGGAGAACGTTATGAAGAAGAAATCGGTCCTGTACCAATTGATGGAGTCGAATTAGTAGAATTTGATGCAGTTCAGTTAAATTACTATAAACTTTTAGAAAAAGTACCTTCTGAAATTAGAAATGATTTAGAAGATATAGTTAGAGAGCTAGAAGGCTATGCCTCCGCTCGTGGCTACAATGGGTGTTTTTAAAAGGAAAGAAAGTGAGGTAGCCAATATTGGCTACCTCATATCCTTCTTTTATTTTTTCTTTACTATGAAGTGAAACCCGTGGCAAGAGAGTCTCAATTATATGTTAGATTGTGATAATAAGTGGTTGATTTCTATTAGCTGCAGATACATAGTTATCTTCAAGTTTTTGAACGATATCATCACGCTTATTAGCCCAATCTTGTAAAGTATCCAATGGTAATTCTGTAGTAGCATAAGAAGTACTTACATTAGTAAAGTATTTCAAGTTGTTATAAACAAATGTAGCTACATCAGAAGTTGCTAGATTTTCAAATATCTCCATCTTAGATGGTTCTATCGTCATTAGGTTCTTAGAATGTTTGACGTATAGATTGATTGGAATAGACTTAAGAGTTTCTAATTGGTTATTGGATAACTGAGAAGCCAATCTAATTTTATTAGGAGCTTCGAATTCTGGATAGATACCAGCTTTATAAATACTAGCATGGTTAGTAAGCATTTGGTTCATCATAATATCTTCTACATTCATTTGTGTAGTAAACATATCAAATGTACTAAAGAACCCAGTACCGAACCCAAAGGAAGGATACATAGTGCTTAATAATCTCCAGTCAATGTCCCCACAGCCAATAATCTTTACAGATGAGCACGTTGCTTCATCAATAAGATAGTAAGGACCTTTACGTCTATCTCCAGTTAAATAATAAGTCATCTTATACGGGAAGTAACGACTGAATGTATCCAATGTTTCATTAGAGATTACTTCTTCCATCCATACATCTTTACCCATTTCATCAGGTAGGTTAAGTACACGAGTACCTAAACGACGTTCTATTTTATTCAATAGATTTGTAGTAGCATTCATCATTGGCATATCTTTATCACCTCAATTCTATGCGGTAAATAAAATATATAGAGTACCCAATATTGGGTACTCTAATTATATATTTTCTAGAAACGATCACAGAACTTATCGATCTTAGCACCAACATAATCTTCAATAGGTACAACGATAACGTTATAGTTTTCGTCTACTAATTGAAGGTTATTACCCTTACGAGTAATATTAGTGAACTCTTGATCAAAAGCTTCACACATAGCGTTTAAGTTATAAGATTCTTTCATAATAACTTTACGCACATCGTCGTTAATGATAGGCGAGACAGCAGATTCAACCATTAAGCTGTTACCAGACTCAACAATTTTACGTTGCATGTCTTCATTCATATTAGTCAATTTAAGATCATCCATGAATGCAGATTCAGTTACAATGTGATCTGTATAAGCATCTGGATAAGATGGGAAGTATACACGGTCATAGCAAATGATACGTAAGTTAGTAACTTGATTACGACCACCACTATTTTTAATGGAACCGATAGATCTTAAAGAGAAGGATGGTAATTGACCATCTTTCAAGTCTTCGTTAAAGCTACGACCTAGTTCATTATTAGTACCACGGAATTGTGCTTTTACTAAAGGTCCTTCCATCCAGAGTTTAGTAAACCATACTTGTTCTAAAGTACCATCTACTTTTTGTTGACGAGATAGATTTAAATCTAATGGATGACCAGCTTCGCCTTTAAAGTTACCAGTAGTAACCAATTCACGAATACGATCACTATAGATTTCACTATGCAAGTCTTCAGTAGAATAGAAACGGCGGTTACGGTTTTCTTTCTCACCAACTTGGAGAACACCTTCAGCAGTAACAAAACCGTTTCTTCCTACATTTACAGTTTCACAAGAAACAACTTTTTCTGCAGCTTCATTAATGACAAACACTACAGGTTTTTTCATTATCTAGCCTCTGAAATAATTATTTACGAGTAAATTTCTTTTTAGATTCATCGATAACTTTAACAGAGTTTGCTTCTTGAGGTTCTTCTTTATCATCTACTAGATCTTTAACTTCAGTAACAACTGGAGTTTCTTTTGGAGCTGTTTCTTTTTTGTGTTCTACAATCTTTTGGATAGTAGATTTAGATTCAGCTTCTACTGCAGAGTTATCTCCGTTAGGATCTACAGAGTAGATTTTGAACTTAGGAAGTTCTTCTTTATCATCGTCATCGAGAATAGAAACATCGTCATCCCCATCAAGGTCTTTATCATAGTTATCAAAGCCTAATTGGACTACTGTACCATCATCAAGAACTTCTCGAACTAGGATGCGTTGTTGTAAGCATTTGCGGATAGTATCAGTATCTAATTCAATACCATTAGCTGGTCCGCTAAAATTAATACCATCAATATATGCAGGTTGAGCTGCATAGACATTTACTGTTTTAATCATAGTCATAATCCTCCTAAAGAAATATTACTATTTACCGATTTCCATTTCTTCGATAGAAGGATCTAAATCTTCATCCCAGAAGGAATCTTTGAAAATATTGTCAGGAACAGTATCTTCTTTTTTGAAATCGTCGTTTAAATTCTTTTCATCGGAACCAACTTCTGGACCTTTGTAACCGAATTCAACATCGTCAGCATTGATACCAGCACCATCGAATGTGTTCATAGTATCAACTTTATTTAATTCCATTTCTTGACAAACTTCTTGAGCTTGTTCAACGAAATTCAATTTCATGGATTCGTCCATTTTGAAAACTCCTTTGTCATCATTATCGCTTTCATCAGATTCATCTTCTTGATCATCATCTTCGTCATGATCATCATCAGAATCATCAGTGTCGTCGTCATCATCGCTATCATCATCATCGTCAGAACCGATTGTTACGTCGTCATCGTCATGATCATCGTCGTCAAAATCGTCTTGGTCATCATCGTCATCATCAGAATCAATAGTGATGCGTTCTTCTTCATCACGATCATCGTCTTCATCGTCATGGAAAGCTTTACGATCTCCTTCGAATGTAGGATCTTCATCACGGTTGATTTCCATATCGATTGTATTAGAATCACGATCAACAATGCTGTCGTCTTCTTCTTGTTTAGGAGTACCAGGAACAGGAGCTTTTTGGTTCTTTTCACCAGCTTGTTCTTTATCTGTTTGACCAGCTTGAGGTTTAGAAGCTACTTCTTTACCAGATTGAGTTGGTTGAGGAGTAGATTCTTCATCAAAACTAAAGATAGCATCAATATCATCTTCAGCTTCGTTGAAGTTAATACCAGTATCGAAAGTCAAAGCAGCGTTAGCCATATCCAATTCAGATTCTTCGGATTCGAAGAAGTATTTACGAGGTTCTAAGTACCAAGAAATGATGAAACCTTGACGTTTCTTAATACGTTCTTTAAGATCTTTAAATTCAGAAGAATAAATACGACAACCAAATTTCAAAGCATCTTCTTTTAATTTGTCGCCAACTAATGCAGCGAATTTTTGGAAGTCTTCTAAGTCTTTATCTTTAAGATAAAGACCAACACCAGGAGCATAACCTACACCAAGACCTTTCTTACGGTCTTCGGATCTACGTTTAGCCATGAATGGGTTGTATTGTAATTGGCAAACTTTAACAGATTTACCTTCTTTGATGAATTTGCGTTCGTCTTCTTTAGTGAGTTTTTCAATAACTTCACCTCTATCACGACCAAATACACCACGAACAGTACTTAATACTTTAGCACCTAAAGTTTTAAGAGCTTTAGCACGGGATTTTTCATCAGCTGGTTTCTTGATGCCAAGTTTTTCAGCGATAGATTCGTTGAATGCTTCATCAGCATCAGTATCAGCAATGATTACTTCTTCTTCGTCAAAAGATTCTTGTTCTTCATCGAAATCAATATCCAATGCTTCCATTACAGGTACACCATTAAGAATAGCTTCTACTTCTTCACGAGCAAGAATACCATCTCTAATTGCATCGTCAGCATATTCTTCGATTTCTTTATCAGCTTTGTCAGCTTCTTCATCAACTTCGTCGGAAATAGAAATTTTTCCGGAAGCGATGTCATCTACATCGTTGTCAGTAATTAAACCAGCACCGATAGCAGTATTTACAATTTCATTAATTTCATCATCATTAGTGATATCTACAGGATCGAGTACGTCTACAGAAGCAGCTGCTTCTACCATAGCATCGAATTCTAATTCTTGATCAATGATATGATCAATTGTAGGTTCTACACTTTCGATGATGGATTCAATATCATCAGAAATTCGCATATATCGAATACCTCCTTTAAATTATAAGGATGTCCAGAATGGTAGAAAAGTATTGGTACTATAAGCACCAATACTATCTCCAATCTATTTGTTTACTGTTTTGGAATACCAGAATCTTCTTTTAATGGTTTCTTCAATTTCTTTTTACCAGTATCAGTAGGCTCTTCTTCTACCACGGGTTGTTCTTTATTGTCTTTCAAAGTGGAGAGATCACCAGAGGCAATATCTCTACCAGTCTTCACAATATTAGAACCTTTTTCAATAACATCTGGAATACCATCTCCATCTAAGTCGATGAATAAACCAGCAATGAATGTTACTGCAGCGATAGCAGAAGAACCAATACAAATAGCAATGAAATTAGAGAGTGCAGATAAATCTGGAGTTCCATGTTTCAAAGAAATATACCACCAAGCTCCATACCAAGTAAGGATCAATACTAATAGTAAACCGATATAGAAGCAAGATATAAGAATAAGAGGTTTCTTAAGATTCTTAATCTTTTCTAATATACCAGGTAGACCATTCTTAAAGAATCCAGTAAACTTATCTAGCATGTGAAATATCTCCTAGAATAAAATTAAAGCATACGGTAAGCACCGGATGCAAGAGCAAAAGCTACACCACCAAGTTTATTTGCTGGGTTAGCAGCTGCTTCGGCTTTAGCTGCTTCTTTAGTAGTTTCTTCTACTTTAGCTTTAGCATCTACTAATGCTTTAGCAGCTTTAGCTTTGTCTTCTTCAGATGCATGTTCATCTTTAGCAAGTTCTTCCACTTTAGCTTGAGCTTTTTCTAACTCAGTTTTAGCAGTTTCTACTTTTGCTTTAGCTTCTTCGGCTTTAGCTTTTAATGCAGCTTCATCAGCAGAAGGTTGTTTTTTACCTTCTTCAGCATGAGCTGCATGATCTTCGTGATGAGCACCACCTGTAGGACCTGGAGTTTCAGTGTGTGTTTCACCACCAGCTGGAGTACCTTCGTGTGTTTCTGTTGTACCGTGACCTTCTCCAGGTTGGGTTTCAGTACCACCAGTAGAAGGAGCAGGTTTGTGTCCTTCATCTTCTTTAGGTTGAGTTGGATGCGTTTCAGCACCACCACCTGTAGTAGGACTTTCAACCGCACCAGAACCAGGTACTGCTGGACTTGGTGTAACTTCACCATCTTCATGAGTACCTTCAGCAGCTTTTAGCTGTTCTTTCAACTCATCAACTCTAGCTTTAGCTTTAGTTAATTCATCAATAGCTTTACCTTTTTCTTCTTCGGATGGAGATTCACCAAGAGCTGCAATTTTTTCATTAGCTGCAACTAATGCTTTTTCAGCTTCTTTTAATTCCTCTCTTAGTTTATTTTTCAAGTTATCCAAAATAGGATTAGTTTCTTCACTAGTATGAAGAACTGTAGTTTCTGTAGGCATTGTTTACCTCCATTTAAATTACAATAATTTAGAATATTCTCTGTGTAGACCACTAGGGAATAATTCATCCATGATTTCAGAAGAGCCTGGAGTTTCCATCAATACATCAAGAGGAGAATAGCTTACCGATTCAGCAGCCTCTTGGATAGTATCACAGTTATCCATCTCATCTAGAGAATCTTCTAAAATAGCAGAAAGAATATCTTTCATGTAAAGGTTCCCCTTTCATTAAATAATTATTCAAATGTTTTCCTAGTTCTTCTAGTTTCCAAATACATTAACGCCCTTAGTAGCAGCACCGACAACATTATTGATGCGGTTCTTAGCTACAGTAGCAGAATTTTGGACAGTATTTGCACGCAAAGAAGTACTACCATTTGCATTCGAAGAACCATTAACCGCTGCAGCTTCAGCTTCTTGAGCTGAAATCATAGCAGCCAAATTACTTAAAGTGTATCTAACTATATAGATTAAAATAGGGATAGTGTAGTACAGCTCTTTACAAGGATTGAAGCAAATATACCGTATAGATTCTATCATAGCTGGTGTAATAGTACCACCATTGAGATAAGTATGAATGAGTTTATAGTAAGCATTTTCTTTATTAAGATTATTGATAATCTTCATACAATCACATTCACATTTATTAGGATCTTTATTACCTTCTAATGGATTCATACCAGGAATAAGATTCATCAAATCTGTATCAAAGTAATCCAATGGTTCTAAGTAAGGACCGCCTAAGTAGTAACCATCGTCATCACGTACAGTGACTTGATAATATGGTTCAATACGTTGAGATAATAAAGACATAGGATCTTGTACTAATATACCATAAGCTTTAGTATAACAAAGCTTAGCCTTAGGATCTTCAAACTTACGGAATATTGTATGCTCATAGTCCATATTCATATAAAGAGGCACTACTGCTGGTTGTTGTACGTTAATATATCTATACCCATTATAATTAAGCAATTTATTTCTAATTGCAAAATTTATCAAGTATGGATCGTAGAAAAACGTACCATACATACCATATTTAAACACAAATGTTTGAGTAGATTCTTGGAAGAACATTTCGTAATAGAACTTTTGTAGCATACCGATAAGCTCAGCATATTGATTAGATAGATTATACAAAGTAGAATCTACCACAACATTCGGATTCATACCAGTAGCATCATCAATACCACCAGAAGAACCAGTAGCACCAAGACCTACAGCATCTGCATTATACATATACTCTCGAATAACTTGTGGCATAATATTATCACCAATAGTTTCGAGTTTATATTCAATTTTGTAGTAATTATTACCGTTTGGTAATGTATCTATATTTACCTTTACCACTCTAAACCACAATGTTTTCTTAGTCATTAAGTGGTCGATGGTAAAGAACGATTCTTGATAAGGAATAAAAGTATTCGGAGGGAGAACAGCTTCACCTTCAATAGGATCAGCCTCTGTTCCGAATTCACCAACATCGATATTTAATTCGATTTTACCCATACCATATAGAACAACACCATTGATTTTATCAAATCTCAAGCCAGACGCATCACCAATCGTATTATATGTATTCTCTAAACGTTCATCTAATGTAGTAAACTGTTTGTTTATATTATAGAACGTAACAGTTGTCATAGACTGATCGGTAAAGAAAGTATAAGGGTTATCGGTAACCCTATTAATCATAGAATTAGTAGTGTTACCGATAATGGATTGGCGTAGAGATGTATTGGTATTATTCCGAATTACGTTGTTAGTTACCAAACTACTAGTAGAAGTATTCTTGAATTCGCCCATTTATCTCTCCTCCAAATAAAAATTAAAGACGAGCTAATGCATCATTACATTCGCTTTGGAAGCGGTTTAATAATGCTTGGCGAGATGGACCAGAATTCCATTCATAAGAACTACATACGTCTAAGTAAATAGCACGGATCATTCGTTCATCGAAAGATTCTGCATCCACATAAGACAAGTAAGGATAACCTACAGCTTGTACAGCATCTTCAAACATTTCAACGATTAAACCAGGACCGTATTGTACAGCACGAGACCAGACAACATCTTTCATTACTTCAGAATGGTTTTCGATATGGAAACCATTAGCAGCAAGATCTTCTATAGCTGGATCATAGTGGGAATATTTGATAAAGTCATGTTGAGATTTAGCAAAGTCATCCAAGTTACCATTTGCAGGATCAGCTAACCAAGACCAAGCACCATCGAATCCAGCAGAACCGATTTCATATTGGTCTAAATTAGCAGCAAACCAATAACCTTCTTTATGAAGCCAATTGATATATCGTCTAACTGTACCAGGATTGGAAGCTAATTGATAAGCACCGTAACTTTTCCCGCCGTAGTCATCTACACCACTGGAAATAGCACCCCAGTCGCCGTTACTTTCGTATACAGAGGATAATTCACCTAGCATATATTTTTCACATCCTTTCGTGAGTAATACAATAAGAATTCAACCTATAATAAGGTTTATTGATATGTTTTTAAAACAGCTTTCTGCTTGGCTGGAGAATCAAACATAATTATAATGTTAGAGGTATAGATAATGCTCCTAATTTTATATCTTTAACATTGTTTGCTGTTGTTTTCACATAGAAAATCCTACCTAAGAAAAACGGACTAACCCCGTACCCAATATTGGGTACGGGACAGTCTGTCGCAAAATTTTACTTAGTCGTTATCGTAACCATGGATAGCAATACGGTTAGCTAACATACATTGGAACTTCTCATCAGGAGATTTACCAGGTTCTCTAACAATTTTCCATCCAAGATAGTTACACCAGTCCATATATTTATTAATATGGCGGTTATCGTAGTATGCCCATGGTGTATTCCAAAGGTTATGACCTTTTTCATATACCAAGTAACCACGTTTACCAGGTTCTGGTTCATTTCTCCAGATATATACCAAGTTAGTTGGGCATACTCTTACGGAGAAGAAATAATATGCAAATCCATATGCATTATTTCTATATAGCCAACAAACCCGAGATAAGTAACGTTTAATTCTTACAGAGATAGGAATATTAGGATTGATTACTTTAGAGATAAACTTCTTACGGTTAAAGTCTCCTTCTTCAAGAAGTACTTCGTCTTGTTTGAAGTATTTATCATAATCATACTTTAAGAAACCCCATCCATATCTTTCAACATAGTCTTTGTTATCTAAAGTACTATCCCATGTTTGCCAATAATGTAAGAAACCATGAAGTTCGCCTTCTTCATCTGCAAATAATACAACTAACCAGTTAGTTAGGTAGCAGAGAAGAGTACATAGGATTTGACCAATAAGGTACAAGAAATATTTCATATCTTTTAGTCCTCCTTTCTTATTGATTTAATTATATGTCAATAAGATCCGGAGTAGCCTTATTGATGTCATTACTGAATCTAAATTTAAGTGTACCACCATGCGGTAATTCAGTAATCTCATCAATCATTAGAAGATATTTCTGATATTGATTTACTTTGATAATAGGATAAGACATAGTATCTGTATTCACATTATCAAACCAGTATTTCTTAGACTGGAAGTTTTGTATTCTGATATTAGCTGCAGGAGAACCATCATTTTGACTTAAGAAAATCTGTACAGCAGTGATACCACCAGGAATATTGAGCTCAAAGCTTTGAGAAAGGAATGTTTTAGAACCATCATTAGACTTATACTTAGTCCATTTAAGTTCTCCTGTGGGGATCTCTTTAGTAACAACCTTAAGTTGCATATTATCCTTAATATCAAAAGTATAAGGAAGATCTTTAGTATTAATTAATTCCATATAATCCTCCTTATTAAACTACAATAACTTTAGATTTAGATATATATGCTATACTGCAGAATGTATCAATATTTGCAGGTAAGTTTTTAACTTTAACGGAAGTAAGATTAGGGCAGTTTTGGAATATAGCATAATAACTAGTACAACTCTTGAAGTCTATAATACCATTTATTGTAGTAAGAGAACTACAATCAGCGAACATACCTGGCATACTAATTACTTTACTAGTATCCCAAGTAGATATATCTAGAGAAATTAATGATCTACAGTTACTAAACATATATGACATGTCTGTTGTTGATGATGTATTCCATCTACTTACACCGATAGACTGTAATTTCTGACAATTATTAAATGCAGATTGCATACTGGTTACTTTACTAGTATTCCATGAAGAAGTATCAATGAATTTAAGTTGATTAGCATTGATAAAAGCATTATATAGCGTATTTAGATTCTTAGTATCAAATACAACACTATTTAAGTTATACTCTTTAATACCAGTTTGAGTTTCTATTGGTTTACAGAAATCTTTCATAATATTATTTTTAGGTTTTAATATATAATTATGGGATGGTTTATAATCATCACCATAGATCATCTTCTTAAATTCTAATGTAGGTCTACCATCATCACTAATATATTTAAAAGTACTTCTGTCTATTTCTGGATGAGATGCAAAATATTCATCAGCATAGGTTTTAGTATCTATTTCTTTAATAATATCATCCATAGAAGTATCAATCCAGATAATACTTTCCATATTTTCTGTAGGAGTTTTATCAGATATCTCTAGAATAACATCAGGAGTGATAGCTACAAAATTACTATTTAATTTAGAAATAGTTTTTCTTCTAGAGTCACTAGAATATAATTTCTTAATTACCATAATAAAGCATCCTCCTAATACAATACAATTTCTAAAGACTCTGGAGCTTTAGAAGCAGTTTTAATTAATGATTTCAATTCATCTAAAGTTAGTTGATGATTATCAAGACCATTGTCCAATATATTTTTTATTTCAGGATCGGATTCTGAAGCTGGTGTGGTTTTATAATTTAAAATCATTATATCTACACGTTTAAGAGAAGTACAACCTTCAAACATGGAATCGAAAGTTTTATTTATAAATGCTTTAAACTCTGTAAGTGTATCTCCAAATGCAAGACCTTGAGATACAGTTTTCATTCCACTACCAATAGAAATCCAACCATATATATGCTTTAAGTTTGTGCATCCTTTAAACATGTTTTTGAGTGAAGCACTACGAGCAAATAAATATTCCTTAGGTCCAGTGTTTGTTTGTAACTGATAACTTGTGAAATCGACATATTTTAAAGAACTACATCCCTCAAACATACTTTCACCAGATATTAAATAATCACCATATATATTAGGAAATCTAGGAACTTCTTCTAGATTAGCACAATCTTTAAACATATTCTTTGTTGTATTTATAGCAACAGCTGTATTGAAATTATAGTCGTTATCTGTAGCATACATCTTTTCTATAATATCATCGCTTAAAGTTCTGACTGTTTGATAATCAGGAATATACTTTAAAGCGAAGTTTTCAAAATAGTCTAATCCTTTTTTAATTATAGGAAAATAATTTTGTTTATCTATATTCAAAAATAAAGTATCGTTAGGTTGTACCCCACCAGGAGTTTCTGTATCGATAATAGTTTTACCTTTGCTACCTTTACTAGCAAATACTTTATTTAATCTTGCTAAATTAGTTCTATTAAGAGTACTATTCTTGATAGGAGAGTTTGGCATTTATATTAATCCTCCTTTATAATTAGAATAAAAATCCCAAGAGTCTAATAATAGACTCTTGGAGATTCTTTTGAAAATTATCTGATCATTATATATTAATGCTTTAGAATAGCACCAAGACCAAATATAGTTGTTAATACATACGCAAAATTGCGTTGATTCTTAGCAACTTTATACTTGTGTTCTACTGATTTTTTATATTGCTCAAATTCAATCTCCACTAGATCCAATTGAGTCTTTAATAGCTTTGAGTTGTTCGTTGCTTCGTCTAATGACTTCTTCAAGCTCTCTAGTTGTGTCTTTTGCTCCATCAAGTTGTTCTTCACTTCTAGAGATTGATTTTGAGCTTGCTGATTGTAGCTCATGGCGTTCCCGATTGAGCTGTTCGATTTCGCTAATTCTTCCTTGAGATGATTCAATACTGCTTGTTGCTGATTGTACGCTATCTTGGCTTGATCTAATTGAAGTCTGTAATCGTTCAATGAGCTCTTGAGAGTTGTTAATTCTGCTTCTTGCTTCGTCGAGTTCTCTTCCAGTTGCTGATTGGTATTCTTCAATACGTTCAATTCCTTGGAGAGCTCTTGAATTTGATTCGTAAGCTTCATTGAGAGATCTGTTTGCATCTTCAAGGTTGCGGATAACATTTGAATTGAGTTCTTTTGAGTGTCTAATTGACTCTTTGACTCTACTTGAGTCGCCTGGCTCGGATTTGGGTCCAAAGCAAGACTTTGCGAAGAGTACAATGGCAACAATAATGATGCAAATAAAACAGATTTTAATAACGTGCTCTTTATTTTCATTTATTTTACCTCCTAAGGTTTGAAGTTTCTCTTTTAGTTTTTCTATCATAAAGAAAATTCTCCTTAATTAAATAGAGAGAAGGTTATATCCTTCTCTCTTTGTTTGTTATGCTACTACGATAACTTTAGATTTATCTATTTTAGCAGTACTACAGAATGTATCAATATCTGTAGGTAAGTTCTTAACTTTAACCATAGTGAGTTTATCACAACCAGTAAACATATCCTTGTAATTAATACAAGCTCTAAGATCCAATGTACCTGTAATAGTAGTGAGATTACTAGCTTGATAGAACATTTTTTCCATGTTAGTTACTTTACTAGTATTCCAACTAGATAAATTTAAGGAAGTTAAACTATTACATGATTCAAACACACCATTCATAGCAGTTACGTTACTTGTATTCCATTTAGATACATCTAAAGATGGAAGCGAACTACAATTACTGAATAAATTACTCATATTAGTTACATTACCTGTATTCCATTTAGACACATCTAAATTCATAAGTGAACTACAGTATGTGAACATGAGTCCCATATCGGTTACGTTAGCAGTATTCCATTTAGACACATCTAAAATTTCAAGTGCTCTACAACCATTAAACATAGAATACATATTGGTTACATTACTAGTATTCCATCTAAATACTTCTAAAGTTGTAAGTTTGTCACAGTAGTAGAATGCATAACTCATATTTTCTATATTATTAGTAACCCAGTTAGAAACGTCCAATGATGTTACATTACAACTAGAAAACATATTGCTTATATTGGTTACATTAGATGTATTCCATTTAGACACATCTATTTCAGGAAGTGATGTACAATAGTAAAATAAATTAGCCATGTTGGTTACTTTACTAGTATCCCACTTAGATACATCTAGTTTTTTAAGAGAACTACAACCATTAAACATGTAGTTCATTTCGGTTACTTTAGAAGTATTCCATTTAGATACATCCAGTTCAGTAATACCACTACAGTATGAAAATGTACCAGATAAAGTTTCTACTTTACTAGTATTCCATTTAGATACATCTAATACTTTAAGCTTACTACAGGAATTAAATGCATGAAACATCGTATTTACTTTACTAGTATCCCATTTAGACACATCTAGTTTTTTTAATGCTTCAGCATAATAGCACATGTATTCCATACTAGTTACATTGCTAGTATCCCATTTAGAAGCATCTATAGAGGCAATATGAGGAATAGTACCAAATAGACCACTAAAACTTTTTACAGATTTAATATTAAATACAATTTCATCTAAATTATATGGTTGAATACCAGTTTGAGTTTCTATTGGTTTACAGAATTCGTTTATAGTATTATTCTTAGGTTGTAGAATATACTTAGCATCTGGGTCATAATCGTCACCATAAAGCATCTTCTTAAATTCTAATGTAGGTCTACCATCATCACCAATATATTTAAAAGTACTTCTATTTATACTAGGATGAGAAGCAAAGTATTCATCAGCATAAGTTTTAGTATCTATTTCTTTTAAGATAGTCTTAACGAATAAGTCTATCCATAAAGTTTTCTCATCTGGATTAGCTGGAGGTTTAACGTCGAAATGATATTTATATCCTTTCTCAGATAAAGCTAAATTCTTTTTAATCTTCTCAGCTATCACTCTAGGAGAATCACTAGATTTTAAAGTTTCCATATATCATTCTCCTTTCGATTAAGAAACTATAGTAACTTGAGACTTATTAATACTTGCTACACTACAGAATGTATCAATATCTGTAGGCAAGTTTTTAATTTTTACATTAGTAAGGTTAGTACAAGCATCAAACATTTTAGCATAACTAGTACAGCTCTTCATATCAATTACACCAGTAATGGTTCTTAAAGCTCTACAAGAATCAAACATACCAGCCATATTTGTTACATTGCTAGTGTCCCAATTTGAGATATCTATATTTGTTAGATATATACAAGTTTTAAACATCCAACGCATATTGGTTGCTTTGCTTGTGTTCCACTTAGATACATCGATATTAGTAGTACCGTTACAAGCATTAAACATACCAGTCATATCTGTTACATTACTAGTATCCCAATTTGATACATCAATAGTTTTGAGACGTATACAATTAGCAAACGTAGCAAACATACTAGTTACTTTACTTGTATTAAATTTAGATACGTCTAATACAGTAAGAGCTTCACAGTCATTAAACATATGTGCCATATTAGTTACATTTCTAGTATCCCATTTAGATACATCAATGCTTTCTAATTTGTGACAATAATGGAACATACCAGACATATTAGTTACATTATAAGTATTCCAATTAGTAGTACTACCGATAGATGTTAAATTACCAGATTTAAATAGGGAATAAGAGAACATATCTCCCATATCAGTTACTTTACTAGTATCCCATTTAGAAGTATCGATAGAAACCAAACCTTTACAATCTTTAAACATACCGTTCATGTCTGTTACTTTACCAGTATCCCACTTAGATACATCTACTGTTGTTAGTCCATAACAACGATTAAATAACTCTTTCATATCAGTTACAGTACCAGTATTCCATTTAGATACATCTAAGTTTGTAAGAGCATTACAGTTAGTAAACATAGAACCGATAGTAGTCACACCATTTAAATTCCAATCTACAGAATCAATAGTTTTAACGTTGACGTTATTAGCAAAAGCTCTTCTAGCATCTCTAACTAAACCATAGGAGAAAATCTTATTAGTTTTATTCTTATCAGATTCGCTCATAGTCTCTGTTAAGTTTTTAAATAGAACATCAGTTGTCTCATACTTGAATGAAGGATGAGAAGTTACTTTGATATCCTTATTGAAGCTATCTATATTATAAGTTAGGCCACTAAACCCATATGTCACATTACCATTCCATTTTTCCATATCAAACCCAGGTGCAAACATTTCTGTATCTACGTTAGAGTATTTTAATACTAATGGTAAATTAGGTTTTGCTTTAAAGCTTTCTGTATAATCATTACCATTGTAATTCATAATGATAGTTTGATATGGAGATTGTACTAGATTTACATTATACTGGTTAAGTCTAGGTACAGGAATATTGATAGTATTAGTGGTAATAGGTATAGTATAAGTAGCACTATCTAAACTATCGATTATATAATCAGCAGCAGTAATATTTGGAGCAAATACTGGAGTAATTTTTAATTTACTATTAGGGAAATTATAAACCCAAATAGTAGTGTTTTTATTAAGACCAACATATTGAGGATAAGGTACAGTATATCCACCACTTGCTGAAATCGTTTCAATCCAAGCTTTTGTAGGATCTTCAAATGTAACGTTGATAGATTTAACTTCAGTAAATGGTACTTTACCATCTCCATCAATTAAAGACGTATCAATATTATCAGTTACATATTTGAATGTGTTAACGGCAAGGAAATAGTTTACATCATCACCAGATTTATATTTTACAGTGTCTGGTAAGTCAAATGTTTTGTTTTGTTTATTACTACGATAATAAGTAGCACCGATATCTGTATGGACTAGGGTATAGTCATTATCATATGGTACAACGTTGAAACGTACTTTAGTACCATAAGGGATTCTTTCACCGTCTACATACACATGACCAGCTTCACTTATAGCAAGAATTCTACAATAATGATCTTCTACGTTATGTGCAGTAAATAGATATGTCTTAGGAGTAGGGTTAGGTACAGTAATATTATTAGTTGCACCTACAGTGAATGTGACATCTTGAATTGTATCATAACCAGTAATAGCTGCAGATTGCCTAATAGTTACATTAGCACCAAATGGAGCAATAAATTTAGCCCCACCACCTTTACCATTACCATTGGTAAATACAAGAGGAGTTGTAAGTCCTTGGTAAGAAACTACATAAGAAGCATGAGGTAAATAATCATCTTCTACACCACTAGTTACAGCAGGTACAGTAATATTTACTATACCATATGCACCTGTAGTAGGTACTATAGCAGCAGCACTAATATCTTTAGTAATAACAATACCAAGTTTACCATTATCAGGATCGGTATTATATCCAACGATAGGCATAATACTATCAGGTAGACTAAAGTATTTGTTTTGTTTATTACTATAATAGAGAGGTAAACCATCAATTTCTGTAATAGTATAATCTCTATCAAATGGTTCAATACCTAAAGTAATTCTTGTACCATAAGGAATAGAATCGCTAGGATTATATTTAGTACCAGTAGTATCAGTAGCAACAATCTTGAAGTATTTATCTTCAGAAGAGTTAGAGGTAATTGTGAATCCTCTAGGAGTAGGAGCTGGAACTGTTACATTATTATCATCAGCTACTTTTACTGTAATATCATCTTGATGATTATATCCAGTAGGAGTACCGAAAGATCTAATAGTTACAGTTTTACCATAAGGAGCAATAAATGTCTTAGTAGAACCCTTACCATTTCCATTAGTAAATGTAATAGGAGTATCGATTCCTTCATAAGTTGCAGTATATTGTGCTTTAGGTAAGTATTCATCAGAGTCTACATGGTTAGTAGCAGCTGGTAAAGTAATATTTACTACACCATAACGTTTAGCTGGTGTAGCTGTTACTGTAATATCACCACGTACAACAATACCGTTATTATATCCAGCAGGATAGTTAATAGTACCGACTTCATAATGACCAGTTACATCATTACGTTTACCCAATAAAAATTCTACTTCAGTACCATAATCTACATAAGTAGGTTCTGTATAACGTTCACCTGTAGCTTTATTTACGATATAGATAGTTTGACCTTCTGTTTGAGTAGGAGTAATTAAGAATTGTTTGAATCGAGTAGGTTTAATTTCAAGTCTAGTATCTTCAGTTAAAGTGATAGGGTTTAATACAGTATCGTTTCTATAACCTTCGTCTAAAGATAATTCAAATTCAAATCTAGTATCATGTAATACTCTAGTCAAAGTAAAGTCATCAGTATAAGTACCAAGTACATTACCATCTTTAATAACTTTAAGTCTAGTATGAGAATCTGGAGATGCAAAATCTACAGTGAGATTATATCTAGCAATACGTTCAGCTCTCATAGCCATTACAGTTACATTACCTTCTAAACTATCGATAGAAGTAGTACTTAATGTACCAGGAATCCAATCTTCAGCATTAGTAGCTTCGATGCCAAATGTAATACGACTACCAAATTCAGCTTCAAATGTTGTAGTATAACGTTGACCATTATACATAGCATAGATAGTTTGACCTTCAGATTGTTGTAATTGAACTTTATATTTCTTAATAGTAGAAGGTTTAATACTAACAGAGATATTTTTATTCAATACATACTCACTTAATACAGTAGGATTGCTATAACCATTATCTATAGTAAGTTCGAATTTAACTTCTGTATTTTCTTCTAACTTAATCACATCAGAATGTGTAATATTGATAGTGCGACCATCACCAGTAATCAATTTAAGAGTACCATGTAAATCTTGAGGATCATTCATATCGAATAATACATTTACAGAGTAATGAACTTCATCACTACCAGTAGCTTCTGTAGCATAGATAATAATATTATCTGTAACATCAGCTTCTTGAATATTAGCCACACCAGGTGTCCAGTTTTCATTCTTAGCAACTACTTTAGTTGTAATATGACTATTCATTGGAACTGTAATAGAGAATCTTTCTTTATATACTTCTACAGTACCAGAAGGTTCTGTTACATAAACCCAGATATCTTGGTTTTGATATTGTTCTACTGTAATAGTCTTCATAATAGGAGAAGCTGGAGAAGCAGAGATAGTAGAACCATGTTTATTCTTATCTTTAACTTCTTTAATCTCACCAGCATTCCAACCATCATCTGGATCAATATATACAGCATAATTATGAGCAACATTCTCTGGAATTTCAAATGTTTCATAATAAGTCTTACCATTATATTCTACAGAGATACGTTGATGATCTGTTTGACTAATACGAACGATATAAGACTGAACTCTAGGAGGTTCTACGTTTCTGATAATTACAGATTCTGTAAGTTTATCAATTCTATCATAGTTTAAAGTACCTTCATAGTAGTTCTTATCAGGAGTGACTGTAAATGTAATCTCACTACCGTATTCAGCCATAAATGGTTCAGTATAGTCTTTAGTATTATAATGAGCAGTAATAGTTTGATGTGGTACTTGTCTGATATCTACTCTAAGCATAGTCTTAGTAGGTTCAGTTAAAGCTTCTACTACAGTATCTTCAGATAATACAAAATGGGTTAGGTTTGGTTTAGACGCATCATAACCTTCATCAGGAATTACTTTTACTGAAATAGGAGTCTTAGCTTCTAGTTTAGTATCAGAAATATACTCTCCAATACCGTCAGAGATTTTAATAGTTTGATGTGGTCCTTGAACAATGAATACTGTAAAGTATTGTGTAGGAGGTATATATTCATGAGAAGTATCAATCCATATATCTCTATATTCTGGATTCTTAGGTGGTTCATGATCTATAGTGATTTTATTTTCTTTATGTTTATCATAAAATCTAAGTCCAGCTTTTATATCAGCTATAAGCTTGGCGAGAGAATCGCCAAGCCTAACTATAAATTTAGGATATCTCAATTTATTCTCCTTTCCTAAGAAACTACTACAACTTTAGATTTATCTATATTGGCATTATTGCAAAAAGTATCTAAAGGTATTTTTAAATTCTTAACTTTTACAGATATAAGATTTGGTGTATTCTTAAACATACCGTATACTCTATTACATGACTTCAAATCCAATACTCCATTGATAGTAGTAAGGTTAGTACAATCTCTAAACATATCCTCCATATCGTTCACATTACTAGTATCCCATTTAGATACATCTAAAGCTGTAAGGGAACTACAACTATTAAACATACTGCCCATATCTGTCACATTGTTTGTTTTGAAGTTAGAGACATCCAATACTCTCAGAGACGAACATCTACTGAACATAGCTCTCATACTTCTACCTTTACTAGTATCCCATTTGGATACATCTAAAGCTGTAAGGGAACTACAATTATTAAATACACCACCAAAGGTATAACTATCTTTCACATTACTAGTATTCCACTTAGAAACATCTAACGTCGTAAGAGAACTACAACCATTAAATATACTGTTTATATCTGTCACATTACTAGTATTCCACTTAGACACATCTAAAGTTGTAAGAGAACTACAATCTCTAAACATACTACTCATATCTGTCACGCTACTAGTATTCCACTTAGACACATCTAAAGTTGTAATAGAACTACAAAAATCAAACATATTTTCCATATTAGTTACTTTACTAGTGTCCCATTTAGAAACGTCTAAGGTTGTAAGAGATTTACAATCTTTAAACATACTATACATATTAGTCACTTTACTAGTGTCCCATTTAGACACATCTAAAGTTGTAAGAGATTTACAACCATTAAAAGTAGAATTCATTGATATAACGCTTCTTGTATTTGTTTTAGATACATCGATATTATTTAAGGAACTACATCCAGTAAAGGTTAAGTCCATTTTTGTAACATGTTCAGTATTGATTTTATCAAAATTAGATACAGTGGTTAGTTTATTATCTGGATAAAATAAATAAGATAAATCTGAAATATTTGATTTTTTAAATACACTCATATCGATATAATCTAAACTAGTTGTATAACTAAATGAACTGGTCAATTTAAGATCGCCTGATAATTTCCAAACTGAAAGGTTTTTCTTTAATTCATCTCCTGTTAACTTTTCACAACCAGCAAAAATATAGGATATATCATGGATATTTTCTTTTAATTTAATTACAGGGAATTTTGTGACCAAACGTGCATTCTTAAAAGCACCATTAGCAGCAATTATATCATTAGCATTTTCTGCATAATTATAATCATCTTCTCTTAGTTTATCTATTGTTTTAAAATAAAGAGAAGTTTTATCGCTAGGGTCATAACCAATTGCTGAAATAGAATAACTAGGATTTGGATTAGGGTATGGATATTTTCTCATAACAAAATCAGTCAAATCAACTGGTTTGATTGTAGCTGGAGTAGCAGTTATTGTTTTATTTTCTTTAATATTAGTAAAACCTGTACTGGATAGGGTACCGACTTCAATTCTTATAGGATCGGAAGTTTCGATACCAAACGTACAACTATCACCATATTCTACAACAAATGATTCTGTCTTCTTAACCCCTTTATACATAGCATAAATAGTTTGATTAGGAGTTTGTGTTAAAGTGATAGTAAACTGTTTCTTAGAAGTACCCTGGATAATTAAAGTATTATCTTTATTCATAGTAATAGAATTAGGATTTCTAGTTTCTGTATATCCTTCTTCCATAGTAAGAGCAAAGGTTATTACAGAACCATAAGGAAATTTCAATATAGCACTTCCGGTATAAGTACCAAATACAGTACCATCTTTAGTTACCTTTAACGTAGTGTGAGCTTCTGGATCAAATACTATATTGAGATTATATTTCTTAATTTCAGCAGGTGTTGCAGATATTGTAATATTCATACCATCTACAACAGCAGATAATTTATCAAGAGTACCAGCATTATAACCAACTTCGGGTACTATTTCAAATTCAACTCTAGTACCACTAGGAACTCTTACAGGAGTAGAGCTTCTTACATCGTCATATTTAATATAAATAGTTTGATGAGGAGTTTGTACTGGAGTTACAGTATACATAACTGGTTCAGCATCAGATACAGTTACTTCTAGAGGTTCTAATCCAGCTACTGTATAATCAACATCTACATTTAAAACACCAGCAGTCCAACCTGGACTAGCTTCTACAGAGAATTGAATCTTATCACCAAGATAAGCTTCAAATGTAGTTTCAAAAGTCTTACCTTTATAGACAGCAGTAATAGTTTGATGACGTTTTTGTCTAATACGAATTTTCTTCTTAGCTTTACCAGCAGCAGAAGCTTTAAATACAATATTATCGAAGTTAGTAGCACGTACTTTAGTACGATTCAATAACCCAGGTTTATATCCTTCTTCAGCTTCAATAGTAGCAGATACAATATCTCTACGTTTAATAACGAAAGGTTCTGTATGTTTAGTACCCTTATAATCAACTGTAATAGTTTGATGTGGAGATTGGTATATCAATACTTGTACGTTTTCATTACGTTGAGGATTTGTTTCGGCAGCAATAGTAAAGTTCTCCTGAATATCTCCAGGACCGGGATGGTCTGAAGTACCAGGGTCATAATTTACTAATCTAGTACTACAATCTGAAGTGTATTTAGTCTTATCTTCTGCAGTGAAAGAATAAGAAGTAGTTTCATCTTCAAATCTGATAATATTACCAGGATCGGTAAGATGAACGTTGATATCTTGTAATTGATATTGTTCTACAGTTACTGTATGGATAATAGGACGAGCTTCAGAAGCAGAAATAGTAGTAGAATTAGAAGCCAAATCAATAGCTTCTGTAATTCTACCTACATAATATCCATCATCGTCAGTAAGAGATATATATGATTTATAATTAAGCACTTTACCAGCTGGAATAGTAAAAGTTTCTGTATAACTCTTACCATCGTGCTTAACTGTAATTAATTGATGATCTGATTGAACTATATTTACAGTAAATGGTCTATCAGATTTTACAGGAGGTTTAATTGTTTTATTCCTCATAATGGATTTGATCCTCCTTATCTTCTATTCTAAATATAACTGTTGTACCAGAAGAAAGACTTGTAGCAAATGCTTCGCTCCAGATTTTAACCTTATACGGATCAGTTACTTTGAATTTATTATTTACGATATCTTTAGTCTTAATTCTCAGACCAGAATCATAGTTATCTCTAAGTGTAATATTAGCTGCAGTATAAGATACATCAGTAAATTCTACTTCTAGATACTTAATATATCTTCCAGCAATATCTTTTTCGCGTTTAATGATGATAGACTTAACCGGTTCTAGGTTATTATACTTACCAAGGATATTATAACCAGTTTGAATATCAATATCTCCAGTATCAGTAATCTTTCTAATCTCTTCTACAGGAATATCGATATCTTTACCATGAATTAAAGCATTAGTTGTTTTAGTAAAACCATAAGTATTACCATTTACTGTAGCTTTAAGATCAATATTAACTGGGATATCAGAATAGTGGTTTAAATCATATAAGATTTCGAATAACTTAGGTATTGCACCATTAGTCTCATCAGCCCATGTAGCATGTCTAACTAGTAAGTCGGTAGAATCAAATTCTTCTGCAGTAATAGTTTTAGTATATACTACATCTCTACGTTTAGGATATCTGAATTGATGATTGATAGTGATAGTAAGACTATCGAACGGTATTACTCTATCAGGAGTTCTGATAGTGAATAATACATTAAAACCATTACCACTAGCAGTATTATCTTCATCATAATAAGCCATTAGAGATAAGATATAGAATGGTTTACCATCTATATCAAACTGAGCAGATTGCATAGAACCAATTTGTACAGGAGGTCTGTCTTGATCTTGTATCCAATTAGCTGCTGGAGTATAATAACCATAATAAGCAGTTCTAAAATGGTTACCATACATACGATCATACTCTTTACGACCAGAAGTAAGTACCCAGTTAGAAGATACTTCAGCCATAATATCAATATACTTATCAGAAGTATTATTAATGATATCTGCACTGATATTTACTTCTTTAGATAAGTGCTCTTCTACAAACCCAGAGATATTTACTTCCTCAGAAGCCTGTAATTGCTCGATTACAGCACTCATAGGCAAGAAATTATCATCTATATAAGGTTTATTGAATACTTGTGCTGAGCGTTCTCCAGTATCGATCCAAATATCACCTTCTTCAGCGGCATTTGGTCTTAGAAAGGAGACACGTATTTTATTTTGTTTTTTATTGAATAACTTATTAGCAGAATCACTTAATAAGGTAGTCAAATGAGCCAATCCAAAAGCCATGTTATCCTCCTTTCTAATAACGAATAACTGTTACATGTAATTTAATAGGTTCTCCTTCTTTAGAGCGAATATATTGATACGCTTCATCGTTTGTAGTCCAATCATTAATGAAACCTTTTTCACGTTTCAATACATCATGCAAACCATCAAATACTAGCGTATATTTATTATCAATAGAGATAATAATCACTTTAATATATTCAGAATATTTACCAAGAGCTTCGAACCAAATTTCACCCTTAGTATTTACAGCAAACCAGTTAAGATTACCATCTAGAATCCAATCATTAGTCAATTGACCATAGTTACCTTGAAGATAACCTAACCAATTACCATCTTTAGAGAATTCTGGAGTGAATACAGTATCGATATCGTTCTTATCGTCTATAGTAGCAGAAATAGAAAGACTTTGGTCTGATACTTCAAGTTGTTCAATGTTTGCTGAAATAGGAAATTCCTTTTCACTAAGATTATTATGATCTATAGCATAAGAAATCCAGAGGTCACCTGCCTCAGGATCTTCAGGAGGGATTTCACCAAAATGGATTTTATTTTCTTTTTTCTCATGTAGAGTATTGAAGAAGTATTCTATACTATCAATAACAATAGATAGTCTAGCCCCCAATGGGAAAAGAAATTTAAACATTTCAAACCCCTTTCTTAATAAAATATGAAGTTTAATTATAATAATGTTTTCGTGCACAAGAAATACCCCTATCCAATATTGGATAGGGGATAGGTTTTATCTTATTTCTTGGTTACATTATAATTTGTTTCGATAAAAGTCTTCAATTCATCTTCATCTACATAAAGCAAACCAGTAGAATTTACTCGAAGCATAGTACCATTAGTAACTCGTACACCACCAATTTTAGTATCAGTAGCAGCAGGAACAAAAATAGCTTCTAAAGGTACAACTACCCATTGCCCATCACGATAAACTTTTAATTGTGCCATTAAGTATAGCTCCTTTCTTAACGTTGACGTCTCCAAACGAATGTTGTAGCAGAAACAGAACCGAATGTAATATTATTACGAGTATCGGATTGTTCCCAGAAAGTACCACGCCAAGATACATTTGGATCAAAATTAGCATCAGTAGTCATATAGATAGAACCAACTGGATATGCTATATCTATTGCTGTCTTAGTCTCAATAGCACCATTAATAGCTGCATTAAGACTTCTACCACCTAATGTAGTATTATCAGCAGATAAGTCTACAGGACCAGTGAATTTATTAGTACCAGTAAAGGTATTAGTTCCACCTTCAGTAGGGATAGTATCTTTCCAATCTAAAGTGATATTAGTACCACCACCAACTCTAACTTTATGGTTAGATGGTGAGATTTGAAGAATAGCAGTTGTCTTATCTTGACCAAAACCAATACTCATTGCTGTACTATTGGTTTCATTCTTTAACTCAGCACCTTTAAATACATCAAATGTATTGAATGGGTGTAGAGATGTAATAGTACGTACTCTGTCATAATCTTTTTGACGGAAAGAATCAATATCAGTAGCTCTATAAGGACTCATAAAGCCAAATGCATAGTCATAAGTATTGATAGAGGATTGAGCATCTCCATCATTTACTATAATAGCATCTTTAGTATCACTACCAATAACCAATTCATCTGATTTGAAATGAACTTTTACACCAGAGTTCTTACCAGCAATCTTAGTATCGTCATTCATAACGATATTACCAGTCATATTACCACCAGCTAATGCTAAGTATACATCAGCTAATAGATTAAGATTACTTGGAGTGATACCATCAGTAATGCCATAACCAGCTAATGTAGTTGGTTTATTGGTAATTTCATTAAACGGAACTACAATTTTACGGTTTTCAATAGCACTAATACGACCATCATCACCTAAAGTAAAAGATGGAACGTATTGACCAGTATTACCAAACTTACCACCCATTACAATTCTGTTAAGTTCAGTTTCAATAGTAATATCTTCACTACCATCAAAGTAAGCATTACCTGCGACAGAACCAGTTAAACCGATATTACGAGGGTTTACTAATTTAATAGTAGCTTCAGAAGTAGCAGAGTCTGGAGATACGTTAATATAAGCTGTACCAGACCAACGATAGATTTCATTATTATCATTAGTGATATAAATGATTTCTTTATTACCAATTCTAGGTAAAGATTGGTAGTTCTTAACATTCTCTACCGATCTTACGAAAGAAGGAAGTTGGTTAACTGGTACTCTACCATGAGCATCAAGTGTAGCTACACCATAAGGTCTAGATTTTTCATCTTTAGGGATATAATCTAGCTCTACATCTTCAGTACCATCTACAGAGAAACCATTAATTTTGAATGGTAATTGAAGTTTAGTTGCTGTATCAGCATTACCTTTCAATCCTTCTTCTGTAAGTTGAGTACCATTAGCGAATTTAACTCCACCTGTAGTGAATTTAATATCATGGGAGTTCATATTGATAGCACCATTCATAGCACCACCATTAGAACCAAGATATTCTGTTTTAATTTCTTCACCATCATCGGAGTATAAAGAACTAAATCTACGTGTTACCCATGTAGTAGTACCATCTATAGTTTCTCCACCAGGAGTTGTATTCCAAGTAGGTTCTAGTACTGCTGTAGTACCAGCAGTTTTACAGTATAAATATAATCCAATAGGAAGATTTTCTGTAAATACAGTATCTCCTACATGATATTCTTTAGAACGTTCTATAGCAACCATATTACCTACACGGATAGCCTTATAAGACGTACCAGTATAGAAATCTTTATCTAAAGTAGTTTCTACAGATTGATCTGTACCGTTAAAGGTTAAACCACCACCGACTTCAAATGTAATTCGATGGTTAGTCATATTACCACCAAGAAGAGATAGGTAATTATCATCTAATTTCTTAGTGATTTTTACTAAGTTATTACGATATTCATCTGTAAAGTCATTAGTGGAAAGAACTTTGTTTCCATCTTTCTGTACAAATGTATCGTCGATGTGTTGTTTAGTATAGGTAGGATTATGATCATTATCTGTAGTAAGATGATCTAATAAATCTTTATAGTCATCATCGAAGTCATTAGAGGATAAACCCTGACCAGTACGTCTATGGACATACTCTTTATCGATTTGACCCTTATCTAAATATTCATCTTTGAGTTTATAATGAAGAATACCAAACATGTACTGAAGTTTAGATAAAGCGGTGGATAAAGTATCACCATGCTCTAATTCACCTCTAGCAATAGTTTGGATATTGGTAATAGTTACATGATTAGAATCTGTAGTCAATAAGCTACGTTTTTCTAATTCTTTTACTACATCTTCAAGTGCTTTCTTATCTTCATCAGTAAAGTCATTACTAGAGAAACCCATACCTTCAGCTGGAGCTACGAATTTATCTAATTTATCACGAAGATCTTTATCCAAGATATGAGCAGTTTGGTCTAATACTCCGAGATAATATATGATGATAGATAATACTTCGGAGAGCTTCATACCTTCTGGTATTATATTGATATCACCACGATACGGTGCTAGATTAGTTACCGTAATATGATTACTATCATGCAATTCAGAAGATACTGTACCTTCTACAGCTGGTGTTCTAGTAGCAGGAGTTGTAGTACTAGTATCAGGCATCTAATTACCTCCTTTTCTGAAAAATAGATCCCATCAGAAAAATCTGATGGGATACAAGTTATTTATTAAATAGCTGGATCAGGAGAAGTAGGAGATTGAATTCCTTCGCCTGCTTTAATTTCAGCATAAATCAATACAGTATCAGCTGCTTCTTCAAGCAATACTGTAATATCTTGACCATTTGCAGAAAGGCTAATTACAGGAATGAAGTATTCGAAAGTACCATCATCGTTTTTGCGGAGAGCAGAGAGAGGAAGACGATACGCTGCAGTAGCTCCAGCAGGAAGAGTATAAGCATTGTATGTAGGAGCATCTGGTTCAGTGGAGAAAGTATATCCTGCAGTAAAGCTACTGTGAAGAATATATTTAGATTTGATTACAAATGCACCACCAGTAATTGCATTTAATTGTGCTGTAGTTACAAAGTCAGCTAAAGATTTACCACCAAGTTTAACTGCATTAAGAGCAGCACCGCTAGAATCAAATTTAGCTTTTAAATCATTTTGTGTTTGTTTGATAGCTGGGACATCAGTAGTTACTAAAGTATCTAATTTACCTTTGTCTTCTTTGCTCATCAAGCCATCAGCAGTAGTAGAAGCAGCAGAGTAAACTGTAGTACCAAGTTTTACCCAAGAACCAGCAGTACCATCAGTAGCGATGATATATTTATCAGCTTCATCAGCTGTTTTAGTAGTTTGTACATCGAAGCGATATACTTGGTTAGTATCATCTACAGAAAGAGTCCAACCTTCTTGAGGTTGTGTAATAGCTTTCATTGCAGCAATATTAGCTACGGATGGACGCCATTGCATGGAGTTCATTGCAGATGTGATGCGGTTATCTAATTCAGCAGCTTTAGCAGTTAAAGCGTCAGCAGTTGCATAGAAGGATGCATCTTTACCATTTAATTTAGTAGAGTTAGAAATGGTTCCTGGAAGTTGGGATTCTTTAAGCTTACCATCGGCATCTAATTGTGCGATACCGTTAGCTACACCAACTTTATCCCCAGTAACCATATCTTTACCACCCAATGCATCAGTGATAGCAGCTTTACTTACAAACCCATTAGGAGAAGTAAGAAGCTTAGTAAGGATGGTATTGATAGGTAAAGTACTTAAGTCAGTACCACGCTCAATATCACCAATCTTTTGAGTAGTGAGAGTATTAGTAGGGATAGTTAACTTGTTAAAGTTATTGTTGATCGTAGTAATTACATTACGAGGAACAGCACCCAATTGTACTTGTTTATATATTGGCATTGTAAATAGCTCCTTATAATTAACTCAAAATACAGAAACCAGCTACAGGAGTAGTAAATTGAAGAACGATTTCTTCTTGAGTTTCTGTAATATCAGGATAAACGATTTGATATGTTGGAGTACCTTCTAAATGAGCATAAACATTTTTAACCAAAAGATTTCTTTCTTTTTCGGTTTTAGGAATTCTAATAACCCAATAATCATTTTCAGGAATCTTTTTGAAGGAATCCGTTACAAAGTAAAGACGGGATTCAGTGTAGTAATGATTCTTAATAATATCATCAACCCGTTTATTATTCTTTTCTACCATGTCAATAATATCTTGACGGAATTCATAGAATTTAGAAACGGATAAAGAATTATTTTCACTAGCATTACCAAAGTATACCCAGCGATACAATTGTTCATTCCAAATATGAAGATCTAGAGTGTCACGATCGATATAGAATACACCAGGAATACCAGCTTTAGGTCTAGGATTATTTACGTCAGTCCAAATAAAACCAGAACCAAGTTTATGTGTACCTAGGAAGATTTCATCAGTATCAGTTGTAAAATACAACGTATCCATATCTGGAGTAACGATATCGTCATAGGTTTCTTTCTTCATTTTAGCTAATTTACGAATTTTATTAGTATCAGACAAAGTAAGTCCTCCTTTCTTTGCAATAAGTTTATATTAGTGTTGAACAGGCTCTATCGAGATTTCTTCGATAAAATAACCATCTTCTACTTCAAAGTTTATTGTAACTTTATCATCTTTAAGGAATTTAAATACAGAACCTCTTTGACCATTGATAGTCAAGTTACCATTATAAGCACCAACTACAGTTAAGTTACATACGTCTTCTACTGCATCTTTTGGAGATATAGTTACATCTTCTTCAACCATCATATAGTTTACAGGTCTATCTTCTGGGTTAATAATATAACCCTTATGTACTTTAGTAGGAACTAGAGTAATCATAGATTTATATGGAACTTCAAACGATTCAGTATATTCTTTACCAGCATATTTTACCACCAGAGTATAATGCTCTGGTTGTACTATATTGACTCTATAAGTCTTAATTGTACTCATAGAAGTACTGATAGTGATATCAGAAGTTACAGTACCTTCAGGTATATTAATCTCACCTGGGTTGTATCCAGTTTCTCCAATAGCATATGCTCTAAACTTAGTACCATATACAGCATTAAATGTATTGGTATAACCAATACCGTTTGCTTCTACATATATTTTTTCTCTAGGTTTATTGATGATAGTTACGCTGTATCTATGAACAGTTGCTGGAGTGGCAGAGATAGTTAAGTTCTTAGTAACACGGAATCTACCATAAGGTTGAACAATACCCGCATCATAACCAGTAGATGCTTTGATATGGGTTATAACAATATCCCCTTCTTTTGCATTAAAGGTTTCCATATAGAATCTGCCACCACATTCACACATGATAGTTTGATTCTTAGATTGTTTAATGGAGATAGTATAAGTAGGAACAACAGTTTCACCAAAGTCTAATTGGTAAGAGTCGCTCTTAATATCAGGTAAGAACCCATAGTTATTCTTCTTAATCTCTTCTTTAAATGCAGGTAAAGCCATATCACCTGTGATATGTTCTTCTTGGTCTGTTAGAGTAGCAAAGTTATTGAGTAGATAATATAAACTACCATAACCACCAATAAGAGATGCTGTATCTGGTACAACCATATTAGGAGTATTGTCTATAGTAGCAGAGATAGATACATAACCAGTACGGTTATTATCATTCTCAATATTAGCTAGCATATTAACATAGGTTGCAGATATCTCTTTATATACTCTATCATAATAAGAGTATAAAGAAATAGCACCAGCAGGTGGTTGCATATCGAATCTAGTTTGACCGAAGTTTACTAGACCGACAGCAGAACCTGTAAAGATGCTATCATCATGAATAAAGAAGTAAGCAGTTTGATAAGGATCAGTAAAATCCAATACTAAATTATAAGTATAGAACTTATTCTTATCGATATAGAAGTCTAGTTTATTATTAGCTAGATCTATTAATACTCCAACCAATTTACCTTGAGTAGGAATTACAGAAGTTTCCATATCTCCACATTGGTGAGTTGTCTCAGCGAGCTGTTCTACTAATCTATACTCATAAACCGCTTGTTTTCGATGCCATAGAGACATTCTAGAAGACTTAGAGAGTATAGAGTTATTAATATTAGATATACCTACGGATACAGGAATACCAATAATACCTTCATTAAGTTCGCCTCTAGAACAAGTAAATTCTAGATATATTTTCTGATTCTTGGGTATAGGTAAATTAACAAATGCAGTTGAACCGTATAGAGTAGAATTGACTATAGTAGAATCACTATACATTTCAAATCTAGTCTTACTAGTTACATCTATATTCATATCAGAGCTAATAATCTTTGGAACTTTATCTTCGAAAGTTCCTTTAACTCCAGTACAATTAATAGCAAAACTCTTTACGATCTCTTTCCATTTATCACCGGCTATTTCTACTTTAATAGGTAATTTGGTTTCGAATTGAGTTCGTTTATAATAGAAACCGTATGGAGTTTTATAATCATCTTGAGGATAAGAAACATTAGTCTTACCGAAGTTTACATAAAGACTAATTTGTTTCTTTATCATATCTTCATATTCTACTCTATCATCATAAACTACTTCATCATAATAAATATCAGAATAAATACAAGGATAGAAATTATGATCAGTTAGTTTAAAATTAGTAGGAGAGAAAGAATAAAACTCTTTACCATTATTAAAGAAAGTAATTTTATTACCAGGTACATCTACACCGACACCGATTACATCTTTACCACCTGGAAGATGAGTTAAAGTTTTCTCTGGAGATACATGATTATTTATAGCAACTGCATTGAACTTTTCTTGAATATCAAAGTTCTTATCATATTCATGATATAAAGCACCAATACAGAAATCAGCATTCAATACACCAAAAGAAGCTTCTCTAGAAACTCCTATATAGATTGGAATATTATGAAAAGCAGATATTGGATAATAGTTGCTTACATTTACTTCGAAGTACATCTTACCAGTAAGCTTCTTATTACCAATTAAGAAGAATGGTTTATTATAAGTAAAATGTAAACCATCTATACTTATATCTTCATTAGGCATAGACTTCTCGTCATATGCACTCATAAATACTTTATCCAAGCGAAAATCCTCCTTTCCAAATTATATAGATGTAAACGATAATAAAACTCCCTAGCCTAATATTAGGCTAGGGAATAATTTATAAAATATGTATAATTAACTAATAGCGTTTATTGTATCTTTAATAGATTCTGGAACGTCTAGATAAGCTGCTATTCTACCCTTAACAATTTCGGCATATATTTTTCTTTCCATATAACTATAGATTAGAGGTTTAAACCCTTCAGGAATATTAATATAATTACTGCTGCGACTGCCAATTACAATCACTTGTAAAGATTCTATTGCAGCTAATTTAGCAATACTATCTTGGCCAATATCACGAAGGATATAAATAGCCTTTGTGGTTAAAGGAGTAGTATTATTTAAAGAAATTAATGTATCTACAAATTCATTTGGGTTTAAACTATTGTAAGAAATTACATCAGCAGCACGGAGCTTTGCTTCCTCTTCTGAATTTAAAGTATCGTAATTTACACTATATCTAGAACTAGTATTTATACTAGATATATTTAATTTACTAATAATTTCATCTACTTTTGCTTTATTAATACTATCAGAATGGAATTGGTAATTAGTAAATTCACGTAATTTAGTTAAACTTTCATTTTTACTAGAAGGCATAGGAGCCCATACATTTTTTACAGAATCATAATATTCATTCAATTCCAAATCTGTAATTAAAATATACTTACCATATTGAATTAAATGATTTTCTAACTGTGCTTTAACCTCAGAAGTAATTAAAGATTTATCAGGGATAGCAATCCAATTTGCATTATACCCATTAAATGTATCATTTACATTATTTCTGAAATTGTCTTTAGCGGTATCATTATTTTGGAAGTATTTAATAGGAAAACCCCAATTACCAACTGTACCGTATGACACAATATCGCTGTAAACAAATGGAGATGTACTGAAATTAGTTCTAGTTACAAATTCATCAATTATATCTTCTACTACTTTATCAAAAGTTGGTGTAAAATTAATTGTATTTGTTTTAGTACCAAAGACATTAGCTAAGATAACATCAAATTCTTTAGTTAAATCCAATGCTTCAGGAAGAGTTATTGTTGCAACACGTGAAGTTCCTTCACTATTATCTTCTTCGATAGTTGGATTTAATGTGTATTTGATCATACCAAAATCAGTACCGTTTTGTTTTACTGTAACAACAGTATTTCTAAATACACTATTAAAGCTAACAGTTCTACCACTAGTAACTAATACACGAGAATCATCAGCATAATTAGCATCTACTTTATCTTTAACCATATCACTAATCATATCAGCTAGAGAAATAGGGAATTTGTAGAAATTTGCCTTTTCTTCATCAATACCAAGAGTTAAACCAAATTTATCAAATCCATTATCAACTGCATTTTTTACTTCGGTAGGTGTAACTATTTGAGAAGCATCAATAGCATATACTACTTCAGGATCTAAAGTCCCAGAAGCAACTTTTTGATCGTAAGCTTCTTTAGTAGTAAAAATAATTTTTTTAATTTGATCAGCCATTTATTCTAATCCTTTCTATATTAAATTATAAATGATCAGGTGGAGCTACTGTCTTTTTTTCTTTTATTGCATTATAAAGAGTAGTAAGAGTATCATTATATGAACTATCTATAGACATGGATTTACCATCACCTGGTTTAATATCTGCCCACATCATTTTATTATAAGTATCCGTAGTTATCAAAGCAACCCTCTTATCAATTGTTTTAACATGATCGGATGGGCTATTGCTGAAAACTACTTGTAATGAAGTAAGTTCATTTAATTTTTTAAATGCTTCATCTTCTATACTACCACGAGCAACTACTATAGCTTTAATTTTCAATGGAGTAGTTGCATTGATCTCAAGTAATTTATCTGCAATATTATCAACATTACTACCACTAAGATCTAATAATAGACATTCGGCATTTGGAAGTTTAGATTGAATTTCAGACTTTTCAAAATCACTAACGTGGGTTATTTCTAAACTAGTTTCTGTATCAATATTATCAAGATTAAGAGCACCCATTGTAGTAGTTACTTTATTCTCTCTTATAGTATCGATATCAAGAGCATAGTTATTGAAGTAATCTCCCAATTTAGATGTAGTAGCACTAACACTTGCAGGGAAATCTTTCCATTCGCCTGTACCTAAATCTACATAAGAAGAGAACGTTCTATCAACGATTAATAAATAGAAATTGTTAATCCAATCTTTAGACGCTCTTTTCATTGCGTCGATATCATCGCTATTGAAAGTTATAGATTTATCTGCAATTACTGCTTTATATTGATAGCCGACGAATATATTAATATTTTTTTGTGATTCTTTAGAAATATAAATAGCTCTATCGTTATATAGATTTATGGAATCCATATAAGTAGGTTCTATTCTAACCCCAGCCTCGGTATCGATCATAGAAGCAAATGTATTTAATTTCTCAATAACGATATTTTCGGAAGAATTAACTACCTTTATAGTATCATGTAGAGTATTGAATACATTAGAAGCTTTTAATTCAAATTCTCTAGTAACGTCTACAGTATCAGGAATAGTTACACGAGCAAGTTTATTATCTATAGTAAATGGCACAAAGCCATGTTCTGTATCATCTTGAATAGCAGTGATATAAGTATTAGGATTAGTGACATGAGATATAGAAAGAGACTTAGTACCATTACCGACGTTGATATGCTCAGCACCAGTATATGGTACATCATATTTAGCCTTAACTACGTCTTTAATCATACCAGCAAGGTCTATTGGAGTATGATAGAACTCAGCACCTTCTTTATTGATACCGATCCCTAAACCGAATTTATCAAAGCTATTATCTACAGTGGCTTTAACTTCAGTTGTAGTTGCCACTTGAGAAGCATCGATAGCATAAACAGCAGAAGGATCTAACGATCCCTCTGTTACTTTTTTATCATATGCCTCTTTAGTAGTAAAAATAATTTTGTTAATTTGTTCAGGCATATTATATTACCTTTCTGTATTAAATATTATAAGTGGTCGTTAGGTTGTAATACTACAATACGCCAAGAACCAGGACCTTCTGTTGATTCGGCAATATAAATTGAGCCACCAGATACTGCAACTTGTCCAGTAAAGTCTGGAGCCTTTGTTATATCAGTAGCAACAAGTTTATCACCTAAATTAACAGATGGGCTTTGGACTTTTTTAATTGCATTAACGACATCTTTTCCAGATAGAAAGTATACAGCTTCTTCATCGATTGAATTAGAGTCAATCATTTGACTAAGTTTATCATAGCCAATTAAAATAGCTTTTTGTAAAACTGCCATTAATATATAATCCTTTCCATATTAAATATTATAGAGTATCGGTTGGTTCTGTCCTGATGACATTCCAACCAGCATCACCATGGTCCAATGATTTAGCTATATAAATATTTCCAGCAACTACTGCAACTTGTCCAAGAAATGCTGGAGGTTTAGTAATATCTGTAGCTGTGATACTATCTTTACGTACATATTCTGCTAATTTAGCATCAATATCAACGTTATTAGCAATCCATTTAGTACCATTCCATACTACTTGTAAACCAAGTGTTGTATCGAAGTATTGTTGACCAATGGCAAGATGTTCAGTAGGTCTTTTTTCTGTAGGACCAGAATGGATAATAGGAATGGTTTCATACGTCATTACGCCCATAGTATTTACAGGTTTAGCTGGCGAGAAATAGATTTCCATATTTAAGTCAGCTAATGAAGTAATAACATCAGCTTTATAAGTTTCAGGAATTTCACATTTCAAAGTCTTAGCTTCTACATTAGTTTCGATAACCTTAAAGAGACCTTTACCCAATATATTCATTCCACTACCAACTACAATTGGAGTATCTTTTAATGTACCATTAGTCCATACTGGGAATTTATCGAAGCCAAAAGTCACTGTTCTATCACCATGGTTAGTAACGGAAGTGGGTTTATCTGCTGCAGGTAAATATTTAGTTTTAGTGGTATATCTATAAGTAGATACATAGCCAAAATGACCAGAATTATTTGGTTTAGATTCTAAATAAACATCACCAGCAACACCAGCAGCGTAATTACTATAATCATAATCCTTAGCGTCTTTATAAGGAACACCATTAGCACCGAAGAAGATAGCAGAACCTTCACCGTCAGCTAATTCATCTTCACTATTAATACGTGTTTCATGGATAGTTCTATCATAACCTAAATAGATTCTTGTTTTAGCTGAATCTTCCGCTTTGATTTCATATTTTCTATTGAGGAAACCTCTGGAGCTATATTCATCAACAGAGCCTAGATTGTTAAATAAAGTTAATGCAGGATATTCAGTGACACCATTTGGAGAGATAGATAATTCTGGAGAATTGATCCAAGAGAATTTAACACCTTTTTGTATCCAGTTATCTAAGTTTTCTTGGAATTTATCAAATTTAAGATCACTTACTTTAACTTCCAACTTAGCACTTTCTGGTGATAATAGATAGATAAATGCAGAAGGTTTTTCTTCTACAAGTACATGGTCGGGATTATCATCAAGAGTAATATCTAATTCAACGTTACTAATCTCGGCTCTTGGTCCAACGTTAATATACAATGGATTTTGATTAAGAGCCCATCTACCAGTCAATTTAAAATTTGATATTTTATTAGCATAGAAATTAGCCATAGTACCGCTATTTAAATCGACAGTATCATCAAAATGAATAGTAACTGTTTCGAAATCAGCATATGAGTATGTAGATAAACAATAAGTACAGTTATTAGAAACGATATTACTTATACTATTATTTATACCGTAACTATATTCTAGATATATAGCATACATACCATAATTAGTTTTTACATTATCGATAGTTAAATTATTACATTGAGCAGCTAAATCGATATTTTGACCAGCACAATCTTTAGTATTAGTCATTCGAAGATTTACTAATTTTACGTTAGTAAATAATAAACTACTAATAGTACTTTCTGAACCAATGAATTTAAAGTTACTACCATCAGCATCTTGGTCTTTAACTTTGAAAATAAAACCATCGATTGTAGTATTGTAAGCATTTACTACTGTACCGTCATCATTTTCTGGTATATTCCGGGTCATTACAAACCCAATAGGTTCGCCTTGACTGGCATCAGTATGCTCACATAGAATAGTAGCACCATAAGTAGATTCAGATCTAACTACCAAAGAACGACTCATCTTTTCTGGACAGTAAATCTTTACAGGATTTTCAATCTTGTAAGTACCGTCAGGGAAGATTACTTCTTGGTATTTTTCTTTAGATACTTTGAGGAATAGCTCATTTAATTTTTCAGTTACATCAGTAGCACCAGTATTATCAATACCGTAGCTAACTACGTTGATACTTTTAGTAGTATCCATACCGGCTTTGATAGTAGCTATTTCTTTTGCTATCCTATCAATAAATGGATCTAAAACACGTGTCAACGCATCTTTTAAATTTGCCATATTATTTTATATCCTTTCATATTAATGACCTTCGGTCGGATTTGTATTCTCAGCAGCAGGGCTTTCATATTTAATCTTAGCCGCTTCATATTTAGCTACAAGATCTAGACCATCTAACGAAAGGGATTCATTTTTTACGTAATCACTCAGGTCTATTTGAGGAATAGATGCAGAGATAGCACCAGTTTCAGATATAGCAATATTTTCACCAGCTGTAAGATGTTGAAGTTCTGTTTTTTTAGCATACGTAGTTTCTATATCAGAAATTTTAGCTAGACCTTCAATAGAGGGGACCTGAATATTTTTAACCGCTCGAATAACATCTTTACCAGATAAAAGGTACACTGTCTCTTCATCAACTGTGTTAGACTCAATCATTTGATTGAGCCTATCGTAGTTGATTAGGACAGCCTTCTTTAAGACTGTCATAAATAGTTCCTTTCTATAATCAAAGGATTATATATTAATTAATGATTCTCTACTTCTACAGTAGTAATATTAGCGAATGGATTATGCCATTCAGTACCGTTCCAGTATACAGGTACGCCAAGAGTAGTATCGAAGTATTGTTGACCAATTTTAAGGTTTTCATTAGGAGGAGTTAATGTAGAGCCACTAGTAATAGTTTCTTCTGGAATCTTAGCATCTACTTCAGTAATTTTTGCAAGACCTTCAATAAAAGGAATTAAAATATTATTCAAATCGATTAGTTGTTTTATTGTATTTTTTACCATCATTAGTATAAATTTCAATAGATTTACTAGAAAAAGCTATTTTAGACATATAATCAGATAGAGCAATTTCAGAATTATTGCCAAGCACTAATTTCTTAACTTTAGGGCAATTTTTTAGGCTGAAGCTAGTATTTAAACCAGGTTTATAATTATAGCTACCTAAATTTAATTCTTCTAATTCACTACAATTTTCAAAAGCATTCATAGCAATTTTAGTAACTAGCGGAGCAGTAATTTTTTTCAAATTACTACCGTTAAAAGCTAGGTTATTTATCACAGTTGCACGAGTATATATATGGATTGGTTTAATTTTTTTATTATCTTTATATTGATTCATTGCAACGTCAGTTGCTGTTAAATTATATTCTAAATTTTGCTGCAAAAAACTTATTAAAGCGTTTCTTAACTCTTCTTCAGTAAAACCAGTATTTAATATATTTGAAATTGCAACTGATGTTTCATCATCAGCAAATGTATTAACTTTAATTTTTTTTATTTCTTCTGCAAATAAATATAACTTGTTTTGAGTTTTAATATTTTTGCTAGTAAGAGCATTACCAATATTTTTAATATGTGTATCAAATTTTTTAATTTCATTTAATACAGCTTCGATATGTTGCTCTGCCATTTTTAAGCTTCTCCATTAATTTTTTTTAATTCTTCAATAATTAATTGTAAGTCGTTTTTAGTCACAACTTCAGTTTTGATGGCTAAGTTAGATATATCTGGCAATTCCGTTTTTTTGACATAGTCAGCTAATTTAGTTTCAATTTCTGATGTTTTAGCTAAACCTTCAATAGAAGGAACTTGTATACCAGATACCGCATTAGTTACTTCTTGCTTAGTAGCAAAACCACTTATATCGGGAATAGAAGTTTGATCGGCTTTAGATTCAATTTTAGTATCGATATCTTTAATCTTATCATGTATATCTTTACCAGATAAAAAATAAACCGTATCATTATCAACAGTGCCTTGCTCAATCAGAGATTTGAGTTTGGTATAATTGATTAACACAGCTTTATTTAAAACCGTCATATAATAACTCCTTTCTATTAAAAATTAAGAATGAGGATAGGTCTTATAAGACCTATCCACCATTTTTATATATTCAGTTGTAATTAGTGTTCGATTTCTACAGTAGTAATCTTAGCGAATGGGTTGTGCCATTCAGTACCATTCCAGTATACAGGAACTCCAAGAGTTGTATCAAAGAATTGTTGACCTACTTTCAACTCTCCAGTTGGACGTTGTTCAGTAGTACCAAAAGTTACTGCTGGAACAGCAGCTTGTAATTTGGATTTAAGATCATTGATAGTAGATTCGAGTTCTGCTACTTTAGTATCGTAAGCAGATTTAGCAACCACTTCAGTAGTTTTAGCAAAGCCGCTTACATCTGGAACATGTACACCAGCAACAGCAGCACTTACTTCAGATTTAGTAGCAAGACCAGAGATGTCTGGCAATTCTGTTTTCTTAGCGTAAGTAGTTTCTACTTCAGCAGATTTAGCATAGTCAGCTAATTTAGTATCAACTTCTGTAGTTTTTGCTAAGCCTTCGATAGAAGGAAGTTCTGTTTTCTTAGCATACTCTTCTAATTTACCATCAAAAACTGTAGAAAGTTGATTAATATTTTGAGTTAAAGCTTCTTCTGTAACTAATTCAGCTTTAAGTGCAGTTTTGATGTTTTCTTCATCATCAGAAGTTAAGAAATGCTTACCTTCTAGAGTAGCTACACGATCAGATACAGTTGTAACTTCAGCTTTAGTAGCTAATGTAGTTACATCTGGTAATTCAGATTTCTTAGCATAAGTAGCTTCTACGTCTGTAGTTTTAGCCAAACCTTCGATGCTAGGAATAGCAGATACATCGGCTTTAGTAGCGAACTTAGCATCAACTGCAGCAACTTCAGCTTTAGTAGCTAAACCAGTTACATCTGGGATAGCGGATACATCAGCTTTAGCTGCAAGTTTAGTATCAACATCAGTTACTTTAGCCAAACCTTCAATGGAAGGTAATTCAGTTTTCTTAGCATAATCAGCAAGTTTAGTATCAACTTCAGTAGTTTTAGCCAAGCCTTCAATGCTAGGAACAGTAATAGCAGCAACTTCAGCTTTAGTAGCCAAACCAGAGATGTCTGGAAGTTCTGTTTTCTTAGCATAAGTAGTTTCTACTTCTGTTTTAACAGCCAAACCAGATACATCAGGAATTGCAGTTACGTCAGCTTTAGTAGCTAATTTAGTATCAGTTTCTGCTTTAGTGTAAACATTTTTCACTTTATCAGCAACTGTAGCTAAGTCAGAGTTTTGAGCTAAAGCTTTTAAGCTATTTACTGTTTCAGCATCTAAACCAGCTACTGCATTGATAGCTTCTTTAGTTGCGTAAGTACTAGCGATATCAGCAGATTTAGCATAATCAGCCAATTTAGCTTCTACTTCAGTAGTTTTAGCTAAACCTTCAACAGAAGGAAGTTCTGTTTTCTTAGCATAAGTATCTTCTACTTCAGTTTTCTTAGCATAAGTAGATTCTACGTCAGTAGTTTTAGCTAAGCCTTCAATGGAAGGAACTTGAACACCTGCAACAGCAGCAGTTACTTCAGCTTTTGTAGCAAGACCAGAGATGTCTGGGATTGCAGTTTTCTTAGCGTAATCAGCTTCTACTTCAGCTTTCTTAGCATAGTCAACTAATTTAGCATCCACTTCAGTAGTTTTTGCTAAACCTTCAACAGACGGAACTGTGATAGCAGCAACTTCTGCTTTAGTAGCAAGAGTAGTAACGTCTGGTAATTCAGTTTTCTTAGCGTAGTCAGCTAATTTAGTATCTACAGTAGTAGTTGTAGCAAAACCACTTACATCTGGAACTTGTACACCTGCAACAGCAGCAGTTACTTCAGCTTTTGTAGCAAGACCAGATACATCTGGTAATTCAGTTTTCTTAGCGTAAGTAGATTCTACGTCAGTAGTTTTAGCTAAGCCTTCGATAGAAGGAACTGTGATAGCAGCAACTTCTGCTTTAGTAGCCAAGCTAGATACATCAGGCAATTCTGCTTTCTTAGCATAGTCAGCTAATTTAGTATCAGTTTCTGCTTTAGTGTAAACATTTTTAACTTTTTCAGCAACTGTAGTAAGATCAGCATTTTGAGCCAATGCTTTCAATTGAGTTACAGTGTCAGCATCTAAACCAGCTACTGCATTGATAGCTTCTTTAGTTGCATATGTATTAGCAATATCAGCAGATTTAGCATAGTCAGCTAATTTAGCTTCTACTTCAGTAGTTTTAGCTAAACCTTCGATGCTAGGTAATTCTGTTTTCTTAGCATAAGTAGCTTCTACATCAGTAGTTTTAGCCAAGCCTTCAATAGAAGGAACTTGTACACCAGCAACTGCATTAGTTACTTCTTGTTTAGTTGCAAGAGTAGTAACGTCTGGTAATTCAGTTTTCTTAGCATAAGTTTCTTCAACTTCTGTTTTCTTAGCATAGTCAACCAACTTAGCATCAACTTCAGTTGTTTTAGCAAGACCTTCGATGCTAGGCAATTCTGTTTTCTTAGCGTAGTCTACTAATTTAGCATCAACTTCAGTTGTTTTAGCCAAGCCTTCGATAGAAGGAACTTGTACACCAGCAACAGCAGCAGTTACTTCTGCTTTAGTAGCCAAGCCAGATACATCAGGAAGTTCTGTTTTCTTAGCATAAGTAGCTTCTACAGCAGCAGTTGTAGCATAATCAGCTAATTTAGTATCAGTTTCTGCTTTAGTATATACATTTTTAACTTTTTCAGCAACTGTAGTTAAGTCAGAGTTTTGAGCTAATGCTTTCAATTGAGTTACAGTGTCAGCATCTAAACCAGCTACTGCATTGATAGCTTCTTTAGTTGCATATGTATTAGCAATATCAGCAGATTTAGCATAGTCAGCTAATTTAGTATCAACTGCAGTTACTTCTTCTTTAGTAGCCAAACCTTCAACAGAAGGAAGTTCTGTTTTCTTAGCGTAGTCTACTAATTTAGCATCAACTTCAGTTGTTTTAGCCAAGCCTTCGATAGAAGGAACTTGTACACCAGC